ATATGAATATATCACTTATTCCTACACTAATGGTAAAAGTTACAAGCATGGTTTATATAGAAAATACAATAAACATGGCATATTGACCCTTGAATGCAATTATAATTATGATAATTATAATGGCATATGTAAATCATTTTATGAAGATGGAACTCCATATGAATATATCACTTATTCCTACACTAATGGTAAAAGTTACAAGCATGGTTTATATAGAAAATACAATAAACATGGCATATTGACCCTTGAATGCAATTATCATTATGATAATTATAATGGCATATGTAAATCATTTTATGAAGATGGAACCCCATATGAATATATTACTTATTCCTACATTAATGGTAAAAGTTACAAGCATGGTTTATATAGAAAATACAATGAACACGGCATATTGACTCTCGAATGCAATTATCATTATGGCAATTATAATGGCGTATATAAATCATTTTATGAAGATTGTACCCCATATGAATATATCACTTATTCCTACATTAATGGTAAAAGTTACAAGCATGGTTTATATAGAAAATACAATGAACACGGTATATTGACTCTCGAATGCAATTATCATTATGGCAATTATAATGGCGTATATAAATCATTTTATGAAGATGGAACCCCATACGAACATGTCACTTATTCCTACATTAATGGTAAAAGTTGCAAGAATGGCTTATATAAAAAATATAATGAATCCGGAATAGTTGCCATCGAATGTAATTATAATTATGGTAACTTATCTGGAAAATGTACCTATTAATTTATTATAACTCTAAACCAAGCTCTTGCATTGGGAATCGATAGAAAATTCAATAAAAAAATTCGCAACCCAATTGACTAATTATTTTATCCTTGTATCGAATATATTTTATTGCTTCAGCGTCTCGTTTAAGCGCTTCCAAACATATCTCAGGAGTTTGATTTTCAACATATTTTAAGACATGAAAATTTTCTTTAACCGCTGCCAAACATATTTCATCGGTTTGCTTTTTTACACATAACAGAGAAAAACCATACTTAGTTACTGCGACTAAACATATTTCATCCGTTTGGTTTAACACATATGCAAGTGCAGTACCATCTTGCTTGACTGCAGCTAAACAAATTTTATCCGTCTGATTTTTTACAAATTGAAGCACAATTCCTCTACGTCTAACTGCTACTAAACATAATTCTTCCGTCTGATTTTTTATAAAAGATAGCGAAAATGCATTTTCAATTATTGCCAATACTATGTATTCAAGATCATCCCAAACTTCAAGATCTTCTATCCTTATTCTTTCCGATAATATTAATTTATCCGCTTTAAATACATTATTAAAATTATCAATTTCAACTTCTGCGTCATCTGGTATTGTTACATATCTTGCATATGCAACATGTATGCCAAGATTCCACAAAATCTTATATGATTTGGTTAATTCTGCAAAATCAATTCTATCACTATAGTTATGAGTCTCGTGCATATTCATACCTGTTTTAAATTCAAAATCATCATGTTTTTCCGTTTTATCAGTAAATTTGACAAATTTAATATTTTTATATATTTCGTTGAATTGTTTGCCAGTTATTAACATTCGAAAATTTATAATAGGTAACACAATTAATTGATTTATTTGAAGGTCTTATCTATTCAATTTTTAACTGAAATTTAGTAAAAAATTGAAACAATAACAATAAGCGACACTCATTGGAAAAGCACATTATACTATCTGACTGATCATTCATTTTGGCTTTCTTTCTTCTTCTACAAAAATGGCGCATTACAGAAAGGACGAATATGTGATGAGGAGCGAACTTGTCAAGATGGGAAATGAGACCATTCCCATCCCAGTGGTTATTAACAAACGTAGGACTATCAAACAACATAATACACATTTGGTAACTTTGGGAACATGGCTGAAGGAAAACCCCGGCTTGTACCAAATGACGAAAAAGCTTATTGATGCTCTGACTGCAACAGCCAATGTTGTGATTGATGATGAGGAAACGGGTATAGTTACAACACCGCAGCGATATACAAATTATGGAAGAAGCCTGCCTGCGAGGAAACAAAATGCCACACATACACTATCTAGGCTAATGTTGACGCGACCATGCTATATGCATTACGGTAACGGAACAATGTCAAAGACTATGTATGATGTTGTTCATCCTGAACCTACAAATACCAATTCATGGGATATGGGAGGATGGTGGAACGCATTCTCCTATATTGCGCAAGATGGAAAGGAACATGATTATACAAAGTTTAACATAGTTTATCTGCCGTACAAATCCCAAAACGATCCACAAATTCACAGGGCAGATGATGGTGTTTGTAAACCCGATGAAGATGTTGCAAAGATTCTGTGCAAGCATAAGCAGGCGATCGTTGACAGTGCAGTGGACAATACGCCGGTACATTATGTTGTTGTGACGATTCCTGAATTGGTTAAATTGTTGAGTGAAATCCAACAACCCGACTTCAAAGCAATCGCGCAGCTTAAGAACTGGATAAAATATAATTCATACGCGCGTACCTATTTCAAAAATGTGGTTAACCTGGCCAAAAGTCAATTGAAAGCTCTTGTCGATGAGCCTATCAATGACAATTGGTATGCTGACATTGATAAATCATCAATCAGTAGTGATAAACCGACTATCTCTGAGCATCCTGTCACTGATGATACCTTGATTACAGTCATTCAATATCAAACATGTTCATCTTCAGGAAATACTAACACTGTTTGGGTTAATCAGGGGGTGCCTTGGTGTAGCTTTGTTTGCAAAAATACAAAAAACATTCCTAAATATTATGTTGCAGGAAAAATAGTGGCAGAAGGTGAAGGAGACAATATTCAACTGAAAACTGAAACTCCGCCAGATAATTTTCCCAAACGTAATAAGCAGCATCTTGATCAGCGAGATGTTGACTATAGGGGAAAATTTATGCCGAAATATGACAGTTCGGGTAATAATACGGTTGAGCGACATGATTGCGTCATTCTAACAGTCAAAGAACTGGCAGATATTCTTGCAGAGCATGATAGGCTCATACGCTGGGAAAGGAGCAGATATCATAGCGATGATTATTAATACTGATCTAATTTACATTTATTCATAGCGCTTGCGCTTATAGCATTTATGCTAGACCGCTGCGCATGTAGACCAGAACCTGAAGGTTCTTGTTATGATATTATCTGTTCAATTAAAAAAAATTCGCGCAATAGTTCAATAAATATTGTAAAATGCAAATCCAATTAATGATTTAGTTTAAACATTATGGCTCTTTAATTGGATTTAATTTTAATATTTTCTTTGAATTGAATTGTCCAGTAAAGGTTCCGGTCTAGCGCCGGCGCTATGAATTGGTGAAAATTTTACTCGCGACTAATATTTTACTTATTAAATACCATGCGGAGTTCCTTTAATAATTTTTTCTAGTTCAGTAGTTTTGTTGTCTAAATGAAGCATTTTTGCTTCCATTTCAACAATTCTTCTGGAAAAATCTTTCCAATCATTCTTTTCAAATATATCATCAGAACATTTTGACATATGTTTTTTAAATATTTCATTTTTATATACCGAATAATTACATGTATCACATGTATTTTTAATTATCTGTTGATGTATTTTTTCAATCAATGTATTACACAATGTGATACATCCATTAATTTCATCTGATGTAAAATTAAACCATTCGCCATTCATTCTATTTGATTTATAAGTATTATGTAATTGTTTTTCTAATGTTTTACAGTCATTACAATTAAATGTTTTAATAATGGTAAGTTTGTGTGGATTAGATGTTTGAAGGTCTTTAATTCTCTCGTGGACTTTAAAAGATCTACCGATCTTGTAAATATCATTATTATGTATTCATATAATATATACTGATTCGCTCATATTCAAAATTATCTTGATACATTTTTAAGTATCAGTTTATTGCGATACATATTATCTTTTCATTCCTGACTATAAATGCTCATATTGTGGTATATTCTTTTTCACGTAAAGATAATTTGACTTGACATGTATCAAAATTGCTTGAATAGTAGGTTAATGGTTTCAGTTCAATGACTGCATAAAACGATTACCAATTATTGCCTTTATAAAAAATATGATATCAATAATTGGTAATCGTTTTATAATACATTTGAATGCTGCCGAAAAAAATTTACTCAAAAGACCAACTTAGCTCTCAATTGACACATGATAAATTATATATGCTCGTCAATGTTTAATAAAGTGACAAGTTTTACTCGAAAGACCAACTTAGCTCTCAATTGATTCCTGATAAATTATATATGCTCATCAATGTTTAATAAAGTTAAAAGTTTTACTCGCAAGACCAACTTAGCTCTCGACCGCTATCTAATAATTTTACTTATTCTAGTTTATTGTCTAACCAAAATTTATAGCAAATGATGGATAAAAAATTTGTGTTTTTAAAAAAGTATTTTACTATTTAGACTTTCTAAGATTTTATAATTTTTTTTATTTTTTTCTCCCCCTCGATTTTTAACACGACAAAAAACCACCAATATGCAAGGTAAGAAGAGTCTGAATTATGCGAAATTTATACGATAAAAAATATTTTTTACCACCAATTGCGATAAATATACGATAAAAATTATATATATAGTAATTATACAATGGTTGGATATAAATGTAACAAGTGTTATAAAATATATGTTAATAAATATGATTATAATAAACACTTAAAACGCAAATTTCCATGTGGTTCGTTGTTATCTACGGAAAGTGAAGTTTATAAAACTCCACCAGTCGTCTCACCAGTCATTCCACCAACCCCCACAAAAAATATCGTTATTTGTGATCTCAATAATAGTGAAACAACTGGTCATAAATGTCCTTATTGTATTAATAATTTTAGTCGTAAAGACTCGTTAGATAGACATCTTAATGGAAGATGTAAGATAAAAATAGAAAAAGATAATGAAAAAGAGGCTATTTTTCAAGGATTAATGGCTAAATTTGAGAAAAAATATGAAACGGATACACAAACTCTTGTGAATCATATCAAAGGTCTTGAAGAAAAAATAAAAGTATTAGAATGCAATAATTCACCACAAGTTAACAATATTGATAAACAACAAAATATTGATAAGCAGCAAAATAATATAACTAACAATGTCAAACTAATCGCTTTTGGTAATGAAGACTTAAATTTTATTGAAGATCATATTTGTAAGAAAATCCTTTCAAAGGGCTTTATGAGTGTGCCAAAATTACTCGAACATGTTCACTTTAATGTTGACAAGCCTGAGTATCATAACATATATATCCCCAATTATAAAAACGGGAAAGTTATGGTACATAATGGCTCTGAATGGAACATACACGACAGAGACGAAATGCTTGACCAACTAAATACATCCAGTTGTCAATACATCGATATAAAATTTAAGGAATTCAAGGCAAATAACGACCTTGATGAAGCAACTATACGAAAATTAAGTAGATTTATCGAAGAACGTGATGAAGAACCTCAACATAGCAATATTATGAAAGAGTTGGAATCTATTTTATATAACAAGCGTCATATAGTTGTTGATACTATTAAAAAAATGAAAGCTGAAGTAAAGCCAAAATTACTTGAACAGTAAATTAGTGGTTCAATTCAATGACATTATAAAATGATCAGAAATCATTGGTTTTACAATAATTGTGATATCAATAATTGCTAATCATTTTATAATATCATTGAATGCTGCCGGCGAAATAATAAAATTGAAAACTATTCTTACTGAACTGTCTATTAAATTTTGACAGTTTTTCACTTACTCAAACGAGAACACCAAGCTTAACGAACGCTATGTCCGCTCCTGCTCCTTCCGTTTCTGCTGCTTCTTCTGACTCTGTAGCTTCTATGGCTGCTGTTTCTCTAGCCCTACGTTCCGACGACGACCCCATCCAGCAAGCCGCCGTCAAACAAAAGGCTAGAGCGGAAGCTGGAGACTTTAGCGTAACGAAACGTATCGTTATTGGAGAACATGACGTTTTTGACGTGTTTTTTCATGGAACTGAAGAAGATGCTCCAGCGTATGACAACCTTCTTGAGGTAAGAGCTCTACCTTGCGACGAAGACCAAACTCCTGTTATTGGGTCCTTTACCACTTCAAACATCGTCCACATTCAGCCTTGCGAGGATCCGTCTAGGTCGTACTACTTTACGTACAGTGGAAGCGTTTATGAGGCGCCTTCAAATCTGTGCTATACCGGTATTCCGAGAAAACCTATACGAGCCGGAGTGCCATATAACGATCTTTTCGACATACTTGTGAACTATGAGAAGCAGGATCTAGTAGCACAACGCAGACATGTTGTTAAGAGATGGAAAGAAAACAAGGCACCTCTTTTTGATGTTGCTAAAAGGTATCCAAACTTCGCATCCGTTACACTCGACGAAACTGAATGGTATAACATCGTTGCACCATTTGATATGGATTGGAAACCTATTATCAATATTAATGATGATAAGGGTAAAAACATTGGCAACACTATGCCTATCGTTTGCGCTCTAGCCAAGAAAGATGGTACCTATGTGTTCTTCACGAACAATGGGTATTATCTTCCACTAGATAGCAAACCTAAGGGAAGAGGTGTTTCTTACATCACTGAAGACGACATTGATGCTCTCTAACAGACAACTTGCAACACACTTTATTTATTAGTTATTAGGATTTTATACTTTCGCATACGGCAAGTGATTTTTGTATAATTTTATACAAAATTATATAAAAATTAATTGACGATATTTATCGAGAAGCCTGAAGGCTTCTAGACCCATTTTATTTGTGTGAAAAATATATATTTTTCATATAAAGCACAGCCCAAAATGTGTAAATTTTATCAGGAAGCCTGAAGGCTTCTAGACTCGCTTCGCTTGTACAAATTTATACATTTTTAGGTATCAGACCTTAAAATATAAATAAAATTGATAATGTATTTATTTATTTATAACAAGTTGTCTGTAAGAATAATCAAAACAATATGCAATTTGGCTATATTAAACGTATTAGTAACGAATTGAAGCAATTAAATGATAATCCATATAACATAAAAAAGTTAGATGATAAAAATTTAACGGCAAATATTAGCGATAATAAAAAAGAAATAATATATCTTGTCGAAATAATAATTACTGATCAATATCCGTTTGTAGCACCTTATTTTAAAATCAATACTACTCATCCAAATATTCATAATAATTTTTTGTGCTATGGTTTAATTAAAGAAAAGTGGAATTGCGCACATACTATCAATAGCTTCTTATTAGTAGTTTCGCAGATTATATTTAATAATACTGAAAATAAATGTAATCATATTAGGTAAAAATATTAATAGGTTAATTTATTTAAAAAATATTGAAATTTAGATTAAATGTACCAATATCATATACACATATATTGTATATAAAATGCAGCTCCTTACTGGGAAAAAATTTAATGAAAAGTACAATGGATTAATATTTGTTAAACTTACTAATGAATCTGAAATACATAATGGATTTCAATTTCAAACTGGAGAAAATGTCGATACAATTAAATTCGATCCAACTGGAGAATGTAAACCAGGTGGACTATATTTTTGTGAAATTTACAAATTACTACAATGGATAAATTTGGGTTATAATAAAATGATATATTGTAGATATGTAACAATCACCGATGACGCTCAGGTATATGTTGAGAAAGATAAATTTAAAGCAGATAAATTTATTCTTAGTGAAAGGATTAAAGTGGAAGATATTGATGTGTGGGAAAATGAAGACTATTGTAGATTTGCAGTTAAGAATTATGATTATGCTCTCAAATACATTAAACCTAGCACAAATTATCATCAATTTTGCATAACATCTGTTAAAAAAAATTGGGATTCTGTAAAATATGTTAATAATAGCAAAATTGATGCAGCTGATCTTAAAAAGATATATATTGAGGCAGTTAAACGTAATGCTAATTCATTACAATATATTAAAACCAAGACATTTGAATTATGTATGCATGCCGTAACTAAACAAGGTATATCGCTACATTATATGGACGAAAAAGATTACACCGAAGATGATTGGTATACAATCGTTATGGCAGCTGTCGAAAATAATGGATTTGCATTGCAATACGTGAATAGACAAACTGTTGAAATATGCAAAGCGGCATTTAAGCAGGATAAGAAATCATTCGAACATGTAAATTATAACTTACGTAAATATGTAAGCCATTAATTGCAAGGTAACAATCAGGTTTAAAATATTAAACAGTACAAATTACAAAGAATTGTAGTCACAATTGAGCTAGTTTATTGAACTTATTTTATTTATCTGGCTGCTCAAGATTAATCATTACATTATCCAAACGAAAATCTACGTCGCAAAAACCATTCGATACCATTTCAAGTAGCTTCTCATGACACAAACCCATGTCATGTTTCCTTTTATCTGGATTTGATTTGACGTATTCCTTCAGTGTGATATCATAACGATCCATTAGGGTGAAAACTATCAAATTAGATTCATCGTCTTTGACCTCTCCAATGTATTGAAGACTTGGCGTGACTCCAACAAATTTCAAAAGCTCGATATCGAGTATATAACATGTTGGGTATCCATGACCTTTTCTATCACTTCTCCTTCATCACCATAGCCAAGGTTTTGTCGACCGCTAACCAATAGTTCATTCCCTTGAAGATTGTTATAATACTATTATCTCGCCATGGTCAATAAAAAGATTTTTGAACGGAGTTTCTCCAAGCTGTCGAAGCGTCATTTATGCACCAAGGTCTTACTTTTAAATTGTCATAATTATTGAATTATTTAGTGATATTATCTATTCAATTTTTTATCAAAAAATTGAAGTTTTAACAATATGAAGGACTCATTAATTTTTGCATCGAATCATATGCAGAGTGTTATTGTCAGGCGAAAGCCATTACAATCTCTGATTTAAGCTTCAATATGGCTAGCGTCATTCAAGCGTCCGAACCTGTAGAGCTTCAAGGATACGATGAGCTTATTTCTCGAGAGATCGTCATCAAGAAGGAAAACGCAGGTCTTCTAAAGACGAAGCAGGATCTTGAAATTGAGCTTCAACATCCCCAGATGGATGAGCAGACCAAGGTAGAGTACCTCGCCGCGGTGAAGGATCTTGATGCGAAGATCTCGGCAAACAAGCTCGCGATTGTCTCTCTGTCTGCATCGATCGAGAAGATGGAGGATGAGCACGAGAACGAGTACAACGAGCTCTTCGATTCTAGGAACGAGGACTTCTCTCCGTACTCTGGTAAGTCTACAGATGATGAGCTGAATTACGAAGCTGAAGAGGAGTGGACCATCGGACACGGAAACTACGACGAAGGCTACGAGACCGAGTAACTGATGTGCGCTATGCATCTTGGAACTCATGTATTTTATTTATTGTTTTTTAATTTGTACACAATTAAAAAAAGTTGGAAACTAATTTAGTTAGTAGCTTAATCTATTTAATTAGTATGTGTTCAATGATACCTGTATAATGATAATTAATAATTTCCATTATGCATTTAATGTGATTATCTATTATTGGATTCTATTGTAGTATACCATTGAATGGAATAAATTAATGATTTCAGTTAGATATGGTTCATTGCCTCGCGCATTTAGATTCTTGTGATTGTAAGAGTTGATTGAATAGCGTCTCTAATTGAAGTAATCTTTCAACATCGTCCTTAAATTCTGAATTTACAAAACAACGTCCAAAAATACCACTTCGTTTGACCGCTGCTAAACATAGTTCCAATGTTTGTTTTTTAACATGATATAATGCACTTCCAGTTTGCATTACAGCTGCTAAACATATTTCGGGAGTTTGATTTTGTACGAATTCAAGTGCATCTCCATCTTTATTGACAGCTGCTAAACAAATTTCGGGCGTTTGATTTTCTACAGATTCTAACGCTCTACCCCAATTTTTTACGGCAGCTAAACATATTTCTCGTGTTTGTTTTTTAACATGCATTAATGCACATCCAATATTTGTTACTGCAGCTAAACACATTTCTGGTGTTTGGTTTCTAACATACTTTAGTGACGTACCGTGAGTGTTAATAGAAGCGAAACATATCTCATCGATTTCAGACTGAGTCAGACCCATTCCATTTTGGAACTTGTGATCTTCAACATACCATAATGCATCTTCTTGATGTCTACTATTCGTAACAGCTGCTAAACATATTTCTTTAATTTCAGACGAAGTCAAACCCGTTCCGTTTTGAAACTTGTGATTCTTCACAAATTCTAATGCCCCACCACTTCGTTTAACAGCAGCTAAACATAATGCATATATTTCAGAAGATGTTACATTTTTGGAATCAACATACTTCAATGCCAATCCAGTACTTTTAATAGCCATCATACATATTTCATAAGTTTTATTTTTAACATACTTTAGATCGTATCCATTTGCCTTAACGGCAGCTAAACACAATTTATCAGTTTGTTCTTCAAGATCACTCAAGGTAGTACAGCGAAACCTGAGTAATCCCAATAAATATTTTTCATGTTCGGGTGTCATCTTGTAAGCTTTATATTATTACGTTATTGATGTTTTTCGGTATATTTTGATATTATAGCCAACGTGTAACATTTTTCAACTTTATTTCAGTCACAATAAAAAAAAAAATAGATCATATATTGTACTTAGTTATACTAATACCAACTTTGCGGAGAATATCATTTGGTATTATAATATTGCTTCTCACATAGCCCCAAAATTTAAAATTAACATAATTAAATGCTACAACATTTTGTTCATATGCGGCTAAACATATTTCTTTAGTTTGATTTTTTACATATTCCAACATATCTCCAGACTTTTTTACTGCTATTATTCAATTTTTGTTGATTCACATTAATTAATTAAGGATAAAGAAAATATAGACAAAATTCATTTATTAATACCATCAAATATAATAAAGTTGAATATTAATAAGCCAGTATTATATTTAAACATTTATAGTTATTATAATTTAAAATGGAACTAGCTAACGAAAAACCAAGACTCCAAGATGACTTTTATAATAACGTAAACTTTGACTGGCTGAAAAATAACCCTATTCCATCTGAGTATACTAAATGGAGCAACTTCCATGTATTAATGGAAAGAAACCAAAATAGATTAAAGGAAATGTTAGAAACTGCACCAGTGACTGAAGAACAGAAAAAATTAAATGTATTATGGACTCAAGGACAAAATTCTTCAGAATTAAATAAAAATGGTTTAAACGATGTATATTCCAGCTATATTAATACCACATCCAATTTAGATTTAAACCGAGAAGTGATTTCTCTAATGAAAAATAACTCTATGTTCCTTTTCCAAATGGAAGCATATTCGGATCTCAAAGATTCAAGTAGAAACATATTATATTTCGATGTCCCAAATTTAAGCATGCCTGATAGAGATTATTATTTATCCGATAAAATGGCCGATAAAAGAACAGATTTCAAAGAATTCCTTAGAGCATTCTTACCTCACACTAGAAATACCGCAAATGCTGACGACGTATATAGCTTTGAAGAAAGTATTGCAAATGTAGTCCTATCAAAAACTGATAGACGTGATCCATATAAAGTATATAACTTATATACATTTTCAGAATTAGTTAGTGAATTTCCAGGAATTAACTGGAATTTAATCTTCCAACAGTTTCTTATCCCAACTAATGATAAAATTGTTGTTGCTGAACCAGCATATTTTAAATATCTTAGTGAGTACCTTATCAAATGTACTCAAAATCAGAATGAAGCAGCCAAACTAGTAAACTATCTGAATTACAGATTGGCTAGTGCCTATGCAACATATGTCGATGATGCTACATATAATTTATATTTCGAATTTTATGGACGCAAACTAATGGGACAGAAAGAACCTAGACAAAGATGGAAACGTGTGTTAAGTACAGTCGAAAGAACACTCGGCGAAGTTTTATCTAAAGTTTATGTTCAAACATATTTTACTGAAGCAGATAAAAATGCCTGTAAAAATATGATACAAGAAATTATTAAAACATTCGAAAATTCACTAAAAACCCTTGAATGGATGAGTGAAGAAACAAAAGTTAAAGCACTTGAAAAATTATCCACATTCACTGTCAAAATTGGTTACCCTGATAAATGGACTGACTTTTCTTCACTCATGATTGAGTCATCTCAGTCATACTGTAAAAATATTATGGAATGTAATAAATGGACATTACATCACAATTTAGATAAATTATATCAACCTGTCGATAGATCTGAATGGCATATGAATGCACATGATATCAATGCATATTATTCACCCCCAACGAATGAAATTGTGTTCCCTGCTGGAATTTTACAAGAACCATTCTTTTCTCAAACTCAAAGTTTATCCGAAAATCTTGGGGGTATTGGTGCAGTAATCGCTCACGAAATTACTCACGGTTTTGATGATCAAGGATGCTTATACGACTCATGTGGTAACCTCAATAATTGGTGGACTACTAAAGATAAAGAAAGTTTTGATGCTAGAAGTGGAAAGTTAGAACAATTGTTTTCATCATACACGTTTTGCGGTATCTGTGTTAATGGTAAGCTTACACTTGGCGAAAATATTGCTGATTTAGGTGGATTGACTGTTGCAATGAATACATTACAAAGATTAGTTTCGCCAGCTAACTTAACTGAAGAACAAGTCAAATTGTTTTCACAATGGGCAAAAGTTTGGAGATGTAATATTACTCAGGATACATTGAAAAACCAACTACTTACAGATCCACATTCGCCTACTCAGCTAAGAACAAATGGCATTTTACGTAACATTGATGAATTTTATCGAGTTTTCAACATTACTGAAGCAGATAGTATGTATCTCAATCCAGAATTACGCAGCAAAATTTGGTAATTCCTAGTGATTATCTAAACTTGACCTATAGGTTATTGTATTTTTTTTATTTTTTCAAATAATGCACTTAATTCTTCATCATTGTCAATAACCACATTAATATGATCTTTTGTAAGTCTTTTCTTTTTTTCACCATAGGCATATTTACCCGCCAGTTCTAAAATTTCAGCCATAATATATTCCATAACAACATATCTGATATATTTATAACCCTTGTCTTTAGAGCATGATTTGGCTAATTCTCTAGTTGCATGTTTATGGATGTTTCCATCAAAAAAAGCATGTATGAAATTTTCTGTATTCTTATGTTTTTCATCATCTAAAACTTTACCAGTATCACAGTTAATAAGTAGGGGGTTAACTAAAGTTTTTACTAGTTCAATAGCATCAAGTCTAATTTTAGTACCTGGACGGACTTGTGATAATACTAATTTGATATATTCATTGGGCACTTCAATATAATCATCATTGAATTCAGACATTTATAGGTTTAACTTATAAATATCTTAACATAATAATATTAGTAATATTTATTCAACTTTTACTCAAAAAATTTTCGCGAGATAGTTCAATTGGATAATAAAATGAAACTTGATTACTGGTTTTATGGATCTGATTGGTTCATTAATTGGGTTTCATTTTATTGTTTATTTGAATTGCAATGTTTGGTGGATGTGGGCAACACGGGCAGTAATGTTACGGGAGTTGGACAACATTATGGGCCATGTTGTGAAATTTGTTAAAGTTTTTATTTTTAAGACCAATTTTGCTAATCGAATATAATTATTTTTTATACGTAGCCTCTAATATGTCATAAGTATAAATAATTACTATGTAATTTTACTCGCAAGACCTAAATAGCTAATAAAAATAATTTATTTTACCAATATATCTTGGATATCTCATAATTTGATTAATTATGTAAAATAATTTTACTCACAAGACCTAAATAGGTAATAATAAGTTTTGTAAAATAATTTACACAGACCTTAATTTAATGAAAAATATAAGGTTCAAATTTTACTAATTTTTTATAAAGTATTTTACTATTTTGGTTTCTTAGAAAGTTTTAAAATTTTATATACCCACTCCCCCCCCCCGCAATTTAAATCGTGTAATATTACCTGCAGGAGAATGTAATAAGCTAACTAATTGTGTACACCGTGCCTTATAATTTCCTGCAGATTACACCAAGTTTATATAAGAAATTTTTTATCTAGTTCCCTTATTAGGAATGCCCGAATATAATTGTAATAAATGTGAAAAAATGTTTACTCATTTAGGAGATTATAAACGTCATATATCAAGAGCAACGCCGTGTGTGTTAGAAAAATCTGATACAGTCGACAATATTGCCATTGGGAATGTACCAAATTTAATAAATAATAATACATGTAAATATTGCAATAGATATTTTACACGTAGGGATAATCTTGACGTACATATCAAAAGCAGATGTAAGGTCAAGTTTGTTGAAAAACAAGACGAAAATACAATATTAAAAGACCCAGTTGTGCAAACAATGATGGATGAAATGAAAGAATTAAGGAAACAAAATGAACTTCTAATGGCTGAAGTATTTAAAAGCAAACAAAATATCAATAATCAGCAAAATATTGATAAGCAAATGAATGTTGATAAACAAATAGTAAACAATAATGTAAAATTAGTCGCTTTTGGTAAAGAGGATATGAGCTGTATAACAGATGCTATTTGTAAACAAATCCTATCAAAGGGTTTCCAAAGTGTTCCAAAGTTGATAGAATATATGCATTTCAATAACGATAAACCCGAATACCAAAACATATACATACCAAATTACAGAAATAATATGGCGATGATTTTTGACGGGGATGATTGGGGATTGCGCGATCGCGATGATGCATTAGATCAGTTAAAAAATGAAAAGGCAGAATTTTTAGCTGGAAAATTTAATGAATTATTAAAAGCTGGAGAGCTTAGTGAGGCAACTATTAAGAAAATGAGAAGATTCATTAAAGAAAAAGACGAAGATCCAGCTGATACAAATATTAAAAACGATATCAAATTATTACTTTATAATAAGCGTAATCAAGTAATAAAAAATAAAAAGAAATTAATTAAATAAATCATATATAAACCACATTATCGACACGAGATCCTACATCTCCTTTAAATTCGTTATTAACATATTTGATTGCCTCTGGATTTTGTTTAACAGCCGCTAAACAAAGTTCTAAAGTTTGGTTTTTGATGTAAGCTAAAGTTATTCCATCTGATTTAATTGCCAATGAGCGGAGCACATCTTTTTCAGATTCAGTCAGTTTCGAGCCATCCTGAAATTTATCGTCTTCCACATATTTGATTTGTCGAGGGAATCTTTCAATAGCTCTCTTGCATATTTCGTATGTTTTATTTTTAACATGTCTCAAAATATTGCCATTACAATCAAATTCAATAGTTACATAACATAATTTATCTGTCTGGTTGCGAATACAACGTAAAGCCTCTGCACATTGATCTAGTGCTATCAAACATAATTCTTCAGTTTGATCTTTAACATACTCGAGTGCAATACCATAAATTTTAACAGCTTCTAAACAAAGCTCGTATGTTTGGTTTTCAATGTACTTTAATGGTATTCCGCCTTTACTATATGTGTTGAGTCTAAATTGTGTATCATTCCATTCATTCATATCACTTATTAGCTTTCTTTCTGATAAGATTAGTTTATCAGTCTTGTACACATCATAGTTAAAATACTCGTGTTCCGTAACATTAACTCTAGCACCATTTGGTATAGTTACATATCTAATATATTTCATATCACTTTTAAGATGGTAACCTATTTCATTAATTTCATAAAATCTTATACCACCTGATTTTACACAGCCTCTTTGATCGTATTCAATATTATTCTCATTTAATCCACTTTGAAAATGAAAATAAATATCATCATCATCTATTTCTTCTTTTTCTTCTTCATTTGTTAATTTCACAAAAACCTTATTTCCGAAATATGTATTAAATAATAGACCTGAATATGTCGGCATTTTGGTTATACAATAAAATGAATAGGAATATTTAAGTAAATATGTAATTTATTCAACTTTTACACATTAATGTACATTAATGCCTAATTCTTGGGCAATTTTATATTTATACTCATAATGGAGACCATGGATGTATTCTGGATCCTTTTTGACCACGGCTAAACAAATATCGTATGTTTTATTGTGGACATATCTAAATGCCTTTGGATCTTTATTTATTGCTGCTAAGCGTATTTTTTCTTTTTGGGCTGCAGTTAAACCAGTTCCAGTGAACTTATGCTTTTCAACATATTGTAGCGCTTCCACATCTGTGTTAATTGCTGCTAAACATATTTCTTCTATTTGTTTTTTGGTAAAATCTGTACCTTTTATAAATTTCTTCTCTGCAATCTTCTCTAACGCCCATCCAGATTGTTTGACAGCTTCCAAACATAATTTATATGACATTTTTTTGACAGATCCAATTGACTCTCCACATCTTTTAACCGCTGATAAACATATGTTGTATTTTTTATTTTTGACACGCCACAAAATATGTCCACTTCTTTTTACTGCCGCTAAACAAATTTCATCTGTTTGCTCCTTTACAAATTCGAGAGCATGTCCGTCTTGTTTAACGGACGCTAAGCAAATTTCGGGGGTCTGTTTATTAACGTATTTTAATGCCAAACCTTTTTGTGTGACAGCTTCTAAGCAAATTCCTGGAGGTGGATTTTTAACATATGTTAATGATTTTTCATTTAGTTTAAATGCATTTTCTCTAAAGGATTTATTATTCCATTCATCAAGATCTTCTATAAGTTTTCTTTCTGAAAGTATAAACTTGTTTGCTTTAAATAAACAATTACCAATATATATTTTAGCATCATCCGGAATTGTAACATATCTGATAAAAATATTATCCTCGCATCCGTTTTCATATCGTTGAAGCCACATTGGAAAATCTTTAAATTCACAAAAATATAAACCACCTGGTCCATATTCATCTTTAGGATTTATTGTAATATAACTTGTATTTAATCCTGTTTTGAATTGGAAATTATGATGGTTTTCCGTTTCTGTTGTTAATTTTACTAATGTTACATTTTTGTATTTTTCATTAAAGTCTTTTCCGGATAAAAATAACATTAATTATATTTACTAATTTAATATCCAATCATAATTTAGAGTTTTTGTATTCAAATTTTTAACATTTAATGTTAATATCAAAAAAAATTGATATCTTATAATGGTTGATGCTCATATTATAATAGAAATAAATTATCTTTGACTAATACAACCTTACAACAATGACTTTCCAAAAGCTTTTATTAGCGGCAATTGTACTAATTCTGTCGATGGTTAGCATTGATGGATGTACATGTGTTGGAAACAAACCATATGCAAATTATGTTAATATTTACCCAAAAAAAGTTAAGGAAACAACCACGTACAGTGTCATTGAACAACCGTCTAGTGTAATGAATAGAATGAACAAATGGATAAAAAAAAATAATGTTAGTACATGTAAAATTGAATCGTTACAATCTCCTATTCAAATGGATGCTGACCTTAATTCAGAAATATACAAAATGCCAAATTATTATGTCGTTAGAACTGTGAAACTTTCATTTGGCAGTCCTATCGAAAATTATGTTAGTTACTTTGAATTTTTTCGTATTTGGTATTGTAGTTCAACGCTAGCAAATTATGACTATAATCCGAATAATTTTGAAGATTATGCTGGTACATGGGTTCCACATATTCGCGCAAGTTCTGCAAATATAAAGTACTCGAATGGTATTTTATATTTAATGATTGCTATTGTTTGCACAATGATAATTTATTTATAAACAAAATTAATGGATACTATTCAATAAAGTTATATAATGAAAACCAACTATTGAACATATATATTTGACTGCATCCAATAGTTGAACGCCATTATATTTAGCCATTGAATGAGCCATAAATTATTTTAATGTATTATATTGGAAATTTGTATGGCCATCATTTACAATTTTAATGAGAATTTTGGCAATATTGCGGCTATCATCGATACCAGAATGGTGGTGACCATCTAGCGTGAGTTTTAGTGACTTCAACATAGTAGGCATATCTCCGGCTTTTCGTTTGTAAAAATACTCAAACTCATCCTTAATGTTGATGTAATGTTTGTAAATACTAAATTTCTTTAGTTTTTTATTTCTCAATTCACGAGGAAGTTGCGTTGCTAAATCCCAATGTCCACATGTTACAAAAACAAGTTCTTCAGTGCCAACTATTTCACTTAGCCATTTGAAATGTTCTTTATACACAACATCAAACGTGTCAGCTTTGTCTACTGTTTCTTGTTTAATACCTGTTAGCTCATCACTACAGAAAGTACTTAATTTAGGAACAATTGTTGGTTTGACATATTTGTGAAACTCGCCAATAAATTCGAGTTTGCCATCTTTTAATTTATATAATACTGATGGCATCTCGATAATTTCCATAACTTCTTTGCCATATTTTTTAGCTTCAGCGCTACCTTCTTTCCAGCATGTTGCTTCGTAATCTAGGACACACAAATACATATAACTTATTTATTCATAGAAAGATATCATACGCAGGATTGTAAACTTCAATTTTATTTATAAATCAAAATCCAGACCTAGATGTTATTAACTTGAGAGATTTAAGCTTGCTTATGACATATGGTTTAAAATTTTCATTAACATATTTCAATGCTTCAATATCTTGTTTGCATGCTTCTAAACAAATTTCCTTAGTTTGAATTTCTACATAAAGCAGCACCGAGCCACACGATTTTACAGCAAACATGCATATTTCATTAATTTCTGATTGAGTCATACATGCTCCCGAGTTCCATTCTTGTTGTTCCATATAATGTATCGCATTGGCATTGTTTTTGACCGCCTCTAAACATAATTCTCGAGTTTGCTTAGGTACATACAATAATGCAGCTGGATTAGATTTGACCGCCACCATACATATTTCACGTGTTCTAGCCTCCACGCTCATATAATATAGTGCAAATCCATCTTTTTTAGCCGCATCTAAATACAATTTAGCCATATCGATATTGTGATTTTTGGCATATTGTAATGCGATTACATTAGATCTGACCGCTGCTAAACAAATTTCATATATTTCAGGCGAAGTAAAATTCTGACTATTTACATATTCTAGCGCACCAGCATATTTTGTTACAGCTTTCACACACATTTCAAGAGTTTGATTTTTAATATATTTCAAAGATGATCCCATTTGATCAACCGTTGCTAATGCAAATTTTGTATCATTCCAGTTTTCTAATTCATTGATCTTTTTTCTTTCAGACAATATGATTTTGTCAGCTTTAATTTTTGCTTCAGATATATAAACTTGTGAATCATTCGGAATGGTTACAAATCTGACAAAACACATAATTTTATCATTATACCTTAACCACTTTCCAAGACTTTCTATTGTACAAAAATATATTCCACCAGGACGACAATTTCCTTTAGGATTGAATTTAACTGTATCAATATTCAAACCAGTTTGAAATTGAAAACCATTGTGATTTTCAGCTTCATTAGTTAACTTTATTAAAATTTTGTTTTTAAATATTTCATTAAATTCTTTGCCAATCACTAAAGTCATTAAGATATGATAAGTAATATTAATAAATTATAACAAAGCCATAACTTTTTCAATTTTTGATATAAATTAAAAACTAACATATGGGTTTTTCATTTTGCACACTCATTTTAATATCTTGCATTTAATTTTTATGGAAGTAAAATTGAATATGAAATTACCTCATGTTATATCTGTATACATTGGCAAATCAACCACAAATGTTTAACCTTATAACAACTATTATATTTGAGATAATATTGTTGCTGTTGGCACCATTAGCTATAACTATTAGATATTGCACTAAAAATACCACATATTTTGACACCAAACATGATCATAACAAAAAAACGATATTGTTAGTTCATGGATCAGGATTTAACCAATCTGAATGGATAATGGGATATCTTTGGCTGAGACGTAAACATAATATTTATGCTTTGGACAATGCTGGACTAATAAGTAATGGCGACAACGAAAGCATTTTAGATTATGTTGAAAAAGTTAGAAATAAAATAGAAAAAATTAAATATGAAACGGGTACTAAAAAAATAACCTTAATTGGGCACAGTATGGGTGGTTTAATAGTTTCCCATTATTTCGAATTTTTTAGCTCGATTGATAATACAGATGTCGAAAAGGTTATTCTTATAGGCTCGCCAGTTGATGGATCTCCGGTTCTCAATATATACAAAAAATATCTTGCTTTGGCACAAAGATTTATTGTTTTGCTACAAAGATATTTTGTTTTGCCACAAAGATGTATTGTTTTGGCACAAAGATATTTTGTATTACCACAAAGATACATCGAAATGTCCGAAGGAAGTGAATTCCTTAAAAAATTAAAAAACAAAATATATTTAACAGATTCCAATAAATATATTACTTTTGCTACGACTGGTGACTTTTTTGTTCCACCAAATAGCGCGCATCTATGTGGTCGAAACAACATAACATTTAACTATTGTGGTCATTATAGTATTATTTGCAATCCATTTCTTTGGTATGCAATCAGTAAAATTTTATAATTTAGGTTTTGCTAACTGCAAATGCAGCGGATGCAAAAAAACATGCAAAAATTGCAAAACCCATTGTTACTTTACCACCTAGTGTTTTTTTGTCAGCAGCTGCCTTTGCATCAATTTTAGCTTGATCCTTTAATATATCTGCTTTACCTGATTCATCGTTGCCCATAACAAGTAATGTTATTGCTACTATAATTAAAATTACACCTAATGAACACAAACACAGTGAAATTCCTTCAGCTTTATTATTCATTATATTTATATATTATACTATAGAGAATATAAATTATAAGTTGAATAAAGTTGAATTATAACATATATGACATTTATACTTATTATTTAATAAACAAAATCCAAAGATGAGCAATATTCTTGATACCCTTACTGTACTTCAAACTAATGTCAACGCAAAACAACTAATTTTAACCAAGAAAGAAACCGAATTATCAATTGCTAAACAAGTTATAGCACCACACGAACAAGCAGTTGGTTTGGCCAGAAAAGAACTTGATGCGTGTAACAAAGAAGTAGAAAATTATAAAAAAAATCTTAAAGACCAACTTTGCACAAATGGTGGATTGAAATTAATATTAAATACAATGGCTGTCAGAAATGAAAATTCAATAACACTAAAATATAATGTTTATAGTCAAGAAGCAAGTAATTGGGAAGTTTATCAAATTTCGAGAAGAATGGGTGGCCTTGGAAATAGACTTCCCGTTGTTACAAAACCATATAGTCATCCACTTGAAGATTTAATATGCCAATATCCTGTTTATTACCCATCTTGGTTTGCTTCAATGTACTGTAAATTTACTCCACTAAAATATGATGATGAATATATGCAACATATGGGAGAATACTCAATTTTAAACTCGGATGAAATTGAACAAACATATGTTATTGATTCTACACATGAATCGTACAATATAATCAAAGGATCATCTGAACATAACTTTAAAATCGAAGTTACTCGGAAAAAAGGATTTGGAGGTAGAGGAGGACAAACTATCGGATATATGATGATTATCACAATTGTTTAATCATACCGATTTTGTTTTATAATATATGTTGTCTATCATCTTTAATTTATTTTCCTTAATAAAACTTGCGATGCTAAAATTCTTTCTCGTTAATGGCTTTTTAAAATCAAGTTTGTTAGGTTGTTCGCAAAGAATAAATAAATATCTGTGATATCCAGTTCCATTGGGTGGAGTTGGAGGAGCAAAATCAATTAAATCTTCTCCGGTATTTAATTCATTTGAATAAATATTAACTTTTATCCAATGTAACCAATATTTGTATTTTGGATCCTCTTTAGATGGAGCATCCGGATCAGCCATTATAATTGTATAATATTTGTTTTTGGCACTGTATTTGATCGTTGGCTGATTTTGAATCTTGGATAATTCGATTTTTTCTTTATTAGTTATTTTTTTGTTATTATAAAAAATATCCATCTCTATATATTAAAAATATACTAAATTTAGCTTATGCGAATCATTGTTGTTCAATTAATTTGGGCTGCTTGACTTCCGTTTTCATTTTCTTAATAGTATCCATCACGACATGACGTTTATTATACAAAATAGACTCCAACTCTTTCATAATATTGCTATGTTGAGGCTCCTCGTCTCGTTCCTCTAGAAATCTATTTAGCTTTCTAATTGTTGGTTCATCAAGATCGTCCTTTTCTTTGAATTCTGTAAACTTCTTATCTATAAATTCACATCCAGTAATATTTAATTGGTCTAGTGTATCATCCCTGTCGTGCAGACCCCATTCGGAACCATTGTGTACCATGACTTTGCCATTTTTATAGTTTGGTATATAAATATTGTGATATTCGGGCTTGTCGGCATTAAAATGGACATGTTCGAGTAATTTCGGAACACTCATAAAGCCCTTTGATAAGATTTTCTTACAAATGTTATCTTCAATGAAACTTAAATCTTCTTGACCAAATGCTATTAGTTTGATGTTATTGTTATTGGTTATATTATTTTGCTGTTTATCGATGTTTTGTTGCCTATCAATATTTGTTATCTGCGGAACGTTTCCCGATTGCAATACTTTTATTTGTTCTTCAAGTCCTTTGATTTTGTCTACAAAAAATTGCGTATTTGTTTCGTATTTCTCGAGTTTTGCCAATAATCCCTGAAAAATGGCTTCTTTTTCATTATCTTGAGATATTTTTACCTTACATCTACTATTTAAATGTCTATCCAGAGCATCTTTTCGGCTAAATTTTTTAGTACAGTAGCCACACTTATGATTATTTTCTTTAGAGTCGTCTAAGATAACATTGACTATGTGTGATTTCTTGGTGGAATTTGGCGAAATCGTTGGTGGGATTTGGTGTTTTTCGTCATCTGACGATAATGCTAAAGTACATGGAATTTTTCTATTAATATGTCTTTTATATTCTCCTTTATGAGTATATATTTTAGTACAGTTATTACATTTATATTCAACCATAATTATACTTACTATATATTTTATTTGTGAAATAAATTACACGATTACACCAATGCGATTACACCGTTTTACACCAAATATCGACTCTTATTACTTTACACTTTGGTGGATTTTTAACACGACAAAAATCGAGGGGGAGAGAAAATAAAAAAAATTTATAAAATCCTAGGAAGTCCAAATAGTAAAATACTTTTTGAAAAACAAAATTTTTTTAACCTTAATTTTGCTGTAAATTTACTCAAACAATAAACTAAAATTAGTTAAATTATCACTTACTGTTTATGAGCATTTTAGGTCTTGCGAGTAAAATTTTTAAGATTATCAAACATTGATGACCACAAATATTATTTTACCTATTTGTTTAGGAGCCAATTAGGTCTTGCGAGTAAAATTTTTAAGATTATCAAACATTACTTGAGATTATTAAAAAAATCTATAACTCATTTAGACGTTAATGCTATTATAAAGTTAAACTAATAGGTCTTATGGGTAAATTATATCTGCATTTGGTTTATTGATAAAATAATCAAAAACTTGCTTTCTTTGATCATCAGATAAGGGAGAATTATTTTGAGCCAACCGTTCTCTCCATCTTTTGCCAACCAGCATTATAGAGTAAGATGGTTGGTTAGTTAAAGGTTGAGTATAATGCCATACGTCTGAAGATGTCATTTCATAAGTATCACCGGCTTTAACCATAGTTTTGTAAATAATAGGTGGTGTTATTAAACGGTCTGCCGAAAAACCTACACCCATCTCGTAACATCCTTCAATGATTTTAATGGCAAATGGCCATGAATGGCTATGAATATAGGCTGGTTCATTGGGATCCGAAAATAGCTTGTGCAAAATGAGTGTATGGTCGTCAGATAACTTTAAAGATAATCGATAGATAGTTGGTGGATATTTATCGATTAGTAGCGATTCCCACTTACTTTGATCTTTTAGTAGTTCCGGTAATTTCGGTAAAAGGGCGTTTAACTCGTTCGTCATAGTTATTTTCCCATTATGCGACATATTTTTAATAGTATCATCTCAATATTATTAAAATTTAGTTTATGTAAATCAATTTTTTAGTTAATTAAAATAAATGAAAAATGCAGTGAGCATAATCAGCGGCTATCCAAAGAGCGTAAGATGTAAGTTCAATAACTGCGAAAACATTATCCATATATTTATGGTGAGCAATTCTTTTTTCAATTTCGTCAAGCTTATTGTCAATTCCTGGCATCCTAATATTAGTTACTATACATATTTATTTAAGCCAAGGCCATTTTTCAGGATACAGTGAGCCATTAAGTGCTATTTCTTGAACTTTATTAAAATAACCTTCGGGATACTCTCCATACCACATACTAAAATATTCCTGATCACCTAATTGCTTTTTAGCAAGTCTATGAGCGTTTTTAATGTCACAATAATCATTAAGATACTTTAATTTGCATATTTTGGCTATTAAATCATTAAGGGATAACTTGCTAGTAGATTCGACATATTTTTTGCATTCATACGAGTTTATTGCATCAGTAACACCATATTTTTCTAATATAAGCTTAAGGTGCTTTTCCCTTTTCTTTTTATCTGCATCATTTGGTGAAGCCATTGTTTTATCTTATTTCTCCTAATTTTTTATTGATGGGCATATAAATAAATATTTATTCAAATTTTATGGGTTCTTAGAGCTCCTTATTCTTAATAAACAAATTATTTTTTTAAATTTTTAATTTCAACGAAATTAGTATTATCATTTTCTTGATACCTATCAACGAGGTAGTTATAATTATCTTTAATTTTATTATCTGTATCAAAAACATTAATGGCTTGTGAGAGTTTATTGATAACATTCCACAAACATTTTAATGCATCAATATTGTCTTTCAATGTTTCAATATATATAAGTTTTGTTTCAGACGTTCCATTTTCTCCGATAATATATTTTTCTACCACTTTTTTATAAAGCTCTAATTCAATAGTATCATATTTTTCTAGTCTTTGTTTGATTATTTCACTTTCGCCTTTACTGTCATAAGTTATTGTCGAAATATTTTTTAATGCTTCATAAAATAGTTCATGCGACGGATCTTTCGCAAATTTTAAAGCCCATCCATAATTTTTGACTGCCGTTAAGCAAATTTCTGGTGTCATATTTATGACATTCTTTAGCACATACCCTTTTAATGATACTGCTAGCAAACTTAGTTCATGAAAATCATCTTCAGTTAATGTAAAATTATAAACATATTCAATAGATTCTGGTTTATTTTTAATTGATGTGATACATAGTTCTTTGATCCAAAGTTTATTTGCATTATTTTTAACATATTTGAGAGCATAACCGTTTTGATTTACAGCTTCTGAACAAAGATTCATAGTTTGTTCCATTGTGAACACATTATTAGGTACATATTTCAAAGCTTGTCCATTAGATTTTACAGCAAATAAGCATAGTTCATATGTCGGATTAGCAATATATTCAAGAGATGTGCCATTTTTATTTAAAGCTGCAATATATAAATCATTGATCTGTTCATCAGTTAGATTTATTTTATTTTCAGATTTGCATTTGAGAATAAATTTTAATTCATAAGCGAACCCCTTAACTGCTTCCAAACAGAGTTCATAATTTAGTAAATTATATGGTACATATTTGATAGCACTTCCGTCTTTTTTGACAGCTGTTAAACATAAATCATATGGTCTTTCTTTAATTTCCCTCAATGCGAAACCATACATATTAACAGCTGCTAAACATAATTCTGGAGTTTGATCTTTTATATATTTTATAGCGCAACCATTCTTTTTGAGTGCAATCAAACAATATTCTAGTTTTTGGTTTGTAATATATTCCAAAGCATTAGGGTTATGTTTAATAGCATATAAACATATTTCATCTGTTTGTTCCGGTATATACTTTAGAGCTTGACATGACGATTTGACAGCTGCCATCAATAAGTCATTCGTTTTATATTCATCGTCAACATATTGTAAAGCTGTACCATTTTCCTCGACAGCTGCTAAACATAACTCGTAAGTTTGGTATGGTAGGTAACGTAACTCATGGCCATTTTCCTTAACCTTTTTCATATAAATATTTAACATGCGCTGTTCTTTCTTTTTATTCAAATCTGCTATTTCATTATTTAGTTTTTGTAATTCCTCATCACTTTCATATTCGCTATCGATGTAATTGTGATCCATTTTTGATTGTTGTAGTTAAATAATTTGAATATATTATTGAATAGATAAAGGAAAATTCAACTTTTGTTAATTAATAAAAAAATTCGCGGGTGTTATTCAAATATACCATACAATGGAAACCAATTATTGATAATAGTTAGTTACAGTGAAACTAATTATTGATTAGCATTGTATTAAGCTATTGAACGGGACCGGCAAGTGATTCCTTAACTTTATCTTTAAATTCTTCCTTAACATATTTTAAGGAGCATTTACAAGTTTTAACAGCCTCCAAACACATTTCTAAAGTTTGATTTTCGATATAATCTAGCAAACATCCATTATGTTTAACAGCTTCCATACAAATCCATTCATTTTTATCTTTAACATCTTTAAATACATGATCATATTCGTAATTTTGTTTACAATTTAGAATAGCTGCTAAACATATTTCATTGGTTTGTTTTTTAACATATTCGAGCGAATAGCTATATTGCATAACTGCCGCTAAACATATTTCCCTAGTTTGACTTTTTGCTGGAATATAACTAAGAGCCGATCCATAAGATGAAACTGCTGCCATGTATATGTGGGACATTAATCTATCTGTTTCATCTTTACCAAATTCCTCAATGAATTGCTTTTTAATTTTATCAGTAATAAATCTCAATGCTTCCCCATTTTGTGTAACAGCTTCTAAGCAAATTTCTGCTGTTTTATTTTTAACATATTTTAATAGTTTGCCATCCTTTTTAACTACTTTTAAACACATTTCATTCGTTTGTTTTTTGACACAGCGTATGCAATTAACATTTTGTTCTGTTGATTTTTGACAAAACAAATCACTATCCCATAATTCTAAATCCTTAATATTAATCCTTTCAGAAAGGATTAGTTTGTCGGTTTTAAATTTGTTATCTGAAGTTATATAAATCCTTCCATCATCAGGTATTGTAACATATCTTAAAAAATATGTATCAGGTTCAAAACATGATCCAAGTTTATGAATACTGCAAAACTGTATGCCTTCCATAGTTCCAGGTGGATGATTTTTTGGAGGATCGATAACTAATCCAGTTTTATAATCAACATTAACACCAAACACATTTTCACTTTCAAAACTAGTAATTAATTTGACATATGTATCCGGATATTTTGCCTTAAACTCTTTACCATTTAAAAAGCTCATTATTGGATATATATGATAGTCAACTTATTTATCCTATATAATATCATTTGTTCAATTTTATTATAAATCAAATCAACTTCTGGATTTATTTTGGCATATTCCTGAACATATGGTTATCTTTGACAGCTTCTAAACGTAAAGTATTTATTTCATATTGTGTAAGATTTTTGATATATTCTATGGCATACGGATATTGTTTGATAGCCTCTAAACATATTTCATGTGTTTGATTTTTAACATGTTTAAGCATATGGCCGCATTTTGTCACAGCAGCTAAACAAATTTTATATGTTTGAAAGGTACAATGTTTAAGGTTACTGCCGCGATTTTTATTGGAATGATAAAAAAATTAGAGACATGATCCCTTTACTTGAGTAATGTAAGATCTTAAAGCAAGTAAATTTTCTGTTAACTGAGCTCTAAAATCATCGGTTGGTTCATCGTATGAATATTCATCTCTGATTGTTGCAGAGCCCATATTTAGATAGTTAGCCAGCATTCTAAGCTCTGGTGTTACTGTTTTAACATATCGTAAAACATATGGATTTTTGTTAACGGCTACATGACACATTTCATCAGTTTGATCCTCAATGTATTCAAGAACAAATGGATTTCTTTTAACTGCTTGCAAACAAATTTCTGGAGTTTTATTTTTAATTTGTGCGAATGCTTGATAATTTGTTCTAACAGCCGCTAATAGAATTTCATCAGTGGGATTTTTGATATATTTAAGCAAAGAACCATTTCCGCTGACGACGTTCAAGCACATATTCTCCGTTTGATTTTGGACAAATTTAATCGAATAAAGATTTGCTGATGTTGTATTATCACAAAATTCACTATCATTCCAAACATCTAATGATGCAATATCGTGTCTTTCTGATAGCACTAATTTATCAGATACCATAAAGTATCCAGCAGTTACTTTATGTGGATCGACATATACTTGTGCATTATCTGGGACAGTTACATATCGTAGGTGTTTTGTTTTTTCAGTTAGCCAAATTGGAAATTCGTTAAAATTATAAAAGTTAACATTGGCAATTTTGCATGAATTTACTGAATTATAATTACCAATGTTTTCATTAAGTCCTGTTACAAATTGATAACCATTATGATTTTCAGATTCATTAGTTAGAATTACAAAAGTTGATCCGACATACTTTTCATTAAATTGTTTACCTGTGACAGACATATTTATATTTCATTATTGAATATTAGATTTTAATATAGATGCTTAATCATTCAACTTTTTAATTATAAATTAACTTGTGATTTTATATATTGTTCACGAAATTCTTCGCTAACATATTGTAAGGCGTCCTTATTCAAATTAACCGCATAATGGTATAACTCATGTATTTTTTCAATAGGCAACTTTTCTACAAAATAGTATTTTGTTTCCAAATATTTTACTGCACGAATGTCTTTATCAATGGCTTCCTTGCATATTTTTTCAGTGTGTTTTTTAATTAAGCTTAATGCATATGGATTTTGGTTAACTGCAAACAAACATAGATCTTCAGACTGATAGTCAATATATCGTAATGCTTCAACTGTACTCTTAACTGATGCAAATGTTACGTCCTTAGTCCGATATTTGTAATCTGCGAATCTTATTGTATGTCCATTTCTTTTAACCGCTTCTAAACACATTTCAGCAGTTTGATACTTGGAATTTATATTTACTAGCACAATTGGATCTTGTTTAACTGCTTCTAAATAAATATTGTTGATTTGTTCTTCAGTAAATCCATGTTTGTCTAAATCGTAACGATCATTAATACTTAATAATGCTTCTCCATTTTGTTTAACAGCTTCTATGCACAATTCATATGTTTGTTTAGGTATATGACGAATGGTATGACCATGTTTTTTAACAGCAGCCATACATAATTCGGGAGTTTTTTCTTCATCTTTTAAATAATAAATGGCACCCCCGCGTTTATTAATAGCTACCAAACATATTTCATTAGTTTTATTAATAACATATTCTAGTGCATAAGCGTCATCTTGTATAGCTGCCATACATATTTCATCAGTTTGTATTTTAACAAATTTTAATGCTTGACCATTTTGTTTAACAGCATCTAATGATATTTCATCAGTTTGCGGACCAAGAACTTTTATATATGTTAATAGTCTCCTTAGATAATAATTTTCAAAAAATAAATCATCCTTAAATTTAAACACTTTAGCGAATTCTAAAGCTAATCCGTTTTGATTGACAGCTTCCAAACAAATATTAACTGTTTCAGATGGAGTCAAACCTGCAATGAATCTCAAAGTTAATCCGTCCTGACTAACTGCTAGTTTACAAAGCTCTTCAGTCATATTTTTAACATATTCAATAGCTTCCGGATCATTTTCAATAGCAGCTTGACATATTTCATGTGTTTGATTTTTAACAAATTTCAAAACTTGACCATTGCGTTGTACAGACCTTAAGCAATAAGCTTCATCGTCCCATATGTCTAAATCCTTTGTTAATTGACGTTCCGATAATATAATTTTATCCGCTTTAATTTTATCTTCTTCAACAAAAACTTTTGCATCATCAGGCACGGTAACATATCTGACATAATCCATAAAAACTCCATTATAATTAGACCATCTGCCAATGTATTCATATTCGGAAAAGTAAAGGCCAATTTGTTCTTCCGTGGATTCTGCAAATTCTTCAGTATCTGTATTTAGTCCGGTTTTGTATTGGAAATCATTATGATTTTCATCAATATTATTTAACCTAGCAAATATTTTCCCTTTATATTTTTCATTGAATTCTTTACCAGTTAATGATGTCATTTATTAATCGCAATATATATTATTCTTTAAGATGTTACCTTTTTTGATTCAATTTTATTGCTAAAAAATTGAATTGCAGATGGTATGGTTGGTGCTTAATTTTTGACACTATTCAATCAACCATTTACTATTTAATAGTAACATCAAAGCTTTGCAATCATGCAATTTCCTCACCAAACCGCTGTTTCTGCAATTAGAGCGGATCAAGATTTGACACATAAACTAGGCATCAAAAGTAATACGAGTTGTAATCTTACTATTTTAAACTATGGCGGCAATTCACCGAAAAACGAAATTACAAATTGTTGTCGAGGTCTTATTATTGACGAGAATGGTCAGATTATTGCTGCTTGCATGATACGATTCTTCAATATTGCAGAAATTAAAGAGTTAGTAATTAATAAAGATGTCAGTTATCCAGTTATAGGCAAGGTTGATGGGTCATACATTCAATTGTATCGTTATGATGGAAAGATTTTCCTTTCAACAAGGGGTGTTATTAATGCTACAACATACCAAGAGTATGTGATGAATGCATTGAATATTATTAATCAAGAGATGTTCCAGAACGTGTTTAGTAACCTATTCGATGAATTTGGTATCCACACTCTTTGGTTTGAGTATACTTCCCCAAATAATCGAATCGTAACTCTTTACAAAAAGGATCAGGTTTGGCTTCTTGGTGGCTTTCTGAAAACTGGTCACGAAATTGACCCTAATACACAAAAACTTATTATGGGAAAACTTGACCAGATGTTAAAAACACGATTCGAAAGAATTGGACAAGGACTGAGTAGTCGATTGCAAATGATTGGTGATAAAGTTTGGACGAAACTCGCTTGGCCGATTAAGATTATTGAGGAGAATATTAGGAAACTTTTTGAGCAAAAGTGCGATCTTCTTCAGCCAAATAAATTCATGGCATCTTTGAATGATCTTGATAACATATTCAAATCGGATACTAAGCTTATTGAGGGATTCGTTATTGTTATTAATGGCGTACGACACAAATACAAGAATCCAGCTTGGGTCGAGGCACATGTTTCCGCGCACAATTTAACTTTTGAGAAAATTCTTAACAATGTCCTTTATCGCAGGGGAGACATTAATGAACTTATTGCTATAATTCCGAGTTTAGCAGATACGTATAATCCAGTTATTGAACTTGTTGATAAACTTAATCAGCGCATTAACTATCTTTGGAAGCTTCTACGTGGCAAACACAAGCGTGAGCGATATGAATTGGCAGGATTGGAGCCTGACGGAATGACCTTGTATAAATGGATTATATATGATAGCGAGCATTATAATGATTTTGCAACTAATGTATGTAAAGACAACATTGCAAGTATGAAGCATCGTATTGAAATTATTGATATACTTGGAATGCGTCCAAAGAAAGATATTCAATTGATTGTGCCAAAGGAGTGGGCACTTATTGGATGCAAATATTCTACCGATAAAGATATCATCATATTTGCAGAGACGTTACAAGAATTCTATGCAGACTATGATACTAAGATTTTTGAGGAAATGTTTCCAGATAGCGAGATTGATCTTAATGTTGCTCTTATTCGAAAGATAAATGGAACATGGCGCATTATGCAAACTCGTAAAGGTATTGCTGTGAATACTCACAATATTGTGTATTTTACTGCACGTACGCCAACTCGGATTACATGTAAAGTAGAGTTAAACATCCATGATATGGCACGTGTCATTGCTAGTCATGTCATGAGTTTTATGAAAGCTCTTCTTCCTATTGAGCTATATGCATCTCAATCTCGAAATCGCACGAAAGCTCTTACAGAGAAAAGAGTAGAGTATGCAATTGATGTACTGCGTATGATTAAACCTATTGATAATCAAAAATGGCATTCAGAAATGAAATCTGTTGTCATGAAACTTCTTCAGTTAATACTATATCATCTTGATACTACAGAGGTATATCAAAAGCAGGAATTGGCTGAGATAAGTTCTGCAAAGCTGGGTCTTTCAGAGGATGGGTTACTTTGGTACCTATTTCGTGGAACGCGTGGCAGTTATGACGCTGATGTTTTAGGTAAACTTATTGATAAATATGTTGAGATTCTTCAAGATATTAGCGTTGAGAGATCTTGGTCAACATTGGCTATTGATACTGTTACCAACAAAACCAATATTGATGACAAATTGTTTAAGATGTTTATAGCTAGTCCAAGTGTATGTACCCAAGATTTTGCAACACGTTTTCACATTGTTCACGGTGAGGCAGTGGATACTATTACTCAAGTGTTTGCCACAAAGAATTCAAAAACCGATCTTATTCCAGATCCGTTACGTCATCTTGCTGTTGATATTATCCAAGGTAGCAAAGAGTGGCTAGAGTTTCAGCATCGTTACAATCCACATTCGGCTAACCACAAACCTCCAGAGGAGCATCCTTTTGGCTATGCTGCTCAATATTATAATCTAATTCGTGGAAGCATGTGCGAGGCAATAGCATGTGACGCGATTCATAAAGACGGCTATTATAATTTGCACGTTGGGATGCTATTAGATAAAAATATGGAACTCGCTATTTCTCCGGATCTATTGTTAGTTTCTACTGACAGAAAGAATGTAATTGTATATGAAATCAAAGCAGTTTATGGAGCTAAAGACTCTGGAATTTACAAGCGCGCGGTTTGGATGGCTACTAGACAGGTTCAACGTGCAGCTAATATGATTCGTTCGACTGGAATAAATGTATATGGAAGGATTGTGCTTGTATATGTGTCTGACTCCGATATGTTTGCAGAGGAAACTGAGATTGTACTTTAAATATGTATATTTATGGTCTAAAAACCTTGAAAGGTTTGCTGACTAAAAGTTGAATTTATTTATTAATACATAAAAAGATAACTATAATGAATCATCCATGCAACCTAAACCTTACAACGGAAAAACCAAACATCATGGAAAGTACAGAGGAAATAAAGGTCATCGAATATCTAGAAAGCAACTTAGTTTGAATATTGCCACGCCAATAAGATCAGTTCGATGCTGGAACAGAAGCAACATGAATCGTGTGATAATTGGAGAGGATGAAATTAATTTCAAATCTATAAAGGATTCTCGTGAGATTCACAAACAAGTTTACGAACTTGGAAAATGTAGTTGTTGCGCTTGGCAAAATTATGGTAAGCATAAATTCTTTTAATATAAACCATATTAAAAAATTCGCCGCATAATTCATTGGAATACTAAAATGGTTTACATTGAACTATTTCGCAAATTTATTTATTCATTCAATGATAATTATTTTACTATTATCATTGAATTAATTTATATTAACATTCTAGTCTAGATCATATCTTTTGTATAAAATAAATTATGGTAAGCTTACAATTTTAGGATGTTGTATATCTGGATATGTTCTATGGATTGTAAATTGTTTGATATAATCTTTGAATTCATCTTTAACGTGTCTAAATACTGTTTTATTAGCGCGTACCGCCATTAAGCATAATTCTTTAGTTTGGTTATTAACATGTCTCAATGCTATTGAATTTTGTTTAACAGCCGCTTCACATATTTCTGGTGTTTTATCGATAACATTTCGTAAAGCTAAGCCATATTGTTTGACGGCGGTTAAACAAATTTTTGGTGTTTGAACTTTAACAAAGCGTAAAGTATAACCTATTCGTCTAACTGCTTCCAAACATATTTCTTCAGTTTGTTCATTAACATAATAAAGAGCGCATGGATTATTTTTTATAGCTGCTAAACATATTTTAGGTGTTTGATTTTCTACATATTGTAACAAATCACCATTAGTTTTTACAGCAATCAAACATAATTCTTCAGCTTCAGACGCACTCAGACCTGTTCCATTTCGAAATTTGTAGTGTTTGACATCTTTTATAGCCAATGGATAATTTCTAACAGCAGCAAAACATATTTCACGAGTTTGGTTTTTCACATAAGACAACAATCTACCATTTTTTTTTACAGCTATTAAACATAATTCATCAGTTTGATTTTTGACATATAATAACGCATGACTGTTTGCAGATACAGCTTTTCTACATAATTCTTCAGTTTGGTTACTTATAGCGCCAATAATTCTTGGATTATTAAACCAAGCAAAAATTTCACTAATTTTTCCACTCTCTATTTTACTTTTAGTATATTCATCTATGTGTTGATAATTCGGATTTTCCATATTAAATTGCATATGTATGTAATAATAAATATTAATATTACTTAATATATTCAATTTTATAAAAAAAAAAGTTGTTTGAATTATATCATTTACTGTTTTATATGTTGTTTTGCAAATTCTTCAAGAAAAGGAGTTTTATTTTTGATAAATTGTAGTGCGTAGTTTGTTTGTTTGACAGCAGCTATGCAAATTTCTTCAGTTTGATCTTCAATATACTGTATAGCGCGACCATCATATGATACAGCAATCAAACAAATTTGTGGAGTTTTGTTTTTGACATAATATAATGCATTTGCATCTTTTTTGAAGGATTCTTTACATACTTGTAATATATCATTATCTGTTAAACTATCTTTAAAATTTTCCATATATTTTAATACAAATGGATTTTGTTTGACAGCTAACATACATATTTCAAATATACTTTCTATTGGTTTGACGAATTGCAATGCGTATCCATTTTGTGCAACAGCTTCGAAATATATTTCTTCAATTAGATCAATATTGAATTTTTGATTGTAATTAACATATTCGAGCGCATAACCATTTTCTTTAACTGCTGCCAAATAAATTTTACTAATATGTGTCGATAAATGATTATTAATTTTTTCCAATAATATTTTGACTTCATACAAAGAATGTCCATTTTGAGAAACAGCTTCTAATGACAGTTTATATATTTCATCATTTGACATAGTTTCTGGAACAAATTGTATGGCTAAACCATTCTGTTTGACTGCTACCAAACAAATATCAAATGATTTATTAATAACATGTTGTAGCATCATACCATTACTTTTTACACACGCTAAACAAATAGTGTCGGTCTGTAATGGTAAATATGGTAAAATAAAATCATGTTTTGTAACTGCTTCCAAACAAAAATTTTCATTTTTCCAAATTTCTAGCTCTTTAACGTCTTTTTTGAGAGACAGTATTAATTTATCAGTAAATAATTTTCCATCAGTATCAGAAAACACATTAGCATCTCGCGGAATAATTGTTTCTCTAATTGATGTCATTATAGTTTTATTTGTAATGATCCATTTAGGTATATCATTAATTTCCACAAATTGTATTCCTATTTTGTTATTTAGTAAGTTAAGGCTATTTGTATAAACATTTATTCCATCTCTAACAACTAAACCATCACCATCTTTATCTTTTGAATCTGCAAGCTTTACAAATGTTTTACCGAAATGTTTTTCATTAAATTCTTTCCCGGAAAAGCACTGCATTTATAAATATTATTAGTATATTACATTATTAGTATGGCATAAATAAATCAACTTTCTTAATAAATGGCAATCCTTCTTCCCCAGCTAATACGCATAACTCGACAGTTTTATGCTTTACATAGCGTATGGCATAATTATTTTCCTTAATAGCTTCTTCACACATCTCATATGTTTGATTCTTAATATATTCTAACGCTGTTCCGTCTTCTTTAACAGCCAATAAACACAATTCAGGTGTTTTATTTTTTATATATTTGATAGCACGTCCATTGCTTTTAACAGCTTCCAAATATAATTCATATGTCCTATGTTTTTTTGCAACATATTTTAGAACTGCTCCGTCTTCTTTAATTGCTTCTAAAATTATCTCGGGTATTTCGTCTTTTACATATTTTAATGCCCATCCATCTTGTCTAACAGCTGCCAAATATAATTCGAGAGTTTGAGACGGAGTCAGATTTGTTAATTTGACATATTTTAGTGCCATACCATCGACATTTACAGCTTCTAAATATAATTCATATGTCTTATGTTTTATCGGAACATATTGTAATGTATAACCACACCGTCTAACGGATTCGACACACATTTCATATGTTGGCTTTTTGACAAACATTAATGCCCCACCATTATATTTAATTGCTTCCAAACAAATTTCTTCAGTTTGAGCGATATAATGTAAATTATATGGGGATTGTCTGGCTAATTCCAAAATGGTTTCATTAGTTTTATTTGTCATATATTCGAAAACAAATGTGCCATGTTTAGCTGCTTCTAAACACATTTCAGTAGTTTGATTTTCAATATATTGTAAAGCAGCGCCATGTTTTTTAACAGCAGCCAAACATATTTTATCCGTTTTGTTTCTAATATATTTTAATACATTATAATCTATTTCAATAGCAGCCAAACATAATTCGTCATTTTGGTCTGCGATATATTGCATTACCTCATAATTTTCTACATATTGCGTTGCCCTATAATTGGTTTTTAGTGCTTTTAAACATAATTCGTTAGTTGGATTTTTTATATATTGCAATGCATTTATATGTGCACCTATTGCAGCATTACATATTTGATCATTTTGGTCATCAATAAGTGCCAACGAAGAACAATTATTAACAACCATGATAAGACCTAAACATGTTAATTCTTGTTCAGTCATAAAGCTACCATCTGCAAATTTAAAAGTTTTAACATTGGGGTAATCATTAGGATTATTCACTACAATCATACATAATTCATTCCATATTTTTACTCTTGAGTCTAATTGAAGTAAATGATCAAACATTAGAATAATTAATATTTTAATATGTTACAAACCTTAAATGCATTAATTTATAAATTTTCAACTTTTGAAATAAAAGTTGAAAATTTATATATATGATTCTCTCATATTAAAGACATAATAGCAATCAACTGAATACATTACTTTCAATATGGCTTCGCGTTCGCTTAATTTGTCTGCTTATTTGATGTGTCACAATAAAATGTGGCCAAATACTGCTCTGCCATTAAGTTGGATAACCTGGCACAAAACGTTGTCTAATATTTATAAAGGAAAATGTACATACTCAGCACCAAACAAAGCACATTTTATTGCAGCCAGTACTAAATATATGCCATACTTATCTGGAAAGCAAATTGGTAACATACATGATGAACTAAATAAGAATATTGAATATTATGATAAGGAAGATGTCAGTGATCAAGTTCGCGAATTGTGTAAAAAGAAATTTAATTTTGTTCCCAATAGATTTATTAAAAGTGCGCCATCAGTAAGTTTTGCATCACCAAGTTTACTTGTCAATTCGGCATTCCATATTTTGAGTTTGGCACATGATTATATATATGTAAATGCCGAACAATCTGGATCGAAACTTTATTATGTTGAAAATGTTTACCATATCAATTATTGTTTTTTGACCAGAACTGAAGATTCATATACTGACGGCAAGCTTCATGGAGAAAGTAAGCATAATGAGCCATACTTGTATCAAGATGCAGCAAAAACATATTCTACAACGCATTGGAAAGAATATCATCAGCGTACTGGAGATGGGAGTATTAAAGTATTCAGATTTAGTGATCCAAGTCAAGATTCAACTAACGCTCTTGGTGGTGCCAAACATATTTACAATATTGCTGTTTTGTTTGACACTGAATATAATAAAATTGATAGTGGTGATGAGCTAAAATCTACATTGCAAGTATATGATCAGCATACACAAGTAATTACACATGATACTTTGCTACAGAATGAATTGCAAGGGGGACGAAGTTGTCAAATTTCTTCTCCCATTTCAATGGTAACTGGTGGATCACTTTTGCAAAGCCATTGTCCTGTAACTGGTGTAACGTTTAGGAAAAACCATTGTATGTATGGAGGAAATCCAATTCATGAAAAAGTGTATAACTATATTAAATCACATGAACAGGAAATTATAGAATATTTTGGCCTAGCAAAGGATGCGCGAATTGTGCCCAACGAAGAACTTTATGAAAAAGCAAAAGAACTAGCTATGAAATAGGATTTATGCAAGATAAAATTAATTTTTTTATTTCATCATCATCGCCAAAAACGTTTATATTTTGTTTAACGGCTTCCTTAAAAATATCATCAGCATATCGAAGTGAATATAAATTTTGACATACTGCAGCCTTACATATATCTGGTGTTTTATTTTTTACGTATTGTAAAGCATATCCATTAATCTTGACTGCTTCTAAACATAATTCATCAGTTTGATTTTTGACATATTTTAATGAATCTGGGTTTAATTTGATAGCTTCCAAACACATTTCACAAGTTTGAAAAGGTATATATGGCAATGCATGCCAGAATTTTTTTGATGCAAACAATGCAATTTTATCATTTTGATTTTTTGCATATATGATAGAATCTGGAGTTTTTTTTATTGCTACCCAACACATTTCTTCGGTTTGGTTTTTGATAAATCTTAGAAAAAGACCTGATTTTTTTAATAATTTTAGTATTGTTTTATCATTTTGCCAAAAATTTAAATCTTTGAAGCAATGTATTTCAGAAAGAATCGCTTTGTTAGTTTTTAAAGTATATTTCGATTTATATGCTATAGCATCATCCGGAATTGTTACATATCTAAAATAATCTGAAAACGTCCCACAAGGAGCGCTATAAAATTTATTAATATCGCAAAATCCAAATTGAGGAAAATTATCACTACGAAGTGGACGCTCATTCAATCCAGTTATGCATTTTTCGCTATTGTTATCTAATATTCTTATATATATTTTCCCTTTAGTTTTTTTATTAAACTGTTTTCCAGTTAGAAGCTTCCAGTTCATTTTATTTAATATTCTTTCTGTATTTTTATATCTTGTATAATATAAATAATGTTTAACAAATCACTATTTATATTCAGACGTGATTTGAGATTAGAAGATAATATTGCATTAATAAAAGCACTCGAATCATCAGAAAAAGTGATTCCAATTTTTATTTTCACAATTGAACAAATAGATAAAAACAAATTTCGTTCAGATAATGCTGTCCAATTCATGATAGAAAGCCTTTCAGAACTTAATTTAGAACTTAATAAAAAGAATTCACGACTATTTTATTTTCATGGAGATTATAAAAAAATTATTAAAGAAATTATTAAACGAGAAAAAATAGATGCAATTTATTTCAACAAAGATTATACGAAATATGCTGTTGAAAGAGATAATAATATAAATAAAATAGCTGAAGTAAATAAAATAAAATGTATATCATTTCACGATACTTCACTAACAGATATAACTACTATTAAAACACAAGGTGGAACACCGTTTGTTAAATTTACTCCATTTATGAATGCCGCAAAAAAATTAACCGTTGCAAAACAAACTAAAAATAAACATAAAAATTACTATTCAAAAAATAATATAATAAAAGGAGAATATAACGATGATGTTAACAAATTTATGAAAAAATATAATGAAAATATTTTTGTACATGGTGGAAGGAAAAATGGATTAATTAAATTAAAAGAATCAAAGAATCAAAAATCATATGAAAGCACGCATAATTCATTGGATCATAATACAACTGGATTGTCTGCGTATATTAAATTTGGGTGTGTTTCCATTAGGGAGGTTTATTATACATTTAAAAAGAATTTAGGATCAAAATCTGATTTAATAAAACAATTGTATTGGCGTGATTTTTATTACAGTATTGCATTAAATTATCCAATAATTTTTGAAGGAAAAGCAATTAAGCAAAATTATGATAAAATTAAATGGTTATATAATGACGAACATTTAAAAAAATGGATAACTGGTACAACTGGATTTCCATTAGTTGATGCTGGTATGAGGCAATTGAATACTACTGGATTTATGCACAATAGAACACGATTAATTACAAGCAATTTTTTAATGAAGGTATTACGTCTTAATTGGCATCTTGGAGAAATGTACTTTTCAAAAAAATTAGTTGATTGTGATGCATCATTGAATACAGGAAATTGGAGTTGGAGCGCTGGAGGCAATGCGGATAGCCAAGAGTATTATATTATTTTTAATCCTTTTAGACAATCATATTCGCATGACAAAGACTGTGTTTATATTAAAAAATGGATACCTGAACTGATAGATGTAAAACCGTCTGATATACATAAATGGGATACATCTTATAAAAAATATCCAAATATTAAATATCCAAAACCAATGGTTGATTATACGGAGGAAACTAAAAAAACATTACTAATGTATAAAGCTATTTTCGATCAAAATAAATAAAGTTGCCATTGCTTAGAGGATTCTGTTAGTCAACCATCCGCGTATGTAATGTTCAGCCTTTCCGAGTTCACCAGACTTGTACATAGTTACATAGATCTTCTTTCCCTCGCGCATAACAGACTCCTTATCACGCTTTACGTATCCGAGGTGCTGGATCAGATGTCGACCCAATAACTTACTAGCATCAGTGCTGATATCATCTCGTCCAATAAATCCAAGCAAATCACGCAGGCTTGCTGACTTACCAGAGTTAATCAAAGTCATAACTCCAAAACTTGGTTCGGGGTATCCGTTAGCCAGTTGGCATGCATCATCTGGAATGGCGTCATCATCAATAGGTTCATTTCCAAGAAGTGGCATATTAGCAACATGTTCAAAATCAGTTCTATCTTCTTCACTAAATTCTGGTGGCATGGTCTTGATCAGTGAGTTGAAAAGCTCGATGCGATCGTAACTTGTGCCATTACGCAAACTCTCAGCAAGGTCGATCAGAGTTGCAAAAATACGTCCAGACTTGATCTTATCGTAAACATCAGCAGCAAATTGAACGACATCGTCAGTGTCTTCAAGTGCCTTGTCAGCATCACAATATGAACAGCTTCCAGATTTGTACTGCCAAAGGATGAATACAAAAGTGCCATTATATGCAACCTTAGCTACTGCATAAAGTTGTCCATGACCATATCCAGTATGACCGGTCATGAAACGAGTAATATTCTCAGCACCATAAATCCATGTGTGAAGATCATCAATACAAACAACATGCTTGGAATATCGCTGATGCTTGGGCTTGGTGAAGTATGCAAAGTAAGATGTATGTGCCGTCTTCGCAATATACTCGAGAGTACTATCATCTGGTGCAAGTACTGTATTTCTGGCATACTCGACCAAAACAATAGGTTGTGGATTACGTGGCAGTTCATCTTCGTATGGATATTCATAGTGAACCGGCGAGTGATTATCTGAATCATTCTCTTCGAAATCCTGAAATGCATCTCGACTAGAATACTTCATATCAGTAAATCGTGAACGCTCTCGATCGGTGAGGCGCTTGGTCACACGGCGGTCAGTCTTGGTCTTGAGCTTACGCTTGTAGTTCTCAACAACACATGATGGTACTGTCGAAATGCGCTGCTTCGGCGAGGAAGTAGTGCGTCTCGACTGAGGGGTATAGTCAACAACAATAGAGGTAAGCATGTTAGTTCGGAAGCTTATGTCTAGAAACTAGTATAATTAAAGTAATATTTTAATGGGTCAATGAGACTTTTGATAATTCAATTTTTCCTTATCAAAAAAATTGATATTTTTATTCTATGTTGTTTTCATACCATTTTGGGGCATGTTACTATTCATACCAGATTAAAGCGCTTAAATGGCATCACTTACCATCAAACAGAATGATAGGTATATTTGCCTCCTTATGCAAAATCTAGATGATCCACATGCCAAACCATTTAGGAAAACATATACACCACTTGAACATTTTGGAGCCACCATTGACAATATCGTTAAAAATGGGTTAACTGATCCGAGTGTTAAGTTTTTCATTGATGAATACACAAAAGAATCGAAAATACATGATCCGACAAATATTCTGCAAGTAATTGCATTTATATTCAATAAATACTTGAATACTGGTTCGGATGAAGGATACTTTGACAGGTCTATTATTTTGATGAGGATTATACGAGACTTGAAAGAAAATTTTGACGAGACGGCAAATAAACATGCGAGGGAAATTAAATTACAAAAAGAATGTACATGTAGAAAAACCTATGTCGACTGGGATACTTTGAATGATACATTTGAAGATGACATTAGTAATTTGGCAATTATTGCATGTGAAAAGAAGGTAAAATCATGTGCGTTACGTATTGCAAATCCAGCAAAATTTAAAGTTGATGATATCAATGATGTAATTTTCCAGATGTATGATGAATTTAGTGAGATCGCAGATATTACTGGACAAATTTGGATTGATAATTTAATTAAGCGTATTAAAAAATATTTTGCAGACAATTTGAATTTGCTAAAAACCGAAAAGAAACGAAAGATTGTGAAACCATTTATTGGAACATATTTGTATTTGGCTCATGGTAAAAAACCATCGATCCAATTCAAAGATTTTGAGTCTGAAGATGATTGCAAAAGAGAAATAGAACTTACTGAAATAGACATCAATACTATTGAACTCATACCACATGAAAAGACATGGAAAATCGAGGGAGGTAAGAAAGAAGAAAACAGTTATCTTGTAGCCCTCAACAAATTGATCGTAAGTTTGATCGAATGCTATTGTAAAAATGTAAAAGAGAAAGATATTATTAACAATATTTTGAATAAATTAAACACATTTGGATATAATATTAAATTCGTTTTGTGGGTTTACAATAGGTTGCTTAGAACAAAAATTAAACACGATGGAAATACGCTGATTGTACGTATGATAAAATCATGGACAATTAAGCGTATTATGTCTCAAATTCAAGTGAATGTAGAACTACATGATATTAGCAGCATAAATTTAGTCGAAAGCGCCATTCAAAAATATAAACAAATGTGGAATGAAAACATACCATTTATGGATATTTGGAGTCAGATTTCTAAAATAAATACTATTTTACAAAAACAACATAAGCTAAGTTATGAATACGGTCAAAATCTGGGCACTGCAATTTTTGGTCTCAAAAGTGAAAGTGATGAGTCTAAACAAAAGAAAGCATATTCAGCAGCACTTATGAAGTATATCGAATATACAACCATTAGCCAGTATTCTTGGAATGGTAAAGAGTATCCAGATCAATGGGAAAGCGGTGATATCTCAAAGATCGATCCTGAAATTGCAGATAAAAGTTTTAGAACATATATTAGGTTTTTCAATGATGGAAAAATTATTATTGATTACTTTAAAAGTGTGTTAGAATTCCGCCATGCATTGAATATTAATAAAAAAATCGCCCTAATCCTACAAAACTTATATGGAAAAACGTTCATTGAAACTGACCCAGACTTAGATAGTTTTGATGTGTAGCATTTGTTTATTTAAGAATATCGTGAATAGTCGAAATCATTAACTTTCTTCTTCTTTTCAATTAATTTACCTAACTCATTTATGTTTAATTTTTCGTCTGTAATAAGTTTGATCGGACAAATATCAATAAAAATTGATTGTATTCTCACATTATAGTTAAATTTATTTGTATTTTTATTTTCAGGACTTTGCCAAACCATAATTGTTTTGATAACCATTGCATGCCTAAATTCTGAACCAGATTGCATTAGTTCTTTCAGTACTGTAAAATCGGTAATAGTAAAAGATCCACTAAACGTTCCTTTTTTATCATAAACAGTGAATGAAACATCATTCGCGATATCACATGCATAAAATCCGGAATTAACGTAATAAAGTTCTCTTCCTTCAACAACTTCTTTATTTAAACAAGGTTTGTATGTGTATTCTTTGTCATCATTTACGAAATTTTTACTTCGAAATTCATCAGAGCCAAGATGATCATCAATTTCTTTAAACTTTAAAATTTTTTTATTATCTTCTTTATTGCTTGGATCGAGATAGTGCTTAAATTTAATTTTAGTATTTGGTGATTGTAATGCATCAGGTAGCGTTTTATCATTTGTGATAGAAGTTGGCATGGCAGCAATAATTATCGGATATTTTGCATCACCATATTTAATCGAATATGCATGACAATTTGTTAAACGCCCCGCATGACTTTCTATCTTAACTGCTGTTAATTGTTTGGCATTAACTTCATCAAAGTTAACTTTTTCGTTGTTAAAAGACATATTCCTAACACAAATAGATGGTTAAATTCAGTTGAACTATAATTAATGATAAAATTATAAGTGTTGAGTAGTGATTTATGTTTTCAACTTTTCGAGGGCTAAGAAACACTAATATAACTTTGTCTAAAAACATATATATTCTTATAAAAAAATTTATTCATCGTCGCTAATAATTGCCAATACTGGATCCAAGTAATCAGCATCATAATCATCATCATAATCATCATCATAATCATCATCATAATCATTTACTTCTTTAGTTATTTCTAAATGGTCTTTTATTAAATCAACATCTTTTCTATCCACATATTTAAGTGCTCCTGGATTTTGTTTAGCGGCATGCAAACATATTTCCTTACTTTTATCCTTTATGTATTGTAACACTAAACCATTTTGTTTAACAGCAGCTAAATATATTTTATTCAACTCTTCTTTAGTTGGTCCTACTTTATTTTTAAATTTATTATTATCAATATAACATATCACACGACCATCTTGTTTAGCTGCTTCTAAACATAAATTTGTAGTTTGTATATCTACATATTTCAATGCTTTTCCACTTTGTTTAACTGCAGTCAAGTTAATCATACTCATTTCATTTTGGAACTTGTGATTATTAATAAATTTTAGTGATCGTGGATTTAATTTTACAGATTTTAATAAAAAATCAACATTATTCCATATGGCAAGTTCTTTAATAACATGTTTTTCAGATAATACTAATTTATCAGTTTTAAATATATCTCCATCAACGTAAACTTGAGCATTATCTGGTATTGTTACATATCGTAAGTAATACATTATTTTTCCATTATACCTTAACCATAAAGCAATATGTTCAAGTTTACAAAAATAAATACCACCTGGAGTATCTTTGGCATACGGAATAAAATCATCTTCTATTTCATTTAATCCTGTTTTAAAATGGAATCTATTATGGATTTCATCTTGAGTTGTTAATTTAACAAAAATAATTTGTAGATTTTGTTTGTGGAATTCTTTACCTGTTAACTTTTCCATTAGTGTAATAAATTATTTATAATATTATTAATGAATTCATTGTTAAATTCAATTTTATTGAAAACCACTGGGAAAATCCTTCATATTACAGCATTGGCTAATTCCACTTGAGTCAAATATATTATAATAATCTTGAAGTATTTCTGATATTTTCATATATTTGTTCCTTATTTGTATTGATAGCATGTGTTATATTAAATTCGAATACGTTAACGAGTATATACATATATAATTTGCTATGATTCGCACCAGTATAAAACTTTTTTTTATAAATCAAGTTTGGTTTTAACATAATCAATAAATTCATGCTTTACATAAGCTATTGATTGATTATTTTGTTTAATTGCTTCTAATGCAAGTGTTTTTGTTTGACAGAAAACAAATTGTAATGCATCCCCATTTTGTTTAACTGCTGCTAAAGCTATTTTATAAGTTTGATCAATTATTTCACATAATATCAAACCATTTTGTTTAACCGCTGCTAAATAAACATCATCTGTTTTATCCTTCACATATTTCAAGGCCGAAGCGTTTTGACTAACTGCAGCTATACAAAGCTGAACTGTTTGATGTGTTATATATTTCAAACAATATCCATTTAATCTTAATGCCTGCATACATAAATCATCACTGTGGTTTCTAATGTACTGTATTACTTCTGGATTTAAATTAATAGTTTGTACACATAAATCATGATTTTGACAAACTACATATTGGAATGCAGATAAATTTTGTTTAATAGCTTCTAAAGATAATTTATTTTCTTCAGCTATTGTCAAACCCATACCATCTCTAAATTTATTCACATCAATATATTGTAACATTAAACCATTTTTCCTAAGCATTTGCAAACAAAAATCATAATTCGTTAATATATTTAAATTAGAAATATTCTCTCTTTTTGATAGTATTAATTTATTTGCTTTATAACGACCATCAAGAATTATAACTTCTGCATCATTTTGTATTGTTATGTATCTAATGTAAACAATTGGTTCATTAGAGTAATTTAAACAATTATAAAAAGTATTTAAATCGTAAAAATATATACCACCATTAGTATTAACGTCGCGTGTATCTATATTTTGTCCATTTCTTAGTTGTATTCCATTACACAATTCTCTTTTATTACATACTGTTACAAATTTGACGCCTTCGGATAAAACGTATTTTTCATTAAAATGATTACCTAGCATTTAGATTTCTACTAATAGTGAACATGATAGTCATTTAATTATATTAAATCAATTTTTAAATAAAATTGATTTAACAAATAAAAGCTTAAATGGATAACTATATATTACATATTACATCATGGATCGCTATGAAAATTTAAAAAAATTTCATACACGTGACAGAGTTCCTAATGGAAAAAAGTATTCTAATGTCCTTTATCATGATATTAGCAATGCAAGTTCGCAATACAGATCTCAAGTTACTTCAGAAATGACAAAAATTATAAAAAAAGTTAATCAAGATAAAACTATTTTGAACGAATTATCTTATATTATGCCAATTATGGAAAAAACTTCTGAAACGTGGTGGGATTGCTATGGCGGACGTCGTCCAAAAATTTATTGATAAATAAATATTTGTTTATTTCTTTTTTGGAAAATAGACTTCGGACAAATCACTTTCTTCGAGACCTTCTGCATTCATTACGATAACACCGTAAGAACCATGTTTAGTGGCATTGGCAACATTTTTAGCCGTATCATCAATAAGTAGTAATTCCTCAGGTGTAGTATTGAGCTGCTTTGCAATAATGCGAAGATGCAAACTTTTGGCAAGTGGTGGTGGGTATGTGAAAAAATCCTTATCTTTCTCAGTATCCAAACCATACATTTTAAGCTTGCTCGTAAAGAAAGCATACGCCTCTGCATCATCTTGTTTCTGATATAGATCGCTATTCAATGTAATCATAATTACATCTGCAATTTGTTTATCGGTAAATCCTGCATGCTTGAGAACTGAAGAAACGAGGTTACATCCTGTGATTACCTCCTCTTTGCCTTCGAGGTAATATTCATCGGCAAAAGTAGCAACTGCGATTCTGATACCATTTTCGATAAGTGCTGAGAGTAGTAACTTGACTGTTGGACTCAAACTTTCAACATATTTCTGTATATCCTTACTTTCGAGACATCCGCCACTATGCTCTCGGACAAGTGTGCAGTCCATATCAAAGGCGACACATTTAATGCCATGTGCTTGGATAGAAGCAATAAATTCGGAAACGACAGCTGAAGCGCTCATTTTTACAAAAATATTAAGTGAAAGGAAGTGTTGTATATAAATAAATAAATAAATAAAAGACAAATCAGTAAATTACTAATTCAAATTTTATTATGAAGCTCCGGCTCTAGCTGCTGGTGGAATATATGGCGTGCTAGCAACTTGACCTTCCCCATTGACAATAAAATCATTGTTTCGATATTTAAATGAGTCACTTTCTGTTTTGAAAAACAATCCCCTTTGATTGCTTGTTCTGAAATATTCATGCTGTTCAGGTATTTCACCCAAAGCCTTAAATTTAAAATCGTCAATTACATTCATGTCATTCTTATCCATCGGGAATTTAAATTCGACAAACTGAAAGTTATCGAGTTTTCTGTTTGGAATTTTATCATCCATTTCATACATCTTATCCCATGGTCCGTCTCCAACACCTATACAGATAATAGATAATGGATAATTAGACGCTTCAACAATTGCTTGATGTGTTGCAGCAATATGTTGATCATCGACAGCACCGTCACAAATGATTATTAAAATATGATATTTTCCAGTAGTTTTAACAATACCGATCGCCTCGTAAATAACTGGTGCAAAAGTTGTCGGACCAGACATTGGTAAAGTCACAGCACAAGCATATCTGTGTAGAACATCTCTTTTATCTTTGCATGGTTTGTATTGATTATAGCTAAAAACTTGTTTGTCAACCGTTGTCGAGCAAGCAAACCCGTAAACTGGAATATTTCCATCAGCATCGAGTCTTTTAACTAAAGTGTCATACAAACAAGATATCACTTGTTGATATGGGTTAAATGTAGCTTCATCAGTAATATGAACAAAATGATGCAAATTTTTACCACCAAAAGTCATTCTACCGTTTGTTTCATTGCTTTTGGAATGATCAATAGCGAAAATTAGATCACTAGTTTCAATAGGACCAAGTGCTCTGGCCAGTTCATTCCATGATTCACAAGGTTTTATGAGCCTCTTAAACTTTTGCTTAGTTGGAGCATTGTCAGTAGAGCCGCAAGCACCCATTTTTATTGCTTTTTAATGATTCAGTTTGTGTATAATAAATTAATTTATATCGTTGGTCATTAGTAAATATTCGTTTTTCAATTTTTGTCCCTTATTTAACTGAGATTTTTCCTTTTGTACTTTATTTAACTGACTCAGCGTCCATATTACTCGATCAATTATTTGAATATCGTAATTATATTTAATAAAAACTTGGTATTTGTATTGCAAAGCTAATGTTATAGGTCTAATTTTATTATACTTTACGATTGAATCAAAATTAGCAGTATTTGCAAAATATTCATTATAATAGGTTTTATCATTAGTAAAGCTAACTTCAATTCCATTTTTTGAATTTAAAAAACCAATATATTCTTTTCCCGAAGCTTTCATATTAATATTCGTTTTTAAACAATATTTTAAAATAAGTTCCGATAATATTACAATTTCAACGTAATTATAACTAATGCTGTTTATGACAAATTTATGAAAAATTGAATCATTTGGAAAAATATAATTTGTTTCAGATTCTTTTAATATTTCTTCTAATGCATTAAAGTTTTTGTTTTTTATTAATTCATCAATTTTTGAGGATCTTTGTTTATCAAATTTAGATTTATCATACTTGATATATTTTGGTATATTTAATTGTGAGTACATACGCGATATTTTCTCTAAACAATCCATATAAATATTTAGAGAAGTAGTACCAATATTATATTTGTCAAACACTTTTTCTAATCGATGGCAAATTATAATAGGACTGGCGTCTATTCGTATGTCATAATTAGCTTCTGTGCAACACACTCTGTTTACAGAAAATTTACCAGTTGATTTTTTATGATACTTGAAATACAAACTATTATAATCCTCTGTCCTGGGTCCATCATAGGAATCAGGAGATTTGAAATAACAATAATTTTCGTGAAGTGTATCAATTATTTTATTCATTTCTTCTTTTGTATAGTTAATACTATAAAGTGCTAACCAAATATAAAAGTTTATGTAATTTCCATCAGTTGTTGGAAGCTGCTCGTTCATATTATTAATCAATGCACATAAACTTGATACATTTTTTTCTTCTGCACAGTCAACCAATAAATCATATATTGTAGTACTATCTCGTGATTGAAATAATCCCATATAAATTGTTTTAGTTTATTATTAGTAAATATTAATGATTTTGTTGAATTTTCAAATTTATTGTTTAAAATTGAAACTTAAAATTTAAATACATAAGTTAACAATTGGTATATAATATTAAATGACAGATAAAACAAAAAAGTTGGAAACTATTTATTGGAATTATGTAAATAAGCCTCCAGCTAAAGACGAAATACTTGGTAGAAATAATACAGTATATCAAAATGTTCTCAAAAAAGTTACTGATCCAATGAAATTTGATATCAGTGTTGAACTTATAAAAAATATTTATAATCAAATTGATCAAGTTTATTTTGATGGATTAATTTCAGGATTTTTGATGGAAAAATTTGCCAAAGATCTGGCATGTGTTATTGCTCCTAAACTGAAAACAACTGCCGGAAGATTTACATTTGGAAAAAGTAAAAAGGATCCAGAATTGCAAATACCTGATAAAGTTTTTATGAAATTTTTTTCTAATGGAGAAAAAACTCTTGACATTGGAGGTCATAAGGTTACAAATAGATTAGCTTTTTTAATACGAACGATTGAACATGAATTATGCCATCTATTAACACTTTCGTTTGATTACAAAAATTCTATAGCAAATAAGGCACATGGTCAGGGATTTAGAACATTTATTCTAAACGCATTTGGTCATACAGATTACAAACATAAAGCATTTTCTGGAGATACTGAAGTTGCAGAGAAAATGAAGGTGACACTAAAAATAGGAAATACCATTGAATATTTATCTAAAGAAACGAAACAAACAGGTATTGTTATAAAATTAATGGGCAAATATTTAGTTGTCGATGGTTATAATAAAGGTATTTCATATGGAAATGTAACTAAAATTATTTCAACAACTACAACTGTTCCTAAAAAAATAACTATTAAAGCACCTGTACAAATAAATAAGCCAAAGTTTAAGATTGGTCAAGATGTTATTATACAATCTAAAGCTAAGCAAATAAAATGTAAAATTGTATCATTTACAGACAAACGTGCAAAAGTTAAATGCGATGATGGTAAAATGTATTATGCACCATGGCAAATTGTATCGGCGGTTTAAATTTATTTATAAAATTCACCAATAAAATTTGATATTTGTTAGGTTAATATAAAATGAGTATATAATTGCAATATATAAACCAATAAAATGACATCAACGATTGCCCAATATGGCACGACCCTCCTGACAGGTTTAGCCACAGAATATATACCGTTTGGTAGTGTTACTACAAAGATGACAATGGCAATGTTAGGTGCAGAGCTTCTTAAAAGTGCAAGTGTCCTTAAAAATAATAAATACATTAATAAATTATTCGAAAAAAAAAGAATTGTTATTAAGTCTGATGAGAATCCTATCTATGAAAAGTTAGAGGAATACTTAATTAATAAGTTCTATAATGACATTAATAAATATACAATGGTTCCAAAAAATGGTGAAATGACGACAGCATTGACTTCTGACACATTTACTTCACCAATTATTGATACATTTAAGGAACATAAGATTAACATAGTTATTGAAAAAGCGTCTGGAAATGATTTTAGCATTGTTCTGGATTCAAAAACAGCCGATATTAATTTAATTAAAGAATATATCGAAACAAATGTTAATATGATTGAACGAAGCAAAAGTAAATTACTAAAAGTTTACAGGGCTGCTAATCATAGTACCGACAAAAAACAATCTAATATTAGATGGGAAAAGGTTTATACAAAAACTAATAAAAATTTTAATAATACGATTGTTTCTGATAAAGTTAATGGAGAATTTTTTAAAGATGTTACAAATTTTATGGATAATGAAAAATGGTATACAGAAAAGGGATTACCATATAAACGAGGTTATTGTTTATACGGTCCACCTGGTACTGGTAAAACTAGTTTAATAAAGGCATTAGCGAATGAATATTCATTGGATATATTTTGTATAGATTTGGAAAGTGTTAAAGACAATGACGATTTAAATAAGTTAATTTCTGAAATCAATTATTATGCAAAAAACAATAAATATATTTTATGTTTTGAAGATATTGACAGAGCTGATATGTTCAAAAAACAGAACGCACACCATTATTATTATTTAACCAGTGAAAAAACTAAAAAAATATCAATAGGAACATTTATTAATATCCTTGATGGTATTGTAGAAAGTCATGGTAGGGTGTTAATCCTTACAGCTAATGACATTTCTGAGCTTAAAAGTAATTGCGCATTAACTAGACCTGGTCGCATTGATAGATTTGTTGAAGTTGGATTTTGCGATAGTGCACAATTTAAGAGATTATATAACCTATTTTTTCCAAATGTTACAATAGATGAAACTAAAATTAAACCTCAAACATCTGTAACTCCCGCAGATTTTATTCAAATGGTACAAATAAATTGCGAAAATCCGGAAAAGATATTAGAATACTTATATGGAAACATTGAGCTAAGTGCAAAACCAAATATTCCATTGACAGCTGAAGAAATAGCAGAAAATAAAAAAAAGGAATTAGCTGCAAAAAGAAAAACTGGATTAAATAAGGACAAAGATCGCTTAAAAGCATTAAAGAAAAGATTAACTAGAGAAAAACGTTGGGCAAAATCTTCTACTAGAAAAATGGATAGATTATCAGGTATGGTGAAGAGAGCCGAAACTAAAATAGAACTAAAAATGACCAAAGAACAAGCTAAAAAGTTCGCTGCAAAACTTAAGGAAAGAAAAAAACGAGCAAAGAAAGCTAACAAATAATTTATTTATACTTAAAACCAAATTATTATTTATTAAAATAATGATTGGACCAATTAATAAAGTATTAGAAAAGAACTTTTTGGTTAAATTACTTGAAAATTTTAGAAGTATTGGCAATGGCGATGAACCTAATGATAAATGTGATAAAGTTATATGCGGGAAGGGCGGATCTTATTTTGCTGATGGAGAAATATGGTCGATATATTGTTTGGAAAATTGCGCAAAAGTTTTTTATGAAAATTATATCAAGCAAAATCCTGTTATTAGTTATTGTGGAGAAGATTTTCATGTTATATCCTTGATGATATCAAATATGAATTCATATACGCCAGCAAAATCGTATACCAATGAATGGGATGCATGCGATTCATATGATGAAAAAAGTTATAATTTAATGTTACAATATAGATGCACATGTGAGGATTATACTAGTGGAGATTCCGAAGAGGATATTGGTAATAATAAACAAAAATATGAGCTTTATAGCTTGAAATATATATTGGATAAAATTGGTGATTCATTTGATGGAAAATATTTTTCGCAACCAGCAAGCCATACATCTATATCTGGTGCACAATATGGGTGGGAAATGACATTTAGTTATAGCACAAATGAGTTCAATATTAAGGTCGAACTAGGTCCTAAACCTAGAAACACAAATTTGACAAGGATAACTGGACATACAGGTAGTCCATTAAAACCAATAATCGAATCAACTAATCATTTATGTAAAACATATATGCCAGATAACTTGTTTTTTGAGGATGATTTTATTCCAATAATTAAAGCATGTTTCAGATTGAATGAAAATAAATTAAAATACAAAGGTGTAAATTATAAGTTAATTGATTACAGGTTTTCTGAAATTGAAAGTGGTGGTTTTTCATGCGGCTGTTTCTATTCATATGTACATACGATAGCGACCGATAAAGGAATTGAAAAAATGCCTAATAGACAATCATATGCACATGAATTCCATGTATCATGTACTCCGGAATGGTATATACAGGTACAATTTGGCCAATCAAATTCAGGAAGTTACTTGGCAAGATTTATTTTGGAGAAATTGGATTAATTCTTCGTTCACACAAGAATATTTTGACCTATATCCATGTTCATATAACTTGTTTATAAATGGTCTAAATGTTTCTCGTCTGTCATTTTGTATGTACTGATAAACATCATAACCGTGACAATCTTGAGCTAGTAAATCTGCACCTGCTTCAATAATTTTGATGCCAATATCCTGCATATCGTCTTCCCATGTACAAATCATCAATGCATTATAATCCTCGGCAAGTTCCTGATAATCCAAATTACAACCTTTATTTATTAATAATTCGGAGAGTTTCTTTAGATTTCTTCTGCATGCCATCATTAAAGGTGTATGATATTCTGTTCTAGCATCAATATCAGCACCTCTATTAACAAGTTCGATAGCTATATCTTCTAATTTAGCATAAATTGCATAATGTAATACAGTAATATCAAATGACGTTTTTTCAGATAAATCTGGATTTAAGCTTAATATTTTATTTATTAATGGTATGTTTTCATTTTCACATGCAATCATTAAAGGAGATTCATTATTCATACCGGTCAAATTTATGTCTGCACCTTTATCTATTAATTTATGAGCTAGTTCCGTCATATTTTCTTTACATGCCATATATAAAGCGGAGTTGTATGTTTCATATTCCATTATATTCAAATCGCATCCAAGATCAATAAGCAAGTTATAAACTTTTTCTAAATTAAGTTTAATGGCAAACATTAATGGGGACCATCCGAATATGTTAACTGAATTTAACTCTTTTTTATCTTTTATATTATTGATATATTTGACAATTTCATCTTCATTTAAACTAAAAAAGAGTTTAAATAGTTCCATTAATATACTTAATCTATTGTAATATGATTTGAATTATACATGTATAATTCAATTTTATGATAAAATAAACAATTTGTCAACTTGAAACTTATTATCGTCCACTAATACAATTGCATCATCTGTTATCGAAACCATGTGAAAATAATCAATATCAGTAGAAAATGTTTTGTACATGTCTATCCATTCGTTAATTTCGCTTGTTTTCACTATAAAATATCCACCCTCATATTTTTCCATTCTTTTAATATAGTTGATTGGTTTCGTAGTTATTTGATCTTTAATTAATTTAATATTAGAATTATGTTTATTAACTAAAATGGCAAATGAATCACCATATATCTTTTTAAATTCAATTCCTGAATATTTAATCATTATGAGTTACTTGGCATATGTATTTTTATTTAATCTACTTACATAATGCAAATTGAAGCTTATTCAAATTTTATTGAAAAAATTGAAAATACTAATATTTATTCTTTCCATATATCTTTTGGATACACATCTTTCATTTGGTCAATATAACCAAAAATGGCATCTGAGAAGACTATTGGTCGCAAGAGGCCTTGTGAGTGCCATTGTAAAGAGGACCCTGAAAACAAATCACACAATGCTAAAATCGCAAAAGATAACTATACAAAAAAACACGGTATTCCAGTAACATACCACAGTAATGTTGTATCGGAGAATGATATTTCTGCTCTAACTAATGATAAATTCCGTGAAGAAGTATCAAGTATGAGACATACAAAAATGTCTTTTGATATTTCTTTTTCATCTGGACCAAATATTACTGTAACTGAAACTGACATATACGATATCCTAAAGCAGGAAAAAAATGCATCCATTAATGTAGTTACATTTGGAGATTCTCTTGTTGCAGGTGGATGGTACCTATATGGTGGCACTGGAAAATATGAAACACTATGCAGAAAAAGCAAGCCATTATTCACTTCACTAAACATGTCATCTTTGTTTCCAATTTTTGACTGTGATAAAGTTTTACTTACTCCAGCCACACCTATTGAAAATATGGGTGAAAGCGAGGTTAATATTATTACAGTTCCGTTACCTTATATTCTAAATAGTATGATTGAGTATGACGACAATCATATTTATCAATTAATGTGTGCCGCTTTTTCGATTCACGACGAGTATAAATCCAAAATTAACACTAATGACAAGTCTAAAGTTCTTATCATTGACGAACCACTATTTCAGAGATTTGGTATTGATATTAACTCTTTTATTAGGGTTATGTTGATTGCCCTCAAGGATAAAATAACATATCTTGAACAATATAAAATTATTATTTCTGTTCAAGATAGGACATTATACAATAATTATTTTGAAAACTAATATATATATGAGCAAACCAGCAATATTATCTGCTTGTAAGCCAGCTCCGAATATGATTTATGATTATATTATGCCAGATATAAATGATAAAATGTCGCAACAACATGTTTTTATGCCATGTGCAAAAACATTGCTTAATCAAAAAATTGTAGATATTATTTGCACATTGTTTTATAAAGCTAATAGTGAAAATAAAAAAATAACAGTAATTGATGGTATGAATACCATACGTAATAAATTCTTTTATGATTATTTGAAAAAATTAACAAATCCAAACGCTCGAGCTTTTCTTAGGGAACCTAAAGTTGTTTCTGCACAAAATATTGCTGAAAATTTACAAAATACAACAGTCAGATTTGAAGATGTTATAAATATTTTAAAAAATGAATTTAAAACTTTGTTATCAACATATGATTCTTATTTTATTATAATACACCAGAGGAGTTATCCTAATCCCATCGCATACGGTCCAACTCAAAAAATAAATTTCGAACTTTCAATAGAGGTTTCTGATAATGATAGAATTTTATATATTGGTGTTCCTTGTATAGCTTCAGAAGAATTTACAGCACCATATGCTAGTAAAGGATTACGAGACTATGAATATAGTTTTGAATTTGACAATAAAATGAATATAAATTGCTATCAAAAAGGAACTAATAAAAATGAGACAGATGATTTAGTATTAATATTTATTTCAAGTTTATTTCATGTTTTAAGTAATACACATTCAAAAGAGTATGAAGCAGTTCGTGATTTTTACCAAATGATAAATATTAAAGTACAAATTTTAGCATATATATGTAAAACACATACATGTAACAATATAAATTCGGAAATATTAGAGGGAATAATCAACGAATTAAAAGAAGATACAACAAAATTCAGTGCAATAATTGCAGAAATTACACAATTTATAAATTTGGGAAACTCTAATGGATATATCGAAATTAATTCTAAAATAGGACAACTGTCGGATAAATTAGAATATATGACATTTATTAGGACTGAACTTCAAAGAATTATGTCAACCGTCGAACCATTACTCAAACTAGACAAAATTAAATATTATACAGAAGCACAAAATTTAAAAATCGAACTAAAGAAATACGGTTCACATGTCGACCATATTGAAAAATATATTAAACTTTTTGGCGAAGTTCGTAGCAAAGACTATACTATACAATATATTAAATCTCATTATGCCAATACAACTTATATTGGTAAACTGATGACCTCATCATTAAATGCCAGTTTATTTAATATATGGAGCTACGACAAATATAGATGGATTCAACAAAAAACACCACAAAATATAATTATAAATATACAGGCCTTGCAATTAAATGAATACAATATTAATGAAAAAATTGGTAACATAATATCAAATAATCCACCATCTTCACCTCCAAGTTTTCCAAGATTGTCTAGTTTGATTATTAGTCAACCAACACTGTTACCATCCGCAAGTTCATTTACGAGTCAACCATTGGTCTCCAGTCCAATTTCTAGCCGACCATCAGATGCAAGTCCATTTTATAGACAGCCGCCACTGTTACCATCCGCAAGTTCATTTATGGGTCAACCAGCAGCTGCAAGTCCATTTTATAGACAGCCAGAATCGTTACCATCCGCAGGCTCATTTACCAATCAACCATTGGTCTCCAGTCCATTTTATGGCCAACCAGCGACAGCAAGTCCATTTTATAGACAACCACAACTGGTACCATCAGCAAGTTCATTTACCAATCAACCATTGGTCTCCAGTCCATTTTCCGGTCAACCAACTATCGCAAGTCCATTTTCTAGTCAACCATTGGTCTCCAGTCCATTTTCTGGTCAACCAACTGCCGCAAGATCACGACCGCTGTTGCCAACGGCAAGTTCGACTGCTAATCAAGAGGATAGATCGGCAAAAAGAAGTAAAGCATTGGACGGAGATTATTATGATACTGATGAAGCACATGAACCTATTATACAAAAATTAGGAGTAAACAATAATTCGTCTGGAAGCAAAAGAAAAGCAGATGAAATAGATTAAAATTTAAATTCTTTATTATTTTGATCGAAATATAAATATCCATCAATTACTTTGCCATGTTTAGTATATTCATGACATGTAGTTTCTCCACGTAAGGATTTTTCAGGTGAAAAAATCTTGCCATCACCACGAACAAGGGCTCTATGTGTTGAACATGTTCCAGTATCACTGTCATGTTCTTGCCAAGATTCTATCCATCCGCCCTTATACCAATCTAATGCTAACCAACTATTAATTCCAATAAATTCTAGAATTTTATTTACTTTAGGATAGTTAGTACTGTAGCCATGTTTTTTGACATACTTATCAATTGGCATAAAATCATATTTTTTATAATTTTGCAGATAATCGACAGGTTTATCTGTCGTTACAACAGATGTTAGTGGGATCGCGGATGCCAATAAGCGATTAATATTAATTTTACTCATTATGTAATTGTTTTTTTTTACATCTTATTATTGATATTAATAAATAAAAGTTTAATAATCAATTTTTTAAATTACATTTGTCTGCACTCCATGTTACCAATTCCCTTTAGAGATTCCAAATGTTTCATTTTATTTTCAAATTCATTAAATAATTTAAGCGATTCTTTATTTCGTTGACCTATATACCAATACCCAATATATTCCTTAAGAAATACATTGTCTAAACTTGCTTCAAATTGCCATGCCCACGAAGTATGTTTATCCCCTTGTTTTAGGTTTTGAACATATTTTAATTTACCATTTTTCCAATCTTTCACAAAACGATTTATGCACTTACCCATTGTTTTATCTTTTTTGACATCATCAGTTATTCCTCTTAAAAAATCCGCAAGATAATATAATGATATTTTTTCTGTCATTTTATTAGATATATACTGTTTATTTTAATAAATAAAAGATATGATATTAACTATTCAATTTTATTAGGAAATTAATTTGTCATTTTTGCTTCTGGTTTTCTTATTATTTATAACAAGATTGCGCTTATTATAAAGCAATAGTTTAATGTCATTTTTAATATTTGTATCAGCTGGATCTTCATCCTTTTCTTTAATGAATCTGCGCATTTTTTTAATAGTCGGTTCACTCAATTGACCTGTTCGTAATAATTCATTAAATTTTCCTGTTAAAAACTCGGCTTTCTCATTCTTGAGCTGATCTAATGCCTCATCTCTGTCACGTATGCCCCAATCATCACCATCAAAAATCATTGCCATATTGTTTCTAAAGTTTGGTATGTAAATGTTTTGATATTCGGGTTTGTCTTTGTTAAAATGCATATGTTCAATCAATTTCGGAACAGCTTGGAAGCCTTTTGATAGGATTTGCTTACAAATATTATCAGTTATGCAGCTCATGTCTTCTTTACCAAATGCTATTAATTTAACATTATTGTTAACTATTTGCTTATCTACATTCATCTGCTTATCAACATTTAGTTGCTTATCTACATTTTGTTTACTTTTCATTAATTCGTCCAATAATAATTTATTTTGTTCGAGGGCTATTTTATTTTGCTCTCTTAACTGTTTCATTTCAATTAACATAACTTGTATAATATCTTTATTAGAATTTCCATTGATATCTGTTATATTTTTTTCTATTTTACATCTATCATTTTGATGTCTGATTAAATTATCTTTCCTTGAGAAACCTAGATTACACATATTGCATGTATAATTTGGCAGGTGTGTTATTTTTTTATCATTGTGTAAAATATTGTGTAAATCGGAGGGACTAACTTCAGGTGCAAGATTGTCCGATAATTCAATACCACACGATTTTTTACGTTTTACATGTCTATCATAATCTCCTTTATGAGTAAATAATTTATCACACTTGTTACATTTTTGTTCAAACATTTATTATAATCTATATATATTATTTTTTGTAGATTTTTACACAAGGGTTGTGTATTTGGAGTTATTGGAGGGTTGATACAGAGTTTATTTACAATGCTTGTTACTTTTGTACTATAATTATTGGAGGGACTAATTTTACACAAAACACAGGGGGGAGTGGGTATATAAAATTTTAAAAGTTTCTAAGAATTCAAAATAGTAGAATACTTTATAAAAAAATGAAATTTTTGTAACCTTAAAATTCTTAATTTAACTAAAAACATTGATCATTTATTAGTTTAAGTTTTATATAATATTTATTACCTTGCATGTCATCGAAAGTAAAATTTTAAGATGGATATTTTTTAAGATAGTCATCGTCTCTGAAATTTAACTAAATAATTTACATTTTAAGAGGTTAATGCTTTATCAAATGTAATTTTTATTAACTATTATAAACGATAAGAAGAAACTAAGTGGTTTTCATTTAAATGAAAATTTTGGTCACAATTATTATTATTTTAATTTACTTTTATGAGCAGTTAATGTCATAATTGTTATCAAAGATAAATGAATTTTGATTTTATAAAATAATTTACGGTTTGAATATTTTATAATTATTAATTATGAAATATGAAGAAAATTACTAAAGCAGCAACTAAGTAGAGGCAACCCGTCATACATTTCTCACCTTTTTGTAAAGTTTCTATTTCTTTTATTTTTTCCAAACTTTTGCTATCTTTAACGTATTTTTTAGCAAGTTTATTTTGTTTAAAAGCAGCAATGTATATGGATTCAGTTTGATTAGGTATATATTGAAGCAGTAACCCATTTTTCTTTACTGCTTCAATGCAAACCAGTTCGGAAGGGTTTTTCATATATTGAAACGATGTAATATCGTGTTTCAATGCTTTAAGACAAAAATGCTCATCAGCCCATAGTTCATGTTCACTGATCAGTATTTTTTTGCTAAGTATAAATTTGTTAGTTTTAAATCTCATTGCTCCATTTGAACTATAAAAACTGGGATATTCTACACTTACTGTGGCAGAATCAGGAATTGTTACATATCTGATATAGTGCATGGTTTTGTTATTGTAGTGCAAATATTTTCCCATATCATATTCGTCATAAAATGTAAAACCACCAGGCTTATTAATATCTGGATCAAAGTGGATAGTATCTGTATTGTATCCGGATTTAAATCTAAAACCATTATGTTCTCCAGATTTAGTTATGGGTTTTATAAATGTATTGTCTTTATAAAGCTCATTAAATTCTTTTCCTGAAATAGTGGGCATCTTTGTGTATGTTTATATTAATGATAATATGATTACTAACCTCTGTATTAATTATTCAATTTTATTAATAAATACTTTTGTTTATATTTGTGATATTTTTTCTGATAGTCATATTCGCCACCGGTTTGTTTTCTTTCAATATTGGTAATTATTTGTTTAAGCTTGTCAAGGGGTCCTTTTGTGTTGACCTTATGCGTTGTTATACCATGAATATCGTTTTGTTTTGCGTAATAATTTGTTAAATAAAGATGATCGTCGGAATCATCAATAAAATCTATCAATATATTTGGATAAACTTGTTTAATTAATGAAATAATCCATGCTTTAGTAGCATTAATTCCATAAACTTTGTGTGGAAAATAATGTCTTTTAAAAACCAAAATACCTAATAGAATTTTACCATTTTCAAGTCTTTTAGTTATTTGTTCAGTTGCAAGTTGCCTATTTTTTGAAGTTTTACCGACATATGAAATTATGCAAATCGGTAATGTTGATATATTGTCAGTAACCTCAAATTTATCGGCGACACCATGTAAATCTAAACATAGTAGGTGTTTAGATTCGGGTATATGACTTATTATAGCTTTTTTGATTTCGTCGGTCTCAGTATATGAGTACTCATTTGAAACAACATCCGATTTAGTTTTATAAAATATTTCTGCCGCAAGGTTAGCCATTTATAAGTTAATAGGATATTATTAAAATTGAATATTGATATATCTATGACTTTAATGTTTATATAGCATATCATAAACATTGTCAAAATGGAAATTTTATTAAATGCACTTGGTATGGTTGGGGTTGGTTTAACATATGGTGCATATTCTGATTTAAAATCTGCAAAAGCTGTTTCTGCAGCCCAGATAGTTAATGATATTGAAAAAGTGGAATTTAAAGGTGAAGTTCCCACTTGTAATAATACCTTAATTTGTGGATCCTATAATCCTAGTAACCAAAAGATAACTGTTAATGGAAAAGAGGTTTCCTTAATAAATAAAAAATGGTACAATTCCTCAATACCAACAACTGATAACTTTTATGGTGATTTATATAAAGGCAAAATAAATGGAGAAACTATCACATATTTAAAGCAACGTAGTTATGTTGATAAATCTAATACGTCCCCAGAAATTTGCCAACATTTTGCAAAATCTTCTATACCAAAACTACGTCGATTACCGTTTATTTTCGGGGCTGGTTCATTAGCCCTATTCGCCGGCGCCCAATATTGGTCAAATCCGTATGGATTTATGCGTAAAGTCGATGATCTTAAAAATACTATTACTGGAAATACAAGTAATAAAAAAAAAGAGATTATGATTAAATTCGATTAAGAAAGTTGAATTTAATATATTATCAATAGTATTTCTTTATTAATAGTAATATAATCTACAAAAATGGAATACTTATTTGCACTAGCTGGTGGTTTAAGTTTGGGCGTTGCTCAGTTTGCCCATAAACTGGGTAACGGTTTTGAAACCGCCGTATCGGCAAAACCTGTCATTAATTTAGATGATGTCAAATTTGATGACGATAAATTTTCTGAACAAGTTGTTATGACAGGAAAATATGATTCATATTGTAATGAAATTAAAACTCAATTCGGTACTGTAACATTACTTAACAAAAAATGGCATAATAGTAAAAATGCTGTTGTTAACGAAGTTTTTTGCGGGCAATTAATCAAGGATCAAATGCACACTGATAAAATTAAACCAAATTTACTTTTTAAGCAAAATGCATGGGTGCCATATAAAAATGTTTCTCCAAATATGGCTCAAACCTTGTGCAAAAAGGCGATGCCGAAACTTAGAAATAAAAAAGGCTTGTATACTCTTGCTGGTATTACATGTTTTAGTTTAGCTGTTATGACTAATAACGATAAAAGAAAAGCAAATAATTAATTTATTTATTGAAATCTGTCACCAGGTTTGAAGTCATCTTCTTTTACATTACAAAATCTGTATTTATAATTTGGCCATGCCGAAGCAACTTGATCCCATACATCTTCCTCGTTTATTGCTTCGATTGTTGCACATATAGTCCATTCTTCGGTGTCTGGATCATCTTCATCTGAACGATTTCCCTGTGAAGTTAACCAATGTCTAAAATCTACATCTGGTGCATCATTATCTTCACCTCTGGTTGTGTACCATGATACCCAATATTTTTTTATATGTATATCATTATCTTCAGTTTCAGTTGTATCATTATCTTCCGTTTCAGTTGTATCATTATCTTCCGTTTCAGTTGTACTACGAGAATTTTTAAAGCGATTGTGTAATTCTTCAATTTCATTTATAGCATAATCTTTCTCTGTATGTTGGTCTTCGCTTTTGGTTACGCCCAGAAAATTTTTAATGCGTTCGTATAATTCAGCCATTTTTGTAAATCAATTAATACATTATTATTTATCATTAAAAGGTTTTAATAATAAATAAATCAATTTTTATATAATGAGTTGAGCATCTTCATATAATAATTGCTGTGTATATATACCATATCGTCGATATTATTTAAACAAATTTCCTTAAATTGCGGAAAGTCGCGATCGATATATTCAATTGCTTCTATGTTTTGTTTAATTGCTGCCAAACAAAGAATTTTAATTTGTTCATGTGACAAACATGCGAATTTGTCTTTAATAAATTCGAGTGATTCACCATCATTATTTACTGCTGCTAAACAAATTTTCATAGTTTCAGAATTATTAAACTTAGTATGTTCCACAAACTGTATAGCTTCACCGTATGAATTAACGGCTGCTAAACAAATTTCTAGTGTTTGATTTATAACAAATTGTAATACATGACCATTTTGTTTAACAGCAGCTAAACAAAGTTCGGGAGTTTGGTTTCTGACATATTCTAAGTTCCATCCATCTTTAGAACAGTCTTCTAATGTTACTTGACGATCCATGATTGTAGTGTATTTTGTTTATTGAATAAAGATACAATACTAATAATATCAAAGTCAATTTTTAATGTAAAGTACAAATGAGATAAATAAATTATTTGGATGTTTGCTAACTTTTTTGACCTCAAGTTGGCAAATCTGTCCAATGTGGTTCTTATGGCCTAGTTGCCAGCCCAGTTACGAGCCCCGAAGAGACCAAGTGCCTTGAGCCAGTCAGCACACTCTGTCGACATCTTTGGAACTGCACAGCCACAGATCATGTCGATGTGAACCTTTGTCTCCTCCTCTCGCTTTCCAGGAAGTCCAAGCCATGCGTCTGGCGAGCACTTAAGCTCATCACACGCCTGCATGACACAGCGAACTGCATCATCAGAGTTGAACTCCTTGGGTCGAAGCACTGCATTCCAGGGAAGGAAACCAGCACGAGTAAGCTTGTCGTAGACAGCAGTACTCGAATGAACACCCTTTCCGGCAGCCTGTCCCCACTGGAACTGGTCGTTTGCGATCAGCTGTAGAACCTTCAAAAGCATGGGAGCTCCGTTGATCTCTGCAGTGACAACAGCGAGGCGAACAGTACGGCACATGTTCTGCCAAGCATCAGCGACTGCGTTGTAGCCAGCTGAGTTGACTCCAGAACCACGAGGAAGTACTCGCATCTGTCGTCGTGCAGACTTGGCTACACCAGCAGACCACTGGTCGTCAAGGAAACGCCCTAGAAGGGGTGCCCAAGACATCCAGTTGTCGTAGATCTTCTTGCAGGTCTCATGGGAAACCTTCCGGAAAATCTCAGGGAACGGCAGCAAGTAAGCGATCAGCTCTAGACCGTCTGGCTCGTGTGCGATGACAAGATCCAGAAGTCCATCGAGATGCTTGTTCAAGGCACCCTGCTTCTGGGACTCGAGAGTAAACTCCTTTCGAGAGCTAAACTCGCTGACAGCAAGAGCAAGAAACACAGCGGTTGCAGGGTGACTCTTTTCGAAAGAAGGCCAATCCTGAACCTCGCGGTCGATGACATGAGTCAGGATGCCAGACTTTGCCATCTGCTGAGCGTGAGCAGTCATCCATGGCTCAAACCAAAGATGAACACGTCCGGCAAACTTGCTGACAAAGCGAAGAGCACGAAGGTAGTCCGGATGGTAAGTCAGACGACCGCCATCCATGACATACTCATTGTGCTTCTTCAACTCAAAGTCGGCCCTGCAAGTCTTTCGACTCTTGGGTGCCTCCTTTGCACACTTCTTGTGGTGACTGGAAAGGAAAGTGTGGTTCTTCAGAGCAAGTGCCTCGGCCTCCTTGTTAGAGGTAAGCACATATCCCTTGACTGAAGAAGCTCCAACAGCCTTCATTGCGTCATCGAGGAAGCTAAACATCTGAGTGACATCAACTGGTGACTTCAAAGACTTAGGCAACGTCGTCTTCAGATCGCACTTTCCAACAAGCCAGTCAGCATCCCGAGTTAGCTTTGGAAGCCACTCGGGAGACGGAGCTGGATGGAAGACGGTCTTCATGAACGATCCAAAACCGTATGACGAGCCAAATCCGTAGTCATACGGCTCGTACTCCGGATCTGATCCGTTGTCAGCTGACTTGTGCTCAGAATCTGAAGAAGTTGCCGAAGCAGCACTATCAGCTGCGAAGTAGACACCAACCTCCTTTCCCCAAGAGGAAAGGATGGCTGAGACTCCATTCGTCACAGTGTCCTGAGCTACACCGAGACAGGTGACAAAGGTCCAACAAACCGCAAGGACCTGGTTGACCATCTCACGTCCCTTGATGGTCTTGAGGAGGGTTGGCATGAAAGCCGAGTTCACGGGGGCCTCAACAGAGGCGGAAGCGGGAGCAGATGCAGACATCTGGAAGCTTGAATTAGCGTAGAAGAGATCTCGCTAAGTTGGGTTGTGATATTTAAATAAAAAAATAATGGGGATAGTATTGAATTATTTATTCAATTTTTATGGGTATAGAAATTGGATAATAATTGCAGTTTAGCTTGATGGTACTAAGCTAATAAATGAAAGTAACCACTCTGGTGTTGTTCTCTAATGAGCCATTGCTGGCAAGAGTTGTGAAAGTACCACTATCGTGTTGCTGCTTACGCCGACACGATCTCAAACACCTTGATTCGATAATTGAGCATACCGAGTCCTTTGAGCAGTATAAAGCATCCCTGTTGACCAATCCATTCCCTATTGAACCATTGCTGGTAGGAATTCTGGAGATAAAGTGCATCTCACACAGTATGGCGATGGTATTGCCATCTCAAGATTGATGCCGGATTCTTGAGCAAACCGGGTCAAATCAACAAGTTTTATTTCCACTGGACAGTTTTTCCTATTGAACCATTGCTGGTAGGAATTACACAAAGTGCCTTTCGTTACATCCTACGAAACTCTCTGTCCCACCGTCTTAAAATGAGCAAGCCGGATGGTGTGTAGAAATGATGCTGCACTCTCCTTTCCTAAGAGCACACTTTATCCTTTTTATTATAGGACCCTTCAAGCACTTGGTTTTTCAATTTTATTTATTAATATAATCTAATAATTGTATGTTATATAATATATAAATGACATACTCTAGTGTATATAAAACAATTGAGCCAGTACTTGATTTATTAATAAAAAAGGCACTTTTTGATGGCCATACAATGCCAATGCGTAATGGAGGCGTTATTGAACATATTGGACCACAAAAGAGTGCAAAATTTTATTTAGATAAAAATGCATTGAGCATACTAAATAAAAAACATATTGATACAAAAAATTACAAACCTGATAATAAATCTCCAATACGAGAAAAAACATTATATTCGTATTTTGAAAATGATGTTATATCAATGTGGGATATATATGTTGATATTAATACATTGGATAATGAACAAATTAAAAATGTATTAGAAAAAAGAGCCACGGCATTAATTTCACATCTTATTAAAAATATTGATATATTCGGTAATGATTTGGAATTTTTACTAAATAAACATAATTTAACATTAGATGTTTCTAATAAATTTATATATCAAAGTTCATATCATGAACCATTTGGACAAATATGTGTGATACATCTCGGTGTTACACATAAACAAACTAATGTATCTACCGGGATGCCCATAATTTATTTTTGCTCAATGAATAATCATCACACTAGGCATGGTTATATTAAAGAAGTGAATAGTGCAAGAGATTACTCTGAAACAAATGAACAAACCATTTTATATAAAACATTATATGATACCTTAGAATGTCTATGGAAATTGACAAAAATATCTGCAGAATATATGGCGATATTTTTACTGTTATTTAATTTTTTTATAAATGATTTAATAGATATTCATAATTATTTAGAAACAGATAAATTGAATCTTACAAGTTATTTTAGTGATTTTAATAAACTATTAGTTACAATTAATAGCGATACAGAACATTTTAAACGGTTGACAAGTATATTACCACTTTCATTTTATAGAACAAATGATCAATATATACAAATAGATGGAAAACATTTACTTAAAATAGATTATGACAATCTGCAAATAAATTATGAAGCATTTGGTACAACTTTAACTGATTGGTCAAAAAGGTTGAATCGGGCATATTTTGATGCAGTCAAATTTTCATTGGCATATTTTGATACAATTGACATTAATGAGACAACTAATATAAATCAAAAAATGATTAATAACCACTTGCTTGAATTATCAAATGGGGGAGATCGAGATTTACTTATCAAAAAATATACAGGTAATGAAAATATTGCTGCAAAAGTTAAGAAAGCATTATTTGAAAATATTAATGAGCTTGATGTATTAGATACAATTCCATCTTATAACAATTCTGTTAGAGAAATAAATAATATTTTGTTTAATACAATACAAACCATTTCAAATAAAAGATTTGATGACAATTATAAAAATGATAAGGACTTTACGGTTTATAATGGAAAGGGATATTTTATATTGGGAAATAATAATTCATATGATTACACAACTTTGGAGATTGGTCAAAGTATTATGACACAATTTATAACATCAACCTCTGCTTCTTTGGGTACCGCTATAAAATTTGGTTATTGTCCATGTTGTATTCTTAAAATAAATATTCCACGTGAATCTACTTATTTATGTATTTACAATTATAGCGAAATTTCTGACGAAAAAGAAATACTGATACCATTTGGAAGTTTAATGACTATTAAGGATATACGATATGTAAATTATAGATCAGCCGATTATGATAAATTAGACTCAAAAACTGTTATGCCAAGATTGACAATAACATTGGACTATATAGGTCCTCCATCTAATATAAAAGATATTGATTCTTTTATTGCCTTTTACAGGATGAAATATAATGTGACACCAAAACAAGCAGATCCAATACTACCACATATATTTTCAGGACAAAGTAATCAAAGTGCATTTAGTAATCAAAGTGCATTTAGTAATCCAAATGGTATTTATGTACCATCAAGTCCGTCAAGTGTGATTAGTAATCCAAGTCCATTTGGTAATCCGAGTTCGTCAAGTGGATTTGGTAATTCAATCGGCAGTTTTGTACCAATAAGTCCGTTAAATATATTAAGCAATTCAGGTTCATTTGGTAATCTAAATCCATCAAGTGCATTTGGTCCAAATCCAATTTATAATTTTGGAAATTCTCACCAAATAAGTGCATTTGCAAAACCTGAAATTCCGCATTCATAATCCAATATTTTATTTAATGAATAAACCCAATAATTATATAAATAGTGACTATTTATATATATTATATATGGATAAGAAAAGTCTTTTAAAAGAACTATTAAAAGATTACAAGCCTAAGCCACTCGATAAATCATCAGCCGATGAAATAATAAAAAAATTTCCGGATAAATTAAAATATTATGATTATATTGACGATGCGCATAAATTAAAGCTATATGATATTATAAGGTACTATAACCAAGAGACGAATAGATTGTCTATCGGCTTACGTATTAATAAATTCATATTAGAACATGATACTGATGAACAAAATACTGATAGCGAATACGATGATGGGGATATTGATGATGATTACGAAAAGGAATTAATGAATATGTTAAAAAAGGCAGGTTTACACAAAGAGAAAACGGAAGAAGATATCAAAAATGAAATTAAGAAAAAGAGAAAAAAAATGCGTCCACAGGTTATTGAAAATGAAAAGAAACGTATTGCTGGAAAAATAATCCATAAAATAAAATTATATGATATATCCCACAAAAAGTATTGGTATATTAAGCCAAGTAAGTACATAATATTTAAAAAACCGAATAAAAAAGACATAGAAACAAAAACTTGGTTAGAAATGTGCAAAATTGATATAAAAAAAGTAGATATGGATAAAATAAAGGTTTGATAAAAATTGAATTGCTTATTGACTGTTCTTTTAATATATTAATTGTTAGTATAACAATAATCAAAATGAGAACTCTATTACTACTATGTATTCTTTTTGCTGGGCTTCAATTTGCTACTGCACAAAATGCCGTAAATCTCAGGGATGTTAGTACGCTAACATTCAATCGCGGCCAATATACGACATTCCGAAGAACCAATGCTTTACCACAACTTAATTGTGTTGGTGGATCAGCCAGACGTGAAAACTATCAAGTAAGTACGGTACAATGTAGAAATGTTGGATTTGATGGCGTTGATTATAATTGGCGATGCGAGTCAAATCTTAACAACAAGCTAAAACTTGGTCGTGTAGTTGTAAGTTGTGAAGGTTATAACCGTCCTGGTGATAAATACGTTCTTGGTGGCAGCTGTGCGCTAAAGTATGAACTCGAGTATTCTGATCCAGTATATGAAACAGAAAATATGGTAGCACTTGTTTGTGGTATGATCTTTATTTTCATCATTGTACTTTGGGTAGTCATTGGATGTTACTCTGCCTTCCAACCGTCATATTATGATCCATACAGACCTAGATATTCTAGTGGATTCTTTGAAGGATATTGGCTAAGCTCGCTATTTTCTGGAAGGAATAATGGTGGTAATAATTACGGATCAGGATCAAGTACGTCATCATCATTTGGTACTACTGAACGCCGTTAATAATTTTATTTATTTAATTAATAAATTAACATTTTTTCTCGATTTCTATTGTAATATCATTAATTACAATAGAGGATTTAATCTCTGTAATATTTTTTGTATTTTTTATTAGATTTTTTATAAACTCGTCATAATAAGAACTATCGATGAAAAATTTACAATAAACCCAAATCCACGAGTCGTAAAATTTGATGCTAGTGATCTTTATCGTTGATATATATTTATATTCTTTTAATTCAAAAATATTTTGTGTAATAGCTGCAACAGTATTTTCGGGATGAGTATTTAACGTAATCCTTATTTCACAATTCTCTAAAATAGCACTTGTTTCTTTTACTAATTCCTTTACTATTTCTATTTCCTTTTCTATTTCCTTTACTGTTTCTATTTCCTTTTCCATTGCAGTCTCCTTTTCTATTTCCTTTTCTTCATGATTATATTTTGATGAATTGCAGCCCATAATTGTATTTTACAGTTGTTTGATAATTACAAATAGTTGGAGCTATGCGGTGGTACCAGTTATATTAAACTTTCAATTTTATAAAGGCAATAACTTAAGCCAATTCAAACGATATTTTTAATAAGATAGTATTGCTTTTCGCTTATAAAAGTTGAATATTAATGAACATAATAATATTTAATTTAATTGGTAGGATAAAAGTAACCATGAAAATCCTTCCATTATTTGTTATGTTATTTGGCGCTGAAAATCCTGTTCCAGATTGGCTTTTTGCAATAGTTCTTTGCTTTTACATTATGATAATATTGAGTTTTCTTTGCGGATTTATTTCAGAAAAATATTGTGATAAAAGAAAAAACCCAACTACAAAAATAAAAAAAGAATAATTTTCTTTGATTATCTAATGATTACTTAATAAGTGGATTAGTAATATATTTACTGTTGGAATTGGTTTGAAATTTAATGTAATCCCGAATTGCATTGACTTTGATTTGTTCAATGTCTAATTCTGTTTTTTTATTTTTTGATTTTGGAATATCTTGGTCTGTCAATATGGATATTCCGTTTATTCTCGTTTCGGATTTTATTGTCTTAACGTCTTTTATATGTGAAAACAACAACTCGATAAAATCATCATAACATGCACTATACGAATTGTCAATAGTGAAATCACAGTGAACTATTGAAAAAGTTGTGCAAAATGATATATGGGTAATTTTCATATTGACAATAATTTTATCATTTACTGTTGCTGTTGGTAGTTTCATAAAATTTTTAGTTATACTTTCAATAGTGATTTTATCATCACTATTTAATGTAATTGTTGTTTTACAGCTTAGATGAGTTAAAGGTTTTGACTCGATATTTGTTTGATGAACTTGTTCGATAGAACAACACAAACCCATTGATATTATAAATTATTTTAAACTCAAATAAAATGTTAAGTTAAAAATTAATATTCAATTTTATGGTATAAAGAAATTAAAAGTCTGTTTTATTGAGTAATCCTTCAACATTATTGAAGATGTCATCAATATTCTCAATATTTTTAATAAGATAGTATTGTAATTCGCATGGTTTAATATTCGACATACCCTCTTGATTAGTTACTCTCTTTGTAAAAGCTTTAAGTTTTTCTTCAAGGTATTCGTCATTAGTATATTTATCATCATTTGTAATATCAAGTGTTCTTTTAATATTATTTACTATTTCATCGCGAGTATGTTGTCCTTGATCCTGTAAAGTACTTCTTGGGATAGGATTTCCATAAACGTCGCATGCACCACCATACCCGTCATCATATTCATCGGGATATCTGTCATCCCATGTTGGGGCTCCAGTCGGTAAAGCTTCTGATGGTTTTTCAGTATCACGCATAATTTTAATTTTCTTAGTGATAAAGGTTTTAGCCATAGTATAAATTTGCTCATGATTGCATTCCTTTAGCTCAAATTTTCTATCAATTCTTCCTTGGCGAATGAATGCTGGGCCGAGTTTTTCAATGTAGTTAGTGGTCATAATAGTAATAACACCATGATGATTGGAAAGTGCTCCATCTAAAGCATTAAGTAATCCAGAATAGGTCAAGAATTTCTTTTTCTTTTCAGTTTGTTTATCAAGAAGAGTGAATTGCTTAGCTTTTGTCTTGGGTTTTTTAGCTTCTTTCTCATCGTCTTCATCAGCAGAATCATCATCTTCTTTCATATCAGCTACGTCTGCATTATCTGGAACATCATCATCCTCGGTTCTTGATTCATTTTTGACTTTTTCTTTTTGTGAAAAAGCTGTATCAATATCTTCAAAAAGCAATATTTTATTACCTCCACCGAGTGAGTTAAGAATATCGACAATTGTATCATCATTAATATTTTCATCATTGACATTGATGATGAAAATGTTTAGCTGATATTCGAATGCCAAAGATTTGACTAATGATGTTTTACCAGTTCCTGGAGGACCATAAAACAGGATCCCTTTTTTGTAAGGAATTTGATATTCTCTATAAATTTTCTCCATAAGAATAAACTTGACGATTTCACTTTTGATTTCCGCAAGCATCTTACTGGGCAAATAAATCGTATCGAAAGATCTTTTATCGAGAAGAGTATTTGTCCATCGTTTATTGAGGTATCTAGAGATATAAACATTATTTTTAACAGTTACAATTTTACTTTTATTTGATAATTCATTAGAGTAATTAATTGTTTGATTAATTGTAGAAACAATATCCTTGTTAGATAACATTTGCCCAGTAGAAACAATACAGATGTTATAAGAACTACCACAAATATAGATTAGAATAATTTTATTATCCTTAATGTAAAATGCCCCACCACCGAAACGCTCTCCGTTAAGTGATACATATTTTTTATGCAGACCAGTTGCTGATAACTCATTAATATCATAATTTTGTTTATTCTCAAAAATTTCAATTTGATCACTATTATCTTTTACATTATTTGATAATGTTGAGCATTTCATTTTCATTAAAAGTTTGTTACCAACGAATTTTCGAGTATCTTCCTTTTGGTTGGTAATCGTGTCAATACCATCACCGATTTTGATTAAACCTACTGCATCAACATGGTTAAACAATGTTGATAATTTGGTTGTTACATGCTGATTAGAAATAGTAATTTTATAAACATATTCCATTTTTTTAGAAATCTTCAAAGTATCTTCAAGAAAGTTTTCAATAATAGCAATATATTCTGGAGTTGTTAGTTTTTCTATAACAGTTGTGTTATCAATACGAATAAGATCTATTCTGATATCTGACATTTTTTCCTTATCAGAAATTCTGTAAAGAAATTGGACAACATATTCATTGTATTTGAAAAGCTTTCTTTTACTTTCATTAAAAATACTATAAGATTTTTTAGCCTTAAGTAAAGAGTCGCCATAATAATTAATATTGACTTCTTGAGTATCACATGTTTTACCATTTTTGATATTTTTAACATTAAACCATTCTTCAAGCTGATTTGGTGTAGAAGTAGAGTCTTTTTTCTCGTCCTCTAAATTAATTAGTTGAAGTAAGTTGTATTTCTTATCATCTGATTCAATATCAGACTCGAATACCGCTTTTTTCAGAAAGTTAAATAATTCCATATTCTCTGGTTCTACCATAACTCGACAAAGAACTGTACCCACCAATTTGGATGTTATATAATCCTTGGCATGATATTTTATGTAACTAAAAAGGAACAGGAGAAGCTTATTAAACAGATTAACAAGACTATTCACATACGTAATCAGTAAAGGGATAAGATGGGCCAAAATTATAGAATCTATAAATGGATTGCCTGTAAGTCCCGCGCTCTTGAAGAACGAATCAACAGAAGATGACAGATTCGACATATGTAAGATATATACTTATTAATAGTATAATATTGACTTATGCCTATATTTTATCAATTTTTTGTATAGTAATAACCTATTTATTCGATAAAAAAATTGATATTTGAAATCATTGAAGGGTCCATTATTCTTTGACATTATACCATACAACAACAAGCATACTGACTCAAGCTTACAACACACCGATCCAAGATGTCTTCCGCTTCGTCTTCTCCCGCTTCGTCCGCAGCTTCGTCTGCACCGGCCTCTCCGGTCAACTCGCCCCGTCCGCAGGAGGATGCTCTGTCTGCCGCTTCGTCTGCATCGGCCTCTCCGGTCAACTCTCCTCGTCCGCAGGAGGATGCTCTGTCTGCCGACATCCCGTCTGCTGACATGGTCTCTGAGACCATTCGCGAGAACAAGAAGAAGGCGTGGCTTGTCAAGAAGCAGAAGGCTGATGCCTACGTTTCCTTCATCAACCGCGCATCTGAGGCATACTTTGCCTTCATCATCATGACTGTCAAGGCACTGTTGGGAGGTGATCTCAAGGATACCCAGCCCAACATCGTCGACAAGCTCATGAAGTTCACCTTCGAGGGTAAGGAGTGCTGGGAGCTTGTGCACTACGGTGCCAAGGCAGTCGGCGCTCACTACACCGACCGCAACAACTCTGTCTACGAGGACTACAACATCGAGCGTGGTTTCGTCAAGGCTCAGAAGCATCTGGCCAAGCTCGGATACGGACTGCTTGATTGCTGTGACCCGAAGAAGAGCATCAAGAACAAGTTCATTCACGTGTACTTCCCGTTCAAGTCTCAGTCTGGAGCTTATTACATGAACAAGTTCATGAAGCTCGCTACTGAGAAGGACATCTGGCATGGACTGAACAAGCTGCCTTCTGGAACTGTGCTGAACCTGCCCAACTCTCTGCCAGCCAAGGTTGATCTCACCAAGCTGTCTGTCAAGGTCGATGCAACACCAGCAGAGGCTAAGCTAAAGACGGTGTCTCCTATGACTCCAGTTCAGGAGTCACCTGCGGCACCCATCGCCGTCGCATCGGAGATGGGTCTGCCCAAGCTGGATCCGACTCCAGCTGTTCTGCCTGCCCTCGTGATCTAATCACAAGGACTCTGTCAGAACCTCACCGCATTCCGCATCGCATCCCGCATCGCATTCATTTGTTTTATCTTTTTCGACTATCTGTACATATCATCTATTTATTATACGCATAATAACTTGGTGATATTAAATAAATAAAGTTACAGAATTATGCACTCGCTATCTTTTTCTATCTTAATTGAATTAAATTCTGGTAATTTTGACGGATCAGTTAATGAAAATACAAGTTTTATGTATTCAAAAATTTTTGTATATTTGAAGTTCTTTTTATCAATGATTTTATTAAATGATAAGGAAATGTAATATCCATTAAATATATGGTTCCTTCTACTTATTTTATGTATAAGTGGATTTTTTAGAATATAATTACACATATCATCATATATACTATTCGAAATCCTACATGCAAAATCATTATATTTTTCACATTTGAAATCTGTTTTTAATTTTTCTTTATCACAAACATAATCAGGTCGGGTATAACTATTTATAATAACTGTGCTATTTTTTGCATAAGTGTTTGCAAGTAAGTCCATTATCTTATTATAATGAGGGTTATTCGCATCATCAACTGTTGATATTATTTTAATTTGATTATTAAAATAATCTTGTATACAATTCTTGATATAATTTAATTGATTTTCCCTATTTATTTTAAACTGTAAATCATCATTCTCAGTTTTTAATTTATGTTCTCTAATAGCACGTTCACGTAATTCATATTGGCTATTTGCCTCGTCAATATATAAATATAATTGATCCATGATTAATAAATAAATTTGTAGATAATATTAGTATCAATTTTTCTTTTGATTCATTTCAATAGCCAAACCTTGTAAGCTGCTGAATTGAACATTCGGCATTGAGTGATGTGCATACATTCCAGATTTTGTTTTAGTATAATCAGTCGGCGTAACCATTTTAGTGGCATTATAAATGTACCAAGCACTTGACGCACCTATTAATGCCCCACATGTATTAACGGTAGTAAGGAAAAGGCTATGACTATGTGGCATTTTAAATAAGTACTATATGTATACTATCCTATTCTCAGACCTTGTAAATATCAAATTTTCAATAAAAATTGATGATTTTTTTCAAAGTTTTATCCATATGATAAGTATATTATATAAACATTCCCTGCTTGATAGTACTTATTCAGCAATGCCATACCTCGTAGCATATGAAATTAAAAAAAGTGAGATATCAAATATTGGTATCTTCACGAAGGTGGCTATAAAAAAAGGTGATAAAGTATCAAAACTTGAACCAAATGAAAGAATCTATTACACGATTGATCAAGTAAAAATCATTGAAAACTCGTATGATAATGAAGCGAGAATTAAGGATTTGTTGACATATGGTTGGTATGATGAGAAAATAGACAAGTATATTTATGCACTTGATGATGACAGGTGTATTAATCACAGTGATAATCCAAATTTGGAAGAAACTATGATTGATGATGAACTTTATCAAGTAGCATTAAGGGATATTGAAGTTGGTGAAGAATTAACAAATGATTATGGAACCTTTGAATGCTTATCCGAGTATATTTTGACACTATACAGAAAATATAATGTTTGGGTTTTTGCACAATAATTTTTTTATTAAATTTAAAAGTTGAATTAATATATGCGACACCACCTTATATTTAAATAGTAAGTAAATAAATAAACAATATGTGCGAAGAAGATTTTAAATTAGTAAAAGCAATGTCATCTGAAAGCCATTGGAAATATGGTTCAGGTTTAGGTAGTGAGTCATATTGGAAATATAGTTCTGGAATTGGCAGCGAATCACATTGGAAATATGGTACTGGTGTTGGAAGTGAATCACATTGGAAATATGGTACTGGATTTGGAAGTGAATCACACTGGAAATATGGAACGGGTGTTGGCAGTGAATCACATTGGAAATATGGTACTGGTGTTGGCAGTGAATCAAATTGGAAGTATGGTAGTTCAGTTGCCTCAAGCTGTGAGTGGAAATAAAATAAACTGCTCACCATTGCGTGTATTCATTATTGTGCTGGTTTCTAGCATCAGCATTGTGTTTAACAGCTGCCAATAAAACAACATCATTTGTCAAATCCGGTAGTATATTATACATTTCATTATTAGCAGCATATGATATTGCGGTTTCATGATACCTATTTTTTCTATTTCCATCAAATAATTTAGTTTTAACTAAAATAGATGCAGCATATGAATTTTTTGCAGCACATGCATAAATTAGTGCATCATTTTTATAGATATCAATTTGTGCAAGATTATCTGAACGTTTTACCAAGTCTCGTATAATATTTTGGTAGTTAAAACTAAATTGCCATTGATTAGTGTTTAATTTTTTTTCACAACAATGCATCAGTGCAGTCATTTTGTAACTATCTACATGACCTGGTAAATAGTCATGTTGCTTAACTATTTCTTCGGCGACAACTGATCCAGTTTTTTCAGAAATTAATCCGCCTTCGCATGCCATTATTAAGGCTGTTTCATTTTCATTATTTATTTGAGTTAAATTACATCTGTGTGTGATCAAATATATGGCCAATTTAACAAAACTGTCCATTGTATAATCCATACTATCACGGTGGCTAGTAGGCGTAGCTAAATCGATAAAACTTTTAGCTAACATATCACCGAAGCTTTTTTGAACTTCCTCTTTTTTTTTTCTAAGTTGTTCAAGCAAAATCATCAATGAATTGTTACCATTACTATTAACTGTATTGATAATTTCCGGATGATGTCCAACAAATAGTAAAGCCAAATCAAAAGCCCCAACACGACACGCCATTTCATAACAACTTTCTAACTTATTATTAACAGTTGTTACATAAAGTGGATTATATTTTGCTAACAACTCGCATAATTTGTAATCATATTCCAATATTGTATACATTAGCGGATTAATTCCATCGCTATCTGAAAATGTTAGATTTAAGTCATGCTTTAAAGCCAAATTAATTATTCTTTTAACGACTGACGGTACATGCTGTTTGCAACAATATAACAGTATATCGGGATTAGATTTAATTTTATTTAATAACTCGTTGTCATCAGATAATTTTAATTTTAGATTATATATTATCCCCATTTCGTGTATTCATATAATGATGATTGTGTATATCATAATTATAATTTTCAATTATTTATCCAATATTTTATCTAGCGATTCAATTAAGTTATTTTTTGGTTCAATCTTATTTGAAAAAGCAATAACACATATATCATTTTTCGAATAAATAATGCTTTTGGATATATTATATAAATTATCGTCATAATCAACAGCGCCGGTATGTTTTAGAATACCATTTTTAAAAAAGTAAAAACTTGAGAATAGTTTGTAATATTCATCTTTTAACAATATTTTATAATTCATAATAAACTTATGTAAGTCGCATGCTGTTGAAATAATATTTGCATTCAATCCATATTCCCCATGATTTTCAAAATATCCAGGAGTTTCATCCTGTTGATATATTTTTGTTGTATTTTGTTGCAATAGGTGAAATGTTGTATTATTTAAATTTAATTTATCTAATATATGTTTTTTAATGTATTCTATCGGACTTTGATTCATAATATATTTTATGATGTATCCTAATAAATAATATGCAGTATTTGAATAACTAAATTTCTCTCCAGCTTGGAAGCATTCTTTGGGTAGCGTTGAAAAACATGATTTATGTTTTATAATATTATCAATCATTTCATTAATATCTAATGGTTTAATATCTTGAGGATTTAATTTAAAATCATAATTTTCGCCTCTATAATAGTGATCAAAACTTGCGTTGTATACTCCACTTTTATGATTTATTAGATGATCGATTGTTATTTTATCAGAATTTGGCAATTTTGCTAAACCAAATTTATCAATAGTGTCTGTTATTTTTAATTTTCCATCTTGAATCAATAAAACAATCGCTAGTGCTGCAAATACTTTTGTTATTGATCCTATTCTATGTTGAGATTTGTTATTCCATAATATATTATTGTCCTTGTCAGTATAACCAAATGACTTTTCATAAATTATTTTATTATTTTTATAACAAACCAAGTAACCATATCCGACAAAATTACTTGATATATTTGCCAACATATCTTCTATATTTTGTCCTCCATATTGCTCCAATAATTGTTTATATTTATGTTTATATTTTTTATACTTTTGTAAGTAATTTGCCATATATACTAAATGGTAAATTAATTCATTTGAAAATTATATAAAAAAATTAACGATTTGGACTTTCAACCTCCAATGATTCCATTCCGAAAAATTTTGCATTGAATCTTCGAGATCCGTAACTGATTGTGTAATTCATTGCATCAACATAGCCCCTGATAATACCATGCTTAGTGATGTCGTTATCAGTCCTTTTATACCTGTAAACAACAGCATAAGCACGCTGGTTAACTTTTTCACCATCATGTGTTGGTACTTCGTGAATGACATGTGCTAGCAGATTAGTGCAATCATTACCATCATGTTTATTATGGCCACAATTTCCATTTGTATTAAAATATCCGCATCTCGTGTAATAATGCCAAATACCATACTTGACACCACAAATCATTTGTGATTGATCGAGATCATTGTGATGTTCGTCAGTTTCTGGCTCTATATATTCTCCAGTAATATCAAACAAGACATCGATCATTGAATCACCAATTGCATGTTTCCTGAGTAATGCGCAGATATTTTGCTTTGTGCATACTTGGCCACTATAGCTGCTGTTTACCATAGCAAGTGTATCAAGCCTTACTTTTTCCTTTTCGGCTTTTTCTCGAGCAATTTGAATGTCTCGTGCCTTCTTGGCTTCTCGAGCAGCTTCGATATTTCGACGATGTTCTTCTTGTTGCCTTTGAACTTCTACCCATGACTGCTCGAGGCGCTGGACCTGATTGACCTTACCCCATGCGGAAGAAGCTTGCATTCTGAATTTGATGGGAAGCTTAAGTTATCAATACTGATAAATTGATAACTCTGAAATTTAATGGACCGATGAATGTGTTAAGATTTCAATTTTTTGCACTTAATTCATTCCATATTGATAACCAATCGCCATAATAACTATCTAATGTGTTACCCTTTACATAACCAGTTTGTTTTGATTTGTCATCTTCATATCCAGTTATTTTATATGCGCCCATATCATCAGTCTTGGAATAATTGTCATCAATTTGATGTTCTGAATAAAATTTTCCGATACCTAAAAATGTATAAATTTGTATAAAATTTACACATTTTGGGCTGCGCTTTATATGAAAAATATATATTTTTCACATAAATATCGTCAATTAATTTTTATATAATTTTATACAAAATTATACAAAAATCACTTGCCGACATAATCATTAACAATAATATCATTGTTGAATCTGGATCTTATCCATTTATATTTACGATACAATACTCGATGCTTCAAAATAGTTTGGAAATCTTGTTTTGATAGAAAATTTCGTGTTTTAGTTTTCCAATGTAATTTGAAAATACATAGTAAACGTTTTAGTTGCATTTTATATTCTTTAATTGGTTTGCTATAATCTTTTTCATAAGTATATTTTCCCCCCAACTTCAAATGAATAACTTTTAATTATTTGGACGCAGTATCTCTTCTCCATTGGAATTTGTCCATTTAATGTTATTAATTATTTAGCATTCTTTAAATAAAATTGAAATAAATTATTGGTTGTTGAGTGCAGTTACTTTTTATTAATACATACTTACTTTTGATAAAATGGAAGCTTTTCAAGAATTTGTTTCTTTGGGTTCATCCTGCTGTATAGCATATCAACTATCCAAGCATAAACTCAGACAATCTGCTTATCCATTTGATTGGACAAGAAGTGATAAGATTAAAGATTTAACTGATGTTTTTAAAAATGATTTTGAAGGATATCTTGAATCACTTGAAATTATATCAAAATCAGAAAATCATGCATTGTTGACTACCGATGATTTTCCAGACGAAAGCCAAAATAAAACATTAATTGTGAAAAATAAATATGGCATCAAATTTTATCATGATTTTGATGCTACAAAAGCTTTAGATATTCAGATAGTATCAAATAAGGAAAAATATAAAAGGAGAATCGATAGATTGTATGAAATTTCCAATAATAAAACAATACACTTTATTAGACAAGAATTTAAACCAAAAACTCTAAAAAGCGATGATATTAATGATTTAATTAAAGTACTATCTTCAAGATTTAAGAATTTCGATTTGACAATTATTATTCATAATTTGTCAAATAATGACTATGATATTTTCAGATATACGCATCCCAAAGTTCGCATAATTATAGATTCTTCAGAATTTGTTGACTGGCAAAGATCAAATATCAATTGGGCTAATATATTTAACACAATAAGTACTATTAATCGTGTATCATTAGTCAATACTAAAAAAACTAGATCAAAAATTTGCATTAACTTTCATGATAACCAGAAAAATTTAATTAGTAAATATAATGATGAAATTACGCAGGAAGATATTGTCAAATTGGCTAATGATATCCTTGTTGTAATACCAGAGCTTATTGCTGAAACTAAATTTCTAAATTACATGATCATCGAAAAATCAGTAGGAATTGAACAAACGGAATATGCCATTAAAGTAGTTTTTAGTAAATATGATAAAGCAGAGTCAGTAATGGTATCATTGCTTGAAAGAGTTAAGTTGAACATCACTCTTGCTGCATATCAACAAGATCATGTATCTGATAAATATATGATTACAAAAAAGACACATTTTAATGATTATTATGATGGAACACTATGGAAACATCAAATTGATTCGTTCGTACAATCATGTAGTGAAATGTCTCGGATTGTGCATAATAGTATTAATAGTTGGATTCTCAAAAATGGATATAATTTTCTGGGACTTGGTGGTGAGTGTGGCTATTATGGGCTAGCTAATAAGCAACATTTCAAGAATCAAATATTAATGACATCGTCAGTTGTCATTTACGACGATTGTAAACTTAATACAAATGTGGAATGCAAATTGATTGATTACACTAATTATGATTTTAAAGAAATTATGGATACAGAGAATACTATTTTACTTGTTAATGTTAGTAAAAAAGGACTCCAGCGAATGCTTGATCATGTTTGCAAATATAAATTTAAGCAAATACTTTATATTGGTTGCTGCGAAAAATATGTTATGAGCGATTTGGAAGCATTATCTAAAATATATAAAGTTTGTAATATGGTAAAAATAGATTTGCCAAATAATAATTCGGAGTTTATTGTTGATTTGCAATAAAATTTATTTATAACAACATCGCTTATTGCTTGTAAAAATTGAACTAATAATTGACAAATAATAAATTCACATGAAATCATATGGTATTAATTATGTCTCTCAAAGTTAATCAAGAAACAATAACCTATGCCCCAGTAACGGTTCCAGAAAATCACTGGGCGCTTGAGTGTCCAAATCAGGACAATGACAATTATGTTACAGTGATCACAACACGGTTTGGTAATTATTATGTTTATCTAAACCCAACTGATTCTAGAGGTTATAGACTAATAGTTAAATTATTTGATCCGAAAGATATGCGTTCTACTTTAAACAGAACTTATACTAATGATGAGCTTGCGGGTCTAGCACTTGTTAGCGCTTTAGTTATGAATACTATTTCGAACCATTTTAATTTAGTTGGACAATTAAGTTATGCCGGTAATAACTCACATACATTTCAAGATGGTAATTTTGTAGTTGGAGAGCAAGAACCATCCATGGCTCATATGCATATTATATTTAGAGGAAACCCAAATCACGAGTATTTGAAATATGACGGTAAAGAATATGGTATTAATCTTGGCGGACCTGTACCTGGAGCAATGTATAACATGCGCGGTGATAGCAAGGACGAAAACGATGAGGGTAATAAAAAGAAGGAAAAATGGCAAATATTCGAAAATGGTCAAGTAAGCGCCATCAAAGATGTGGCTAGTTATTTTAGGAATTTACTTAATGATGTAAACTTTTCTATGTAATTTATTTATAACGGCCTAAAAAATTGATATTATAAATCGATGCATTACAGTATTAAAAAACACTGAAAATTATATTGATCTGAGGATTCTGACGTCGGCATTTAAAAAATGGCTGCAGTACACAAGATTCCGCAGTTTGGACTAGGCACCTACCTAATGCTTGATGAGCCTAAAGACGCCGGAATGACAACCGAAGAAAGCGTAAAGTATGCTATTGAGGAATTGGATATCATGCATATTGACGCTGCTGTTCTATATAAAACTGAGGCTGCTATTGGACGCGTTATCGAAAAAATCAAATCCAAAGTTCCGAGAAAGAAATTATTCATTACAACCAAGGTTCATAATCGCGACCAAAAGAAAGGTCCTAACAGAATTAGACGTGTATTCGAAGAAAGCAAAAAGAAGCTAGAAACCCCATATGTCGACTTGCTACTTTTGCACGCTCCAATGATGTCTTTTCTTGAAGCAAGTTGGAAGGTTCTTGAAGATCTCCACTTATCTGGAGAATGCAAGATGATTGGTGTTTCTAACTTTGATATTGAACACCTGGAATGGTTTAAAACTAATAGCGACAAAATTAGGGTTAAACCAATGGTAAATCAAATTGAACTATCTCCATTTAATACCAAAGAAGATTTGGTTAAATACTGTAATAACAATGATATTATTGTTGTTGCACATTCTAGTTTAACACGTGGAAAAAAGCTGGATCACCAACTTCTTAAAGAAATTGGCGATATATATAATTTTACTCCCGCTCAAGTGATGTTAAAGTGGGCTATTCAAAAGGGATTTGTAATTATTCCTAAATCAAATATTAAAAAGGAAATAAATGAAAATTATGATGCATACAAAAGTGATATTGTTATTAGCGATGAAGATATAAAGAGATTGGATAATCTCAATGAAAATTTTACTTTATTTAACAAGTATGACGACTAGAATGGTACAGATGTGAGAACAAAATACGAACAATCTTATTATCATCAGTCGAATAATATACATACCTTATTCTATCAAGTCCGCATACCTTAGCAATATGTAACGTACAGTTTCTACATGGCTTTGACATATTTAAGATACCGTTCTTATTACATCTTATTACAAGCAAATCGAATCTTGTCTTGCTGTGCTTGTTAAATATATGCTGCTTACATGATAAGTTTCTAAGAGCATCTATCTCTGCATGCAAGCCAGTCTTGTTGCAAAACTTGGTTCTATAACTATTAAATCCCTTGATAGCAGCGTTTTTCAAAATACTGTTTCGACACAGGAATCAGAGCTGCTGAATGCATATAACTGTCCCGAATGGAACGGTACTTTAATCTCTCCTTTACTAACTTTGTTACTAGATCGTCAAAATGGTTGAAGTTGGTGTTCTTTGTCATTGTGTCTGGTGTAGATGGATTTATCATTTGGTAAGCAATTATCAAATGATTGTGGTTAATAAAAAGCTAAATCTAATGAGTTAACAAATCAATATTATATTCAATTTTTCCTATCCAAGTAATTGGAACATACACACCAATTATATCCGGTAATATATCCCAATGCGTTTGAATTTTGCTTTACCGCTTCCAAACAAATTTCGGAAGTCATCGAAAGTTTATTTTTTATAAAACGTATGCTAAGTCCATTTTGTTTTACGGCAGCTAAATACATTTCATTGGTTGGATTTAACACATATTCTAATGCGCAACTATTTTGTTTGATAGCAGTTAAACAAATTTCATTATATTTATCTTTACTAACTTTATATTTTTGCGGATCTCTTATAAAATTAACATGTTCAAGTGATAGTCCCCCATTTTTAACTGCTAATAACTGTAAGTCATATGTTTGTTTATCAACATATTTTAATAAATATGGATTTTGCTTTATTGCTTCGAAGCACAGTTCGCTTGTTTGATTATTGATCAATTGAATTACCTCTGGGCAATGTTTAACTGCTACCATACATATTTGTGAAGTTTGATTTTTGATATAAATAAATGATGCCATATTTTTATTTATCGCATTCAAACAATAAGCTTCATCGTTCCAAACATTTAATGTTCTGATTAGTTGTTTTTCACCCAATATTAATTTATTTGTTTTGTATTTATCACATTTGTTTATTTCGTCATATTCTATAAATATTTGTGCATCATCTGGCAATATTACATTTCTACAATAGTGAGCCATATTCCATCCACTACCTTGCCATATTGCTATATCATTAATATCACAAAAGTAAATACCACCACCAATATAATTAGTTTTTGGATAAAATAATTGTGTATCAATGTTTAATCCTGTTTTAAATTCAAATCCATTATGTATTTCAGATTCATTTGTTAATTTGACAAATTGTTTGTCACTAAATGTTGTACTAAATTCTTTTCCTAAAATTACAGACATATATATTATATTATTTATTTTTGTTCTTAAATATAATTGCTCATTCTTTCCAAGTTATAACATATTATAATACAAATCATTATTTGAGCTGCATTATAACTATATTAAATAAATAAAATTTTTTGTAATAAATTAAATACGTTTTTCTCTATACCACATAATAGATCCATGCGCTATCCATGTAAATATTTCAGATAGAAGTTCATCAGATATACGTAAATCGTAACAGCTATCTTGGTTATCATTAAATTCAATATATGTTACATTATATTTCGGCACGGGAGATCTCCCATATAATCTTTGTTTTTCTATAAAGTCTGTGTTTTCTTTATCAATCATATCCTTTGTGTTTGTGTCGACTAGAAAAATTGGTTTGCATTTTAATCTGAATTGCACCATTTCTGAAAACAATTCTCGTCCATAAATCATTCCCGTATCAGTAAAAAAATTCAAAAAATTAAATAAATCAGTTTTGTTTTTGTATTTATCCTCAGATGTAATACAAATTGCAAGATGCTTATTTTTATATTCGAATGATTTTAGTAATTTATTGGAAACAGTAATTTTTTTGTCAAAAATATTATTTAAAATAGTATATAACATGGACATTAGAATATTGTTTGAATTATTTACAAAAGCAAAAATATTTGCATTCGTGTATTCACCTGTTATGCAGTACCCCAAACATTTTTGCAATTCTTTTATTTTTGTTTGATCATTACCCATTAATTTATTTAAAAAATTAATGGCATTGTTAGTTTTTTGATATGTATATTCTACATCTAATTCATATGTAAACATATCATCAATTGTCCTTTCCGATACAATTTCGGTTTTTAAGTTAATAACTTTATTATTTTTAAGTGGTAATTTATGTTTTACAACATCTAATTGTTCCCCAAATTTTGAATCATAACACATCAACATTAATTCTGATGCAACATTTGAGGCGACTGCACTTGATACATTTATATGAAAGTTACGAGGTACATTATTTTCTTTTTGGATAGAATTCATTATATCAAGTTGCTTTTTAACGTACATAGCAATTTCGTTATGGGATAACTTTTGCCATAGTTTTATCGTATTATTATATTTATACCAAATTTGGCTTTTAATATTAATAACTTTTATATTTTTGTTGCTATCATATATCAGTTTGGCACAGTCACGGATGGAAATAATATCATTTGTAGATTGCCTAGAAGACATCATTTTGAATAATTAATTTCAATATAAAATTATAGAAACAACTTAGTATTATTAATTTCAACTTTTTGTATCAGTATATAAGTTTTTCAAATGTCTATTGTAAAGAGATAACAGCAACCGCGGTCTTTCACTATTTTCTATTACAGTTATTGAACAATTAGTTGTTTCCTTTAGCAAATTGGATTTATTTAATTCTTCGACATTACATAATGTTCTTATTGTTACACCTATAAAACTACCATGGCAAACAATTAATGTATTTTTTGTTTTGTCAATTCGTGAAAAAAAATCTTTGATTCTTTCACTAACTTCTTGTCTGGTTTCCATTTTGAGTTCTGTATACATTTTAGCTTCAAGATCATGAATTTCTTCAAATTTAATAGCTTTCTCAAAACTGTTCATTTTATTAATTTTTATAGCTATTTCCTCTACAGTTGGCATACTTTGTATTATCTCTTTCTCCTCTTGTTCATTCTTACCAGACAACATTCCTTTTGAACGTTCGACCAGTAGTTCATCATATATTATCTCAATATTTGGATTTTGAAATGTTCTTATTATTTCCGCCGTTTCTTTAGCACGGATTAATGGCGATGAATAAATAGTATCAAAATCTATATAATTCATCATATACTCCCCTGTTATTTTGGCTTGTATTTTGCCAGTATTATTTAATGGTGGATCAACTTCAGACCCTTGATTTATATTATTTAAATTAAAGTCAGTTTCGCCATGTCTAACTAATACAATTTTTCCCATTTTATCAATCTATATTAGGTTAATAAAAAAATTAGGTGTTAATAATGTTTCATTTCAACATTTAAATATGGAAATGCGTCATTTAATTTTGTACACATCTTTGTGCAATAGTGCTGGATTAGTGTTGTTTGTGAATTAGAACCTATTTTCCATGAAAAGCTAAGATTATTTCCATTTTGTTTTATTGATGTAATCTCGAATGGTCTAATGTAATCAAGTTGTCTGTCTAATTTAATTATTAATTCAAAAATGTTCTTATTTAGCAATGAATTGCACGAATAAAGCTGTTCATAATTATATTTGTGACATGATATTTTTATTTCTAATGAATAATCTACATTTACTGTATTTCCATTAAAATTATTTTTAATTTCATCTAACAATATTTTCTTAGTTGATTTTGTTAATGTTCTTATTGTGTTAATATGTGGCTTTGCATTTGTTATAACCATTAATAGTCTATCACAAAAATTTTTATCCGTCTTTGCATAGCATACATTCTTTACTGAAATTGGAATTGAATAATTATATCCAGAGTAATATTCGCAAAATTTATTAACAAAATTTTCTTCAGTTAAACCCTCAATATTGTTGCATAAATGACCACACATTATTGACCACGAAATACCAGGTATATAGCCATTAACTGCACCATATACATTTACAGATTTCGCCAATGCCTTTATTTGTTTCAACCCGTTTATTAGTACACTTTTATTTGGAACAGAATTTAAAATCGAAGTCGATTCTTCGAATACCGATGAACTTGATATATCTTCCGTATTTGCTTGCATATAATGAACATCGATTGGCAAAAGGAAATTATAATTACTTTTAATATATGTACTGTGTTCTGATCTAATTATTGATGTCGTATAAAAGTCACCAGTAGTTTCTAAAAACTTTTTGAATGTCTCAAAAAAGGTAACTTTATCTATATCACCTATTGCCACCAAATCTAAATCTGATGAATTGTTTGCTCCAAATACTCCAGAGCCTCCAACTTTCCATTTGATATTAGTGTCATAGCATCGCAATATATCCAAAATATATTCATTATTGGGTACCATCGTTTCGTTAGTCAAATTGATTGTATGTACTAATTTATAATAATCACATCCATTTGGTTTAGAAATGATATGTAGTTTATCAATTGTCCAGCTAATGTCAAAATCTTCCTTTACTGAATTTGATCCCAATGTTATGTGAGGATTAAATTCTCCTACAAAAACATCAGGTAAAACAGCATGTAGTTTACTGTAAAGCGAATTTAATGAGTATTGTGTTTCTTCATCAGGTCCAATATAATATGTTTGGTTAACTGCATGGTTAAAATGATTAATGCCAGAAAATCTTACTTTGAATGGTTTGATTTTATGTTTAGCATCTAAAAATTCTTGCATACTATTAAGATGTAGGAAGCCATGTGCTAAAGTAAAATGAGGCATCCATCTTTCATAATGCAAATCATTTCGCTTTCTAACTGCATTTATTTTTTCCCAAAATCTTACTGGAACAATAACAACTAATCCAGTGGTTGGGTCTATTTTATTTTCCAACGTAATTTCTTTTTCTTTTAATTCAAATTCAACTTCAATTGGATAATGGTCAGATAATTCAAGGTTGTTATGTACCTTATATGATAGCTCCTGTATAATAGAACTTTCATAAAATATTTTATCCAAACAAAAGCTCAAGTTGCTTTTTGTCATTAGTTTTGCATATTTATTGTTTGATGGATCGAATGAAATGTATTTATCAGGTATGGCATTAGAATAATCCAGTTGAATTTCGGAATTAAAGTCACCCATAATCATAAAGTTTTGAATGTTTTTGGTAACAATATATTTCTTAATTTTTGCTAACTGCTCCAAACGCTTTTGTTCAGCATTTGATTGCATGCTGCTAGTAAAATGAACACCAAATAATGTTATCGGCATATTATATAGTGCATCAGTAAGTGTTATTGCCAATGATTCTTTATGATCATTAAATTTTATAATATTTGATTCAAAAATGGTAAATTTACTTAGGAAAACAATATTGTCATCATCTAACAGTGTTATTGCAAAAAATGGATATTTGTCTGATATAATGTCTGATTTGAGTAGTTTTTCGACTTCCTTGTTGACTTCTTGTAAGCAAATTATTTCTGCACCACATTCAGATAAAAAAGCAATTATATCATTAACACGAACATTGACTTTATTGTTCGTATTCGATTTCAAATATTTATCATTCAAAATATTATAGGTTAATAATTTGAATTTACCATCAAGCAAAACAGATTTCTTTTGATTTTCCAATATCTCATCAATTATACAAAACTTTTTCTCACGGTCCCATATGACTTTTCCGTCGTATTTGAAGTAATATATGCGTGAAAAAGACGTGTCACCTCCTTCGCTTATTGGTTTAAATTTAGTAATACGTTCTTCCATCATACGGTTGCTATCTCTATATATAACTGTTGCTAAATGCGGCAATAAATTTGGATCATTTTTTAATCGTTTGTAAATGTCTTCCGTTGTCGGGAATTTTGCTACACTCATGTGTCTTTTTTGCTTGTAAGCTATGTAATTATGTTCTTTATAACTTTAAATATTTTCAACTTTTGCACAAAAATTGAAAACCCATTTGGCTGATATGTACCATAAAATAACAAAATTTACAATTTGAACTCGAATAATTATCCAATATGAGCGTCCAAAAACCAAAAATTCCCGTCAATGAATTAAAGGAAATGATGCTCAATCATTATACTATTGATGATTTGGGTAAGTTGTTCAATGGGAAACTTTTGATGGAAATACATAGAAAAGAATTAGATAGGCTAAACATCGAAAGAAGTATAGGAGATAAAGAACAATATGATGGAGTTAAGAAGCTAGTTAATCCATCAACAGAATTAACGCTTGCATTTAACCATATGAGGACAGCATCTACTTCCATGATGAGGAAATATAAAGCTAGAGAAGAAGGCTGTAGCTTAACAGAGCTAGGTCGGGTGACTTGTATCTTATGTCATCGTGATTGCAAATGTGTGAATAAGGAATGTAATTGCGAACTTTGTGAAAAAAAACGGGTCATTCGTGCGAATCAAGCTAAAGAAGAGATGAAACAACAATACCGAGAAAAAATTAGCTATTATCAAAGTCTATTGGCACTTTTAGGATAAAAAAATTATTCTGAAATTTTTTTATTTATTCATCAGTGGATATATTTATTATTTTCACAAACTAATAATATGAAAGAAAATATAAAACATAATAATAAAAAAAGTGTTGATCCTGAAAAGATACCTATTGAAACTTTACAGGAAATGATGTTAAAGCACTATACTATTAATGATTTAACAAATTTATTAAATGATAACTTTTTGAAAAAAATGCAAGAAGAAGAATTAAAAAGAGCCAATATAGAAAAAGTAAAAGATGAAGCGTCATATAATTTAGTAGCATTATTATATATTAATGTTACAGCACTAACAACATCATTTAGTAAAATACTGACTAATATGTCTAATATGTTAAGAAAATATGAAGCATGTATTCAAGGATGTAATGTAGCTGAGCTTGGACAAGTGGCTTGTGTTATTTGCCATCGTAATTGCAAATGTGTTAATCAAATATGCTGTTGCAGCAAATGTGATAATCTTAAATCTATTAAAAAAGACCAGCATAAAGCGGATAAAATGCAACGTCTTAAAGATGCAATTAATGGGGTTGATTTATAACTTATTTCTGAAAGCAAATGAGAAATTTAAAAAGCTAAATTCTTTTTCTTCATCACTTAGTTTATTTTTTCTATTTTCTAACAAATAATCACTATACCATTTATCAAAGCCTTTAGTTTCAATAACTTCTATCCCAAATTTGTCACATGCCTTCTTTAGTTCGCCAATATCTACCAAAAATTCGGTCGAGTCTTTGTCAGAAAAATAATGGTCAGTATCTGTTTCTTCGCCAAGAGATACTACATATGTGTTGTTATATGGAACTGGAGATGTTAAATCAGTTTTATTTTGAATTTTGTAAATTCTATTGCCAATAACATCTGCATTTTTTTCAAGCAGTCTTTGTCTAATTCTTCCCCCATCCATTGATGTTCCTATAAAAATACCACCAGATTGCAATCTACTTGATACTATTGTTAGTAAATTATTCAAGCTAGCTTCATCTTGGAAAAAGTAATGTATCGCAAATTGACAGCTAATAATATTGAATTTAGTATCGCCAACTTTCGATTCGATTTTTAAAATACTTTCTGGTAGTGACAAATCTGCATCATAAAATCTATAATATGGTTTTACATTTGATTTTACTTTCTTTTTAAAATCATTATATCTTTTGATAGCCCCTCCTTCACCAAATAGACTATCTTTATTGATATCAAATCCAACAACATAATTGATACCCGCATCATACCATTTGTTCATATCACCACCTTTTCCGACAGCTAAATCTAAAAGTTTAATATCCTTAATATGGTTATTTTTCAAAAGATTTGTTGCTTGGTTAATTAGGTCACGTTTCACCCAATTGTGAAATACACGAATGTTAAATATACTGCTTGATTTTCTAGTATTAAATTGCGTATTTTGCATATATTAATAAATATTATAATTAATTTATAATTACAATATGATTTTAACTATATTTAATGTAGGAATTACCAAGTTTATTACTATTCATATTATACTTTGGTATACAAATCAGATTGGATATGTAAAGCCCTCAATCTGTCTTTGTCTTTGAGAAACTCGGATAATGTTTTGTATGGTAATTCAAGTTTTGTCGTCCCAGTAAGGACATAATCTATTTTATTTACTGTTGATAATGCCGATATTATATGTAAATATTTTCCCATTGTATCAATATTTGTTTTGCAAAACTTAAAACAAGCCAATTTTCTGAAATCATTATTCTTTTTACTATCATACTCACATATCAAGTTTCTTAGTGAAGCAAGTTCGTTAGGCTTATTTATATAATCACTTATTGACATATTAAAGAAGTCGTTACCCTTATACATTACAGCTAAACAATTTACAAAATAAATAGCAGCTACAACATCTTCAGATTTGAATTTTAGGTGTGGTAATAAGCCAAATAATGTATATGGTGTTTGCAGGTAATTAATATTAGTTTGCATATATTCAATAAATAGTTCAGTATTAGACTGTTCTAAATAATCACGTGCACAAAGTAATTTATTTAATGGTATAAATTTTACATCATTCGTCATGTTTAATACTGTCATTTTACCAATTGATACTTTACTGGGTTGTTTTCCCTTTCCGTATCTATAAATTAATTGATTTTCGTTACTGTAAAAACTTAGTACAACATCTAAATTCTTGTTTGAATTTTTTAATTTTTGAATAAAAGAATATATTTCCTCGTGTGTCAAAATAGTGTACAAATCATTAAATTCCAAATAGCCGTACATTTTATATTTCCTTGACATATGCCATTTGCTTTTGTAAATATCGACCAATTTAGTTTCCATAAATGTTTTTTGATTCAATGTGATATAGTGATTAATTTCAATTTCATGAACGTCAATGTATCCATCATTATCAAATATTTTATTTGAAGATATATATTCTTTTTGATTTTGATTTTCCTGTGTGTTTTCACTTTCGTTTTCAGTTTCTCGCAAATTAAATTGAACTGAAATATTATCTACACTGGCATTACCTTTTAATAAATTAATATAATCTACTATTTTCGACATAATTTCGCTATTTCTTATTTTATTTAATAATCCACTTATGTCCTCAACAAACCAGTCATTTTTAGTAAAAGTAATTTGCTCTTTACTTGTTGGAGGTCTACTATTTGCATTTTCAATATAAATATGTTTTCCGTTTATTTCCAATAGTTCATTAGATTCTAATTCAGTGCGTAGTAATGTATTAGCATTTTGTTTGTAAAAATGATGAGATCTGCCTGTTGAATATTTGTCTTCTTCACTTATTAACCATTTCAAAAATACAGTATTTTTGTTTGGGCTATCACCAATTATTTTATTGTATAATATTTCATTCATGTAAAAATCTACGGTTTGTCCATAGTTAATGTTTCTTAATCTAAAAATACCTTGCACAACATCACGATATCTATTATAGTGCTTGACAGTTACTAATCCATGAGCATTTGCGTGCAATTTAATATCTGTACCAACTATATGCGCTTGGTCGAAAAATACAAATCGTTTTGCTAAAGGAACCGACACATGATCTAAATCGATTGGGTCGTCGGAATCTTTCACATATGCTTTCTTTTTGTGATCTGCGTCAATAAATACAACACATTCTATTTTACTTTTTGATTTTATAAAATTCATTAAAAAATCTTTTGCAACATCTCTTGATAATTTATTCAAAAATATTGCTCCAACATCTATTAATGCAGAATAATTCAGATCCTTATCCATAATGTACTCCATTATTTGTTTTTCATAATGGAACATCGGCACTTTATCTACCAATCCAAGAATTGACGAACATATAGCACCATCACTCCCATATTCCATAGCTATACCATCAAAATATTTTTTAGTTGTTCTTTCTAATGGAATATCAACAAAAGGTGTTCCAGTAAAGCCAGTTCTTGATGCGCAAAATTCAGATATCATAACATCATTGAATGACAAATTGTATTGTGTTTCATATGCTTTACAATATTTAGGAAAAATTATTTCTGTCAAATAATAAGTTATCAAATTAATATCACTTTTCATCGATTTTAGTTGTTCATTTTCAAAATCGTTAATTGTTGGTCTAAGCGGCAATGGTTTAATAGTACCCTTTATGTTTTCCGTTATTTTCACATATTTTTTGTATGACTGTCTATTCAAGGCATTACTTGTATCACCAATGTAACTGTTGTATAAAGAAGTTAAATATGCATCAATATCAGTTAGTCTCAATTGATGACTATGTATATCATTATATGCAATAACTGTAAATGCAATTGTTAAATCTGGATCTGTAAACTCAGAATTTTCACTAGGTGTTTCTACAGAAGTAAATGGTATTGCAATATAATTTCTTTTTTCCTTTATTCCTTGTAAATCTATACCAAAATGACGTCTATTTATTTTTGTCATTACTGTTGGTAAAATGTCATGAACTATGTGATATATAATACTCAACATTTGAATTTCATTTATACTTAGTTCTGATTTGGTTTCAATTTGCTTTTCAAAAAATTTATCCCAATTTATTTTAGTATGGAATGGAATTACTGTTTTGATTATATTCATTATTATTTTTTCAATATATGATAGTATTACTTTTGGAACATATTCTATTAAATAGAAATGGGGCTCAGATAATGCAAGTTTATCATCTATCATTTTTAATCTGACATTATTGTATTCCTTGTCGAAATAAATTGCAAATATCATATCATAAATAAATTTAATTCTTAAGTAAACATTGTTGATTACGGTTTCTTCACCAATTGGATAGTTTAATTCCGACTTTTTCGAATCTGCCATATCATCAATTTCGTCCATTATAATCACATTCTTATCCATCTTTGCTTTCAATTCATTTAATTTTTCAAACGACACAATATTGTTTAATTTTAGTGACTTCAGACTTGTATCACTCATTAAATATATCCGATTTTTTCTTTCTAAAAATGATATGTCTTTGTGTTGTCTATTAATTGATACACTTCTTAATGGAAATTCAAAAACATTACCAATATATTTTATCATATTAATATTTGATTGATTAATCAAACTTGATGGCATAACATGTAAAACGGAATTATGATTTTGTTGCGCTAATAAATATAATGTTGTTAGAGGGGCAATAACTGAACTTTTACCACCACCCATTAACATTTGGTGTATTTTAATTTTATCATTCTTATTAATGTCATCTAAAATACGATTTATTAGTTCAATTTGCGAACCTTTAATATAATATCCAAATGAAAATTCATATAACAAAACAATGTTATCAACAATATTACCATAAAATGGTTTAATTTTAGTAAGTTTTACTATTTCGCTGCAATCATATTCATCTAATATGTCTTCAAATAAAGCTCCACATTTGTCAAATATTAATGAAAGATAATTTAGTTTTATGCTTGAAAAAATAATTTCTTGTATGTCTTCATTCATTGTGTACAATTCATCAATCATATTTAAATCGATCGTTTTATTTTTTACTAAATATGATATAATCATATCATCAAGAGAGTTAATACTCGTATTATGTTGTGCTTTCAAATTATTATAAAGTGTTTTTAATTTGTCCTTTGGTACCATATATTGATTATTTTCATAATTTGATAAAAACAACATTATATCAGTATTAATTGATGGTATTCCAGGCAATACTGATTCTTGTGGATTTTGTATTTGTTTAACATTTATCTTTTCCAATAATTCGGCGGATGAGTGCACATTTTTATTTATTTTTTCTGGAATAGTAATACTTAATTTAACTAATTTTACATTTGGTTCGACATATTCAATATTGCTTCCGCTAGAATAGGATTTAATTTCAGGGTTTTTTAATTTTATTTCATCGGCATCTTTTCCTAATTTTTCTTTATTTAAAAATAAATAATTGTTCAAATATATATTAATAATATTTAGGGGCATAGCAGCATCATCCATAATTTCATTTTTATGTACAATAGATTCGTATTCTTTAGTTTCTTTATTAAAAACTCGTTCATGTTCATCATCAGTATCACTTTCATTATATTTATCTGATTTTGTGGGGTCATCATAGTCATCATAATCGTCGTAGTAGTCGTCGCGACCATAATCATCATAGCCATAGCCATAATCATCATCATACTCTCTATGACGTCTTGGTTTAACTTGTTTGTATGGAGCGGGACTTTTTTGTAATCCGAGCAACGTTTCCAATACTTCTCTAATTTCTTTGTAAACATTATTGTACATACTAATTATTTCATTTTTCATAAAATAAAGAGCTATATATTTTATCATTGTTTTTGAAAAGATATTTTTAAAATTATAACTGCTTGCATCGCGTACTTTTTCGACTTGTTTTTTAAATTTACCTCGCAAACTATTCAAAAATAATTCTGCATTAGAAATTCTGTCATCTCCTATTTTATCAGTTGTCAAATCAATATCCAATATCTGATCAAACTTATATGAAAAATTATCTATTTGATAGCGCTCACCATAATAATGTCTTAATTTTCTATATTTTGTAATAATTCTGAGAGGAGCTTCGGATGTATCGAGTTTTCCAGTAATTTCATCTGTATTTAATAATATACATTCATTAACTCCTCTATAAATACCATACGGATCGTTATTTACTGATTTTATAATTCTATAATAATGATTAATAACTGAATCGTTACCTTCAATATAACCTTTTTCACCAAATTTAAATTTATACAATTGTTCGTATAATCTTTGTGTACTTTCAATACAATCAGTTTTACTTGCTACTTTACATGATACCCTATACGCTAATATTGTTTCGAAATCTTCACACGTTAAAAATAAACCAGACGTATGGATATCTAATATGTAATATTTGTCAACTGGTGATGAGAATCCGAAACGATTATAATCTTTATGCTCGTCACTATGTCCAGCATTATTTGTCCAGTCTACTGATATGTTATAATTTGTGTAGCTTCTGGATCCCATATACATATCTTTTTCAATTGCTTTACCCTCAGCAATTTTTGATCTACTTTTATTAAAAACTAATAATTTGTATGTATTATTCTTTTTCAATATGAATACATTATCAGTACTTGCTATCCATTTATTATAAATAAATGTATTTGTTGTAAATAATATTAAACTACCATCTTCCATATATAATTTATCGTTATTGTAATACAAACGTAAACCATATTGTGGTAATTCTATTTCCAATGTATTATTTCCCTTGCTCCATACTAAAATATTTGTAAAACTGCAAATATTTAGTAAATATAAGTATGCATTTCTCATAAATGATTTGCTTGATCCAAATTCTTGAATTGACAAATATTTATAAATATCATCCGAATCAAAGCTACAAGATTTATTTTTGTATTTGTATGGACATTTTGAAATTTTTATTTGGTCACCGGCAGTGTCAATTAATATACAGTATCTATTAAATTTACAATGTTTGTTATTTTTTGGTTCGCCAAAATAAACACCGGATGATTTTTCCCATAATACCCAATTATTTCGTAAATATTCATTTTCTATAAAATTATTATTAATATATTTGTTATCTGCTTTACTAAAATGTATAGTTGTTCCATTATTTGATGAATAGCTACTATATCTGTACTCGTTATTTTTACTATAAATTTTCTTTTCTCTGTATGATATACTATTCAACTCCCAAATATTTCTATTTAATGCATATGTGTAAATATATTCAATACCAGTTTTTTTATGCAATTGTACGTAAATGTATGACCGAATGTAAATCAACAGTTCTTTCAATTCATTCGTATCTGTTAAAATTATATAACTCCCAGGTACATGGTCTTTATCTTTATTACCAGATGATGAATATGATGATGAATATGAAGCTGAACCAAATGAGGGTGGAGGCGCAACATATCTCGATGAAGGATGTAAGGACGAATCAGATGGTTTCTTAGTTGGTTTATTCGCATCATAATTAAATGGGTATTGTATACTACCCGAATGAGTTGAGTAATTGCTATATTTTTTTAATATGGTTTGATCATTATGTTGTGGTAACTTATCAGTTTCTAATTTTTTTAAAAATAATGGATCAAATTCTTCTTCAACATTCTCCCCTATTATTAATTCTATTTCTGTTCCCAATAATTTATATACGTTTCCATTAGAATGTTCTATTATACAAATTTGAGGTAGGTCATATATTGTTTTGTCATATACAAATTTTATTGAATTTAATATATATTTATTATTTGGTTGATAGTTTACATTAATCATATTGTTAGATTCGAGTATTTTAAATAAATATTCATATTGCATCAGGAATTCTGTCTGTTCAAATTTATTTGGTTCATTTATTGAAGATTTTCTATCTGACGAATATGAGTAGGAATATGAATTCCGAATACGTGCATTTTCTTCTTTAATATTTTCAATAGCAGTATCAAACCGTGATTTCATTTCAAAATTTATTGGTTTTTCATAATCATCATCATCATATCCATGATTATCATATCCATAATCATCATAATTATATCGTCTTTGTTGTTGTTTTTTATTTTCTAATTGTGATACTGGAAATTTTACTTTTACATTTTGCTTATATTCTTTTGTTTTTGATTCTTCATAAATATAATACCATTCGAATAAATCTTTCAAATAGGGTCTTATTGTTTGTTCAATAATGTTTTTGTTTAATTTTTGTATATTTGCTAAAATTATTGTTAATTGGACAATCATGATTTTAATTAAATAAGGAAATATCAAATCATCCAGTTTATTTATCTTTCCATAAGTAACGGGATTATCGCGCAATATCAAAAAATCCCTTAAATTTCCAATTTCATTTTCTAATTCTTTGCCTAAACCAAATAAGTTATCGGACACATTAAATAAATAAACAAATAACCTTGTTAAATAAACAATTTTGCGCATATCCAACAAATTTTTATATTCATTAAGACCAATAATTAATTTTTTTATTGATTCCCTAATGTAAAACGTATTCTTTAATATATGCATAACAGAAACGTCATCATAAAATAATGCAATATTGTCAGATACAACAATATCTTTGTTTAATTCACAAATATTGCCATCATGAGGAATATATTGGCCAATTTTACAAAATATATTATCAACTGCTAAATTTACTACACCGTTAACATTATTTAGGGTATCCGCATTATTATCGTATATGAATTCTAAAATATAATTTTTATTGTAATTTATTTTACTCAATGTATTGATTATATTACTTAATGTAAATTTTGTCGCATATGTTTTGGCATAGTTTCCAGATGCATGTTCCGATAAGATACATTCAACCGGATATTCAGTTTCTTCTCTATACATGCTATAATAGTATCGAAAAGAAACGAAGTATTCTATATCTGATGGCACAAAATCATATTTATCACCAAATTGATTTATTGTATTATATAAACAAAATACTGCAAATTTTAGTAAATAACAAGCCATCATTTTTTTATTATCAATTTCCTTTGTCTGAAATTTGTCATAATAGTAAACTCCAACAGCATTAAAAAATGGTTTAATATCTGTGTTTTTTAGTTTTTCTTTTAATTTTCCAATGTTATGACCTGAACCGAATTTGTATAATATATCACTGGCAAGGTGTTCTGCATCATTTAGTGATACATAGGCAAATTCATTTGTGATAAATTCCATTACATTTTTTACTTTAGTATTATTTGCGTCGGTGGCTCGCGGGATAAAATCGGCATATTTATATAAAAGACCAATTATTTCTTTGGAAATATCACAATCTTCAGACGTCATAACACTATATGAACTATACAAACTTGATGTTATAGGATGGGAAAGTCTTTTGCAATCATTCGCATCAATATATAATTTAAACATAATAACATACCAAAGTATACCATGCAAACTAAATTTGTCAAATATATCATTAGACTTTAGTTCATAAAATTTATAATGTTGTAACGTACTAAATAGTAATTTTAAACATTGTACCATATCACTAATAATATAATCACCTGAATCTACTTTTCTAGCAAATTTCAAAATTATCCTGTTTAGTTTTTGCACGAAGAAAAATTGTAGTATATTTTTTTCATTGAATAATAACATTGCATCTACCATTATTTTTAATAATTCTGTTAATGAATCATTTAGGTTAACTTTTCCAGAAAATATTCCGTCGAGCAAGTCTAAATCATGTACACATTTGGAATACATATTAGTTATATCATTTTGACTACCGGTAGCTTCACTTTTATTAATACTTTTTGCAGCATGAGTATGATCTTTATCAAAAATCTTCATCTTTGGAACTATTGTATTTCCAAGATGTTCGTCAGATAATTCAATGCCAGTAAATTCATCCGCGTTATATTTTTTGACACATTCGATGTATTTTTCTTTTAGTTTAATAATAATTCCGTTGTTCATTTCATTCATTTTATCAAATACTTCATATTTTGAATCTTTTATTTTATCATAATAGGCTTTTGATAATTTATCACACAATTTTATTAATGTAAATTTGTATTCATCAATGTACTTATTGTTTGCAAAAAATACTAAAAATTTATTAATGATGTAAAATTTAATACCGTCATACCATTTTTGGAATACTTCATATGTTCCTTTGTGATACTTAATATAAATATATGCTAAAACATAAAAGAAACCATGAAATGTGCATGATCCTGTTATTTGTTCATGAAAAACCATACGTTCTTCATCATTAAGTAAATTTATTTTAGTTAATTCTCCATTAGTATTATCTAATGATTCCTTTGATAAGATAGATAAACAAAATTCGTAATACATATCAATATTTGTCGTCATTTTTGTATAAAACAAAAAATTAGCTTTGATAAATGAACTTAAAACTTCTTCCTTAACTGTATATGTAATAATTGCATTGGTTTGTAATATATCTTTACCATATTGTGGAGACTCTATTAAACCATGATAGTTAATACCTTCTCCAGAATTTACTATTGTTATTTTATAATCGCCATTAAATACATTTTCTAATAAAATTCCTATCAAATGTCCCCCATGTCTTGATCCATAACCACCTGGAAGCATAACTCTAAGATTTCTATGAATTTTTTTAACAATTTCGCCAGTATTTTCATCAATTGCTTTTAGTACTTCAGCAGTTTTTGCTTCATCGTTTTTGGATTTATGACGATTATCGTTAACTTTTTTCATTAAACGCATCTTTTTTAATGGCTCGAAATATTTCAAATAAATATCTTTGGCTTCCCTAAGTAAGGATTGGAATGTAATGTATTCTGTTCTTGGTAAACGTGCATCAATATCACTTGGTGAATTAATTTTATGATAAAATTCCGTAACAATACCATCTGACATTAACTCCCTTAATTCTTGTAGTGAATTTTCAATACTATTTCCGGTAGATTCATCTATAAAACCATCTAACGCCGAGTACAGATAGGTCTTATTATCAAATGGATTTTTTTCAATAATTGCATTTTCTGGAATATTATCTACCGATTCGTAATCGGACTTTTCATCTAATAGTTCATCCATTATATTACTTATATTATATATTATTTGTTAATAGTTACAACAGTCGTATGTATTAACTCTTATACTTTTTAATGAAAGTTACATTTGAAATTGTGTATATTTGAAAAATCGATATGGTTTGCAGTTATCGATAAAATGAATTACTCAAAACCTCTCAATATTAGTTGAAAATTTTACTCGAGAAACCTGTTAGCATCTTATATAAAATTATAAATAAGTAAATTAGTGAAATATGTGAAGCATATGATTGGTAAAACTTAAAATAAGTTCAAATATTAAACTTTTTTCAGATATAAAATCGCATTAGTTTGCAGTTATCGATAAAATAAATTATTCATATCCAGTCAAAATTAATTGAAAAATTTTACTCGAGAAACCAAATAGCGTCTCATATAAATTGTAAATAGGTTAGTTATCAAAATAGTTGAAGAAGTTATAAATAAAATTAAAAAATTTCATCAGTAAAATCACCTTAGTTGGGGATTATCAATAAAATAAATGTTTAAAATACAGTCAAAATTAATTGAAAAATTTTACTCGAGAAACCAATTAGCGTCTCAAATAATTTAAAAATAAATTTGTTATCAGAATAATTGCAAAAAGTCATAGATATAATTAAAAATTTATTAGTAAAATCAAACTTTGCCTCTACCATATATGTAGTAAAATATTTTACTTCCACTGACCATATAGCATGTATTATATTCATTAATAGTCAAAAATCATATTGATTAGTTAGTGATCAATTTTACTAATTTTTTACAAAGTGTTTTACTATTTAGGATTCTTAGAAAATTTAAAATTTTTATAACCCGCTCCCCCCCTCGAATTGGATACGTAATTCAGGTGGAGTTAAAAGTTACAAGCATATCAATTGCGTAATTTTATACTATATATAACACCGTGTTTTCGCATATTTTACGTTTTATTGTAATAATTTATATATATAGTAAATTTAAGAATGGTTGAATATAAATGTAATGCATGTGATAAAATATATGTAAATAAATATGATTTTAACAGACATATGAAAAGAAAAAATCCATGTAAATTGCGCTTATCGGATAATATAAATATTGATTTATTGAGTAGTCAAGTACACACAATCTCCACCGTACAAATTAGTAATAATAATGAGCATAAGTGTCCAAATTGTCTGAAAACATTTTCTAGAAAGGATGCGTTGACTAGGCATTTAAATGAAATATGTAAATTAAAACCCACAAATGGAAGTGAAATAAACAAAGAGCATATATTTATGCAGTTATTAAGTCAAATGAGTAAACAAATGTGTACATTAGAAAAAAAACTAAATGAGATTCAAAATGTTGGGACTAATATTGATAAACAACAAAATGTAGATAAACAACAAATCAATATAGATAAACAAATTGTTAATAATAATAATAATGTAAAATTAATTGCTTTTGGTAAGGAAGACATGAGCTATATCACTGATAATGTATGCAAACAAATATTATCTAAAGGCTTTAATAGTGTTCCTAAATTAATAGAACAGGTACATTTTAACAAAGATAAGCCCGAATATCATAATGTTTACATACCTAATTTTAAAAATAATTTTGCGATGGTTTTTGATGGTGATGACTGGGGTTTAAGAGATCGAGATACTATTATCGATCAATTGAATGATGAAAAAACGGAATTCATTTGCGGAAAATTTCACGAATTAATGGAAGCTGGGGAACTTAGTGAATCAACTATAAAGAAACTCAAACGGTTTTTGAATGAGAAGGATGAGGATCCAGCAGATACAAATTTAAAAAATGATATTAAACTTATTTTATATAATAAACGTAATATGGTGGTGAATACTAAAAAGAAGGTTACTGGTATGCTTAAATAAAATTCAAAGGAGTAAATTACTCATCATCGTTAATATCATCATCAGAATCTAAATTTAAAACCAATGATATGTTATCAATATTTGTTTTTTGCGAATATTTTTTAAATTCATAATCAATATCATTAAATATATGATATGGATCCTTATCTAATACTTTTTTCTTTAATTTATTCACTGTATCTTCCAAAAAATTAATTCTATTATTTAGTTCAATTATTGTATTTTGCATTTTTCCATTTTTAACTTTTAAACATTCAGCAGTTTCAATATGTAAACATTTATTTTTAAATTTAATTTCTTTGTTACAGACTTCACAATTTATTAGTCTTGAAAGGCATTTAGATTTATGATCAAACATATCGCTTATTTTCATTATTTCTTTGCAGCCAAAAAAGCATTGAATAAAACTTTCACAATATTGTCCGCTACCGACATTATTGACAAGGTGATTTTTCATCGATTTTCTTTTGACCATTGAGGAACATAAATTACAGGTAATTGATTCTTCCTGACATGATTCTATTTTATGTTTAACTAATTCTTCATGTAATGATTCAAATCCACACACACATTTTACAAGCTTAAATTCACATTTAGAATTATGTGCGATTATACCACTACATTTGTCACCAACATCGCAAATGTAATTGCAATCTAAGCAATTATATTTAAGTTGGTTAATAATATTTGTTTCCATCCATTTATTCTTAACAATTGTAATTTCTGATCTGCATGTCGGACATTCATTCTTTTTTTGTTTCCAATTAGTAATGCAAACCTCGCAAAATGTATGACCACAATCATCCGACATTCTTGGATTATGAATCACGTCTAAACAAATAGAGCATAAACATTTTTCTAAATTTTGATTTGGAAAATTGTAGGTAGTATATAACCTATCTGTCTCCATTATATTAAGTTATTGTATAATTTAATTATTTTATTATTATTGCATTCCATTAATCAATTTTTACAACTAATAAACCAAGAAGTTATGTTATATAAATAAATTTAGTAGTTATAATAAACTGGTGATCTTCTACCAGTTTTCTTTTTGCTAGACTTCTTTTTAACGTTTATTTTTTTTGACGAACTCTTTTTTGATAAACTTCTTTTTGATGACGATTCCATTAATCTAATTTTATCAAGTAAATATATTTCATTATTTTGCAGTCCGGTAACTTTAAATCGTAACTGTTCGTTTTCACTTTTTAATTGAAATACTTGACTATTTGATTGTTTAATTCTGTCATTTAACGCATCTCTTTGATATTTTAAACAATCTATGTTATCCTCGTGTGCATCGTAGTCTTTAAATTTAACTAAATTATTACATTTACCACATGATGTTAATCTATGAAAACATAAATATGCATGGTGTTGAATATCATTTGTTTTAATGATACTATCACAGCCATTTTTGCATTTAACATATCCTTTGCAGTACTCTGGGTCATCAAATCCGCCAACAAGGTGATCTGCCATAAGTTTTCTTTCAATCATATGTGAACATAATTCACATTTTATAGACTGTAATGGACAGGTTTCTAATTTGTGTTGTTCTAATTTTCCCTGTACTATTTCTTCATTGCATATGCATTTAATTGTTTTAAATTCGCATACTTTATCATGTGTAGTGATACCATGACAATTATCGCCAACATCGCAAACATATGTACAACCCTGATGTAAACAATGATATTTAAATTGGTTTATAATATTTGTTTCAATCCATTTATTTTTAACTGGGTTCAAGTGTCCCTTACATACTGGACAATTATCATTGTTTTCATACCAACAAGAAATACATAAATCACAAAATATATGTCCGCAATCTTCAGCCATTGAAGGGCTAAATATGACATCTAAACAAATTGAACAAATACATTTGTCTAAGTTTTGGTCGGGAAAATTATGTTTAGTGTATAATCTTTCCGGATCCATTGAAATTAAATTTAAAATAGATATATACACACTAATAATATCTATTTTCAAATCAATTTTTTAACATATTTAAAGTTATTTCGTGAATAAATTAATAATGGACGAAAGTAAATTTTGGGATATATGTTTTAATGAATCATTAGACGATTTAACAATTAAAGAAGTTAAGCAAGCTAATAGAATGTTTCAAGATAAAATGAAAATTATTTACAAGGTTGCGAAAGAATTTGTTTCTTCACTGAACGGTATGTCAAGTAAGTTTAATACAATGAAATGTCAAAAAAGTAATTATGCTGGATTAGTTTATGATGAATGTGATATTGGACTTGTTTCAATATGCGAATCAATAATGTTACATGGCCAAGAATTTTTTGACTTATTTATGAAAGAACCATTTTCGTCGGATTTGTTAGATATATTTGATGAAGGATATAATGGAGAATATGTTAAAGGACCTGAACGGATATTATTATATATGGAATACAGAAGCGTTAATCACTGTTTAAATGGCTGGGCATTCAAAGAGCGTGAAAGTATATGGAATAAAATGCTTAACGAATATTTCCAAAATTATGTAAACATGTGTAAATATGAATTGCATGACGAACTTGCGAAAATATAAATAAAATTATTTAGAAATGAAAAGTTGGCATATCATTGTTATAAAGTGTTGGACCTCCATCAGATTGAGTTTCTGTATATTCTGCTAACTCTTGATCGGTTATATGAAATGCTGTTGGTTCATCTTTTGGTCCATCTTCTGCCTCATCTTCTGATTCATCTGGTCCAATCGTCCATTTGACGGGACGATTATTGAAACATTCCCCAGATGTTACATGGTTTTTGTACTTATTGCATGGAACATTAGTTTGACATGCGTCGCAAAGAATGGGTCTGAAGCCGCACATTAGGCTGTGTTGTACTGCTTTTCCAGATGCAAGAATTTGTCCGCATCCATGTTCGCATTCATTTTTAGCGCTAATATGAAAATTTGAAAGCCCGCTCATTTTAGTTATTGATTTGTTTATAGTAAATATATCTAAAGCTGATCTAGATAAATGGAAATCAATTTTTTTTTATTCAATTACTGATATTTCATAAGAATCTGTTCCTAAGAAAAAACCAAGTTTTTCAAATACCGCGAATTCTTCGGCGAGCATGGTATTCTTATTGACATTAAATAATTTTGCCAGGAACTTATAAAGAGTATTATTTCTTCCTTTTATTGGATCTTCGTTGTACTTATAAGCCAAAATTATACATACGCAAATAAGTTTATTTTTTTCTTTTAATTTATACATACCATAAATATCATATTTTGATAAATATCTTACATAATATTCTAATGCCAATCTAATTGTTGAAGGCTGGATACTGAATCTACAATATAATTTATGCAATTTTGTAAGTAATCCAGCATGTTTGTATATATGTTTAAATTCTGTTTTTAGTTCATTATCTGTGATATTAAGAATCCTTAATAATGTTGTAATAATATTGCTATCATAGTCGTCGTTGCTTTCTATGCAACTAAATATTCAAGGGATACACATATATTGTGATATATGATTAGATAAATAAATCGTTTGAATAAGCGAATATCAATATTTTTGCTTAAGATGCTTGGGAAGCAAGGAACTGTTTTGCCTTCGCTAGTGCATCTTTGTAGAGAGCAAGTCTGTTGCCACCGAGAACCTTACATACTTCTTGATAATTATACCATCCAACAGTAGCAAGTTCGTTTTTATCGAAGGTAAATTCATCAGGCCTTTTGATGACGACGCCTACCCGATATCCGACGAGAATGCTTTTCCCGATAGGTTCAGTGAGTAGAACATCTGGGATCGTCTTAATGTTATCCTTCTTAATTCCAGTTTCTTCCTCTACTTCTCTATAAACACATTCTTCGAATGATTCCATTTCCTTTTTTTTTCCATTGACCGATTCCTTTTTCTCACGTCGTCCCTTTGGTACACTTGTGCTATCCTTTTTCTTACTGTAAACAAGGATAGTATTTAGATCATTATCGAAAATGAAGCATCCGCCTCCGGTGCAGTTGTCTTCGTTGACAACTTGACTCGCCATGATAGTAATTGATGGCGTGTGATGAATGGGATACTGTTATATTATATAAATAAAGGTTGTCATAGAATTAATAATTCAATTTTAGCTACTATTTTGCTTAATGCGTTTCATTATATCACTAGAGGAAATTCCTTCAGATCGTGGTAACACTTTGAGAATACCCATTTTACGAGCTGCATCATAATACTTATCATCAGGTGAATCATATTCAGCGGAACATGTCACAATATGAATATTGTGTTCCTTGATAAATTCTTCGGTAAGGCAAAGTGGAGCATTAGGAATAACCGTATCGACATATTGACATTTTGAAACGAAATTGCATCGTTCCAGATGAGTCATATTTGGGAGGCGTTTGTAAGATTTAACGTCTTCATCGTTATGTACTCCGACAAAAAGTCTTGTACCAAATGCTGCTGAATTTCTGAATAAGTTTAGATGTCCCTCATGACACATATCAAAAACACCACTGCAATAAACATTTCGATGCACAGAAAATAGCGGAATTCTTAAAGAGATAGAGATTTCTGCAAGCATGTCAATGTAGTAAACCAAACAGCCTAGGATACATAGACGATCATCAAGTAATGAAATGAATACAATGACAGGAATAAATTGATGCAGCTCTCTGCTTGACATTTTTGAAACAATAATATCACCACAAAGGACGCTCATGATTAGACCATGTGAAATAACTGTTAGTGTGGTTGGTTCAGCTTGTACACCAAAGTAAATAAGTACTGAGGGAATTGATCTAGAAAGTAATGAGATGAGTAGTCCATATTTAGTGGAATAATCATTATTAATTTCAAGAATATCAAAGCAAACATATCCCAGCACAATATAATAAAGTGCGAAGAATAGTTTGAGGAAGAATGCTTCAGATGAGTAACCACTAGAGGCGACAACTGAATGCATTAAATCAGTAAACCATTCTAAACAACCGAAAGCATTGAGTAAAATTATAGCAATATAAGTCATAATAGCTTCACATGGTCCGTTAAAACTTCCAAATTTAACTACTTTAGTTTTGTAGGCTGCTATATGTGATTGGAGGAAAACCAATTGAGATATTTGTACGATATACCATTGTAACTCTGTACTTGTGATACCCAAACAATAACAGAATGTGAGAATCATAAAAACCATTCCAACATTATCACAAGAATGGTCAAATAACTCTCCCAATGAAGAACTGCTGTTTGTACGTCTAGCATGTTTACCATCAATAGCATCAAGATTCATGTAAGCGAATGTGAGAAATGCGACAGCCAATTGGACATAAAATGGTTGAGTATCAATATAAAGATGAGCAATATTAAAAGCGTAAAGTAATGCTATTAGTCCTGTCAAGCTAATAATATTAGCTGAAACATTGACGGGAACGAATGTTACTAGCCAATTCCAAAATGGATTAAATGCATTTGATAATTTAGAATTATCGATCACATTATATTTCCAATTTTTTATGGTTTGTTTTTCAGTAGGCGTCAGCAAAACATTATGATCTGTTAGCGTCATTTTGTTAATATGTATTGTTACTATTAATATATGCTAGATTTGACTAATAAATTAAAAAATCAATTTTATTTGCGATTACGTCTCAATTTTGATATTTTTCGATTGTACATGTAATATGCACTAGTTGCAAGTAATGCTGCTGGAATTAAAGGCGCAATATATTTTGGAGCCATTTGTGAAATTAGTTCTGTAAGGAACGATGTCCCGGCTCCAGAAAGTGAAGCCATCAGTACAGAAAACGGTGACCCTGCATTTTCGTCATCTGCCATATAAGCGATGAATCCAGCTGAGAAAGCGCAACTTTGGTTTATATTGCTCATAGTTTGAGGATTGATATTTAGTACTGATGAAGATGTTGATGATGTTTGTGTAACACTTTTACCATTTACAAAAATTCCACTACTTGAAACAACAACACTTGAATTAGTTGGAAATCTATTATTCCCAACATATACACCAGTGGGTCCAGCGCTAACAACTTGTCCGAGTGCACTAACATTAACACCAGTTGGTCCAACACTTACCCCTTGTCCGCAAACGCTAACATCAATGCCACGATGATCGATAGTAATACCCATTTTGTGTTATTAAATTGTTATTTTTTAATATAAAGAAAGGTAGTGATTTATTAATTCAATTTTATTATTTAACAGCAAATGTTATGTTTGCGGGCAAATAAATTTTTCATATCTTTTTCTCGTATATATGGAACCACAAATCTATTTTTATTAGTTGCCCTTAAACAGATATCATAAGTTTGCATTGGAATTAATTCTAAAGCATCTGGATTTTGAGTTACTGCTTCCCAATATAATTCGTCTAATGAAAATCCAAAATTTTTACTAATATATTTAATAGCCAAACCATTTTGTTTAACTGCTTCAAAACATAATTCTTTTAATTGTTCGATAGAAATATTACATTCATTAATAATGTATGGCTTGCTGATATATTGTATCATGTATCCATCCGCTTTTACTGCTGCTAAACATATATTATAATTTTTGTGTTTAATATTCTCAAAGATGACATATAACAAATCGTAAAAATAATGTAGTTCAGTGCCGAATTTTTGGTTTGAATAATAATTATGATATCCTCTTTTTAAGGCCTCACAACAAATTTCTTCAGTTTGGTTTTCAATATATTCGATGGCTTTACCATTTTGTTTGACAGCAATTAGTGAAAGTTCTGATATTTCATCATTAGTAAAATCTAAATATGCAATTGTTCTTTTAAAATTATCATATTCTTCTGTACATGGTCTAAATATATCGTTTGGGAGAAACCTGATAAAAATACCATTTTGTTTAACTAGTTCCGTAAATAATTCCTTGGTCCAAGAATTTATATATATGTATGATCTGTGATTTTGTTTAATCGCTTCAACATATATACTGTTTATTTCTGTTTGTGAAATAAATTTAGTTGAATCTTGATCTGAAATAATTTTATCCATATCATTACAAATGTATTTGAGTTCCATGCCATTATGTTTAACAGCATCTAAGCAAATATAATAGGTTTTAATTTTAACATGATTTAATCCATCAAGTACTTGCTGCACCTGTTTCAAAATATCATTAGATTGTATGTATTTCATAATATTTTTGTTCAATCTAACAGCTTTGATACAATAGTTCAAATTATTCCAAAGTTGCAATGTGGATATTTCTCGCTTGTCTCCTAATATTAGTTTATTAGTTTCAAATTTATTATCGTAAACATAAACTAATGCATCATTAGGAATCTTTAGTGGTCTGCAGTAAACCATTTGTTCACCATTATAATAATCCCATAAAGCCAATTTATTTATTTCGCAAAAATAAATTCCATCGTCCGTGCATTTTGTTGTTATATTAATAATTTTTGTGTTTACATTTAATCCTGTTTGAAATTGAAAACCATTATGATTTTCAGTTTCATTAGTTAGTTTAACGAATAAAATACCTGTATTGAGTTTGTTAAATTCTTCACCTGATAGAAGACGCATATATGAAATGTTACTAATTTGAGTAATAAATAAAAACATATGATATTAAGATTTCAATTTTATTGTTTAATAGCAGTGACGAGTAAACTTTTGACAACCAATTCACAATCTTTTGTTGATTTGCATGGACCGCTAATCATAATTTTTTTAGGTTTGTGTTTTTCAAGGAATGTTTTTAATACTTGAGCATATTCCTTGATGTTTTCGTCAGTTGTATCCCAAAACACGATAACCGGAATTTTACCTTCATATGAAGTATGAGGTTTAGTTCCATCTAAGGGGATATGTGTATACTTTCCCGTTAATGCATAGTTTACGCCAGTTTCTGTTCCTCTACCAGTTAGTGGAATATTATATCTGAAAGCAATTAAAGCATTTGCAAGTTTAATATTTTTTCTGTCAGTATTTGCGAATCCCTGTGTATCATTTTCCATAAGACCAAATTTTTCTTTGAGTTCTAGATTTGTGCCATCTTCGGTCCAATAATTTTTGTTAGCATAACCAGTTATTTTAATATTTAATTCAGAAGCGGCAAGCAAAGCACCATAATCTGCACCTGTTTGTCCAGCGGAAATTATATACTCACACATTATTGTTTTATTAATCGATTTTATGTGTTTATATGTGTTTATGTGTTATTAATTCAATAATATTTAGAATAAAAGCTGAGCAATTTGGTTCATTAAGTTTGGTTGAAGTCCGAAATACATTGACACAAAGAATAAGCCTGGTGTTGTGCTTTGCCAATCAGAAGCAAATTCTTTAGAAATATAGTGATGGACGTAATACAATACAGATCCAAAAATGAGGAATTTGATAGCTAATTTTATTTTAGAATCTAATTCAAATTTGTCAACGTGTGAATAAATTTTGTTGGTAATCATAGCTAATACTATACCCATAATCGCATAAATAACTATATTTACAAACCCTTGTTTTCCGATTTCAATCATATATATTATGTATTACATAATATTTAATTTATTATAATTTTAATATTTATAAATGTATGATTTAAATATTTGTTAGTTTATTCTCTTAAACAGTTTAATAAAGTTGAAAATTCACAATAGATTGCTAAACTCAGTATAAATTTGAGTAGTAAAAGCACATAATTGAATTTGAGCATATAACAATGAGTATTCTCGCATGGAGTCATTCAGTTTCCCCCATTTCAGTAAAAAGTGGGAATTCGTCAGATTTGGAATATCCTGCATCGGTTATTGGTATCAATTCTATACCTCAAACGGTTGCCCATGCTACGCAAATGCCTATGGATACTGTATCGTGTTCAGGTGGTATATGTTGTATAATAAAGGATGAAATTTCACTATTTATGGTCCAAAATGATGGTATGTTTCTTGAAAAAATAGAAAAGAAAACGTATGATATTTGTATGGCTGCTGTTAAGCAAAATGGGGAATCAATAAAATTTGTTATTAATTGGAATTGTTTCACGTTACAACAATATGAAAATATATTTTTAGAAGCGATAAAACAAACTATTTCTGCATTCAAATATATCAAATTGTTTAAGGCTATTAATTACGATGAACTTTGTCTGAAATTAATTGAAATACACCCTGACTTATTTCATGATATAATTAAATTATTTCATCATAAGATTAAACTTAAGCTTAATTATATAGGATTTTTCAAAGCTGCCGTTAAAAAAAATGGCAAATTGTTGTTATTTAGAAATCTATTTTATGTACAAATAGACGATAAATCAATGTTAGATATAATGATAGAAGCTATTAATAACTATCCCAACATTATAAATGATATTTTAAATAATCCCCGTAAATTTATTCTCGAAATCACTAGCGATGATTTATACAAACTGGTCCTTGCAGCTATAAAAAAGAATGGTATGCTTTTGATTGTTATAAATTCAAAATATCAAAAATATGTAACCCAAACACATGAATTATGTTATGCAGCTGTCAAGCAAAATGGTAACGCACTAGAGTTTGTAGAGGATCAATTCAGGGGTTCTTGGGAAATATGTTTTCAAGCAGTTACGCAAAATAAGGAAGCATTTAAATATGTAAAATACGAGGCATCAATGAATGACGTGGCTTATCCATATTATATGAATGATGAGATGGAAGGCAATCTTATTGATTTCGATAAGATTGACAGTTTTAAATACGGCTTGTTAGTTTGCTACTGCTAATAGATTTTAATTTATTTTCTGGAACCCTTTCTTGAGGATTTTTTACCAGCGACCTTTTTCTTTGAGCTTGATGATTTTCTACCAGATGTGCGTTTCTTTCCAGCACCACCAGATTGTCTTTTAGATGATTTCTTAGATGATCTCTTAGATGATCTCTTAGATGATCTCTTAGATGATTTCTTAGCTGGAACTGAAGCAGCGGCTTTCTTCTTTGATCCTGATTTTTTAGCACCACCAGATTGTTTCTTAGATGATTTTCTGGATGATTTTCTGGATGATTTTTTAGCTGGAACTGGAGCAGCGGCTTTCTTCTTTGATCCTGATTTTTTAGCACCACCAGATTGTTTCTTAGATGACTTCTTAGATGACTTCTTAGATGACTTCTTAGCTCTGTTTTGTTTTCTAGAACCACGTCTTGGTGAATATTCTTCATCATCTTCTTGTTGATCATCATCATCATCGCGTTTACCTTTTTTACCTTGTTTTCCCTTGGCTTCGCGTTCGCTTTCTTCTTGAGCGGCGCGATATTCTGCAGCTCTTTGTATATCTTCTTCGTCTTCTTCAACGTCGGCCCAATTTCCTATTTTTTTATATTCTTCACTGAATTTTGGCATTTATATATATATATATAATATTTAGATATAATAAAATTATTATATTTGTAATTTTTATAATTAAATGAAACGCACAAATTATCTGGATACAACATTAGTAAACGAACAGATTAAACCATATAATATATTAAATAATAAATCAATTATTGTTAACTACATACCACTTAATGGAACTATTTATAGAAGTGACAAACATACAATGACAATGTTAAGAGAAAAACCAACATTCTTTAGTGACTACCAATCAACAATGTCATATATGGGCAAGGCATATATTTATATAAAAAAATATGATACGAAAGAACAATTAAAATTATTATCCTTAAATGATGATAGTGAAAATATTGATCGAATAAGTAATTTTTTTACTGAATATTTGCCATCTGTTGCAAAGTCAGAATCTGCAAAGCATGATATCATTATTACATATATTTTATTGCAATTAGCTTATGGATTAATTAAAGATAATACAAAAAATATAAATATGTGTGGCGTTGAAAATTCATTTATTGAAACATATTTGAAAAATAATTATAAACTTGAAGATAACGATTGGCAAGATCTAAATATTATATTAACCGATTACATGAACCGTGATTTAATTCCAAGTAGATGTTCGTTGAGATATATTGATAAAATTCTGATGAAATGTTTAAACAAAATTATACCAGTATATGGCTTTAGTGGAATTTGGTATGATGCAAGTAACAAAACCTATACAGAAAGGATGTTATGTAAAATTGTTAATACTGAACTGTATAATAAAGACACAAATAAATTAACGTGTGTTCCTAGTGAAATATGTATATTTAATCCCAAAAAATATTTGTCATATGTTGAATTATCGGAATACAATAATGATAAGTTAACAATCATACCAATAAGTTTTGACAATAATCGAAATATTAAATCTATGCAACATAAATTAGCAGAAGCACAAAAACAAAATAATAAGTATAAATATAAGTATTATAAATATAAATTAAAATTAAATGAAATTAGGAAATAATTAAACTTTATACTTGAAAAATATTCTAAATTCTAAAACAAGCATTAGAGATATATATGCCAAAATAGAATACAAACTCCAAAATGCGTAATTCAAGTTTGTATTATTTTTAAATACGTATCCTGATAATAAGCCGAATATGACAGATACGAATGATATAATTACATTGATAATTTTTATTTGTTTTTCAGTGAAGTAATCTCCACTATAAAAGCTTTTGTTAAGTTTTAATATTGACAAACAAATCATTATTGTTATTGTTGTTGAAATAATCGATGACAATCCGCTATGCCATGGATCATCAAAGATTAATTTATTTATTGCAAATTTTGTTCCATGTAATCCGACAATATATATACCCGCTGAAAAGTAGTTGAAAGCTTGCATATATGTAAATAACCAACGTTTTCCGTAAATTAGTAAATTTCGCATTGTAAATATCCAGTAGTAAACAGATTCGAGGTCTCTAACTATAACATTACTAACTTTTTTAACTTCATTTGGTGATTTGTCAATAGCGAATGACAAATTTGAGTTTTCAATAGCATATTTGTCATTGACACCATCACCAACCATTACTATTATTTTATTTGTATATTTTTTATGCATATCTATTATTCTTTGTTTATGTTTTTCAGAAAATCTACACAAAACACAATTATCGAAAGATTGTAATAAGTTAACAAATTGTTCCTCATCAATATTTGTTTTAATTTTATCAAGTAATGTTCCATTAATAGCAATAAACTCATATTTATTAAGTTTTGCAAATTCAAGCATATTAAGAGTTTCAATTGTGTAAAATTTGTCCAACGTATCCAATATATATTCTTGTGTTATTTGTGTTTCAGAAATATTAGCAAACATTCCGGAAGTTATTCCAATATAAGTTCCGGTAAGGATACTATCTCCTGTTAACATTCTTATTTTTACACCAGCTTGTTTCAATTTATGTATTCCATTAAAAGTATTTGGACGTAATGGGTCATTCAAATGATATTCGAATATTTGATGAAAGTCATCAACTTTTTCATGATTTTTAACTCCCAAAACGTAAGCTTCGACGGAACTATCAAATAATGTTTGTAAATCAGTATTGTCATTTTTGGTAATTATTTTATATGCCAATGCAAGGCCTCTATTAAGTGAATGTACAAGTTGATGAGCTCCGGATATTTTAGCAATTACATCAGATCCAAACATTACTAGATGAAAATAAGTTTTATGGTCAAGTGTAAATAATGCGTGTCTACCCCGTAAATCGTACTGGTATGATGATCTAGCATTTAAATAAAGCATTGTATTAACATTATCACTAGTAATATGTAATTTTATACCATCTTTATTAAAAAAGTCGAGATCAAGAATATTATTTCCACCATTAATTTTCAAATTAAATTTTTCATCAACATATTTTCCGAATACTTTTTCTTCAACAGACGCAATTGCCTGTACTTCACGATTAGTAGAATTTTTTTCCCAAAATGTAAACATTGCACCAATAGATTGAATGAATAATGTTTCGTCTGATATATTATGGATACATTCAATTTCCATATCGTTAAGCGTGAGAGTTCCTGTTTTATCTGTAAACAATGTCACTTCATTGCCATTAATATATTTAAATGGTTCAAATTTATTTGTGTCATTACGTTGGTATTTGATTGCTTGGTTATTTTCAGCATAAATACCACCAGTATATCCATATTTTTTGATAAATTTATTATCTCGTAGTATCATTAACACAATATTATAAATTGCAAAACATCCAAAAATTTTAAATGGTGGTAATAATTGATTGAAGCCACAAATGGTTCCAATAAGATAAAGCATACATTTTTCAAGCATTAAAATATTATCATAGGAATCGCCAAATTCTGATGCAATAATATGGAAAGCAATTATCGAAATTACAAGTAAGCCATAGTATGTTGAAAATTTAATTAAATCATGTACACAATTAAGATTTTGTGGAGAATTTATTTGTAAACGTTCGACATCTGTAACTTGAACAACTAATGGAAAATCTTTTTTGATAGCAATAGATCTTTGTAACGACATACCTTCAATAATCGTATCATTACATTTATATAGTTCTGAAATATATTCTCCATTTTTTGGGCAAACATTAATAGCAAATTTATTTGAATTATCTAGGATTATATCATTGACATCAAAATATGATACACAGTCTTTAATATCTCGCTTTAAATATCCTAATATTTTTGCTTTAGTAACAGGACATGGTTTATCGACATCCAATAAGATATAATCTCCAGATTTAATTTTATAGCTTTCAGTAATAACACAAGCATAATACTTTGAATACCATTTTGTTAGTATTGTGTATTTTGTACTGTTTTTGATATTTGCATCATTGTAATCTCCAATATAAGTTTTTAATGCAAAAAATATTTGTAGTAAGATTTGTAAAGTTATTAAGTAAATATTAATATATTTTCCACATAAATATTGAGTTATTGCAATGAACATAAAAACACAATTAACGAAATCACATAAAAATATTTTAGTAACATCGAGAATTAATGAAAGTATTGACTGATGACTTAATTTAATGTAATTTTGATAATTTTTTAATTTAGTTTCATAATACTTTTTGACATAGTCATTAATTTGTGATATCATAAAAATAATCACAAAAGTTAATATTGCTGAAATTAATATATCTTTGGTAATTGTGTATAAATGTGTGATATTGAGACCAAATTGCTTTAGCCAGATTGCTTCATTAATTTTATTAAAATGATTTACCTGGGTACATATAGTTGTTTTAAGTCCTATCCCCAAAGTGTTATTGTAATGGCATTGATCCATTTTTGAATAGTTTATATTATTGATATATACTAATAAATGTCAATAATAAATGTTATCAAATTTTTATGATATAATAATAGAAATGTCTGAAGACTTATATGATGAATTACTTTCACAGGGAATATCAAAAAAAACAATAAAGGCGATGAAAATTAATCCGAGACACAAATTTGTTCCAAAGGAATTGTGGCATTTAGCATATGAAAATAGACCATTGTCTATAGGATATGGCCAAACAATATCGCAGCCATATATTGTTGGATTAATGATTGATAAATTAAATTTAGATAAAAGTGACAAAGTATTAGAAATTGGTACAGGAAGTGGATGGAGTACAGCAATATTAGCATGTATGACAAATAAAATTTATAGTATTGAATTAGTTAAAGAACTTTATGAAAAAGCATTAAATAGAATAACAAAATCTAAATTTAAGAATATTTATTTAATAAATGGAAATGGATGGAATGGCTATTCTAAGGAAGCACCATATGACAAAATAATAGTTAATGCAGAAGCGGATAAAATTCCAGAAAAATTAATAGATCAACTTAAAATTAATGGTATTATGATAATTCCATTACTAAATGAATTGCTTTTAATTAAAAAAATAAATAACAACAAATTAGATAAAACAATAATTACTTATGTAGCATTTGTGCCATTTGTACATTAACTTATTTCTTGTTTACAGAGTTATATAAATCATTAATGTTTATAAACATATTTCCAATTACTGCCATTTGTCGTCTATATAGAGAATCAAAAAAGTATGACATATAATCCAGTTTTAATCCTTTCCAACTTTGGGATGGATTTGCATGCACATCCATAATATTATTAATATTACTAGTTTCATCAAAGTAAATAACTAATTTCAATGAATGCCAAATTAAATATATCAAATTCAGATGTAATGCATCTGGAAATGTAATTTTATATTGAATATCATTAGTAGTAGTTATTAATTCATAGTTTAATTTATATACTTTTTCTCCATACGCTATATTTATTTGATTAATAATTATATTACTATTTTTCGAATATGATAAAATTAATTCTGATATTGAGTCTGATCCTCTTTTTATTATATACTCGGCTATGTAATTTTTATTCTTTTTATAATAGCTATCAAATTCCATTATTTGTTTAACTTGTAGACCGGAAACATCATAACCTGAAATCAATGGCTGAAGTGCGTCATTCGTAGTTGTTTTATCATCAAATAACTTAAAATATTTAAAGTCAAATAATTTATCTTCTTTTCCATATTCAAAAATACTTTTAGGTCTTTCATCAACGATAACTGCCTTTGGAACTCCTATCAAACCAGTAAAAATTATTAAATTATTATCTCCCCACCGTATGTCAAATTTCATCGATCCATTAAGCTTAGAATTATCATCAGATATTGTTTCTTCAAATGGTTTGTAATAGACAGGCGTTATTTGCTCAACAAGCATAATAATATTATTTTTTTGTTCTACTAATTCGTTTGGAATTGCAATTTCGATATTAATATCATGGTATTTTCCCATACTAAATAAAATTGGTGTTTGTTCGGAATTTGGATATATGTTTTTATTGACATCCAAAATATTTTCATAAATTGGTGTACCCCCTGCATATAATTTATATTTACAACCATTTAATAGTTTATTTGATTCTATCGAGTCTAATGATAATTTTAAACTTAGTGTATCATTTTTAATAAACTGCAAGGAGTCTGATCGTAAAGTAATAAAAAATTTCGTTCCGTCTGTCGACCATCTTGATATAACTTTATTTAATGGTACATAGTAAGTTTCTTTTTCTGTGTTTTTGACAGCTTTAATTAGTTCATTTTCAGTAACCAAAATTTCTTTAGGTGGAGCGATGACAGAATTTTGAGATTCGTTTGAAGTAAATGTATTCATTGGCATTTTAGTGAATGCATCCATTGGCATTTCAGATATCACATATTTTGGGATATTAGTTCGGATTTCCGACATTTGTATATATTTGTCTAATATATTATTTTGAGATATTAAACGCAAGTTCTTTTTATTAAATTCGAATGGGATTGATGCAACAGTTAAGCATTTTTTTAAAAATAGTAGAGCTTGTTCGTGTGTTTTTATTTGATATTCTGTTTTATGTAAACTAAAATCTTTTACGGGGAATATTTTTCTGAATGTTGGTATTAACTTATTAAGTTTTTCAAGGAAATTATTAATATTTTCGATACTTGTTGTATTTAATTTGGTATTATAATCATTTATGGCCTTGAAACCATAAACTGGTAATAGCTCGATATCCAGAAACTTGATTTGTTCCTCAAGTGACTTCATTATTCTAATATAATGTATGTATTAGCATTTAAGTAAGAATAAAGTTGAAATTATTAATATCAAAGTATTATATGCTAAATATTAATATAACATACAACTAGTAACTTCAAAAATGAGCACAAATACTTCCCAACAAGTTTCCAACGAGGTTAATCAACAATCAAGCGGTCCAGTACCTGTTCAACATGATGAACATTCTTCTGAACGTTTAGCTGGTTATTCGAGATATCTGAATGTTTTATTAAAAAATTCAGATAAAGTAATGGCTGTTGCTAGACCAACGGCATTTGCTAGCGAAGGTGCAGAAGCATTTAGAAAAATTGCACCAAAATTGATTGTTCCTCTATATGGTTTGTCCATAGGTTATGTTCTTGCAGATACTGCAAATCAAACATATAAATATTCTTTAACAAATCAAGATAGAACAAAAATTTCATTAAAGTGTGCTGATACATTAATGTGGCACACTATTGCGAGTATGGTTGTTCCCGGTGTAGTAGTTAACAGAACTGTTCACTATAGTACTATTGGTTTAAATAAATTCAAGGCACCTCCTGCATGTGTGAAATGGTTACCTCCAGTGTTAGCCATTGCAACGCTAGCTGCTGGTTATGAAAAGTTGGATCATTTTGGTGATTATGTAATGGATAGCACTGTTAGAAAATTATATAAATTTTAATTTATAGTGTCACCTTCTAATGGCGAAACAATAGAACATTTGACACCACATTTATTTATTTGAGCCAATTTTTCCGCAAATATATGTTTACGTTGTATATTTTGATAGCATGAATCTGGAGCTCCATTTTTAAAATTTATTTGAGAATACAACTTATTGCCACTTGTAACTAATTCTTGTAATTCTTCTGCAAATGTTGTTTGGTTTAATGAATTTTGTCGTATCGGTCGGCTGTTTGTTGCTGGTGTCATTGTTCTATGGTGAGGTAATGGGCTATTATGTATATATGTATTTGGTTGTATTAATTGTGTTATTATAGTTTGAGTTGCTTTAGTAGCCTTTGGTGATATTTTATTTTCCTGTGAACTTTTAAATTTAATAAATTGACAGTAACTACAATAATCTTCATCTTCTGCTAAAGCCTCACATTCAATGGATTTACAAATTTTTAGACTTGTTGATGTGCAAGATCCCATACCTAATATATATACTTATAATTTTGGCCATTATGGTGGATAAATGAATTATAATTTGAAAGTTAACTTACCAACTTGTTCTATTATATGTGTGACCTTAAAATATATTGCTTGGTGTTGATCTAATGCTGTAAATGTGGCTCCCAATCGACTACATCCGCTTGGAGCAATATTTTTCCAACTATGTAATTTGTTATTGTCGTCAGTATATTCAATGATTAATTCTTTTCCTTTATAAACATTTGTATGCGGATCCTGAGGAATTGTAAATATTTCATTTATTCTTTCAAGTAATAGAGCAAACGTATATCTTGATATATTTAATTTATTAGTTATATTATTTTCAGTATAAGTAACAGTTGTGTAATCTGTATTTCTATTTGTTTCAAATGTTAAACTATATTTTGTTCTTCTTGCAACTATACCACCACTTGTAGCAGTAAATAATTTTATTTTTCCACTCATTATAAATTATGTAATGAAAATAATAAATAAATTAGTTGGCAAATTGTAATTTAGTTACACCACCCATATATGGAACTAAAACTTGTGGTACCTCTACATATCCATCACGTTGATAATTTTCTAATATACAGCATAATGTTCTAGTATTTGCACAGAGCGTGGAATTGAGTATATGAACTGGAATAGAATCTCCTATTTTAATATTAAGTTTTTTTGAGAAATAATCTGTGCAATTAGAACACGAAACGAGCTCTCTATATGTATTTGAACCAGCAAAGAACCCTTCTAAATCATATTTCATACTTGCTGCATTATTCAGGGCTCCTGAAACAATATTAATAACACGATAAGACAGTCCAAGGCTATCATAAAACTCTTTGCAAGCAGTAATCATCGATTCCATCATATCCCAGCTTTTTTCAGGCTCTGTTATGCAAAGTTGTTCTATTTTTTCAAATTGATGAACTCGAAATATGCCGAGCGTATCCTTTCCATGGCTACCAGTTTCTTTTCTATAACATGAAGATAAACCGGCATACTTAATGGGCAATTGTTTTCTAGCAAATTGAGAATTCATATTATATCCGGTTAATGGCTGTTCGCTTGTTGCAATCATATATTTATCTTCGCCTTCAAGTTTATAAAGAGTTTCATTGAAATCACTAAGTTGACATAATTTGGCCATTACATCACCATTCATAAAATGCGGTGTTTGCATTGCAGTATATCCTCTTGTTGACAGAAAATCGATTGCATATGTTAAAAGTGCTAAATTTAATCTTACTCCAACACCCTTAAGAAAATATCCCCTATTTCCGCTAATGTTCGAACCTTTTTGAGTATCAATAATATCTAACTTGTAACACAATTCAACATGATTTAGTAAAGTTGTTGGTAAAGTTGTCGTATCGTATTTTTTTTCACAAACAATAGTATTAAAATCTTCATTGTTATTTATTGGTGTGTTTTCATGTAGCATATTTCCAAGCGTTGATAGCATATTTGTTCTGGTATCAATTGAATTTTTGTTTTCAAGTTTTACTGTATCTAATAATGTTGCAAGAATTATTGACGCCTTCTTAATTTGATTTTTTGTTAATGTTCCAATTAAGTTTTCTTCAGACAACCATCCCATTACTTGGGTTGGATTTTTCTCGTTCGGAATTTCGCTAAGCTCATCATTGGATGCGTTTCTTATTTGTTTACTTAGTTTATTTCTGAGAGCACTGATAACATTTATTTGGTATGCTGTTTGTTTACATGTTTCATCAACAGTCAATATTTGATCGACAATGTTTGGATCACAAAACCTTTTTGTTTGATTTTGCTTAACTACTTCAGTATTGCTTCTGACAAATGTAATATCCATTTTTTGATTATAATAACTATTACTAGTAATACTATTTTAAATAATACTATTAATAATCAATTTTTTTTAATAAATAAATTATGCTACTGAAAGGCTTGAACGTAGACTTTCAGGAACTAGGGAGATAATATCATCTTTAAGGAGAACTTCATTTTCAAGTAATTTTTTAGCGAGCTTATCAAGATATTCCCTATGAGCCATTAATACATCTAATACTTTTCGATTACATGTTAGAAGTAAATCTTTTACATAGCCATCAATACTTGATTTTAGCCATTCACTTTGTTTATCATACGTTAACGACAAAGGTCCAAAATCATCATTCATACCGTATTTAGTTACAAGTGCATATGCTATTTTTGATGCTCTTTCAAAGTCATCCTGTGCTCCAGTTGTTACATCCTTAAATATTAGTTTTTCAGCGCATCTTCCTGCAAGTAAAACATATAGTTGTGCAAGTAGTTCATTTTTAGTTACAAGTTTTCTATCATCTGGTTCTTGTTGAGCAAAACCGAGCATATTGCTTCCACGTGGTACAATAGATGTTTTAAGTGGAGGATTTGTGCCTTTCAGTAAATACCCAATTAATGTATGTCCGGCTTCATGATATGCGACATATTCCTTTTCTTTTTCTGTCATAATTCTTTCCTTTTTTTCAGCTCCAATCATTACTTCATCAATTGAATCTAGAAAATCATTAATTGAAGATCCACCCTCAGTAGAATCAATTGTAATCTTATTTGTTTCAAGATCTACTTTTTGTCTTTTCATAAATCTATTAATACCTTGATTGACAATATTGCTGACATCAGCACCACTTAGTCCAGCAGTCATTTTAGCTAATCTTCCAATATTATTATCTTTATTTAGTTTAAAGTCTTCATTAGTAAGTACTTTATCAACATAAAGACCAAACAACTCTTTGCGTTCAGTTAAATTTGGAAGATCAAAGAATAATTTCTTGTCAAATCTACCGGATCTCATTAGCGCTGAGTCTAGATTTTCAGGTAAATTGGTGGTTCCGATTACAAGAATATTTTCATTTGATTTAAAACCATCCATTTCAGATAGGAATGTATTTAATGTCGAATTATGTTCTGAATTCCCCCTTGAACCACTTGTTCGAGCTCCAATTGCATCAATTTCATCAATGAAAATAACACAAGGAGCCATTTTACGTGCTGCATCAAAAAGTTCTCTAATGCGTTTAGATCCGCTACCAACATATAGTTGAATAAAGCTGGATGCACATGTAGATATAAATTTAGCTCCACATTCCGTTGCAAATGCCTTAGCTAACATAGTTTTTCCAGTTCCTGGGGGACCACTAAAAAGTATACCTTTAGGAATTTTAGATCCAGCAGCAACATATTGTTCTCTGTATTTAATAAATCTGGTAAATTCCTTGAGATCATCTTTAACATTTTCAACACCAATAACATCAGAAAAGGATACAGTAGATTTATCTACTACTTGGTAAAATGCATTGCTTGTGTCAGTGCCTGCTTTATTAGAAAACACTAATGAGAACAAACTGTCATTTTGCGTTTTATCATCAGGTTGTTTATCCTTTGCTTCACTAATCTTTGGTTTCTTTGGATAAAATATTTCCAACACTGTTGATGCTATGCTATATAGTGAACTTACTAAAAGCATACCAATTGCAATATCCCAAAGCATTGTCATAAAATCATATGTTTTAATATACGAAACATTTTTCGAATAATATTCATTACCCATCAGCTTTTGTAAATTCAGTCCATAATCATCTTTTGTTGTTATATGCGCTGTAACACGTACGGGATCAAATATAGTTGTCCTATTTAAATGCGTTTCATTTAAATAAAAATGAGCAAGACCATTATTTTCATCAATGTTGATATGTGAAAATAGTGTTTTGTTTTGAACTAATGAATTTTCAATTTGGGATAAGGGCACAGATGCGTCAGACAGGTTGAAGTACCTGGCAACATAGTATGCGATAATTATCCCAAATAAGTAATAGCGCATTTTATTGTATTATATAATTGATTATTATATATAGAGTAATATTACTATAAACACTAGTAATTTCAATTATTTTATAAAGGAAAAATCCATTTATTTTGGAGATTGATATAGCCACATAGATAGTTTACTAGCCATAATATATACAATATTTGTTTTACCAACAATATCATAAAATTCGTCAAGCAATTTTGTATATTCATCGGGAACTCCTTCCTCGACATTTAAATTATGTTTTTTCAAATCATTAATTCTAAATATATGACTATGAAGATATTTCCCACTTAAGAAATCATCTTTAAGTTTTTCAACATCAATATTCCTGTCTTTAAAAGCCCTGTCGAAAAATGCAAGGTCTTCCTGAAAACTATTGAATGCTATATATTTTTGTGTTTCATTATTTAATTGTTCACGAGGAACTGTCAAATATAAATGGTGAGGATATCTATTTGGGTTTGAATCAATAATTTGTGTATCGACTGGGCTAAACATTGCGCATTTGTCTGCAATAATTTTATCTGATGTGAGCGCAATTAAAGTACCAGCACTCATTGCGATATATGGAATATATGTTTGATATTTAATATTGTGTTCTTTCATTGTATCGTGTAAAAACATTGGAATATCTGCTGGTCCTCCATGGCTATCAAGAATAATATGAATTGGTTTCATTAACTTATTTTTATCATGGACCATTTTTTGCAAATCTCTAACAACTCTTCCTCTGTTCAATAGAACTAGCGAATTGTAAAATGGTTCTATTAGCACTGGATCAGCAATATATGGATCTGTTAGCAGTATAATATTGCAGTTATTTTCCTTTTCCAACTGTTTGACGTGATTGTTAAAATTAACAATCCTTTGCTTACTCTTATGATATTGATACAATGGTGTTGCGATACATGCAACACTTGCTGCTTTAATTACATTTCTGGCAGTAAATAATTGTCTAATTTTTGATGACGTCGACATTGTTCTTTGTTATAACAAGCTGATTGTATAACCAATGGGTATAATATTAGAGATTGCAAGCAGTACTCCTTTTTCAATTTTTATAAAAGTTGAAAATCAATACCAATCACAATTTATTATTTTATTTATATGTACAATTTATGAGCAAAAGAACCTTTATTATTAATTTGATCGGTGGCCCAGGATTAGGTAAAACTACATTGGCTGCACTTATTTTTGCAGAATTAAAGCTACGTGGTTACGTAACTGAATTCGTCCAAGAATATGCCAAGCAACTTGTATGGACGAAAGATTTTGATACATTAAACAATCAATATTACGTAACATCCCATCAATATAAATTACTAAAGCAAATGGATAGCTTAGTTGATTTTGTGGTTACCGATGCGTCATTAATATCTGGATTATACTATAATTTGCATAACAAGGATAATACATCAAATATAAATAAAACTCACGAATTAATATTAAACAGTTATAAACAATTTAATAATATTAATATAATGTTAAAAAGAGGAAATTTCGAATACGAAACACAAGGACGATTGCAAACAGAAGAGGAATCCAAAGAAATTGATACCATACTCAGACATTTACACAGATTAAATGGAATTGAATTTGCCGAATTTCCGGTGGATTCAAGTACTGAAAGTATATCTAAAATTGTAACTCATATTATTGAGCAAAGTGGTAAATAAGTTATATTGTAAAACTTTCAATTATATCCTTAGTTCTTTTATCGCCTTGACATAAGAATGCTTCAATTGAGTTAAACAGGCAATCTTTGTTGTATGAATATTCTTTATTTTTTTGTTTAGCCGATGCCCTATCAAGTTCGTAAAGCAAACTATAAACTATTGTTATTTGATTTTCTGTCCACATTGAAATAAATTTATCATATAATTCACTTCTTATTTTCATATCAGCATTTGCTTCATCTAAATCACATTCCTCAAGATTGTTATCAGTTTCTGGATTAAATTTATTTTGTTCATCTTCCCCTTTGATTGCATTTTCGATTAATTTTACATAAAGATCCAAACAATGAATTATAATTGGCCATTCTCCATATGTATCTTTTAACATGATGAGTCCTTCTTTTGCTTTAAAAAATATCCATAAAATATTATCATTTTTCTTTGATGATAAAAATGTATTACACGCACGTTCAATTGGATCTTTCAAATATTGGATGTCATTTTTATGTGATCCATTTATTGTTCTGATTGTTCCTTGGATTAATGACGGATTTTGAATATATAGTTTATTATTTGAAATACATAATTTAGTGCCAAGCGGCTTGTATGCGATAATTGCCAAACGGATTATAGTGCTTAGTGGATCTAACATTTGAGATTTATTTTGGTTTCCAAAAATAAAATTGTTTAGGCCCATTGAAGCTGATAACTTCATACCTTTTTTTAACAGTCCAAAATAAGTGAAAGAGTCCATACCTATTATTACTTTATAGAATAATATCTATAAATCGTTATATTCATTTAAATAAAAAAATCAAATTTTTATAGTTTAATCAATTTTTATATAGTTAAGAAGAGCTGAGACCTCTTAATAAAGAGAGTGTAATATTAGGCATTTCATCCATGTCATATCCTCCCTCGCTGGTTACTATTATTTTTTTACCTAATTCTTTTATTTTTTGCCCAATTGCAAAATAGTCAACTATTTCCAAAGAGCATCCGTAATTTACCGATGCATCTGAATCTTCCACATAAGTATCTCCACCGAAAGCTAAAACAATAACATCACATGAAAAATCAGATATAATTCCAAGTGCTTTTTCCAAACATTTTTTGTATTCACATAATTTTGCTTTTTTTGGAAATATGATATTATGATTTAAATTATTCGGACCAGTTTCATTTTCAAATCCAATGAATGAAGGATAATCATAAGTTGGATCTGCATGAATTGACACCGTTAGTACATTGGTACTATTTTCATATATTTGCTGGGTTCCATTTCCAGCATGATAGTCAATATCAAGTATTGCAACTTTGTATCCTAAAATTTGCAATTTGTTTGCACAAATTGAAGCATTGTTTAAAAAACAATATCCGGCATAAGTATTATACGATGCATGATGTCCAGGCATAAGATTTGAGCAATATACAACATCATATGACTTCAGGTATTCTGTTGCAACAAAACCATTATTTGCAGATGATAACGCGTTATCATATGTATTTTTGTAGATAGGTGTCATTTTATCTTCTCCGAAATATCCCATCTGTTTAAATATTGGTAATTTTGATATGACAGTTTCATAGAATTCAGTATTGTTTTTCTTATTACTAAAGTTTAACGGCAATATTCCCCCATTTTCTATGTCATAATATTGATCATCTTCCATATCATGCCAAGATTTATAACATCCTTTTAGAAAACTTATATATTCCTTCGAATGTACATGCATATTGATTATATCATCGTTTGTTAACTTCATTTCTGGTTTTATTATGGTATAGTATTTTTTAAGCAAATCATTGATATTTTTTTGTCTAAGTTCTGGTTTGTTTGTTCCAGATCGCACAATCCCATATTGATCAATATCGTTTAAAATTGATTCATCCCAATTGCTAATAATTAGTGTCATTTTATTTGTAATAGATAAAGTAGTATTATATTGTGTAGATTAACTTTATTTCATTTTTTTTCGAAAATTGTTTCTAACAAATCACAATTTATATATTTTCTTATTTTTCTAATTTTATCGTAGTTATTATTCGTATTTACATGTACTAATTTGTCAATTTTTCTATTTAACCTATTTGATCTTTTTTCTTTTTTATACATATCTCTTTCTTTTGAAGTAGTTAGTTTGAATTCATTTGAGTTTCTAGTTATTTCTAACTGTCCATTGGGTGTGTTAATAAACACCGGTAATAAAGCCTTTATAATATTGGTACTATTTTGCTTTGCTTTTTCTGTTTTAATTAAAATAATTAAATTTGCCACAAGTAGTTTAATAAGTTTTTGTGCATATATAGATGTATTGTTTTTTATAAATAATTTATGAGCCATATGATCATGTAATTTCATCATCTTTGGATATAATTTTTTTTCATTTAATAATTTATCTGTACTAAACTCATTAAAATATATTAAATTGGTGTTGATATTATTTTTTTGTAATAGTTTTGCATAAATTTTACATATGATCTTGATTATGTCCCCGTAATCACTATCATTTTGTAAGATTTTTTCCGATATACCATTTTCTAAAATACAATTTAATAATATTTGTTCTTTTGAAGTCATATGAAATTATTATAACTTGTATGATAAACAATATGGAAATATAAATAAATGTCAATTTTATTAAATATCTTAGATTAGTCCATTATTAAAAGCGCACAATAGTACCGTTCTTACCCGACCTTCAAGTTCGACGGATTGGCCTTTATTTGTTGTTTGGAATTTTGACAGCCTTGTGCGGTTTTGTTTTTCCCAATCTAACTTTAAAGCATTTATGGGAAATCTCACCATTTGGTCATTTTCGAGATAATAACTTGGTGTCGAAGCCCTGGATTTGAGGAAATTGTAGTTTCCGTAAAAATTTCTGCACTGCATATTCTCTACCCTTTGAATGAATGAAATATGAAAGTGATTCAAATATGGAATTTTAACTGCAGGACCAGTCAAATCATTCTGATGGGAAACAAGAATAGTATCGGCAGTTTCTTCTCGAAGTTCACGAATAGCAGCGTCGGCAATAGTTTCACCCCTATCAATGATACCACCAAAATCGTTAAATTTCTTATTAAATGCATTTCTTCCCAAAATAATATCCCCACGTATACGATCTACTAGCAAGCAACCTGCTGAAGAAAATCCATTGACGCATTGTATGCACCCAACACATGGTTGTAGTTGCGAACGTGGATCATGTAACTCGTATACTCTAATATGCGGCGGGATTTGTGTCGGGATTACAGACGGTTGTGCTTGTTGTTGCATAACTGGTTGTGGTTGTACATTAGGCGGTTGAATAATTGGTTGTGGCTGCACATTAGATGAGTTCATGAATGGTGACATGAATGGTGACATAAATGGACGTGTTTGTGTATTAGGCTGCTGAATAGCTGGTTGTGCTTGTACATTAGATTGCTGCATAAATGGTGTCATAACTGGTTGCATTTGTGCTTGTACGTTCGGTTGTTGCATAAATGGTGTCATAACTGGTTGCATTTGTGCTTGTACGTTCGGTTGTTGCATAAATGGTGTCATAACTGGTTGCATATGTGCTTGTACGTTTGATTGTTGTATAAATGGAGACATAACTGGTTTCATATGTGTTTGTACATTTGGTTGTTGTATAAATGGTGACATAACTGGTTGCATCGGGCCTTGTACATTTGGTTGTTGTATAAATGGCGACATAATTGGTGGTGATAATGCGACATTAGGTTGCACGAATTGTGACATTGCTGGATTTGATTGTACATTAGCTGGTTGCATAAATAGCGACATAGTTGGCTGTACTTGTCGATTCGACATAAATGGATCCATAGATGATTTACTCGCCGCCATTGGATAGGCGAAAGGATTACTCATTATTACGCAAAGTTTGCTGACAACAAGCGATAAGGGTAAACATAAAAAAATGAATGGGTTTGTTATAGTGTCAAATATTCAACTTTTTGATGTGTATATTATTCGTAGCTTTGTAATTGATACTTTTTCCAAATTGTGACGACTGTTGTACTATTTTGTCATAAAGCTTGTGTAGTTCGTTTCGTGATAATGCGTTATCAACATTATCATTTGTGGATTCCTCCAATTTAATTTTTTCATGGTCACTCATTCCGTATCATAATTTTACTAAATATACTAATTTTAATACAGAGAGACATAAACTTAAAAATTCAATTTTAAAATAAAATAATATTTAATTTTGGTTCTTCATATATGCAATCAGGATTATCACTGCTATTATAAGCGCAAAAATAATTGCTACTGCTAATGTTTTTTTGGCATTTTTCCAACACATTTGCCTTTTTACGTCTTGTGCTTCTTTTTTAAATCTATTGGCATTTTCTTCCAACAATTTGGCGTTTGTTTCCATTTTATCGAGAGCTTCTCCTCCTTCTAACGCTTTTTCAACATTGTTATGCATAACTGTTGTTATATCATCTACCTTACGTTTTGCCTCAATCAATTTATCTGCATTTTGTTTTTCTGTTAAATCGGTCCTAGGAATATTCGCATTTCCATATGGAGATGGTCTCGAATTTCCTTTAGTAGGTAGTCTTGAAGTATTTTGCATTGATAGAGTTTGTTTTGCTTTGTTAGATGTCATCTCAACTGATTTTTTTGGCGCATTTGTATTTCCCCGATGCGGAATATTTTGTTGGACATCAAGTGGAATATCGTCAAATGGATTTTCATCATAGTCATTCATCGCAATATTATGAGACTGACGGTTTGGATTATTGTATGCCATTTTAAGTTCATGTGGTTGTTGTAATACATATATAATTGATAGTTTATTCAGCCATAAACGTATTCAATTTTTTTCAAAAATTGAAATATATTGGATAATCAAGACTATTGTATATATGCATATAAATATATGGATAATATGTTCAAATTGGTTGAACCCAATGAGCAAATATTAGAAAAAATGGTAATGAGAGAAGAAGAAATTAGGATGTCACAAGAATACAAACAAGCGTGTACAAATGTTAAAGATATTCCTAATGGTTGGCTTAATGTAACGAAAGATGTTCAAGTACAAGTTGCAAAAGAGTTTGGATTTACAGACGAAATCAACTGCGAAATTGCATGTAACAGATTAAGAAGAGCCCAATATATTTACCCTAATAATAAAATTTTCACATCTGGACCAGTGTATGTTAGACAAAATAAGGCAAGAGTCGGTGATCTAAAAGAGGGAGATAAACTTCCTAATACAACAATATATGACGGAATAAATGAGCACAATCTTCATGATATCACAGATGATGCAAAAATTAATATAATTTTTGGAGCATCGCATTCATGACAGCCATTCAGAGCATACATTGCTGTTCTTCAAGATTATTATATGAAAAATTGTGATAAAATGAACATATATATTATATATATTAATGAAGCACATGCTACTGATGTATGGAATATTGGTGAAAGTGCAGGAGTGCTTAATTCTAGTCATAAAAAAATAGAGGATAGAATAGAATGCATAGAAAAATTCAAAAATGAATACAAGTTAACCATACCCATTTATGCTGACAATATGGAAAATGATTTCGAAACAAAATTTGCATCATGGCCATTTAGGTATTTTGTGACACAAGGTAAAACCATTATTAAAATTGGTTTGCCAAATGATTCTGAATTCGATATGTTTGAATTATTTGACTTTCTGAAATCTCTTTAAATTAGATTAATTTTGTTCGATTGATGCATTTATGGTTAAATTAATATATCATAAATGCGGACGATATGTTTAAACATAATAAATTAAATTAATTTCCAATCTTGCATTCTTCAGAATTTTGCTGATTTTTTTTTATGACTTCCATCCTAAATATACAATCGTTTAGTTGTTCAAAATTACCATTTTTGCCACTAGTTTCATGATACATTCCTCCTCTCAATCTCAAAACCAAATGGATAATAGTACATGATTTAATATTATAATCAAGAAGTATACGACTATCTTCCAGTTGTGTAGATCCTATAGTTAATCTTTGTTGGTCTGGTGGAATTCCTTCTCTATCTTGGATTATACTTTTTACTTCGGCGACAAGTAAATTCTCCGACAAAGGTATAGTCAATGTTTTACCAGTCAATGTGCGTACGAAAAATACATCAGTTGCATCCTTTATTTTTTCATTAATATCAGAATCACTTATGCTCTGTGTATATTGTTCATTTTGCTTAATAGACATTGACACATTAGCCACGTAATCAGTGATTCCCAACTCTGACAGTGTTAAATTTTTATCAAAATCATTTAAATACTTTTCACCATTTAACTTGAATAAAATTTTGGTATTATGAACATCTTTACACGAATAATTTTTAAAAAACGATAATAATATATTTTCAATAGTATCAATAGTTGGAGTGTAAATTCCGAACATTTTTTTATTATTTAATGTATTGAAACGTAAAATACGCTGTTCAGGTTCCATTTGTATAGGAATACGATCAGATAACATATTGGACATTATATTTGTTGTTATTAGTCAATAGTTAAGGCATAATACAATAGCAATTATCTATTTCAATTATTTTTATAAGAATAAATATTGATTAATTAAACTTTATTAAATATTCATATAAAAGATGTACACTTTAACTAACTAATGTCAAAAATTATTAATATTTCTAAAAAAGAACTACTAAAAATAGGGTACAGTGATTTTCAAGATTGGCAATCAAAAAGTAATAAACATGTGTATATAGGTCGAAATATGTCTTTTTATGTTCCTGGAACGAATCAGTCAAAATGGGCGAATGAATTTAGTGTTAAGCAATATGGAAGAAAAACGGCGCTTTTTAAATATCGCGAATATATAATGAATAATCCTAAATTAATGAATGATTTAGATGAGCTTAATGGATGTGTACTTGGTTGTTGGTGCAAAGATAATTCAGGTTTGAAAAATATAGAATGTCATGGAGATATTTTAATTGAATTATTAAATAAAAAATTAAATAAATGAAACAAGGATTTTATTATTTATACAGGATGATGTTATTATTAATGGTTTATTTGTGTTATTCTCATTTAGTATCATATATATTATTGATTTTAGAAAATCAATAATTTTTGATTCATAATTTATCAAACATCTTAAATTTAATTTATATGTAAGGAAGCGGTCTATGCATTCTGTTTTTTCTATGTCAAAATATCCTATATTAAATTGTGATGTTGCGTCAACATATTCTATACATAGTTTATTAAATAAACTATCATGTTCGATTGAATATTTTTTTAAAAGTTTTATATCTTCTAATATTTTGCTAATATTAAAATCATCTGACGAAGATTTATTTATATCTATTATTTGTGAAAAATTTACTGGTATACTATCACGAATTACACATGGAAATCTATATGTAATATGATTAATGTTTTTTTCTATTTGACCAGTTGGACAGGATACTATTTTATATGGATAATCGAAATCTTCTATTTTGCACATTGTGTCGTCAATTGATGTAAGAATAATTTCTAAAATATGTATTGCTTCTTCTGTATTGAAATTTGAAATATAAGTATTATTATCGATTGAATCATATTTTATTTTATTTATTTTATTTGTTGCAGTAAAAGTAATATTTGTTTTTGATATCGTAATTTCTATCTCATAAGTATTTGTTGCAATATACGATTTTTTAAATATTTCTAATAATTTATTATGGGTTTCTATAGCAAGCTTGCTAGCATTTTGTATACTTTCTATCAATTTACCATTAATAAATAGTAAATCGGCGATTATAATATCAAATAGGTTTACAAGTCTATTTGATATAAAATATGTGGAATTTTGTGTCGAATTTTTTAGATACATCTTTTCTAATGCATGAGTCATTTTTCCTGTATTATTATTGTAACTTATTACGAGTATTGTTGAATTTAATATTAATATTTCAATATTTTAGTTTGTTTTGTTGACGTATAATATATGAGTAATATATATAGTTTAATAACTAAAGGAACTAATGCAGAAATATTAACTAATTTACCTACTACAATACAAAATATGACATCATATTGTGATAAAAAGTTGGGGGAAGGTGCATTTGGTGTTGTTATTGTTCCGGGTTTCGGGGATAAATTAAAAATAAAAGTTAAAACAAAGATTATTGAAATGAATGTTGTTTTAAAATTATCAAAACACGTTGGAACTTTTAATATGTACACTAAGGACAATATTTTATATATATATGGAACAGATGATTTTACGTCTGAAATGATAATAATGAGTTTATTGTCAGAACTATGGTATAAACAAGTAACACCTCATATTACTTTATTAGTGGGTGCAAGTAACTGTCAAGGAAATTCTGCTACATTAATTGATAGAATGCTAATGGAAAAAAATGGATTAAATGAAGAAATTACCTTGAAATATGATGATACGCAACCATACTTAAAATATTTTCCAGAAAGAAAAACATATATAACAAATTTTAACGAGTTATTGCAGTATTGTTTGATTGAGTACAGAAAAACAGATAATAAGGATATTATTCTGCCAAATAATGTAAAAGCCAATTTTATAAATTTATTAGATGCATTTTTTATAGGTTTTATGCATACTAGTCAAATTTTGTGGGACAAATACAAAATGACACTTAACGATCAACATCAAAACAATATAATGATACACTGGCTTAATGAATTTTCGTACTATGGTGAAGATTCAATTAATAATAAAAAATATATTTATTACGAAATAAATAAAAATAAATATTTGCGTGTTGAAACATATGGATTATTATTTAAGATTGGAGATGTTGGAACAACAATTATGCATCCTAAAGAGGATTTGTATATTGTGGGAAATGTGTTTAATGTAGAAGATTTAGCTGCTATAAAGAAATTTGATAAACAAATACCAATATATATTGACTTTATATATAACTTTATTTATTCATTACCACAGAGTATATTAAGTGAAACAATCATTGGCGAGTTACTTAAAAGTCATCCATTTGATAAAATTACTGGATTTTTACCTATTCATGAAAAAGACTATAATGCGTTACCAATAGCTAGAGACTTGTTGAATGATAATATATTTTCTAAATACTTGTCAAAACTTCCTAATGATAATATCGAGTCTATAATAGTTAATTTATCGTAATTTTATTTGTAATTTTGGTACAGATTCTCTAATTTGTTTCATAAAATCGTTTGCCGTTTTATTTAATTCAGAGGGGTTATCCATTTCCAGGTTTGGACTAAACGTTAGTCTATATGCATGAGAATATAGATTTTTTTTATCATGATATCTTTCATCAAATAAAGCGACACTTTCAATTGTGTCTCCACAAATTTCTCTAACAAGTTCATAAAAATCATTGATTTTATTCCATGTAAATTTATTTTCACTAGTATTTTGAACATCTGCATTGTCTAGCCAAAATGATATATCTTTGGCTATTGGTGTCAAGATAGGATATGGTACGAATTTATTATTATTATCCTTAAATTGATCATGGAAACGATTATCTGTTGTCCAAAATAATCTAATATCTGGAATGCCAAATAAAATCATGGCACATCTGTCTTGACCAATTCCGAACGCCCAAGCATTTTGTTTAATATTAAGTTTGTCAAGTATATCTCTATGAACTACACCACAACCAAGTATTTCAAGCCATTTGTCATTGAATTTCACTTCAATCTCAAATGATGGGGTGGTGAAAGGGAAATAATCGTCATTGAATCGGTATTCACAGTTAGGAAATAGATGTTCAACTAAACCACTTAAGATTTTCTTAAGTTGGGCTTCTGCATCTTCGCCATCTTCAACAATATGTAAACCTTCCATTTGCGTAAATACAGGATAATGTGACTTATCAATCTCATCTTTTCTATAAACATCTCCTGTAACTAAAAACGAGCGATGACCCTTTTCAAGTAGTTCATTTTGATGTGCACTTGTATGTGTTCTAAGTACTGTTGTTTCATTAACATAAAATGTATCAGTTGGTTGTCTAGCCGGATGGTTTTTTGGTATAAGTAATTTATCAAAATTATTCTCAACAGTTACATATGGAGGTAAATCATCAAACATTTCAAATTTATGTGTTTTTAGTTGTCTGAAATATTTGTAAATATTTTCTTTAACTATTTGGATTGGATGATTTTGTTTGTTATGTAAATTCATCCCAATCTTTGCTTTAATTGATTGCGGAACATTACTTTTTTCATTAAATAGGTCCATTGTATTATATTAATAGTAATGTATTAATCTTTAAGATATTTATCTAAATTTTATCAATTTTTTTGAATAAAAGTTGATAAAAATAATTTTAATATGTAAAAACTCATATATATCTTATTATTATTTATGCAAGGTAACAAAACAAAAATAAATGAGTTAAACGACATCTTTATTGGGTCTATTGAATTGAAATCAATAGACTTGTACCTAAATATGGACTGTGCTTGCATGATATCTGAATCAGTAATTTATAATTTGTATAATAATAATCCGTCATTAAGAAAGGATATAATCTCAAAAACAAATAAATTAAATTTTAGTAATACAGATAATTTTATTCCGACTAGATATTATTTAAAGGAGTTTCTTAGTGAATGTACAAAAAAATTTAGAAGTGTTACATATGTTTCTACAAATGTTTCTGACGAGAAACTTGTTGGAGAAATTAATAAAAATAATTTGCCAATGTTTAGAATTATAAATAAATGCGATTTGGAAAATAAAGAAAATATATACTATGTCGATTCGACTTGCGAAAATTTAGCGGTGCGTGCGTTCCAACTTTGTTTATTCACGAATTAATCGTCGTTATCACTGAGATCACCAAACGGATTGTTACTCTTGCCTGCAGCTGGCTTGGTATCCTTTCGCATTGCTGGAGGTACGTATTTGGTTTTCGCAGCAGGCGCGGGACCAGATGAAGCAGCCGATGCATTAGCTGAACCGCGTCCACGTCTCCAATCGTCCACGTCTGACTTGGGTTGATCTTCTTCATACTTAACACGAGAAATACTGACATATGGATCTTCCGATTGATTACGAGGTTCAACTGGTCTTCGAGAGAATGAGTCACGATCACGATTTGCATCAAAACCAGTAGAACGTGCTGGATACGACTCACGCTCACGATTTGCATTTGCATTAAAACCAGTAGAACGTGCTGGATACGACTCGCGCTCACGATTTGCATTTGCATTAAAACCAGTAGAACGTGCTGGATACGACTCGCGCTCACGATTTGCATTTGCATTAAAACCAGTAGAACGTGCTGGATACGACTCACGCTCAGAATGTACCGGGTGTCTAGTAGATGGTACATATGCAGAGGGTTTATCCTGATACTGATTTCTAGGCTTTGAAGCAGTTTGTTGAGGTTTAGCAGAATCCTCATCATCAGAATCATCCCACGATGAAGGCAATTTGGATGGTTTAGCTGCATTAAGTTTTTCAGATTCTGCCTTTTCCTTAAGTTTTTGTGCAAGCATTTCTTGAACCATGATCTTCTGAAGACGAGCCCTTTCCTCTTCCTCTTGATGTCTAAGTTCAGACTGATATTCGGTTTCAAGTCTTTCTTGATCATGCTTTCTCATTGCAAGAAAAGTATCATTCATATTCTTTCCTTCTGATTGCCCGAGATCCTTAGATGGGTCAATCATATAATCGACAATTCTGTTGGCGACTTGATTTGGAACCAGTACTAGAGCCTTGTATGACTTACCGACACGTCCAGCACGTCCAGACAATTGAAGAATAGTGGCCATACTGTGTTGGTCAGAAAATTCCTTAGTAACGATAACTGCGGTGAATGGTTTGTTAGTACCATATGCAATACTTACATTGGCAATAACAAATGCAAGCTGACCGAGAGAAGCAGCAGTCATAACCCAATCAGTATATTCTTCATCCAAAAAGTCACTTCCTGGAGCATAAATGCCAATACCTGCAAATGCAAGCAGCATAATGTTCTCCGGCACTCGTGATTCCAAAGGCATTGTGATCAGATCCACAACAGGACGCTGAAATGTTACCTTTGTTGGGGCAAATGTCTTGATGTGTTCCTGACTGTTAATTTGGAACTTGGGTGGGAAGCTAATAGCTGGCTTTTCATGACTATCAAGTTCTTGCTCCTTCTTACTTCTGAGTTCCTCATCTTTGATATCAATTTCAAGTCTGGCGATTTTAGCCTTATGAATTTCCATTGCCTTGTTGTAGCGCTCAAGAATTTCATCAGCATTGACTCCTTCCTTATGCATAATATCGATGTAATTTTTGAATTCCTTCTTGCAAAATTCGACAGGATCGGGAGTTGCCAAAAGAGTTTGATTTGAGAACCTAGATGCTTGTGAAAGTGGCAGCTTAGAATATTGATAGGTTGGAGTATCCTCCAGACGATCATCCTTTGCTTCTTCTTCCCAAGAGATGCCGGAATCGTCATCAATTTTCGATTGAGATTTTCCAACTTCAGGAACATCAGAGAACTTTGCGGCACACACTGAAGTGATAATGCTATCTGATTGCGTGGCCAAAATCTCAAGCATCTGCATTGCTATTTTTCTGATATTATCGCTCGTCAGATTTTCTGCGGATGAAAGATAGGTTCGAATGTCTGGAAGGATAGACTTATCTGCAACGCTCTTGTACATATCATACCACATAGCGCTTACAACTGATGCTGTGTACATTCTTCCGAAAGGAGGATTCTTAGTGATCATGTCTATTCTTTCCTTCAATTCTGCAGAAGTTTTGCATTTCAGGTGCGGAACGATGATATCATTATCAAAAGTCTTTACCTCGCATGCAATTTGAATTTCATTAGAATACACGTTTCCAATGTAAACATCGGGATATTTCTTCTTATGATTCTCAATAATGTCAGGCATCGTTTTAATTTCTGGCATCGTAGCAGATGCCAAAACAACACGCTTCGTCATATTTGTCAGCAGCATAACATTTTTGTTTAGAGCATCAGATCCATACTGATCGGCCCCGACAGTTGGCTCATCAATAAAAACCACATACTTTTCATCAGGAGTTCCACCAACCCTTCTCTCGATTTCGCAGCGTTCTTGGTCTTTCTTGATCAACTGCAAACCAGTTTCGGGACCGGTAACAATAAGAACAACGTCTGTGTCGTTCTTGCAGAAAAAATGATTAACAATCTTTGGAGAACCCTTTCTGTCATATGCAATAGCAAATGGAATATGCGCATGATATGCTGCTCCTGCAGCGTCATCTCGAACGGATGCAAGATTGCAAATGAATAGAATAGTAAGAGTACTGGTCTTTCCACTTGCTTTCGCACTCATACGCTCTTTCATAGCCAATGCTGTGAGAGCGACGGCTGAGAAACTTGTCTTACCGGCACCAATCATAGCAGTGTAAGTTATTAGGAAACCAGACATCATATTAGCCATGATTGTATTTAGAAGATCTACTTGATGGCTACGCATCTTAATACCTCCATGGGGAACATATGTATCATAACTTGTGTAAACAAGTAGTTCTGGTAGTACTTTGGTAATTTCCAGACCATCAATTGGATGTTTTTTAGTGAGTTCAGCACACCAATAATTAAGCGAGTTAATCATCGTTTCCGAAATATTACCAGTAGTGCTTTGGTTCACAAGAGACTTTCCCTTATATGATTTGACAGAATTATAGAACTTCTGAATACCGAAAATCAGATCATACACATCTCGAATATTCTTGTTGGTATTATAAATCTTTGGATTTTGGGTAATAAACCATGCACAATACATGAATGCGAGACCTCTTAGTTCAAGCATTTTTTCCGCAAAACCAATTCCAGGAGTCAAACTATCCTTCTTAAAGGATGTCATAATACGAGTGATGCTTTCCTTGACTTTTCCAAGTGACTGTTCTTGACGGATTTGGTCTGCTTTGGACATCTTAATCTCCTTGACCTTCTTTTCCTTCTTTGCAGACGAATCCTTAGGAGATTCGGCGGGCTTGGCAGATTCTGCAACCTTTGCCTTCTTTCCCTTCTTATCACCTGAAGATGCAGCGACAGCTTCTTCAATACCGAGTACTGAATTCGGAATCAATGGAATGTGACCATTAATAGTTGGGGCGATAAGTTTAAACAGACTATCGCCCATAATAACAAAGTCACCTTGCTCAACATTGATGTTTCCAGTTGCCTGATCCTTGAGCGTGAGAAGAATTTGCTTGTTATACGGTTTGATTGGCTTTTCAATTCTATTCCAATCCTTGCTACTAAACTGTTTGTCAGTAGCTTTTGATTCTTTATTTGTGCTTCGTACTGCTTTCACAGAAGAAGCACTTACGTTGAGTTTATGTTGTTCCTCTGCATCAAGCTCGGGAACTTGCTGAACTTGTTGTTCGACATCAGCATCAGGTGCCGAAAAATTGGAGGTTTGAGAAGAAGACATGTTGACGTGTATAATTGCTTAAGTTGCGTTGAAGCTGATAATTGATGCTTCTGAGTAATATGGTCATCAAATATAGGAAATTTCAATTTTTTATCATATATAGACACTATATAGATGATAAATCATGTTATAAATAAATAATTTGCCTATTCAAAAGCCACAATAGGATACCCAGGCCCGTGTTTAAACTTGTGATTTTCTGCTTTATCTTCAAGGCTGCATGTGATGTCTGCCGTAACGGTTCCTGAGTTTTCCATTATTATTGGTAGCCATTTTGAAACGAGGGAAAATTCGATTGAATTTTCTATCCATTTTGTCCAATTCGATCCATAGAGTTCCATTTGAGATTTAACATATGTCATAAATTTTCCATAATCTCCAATGTATTTTTTGTCTGCTTTCTTAATAACAGGACTAATATAATCATTCCATTTTGTTGATTGATCATATTTAGAAACATATTCAATAAGCTCTTTCTCTGTATCCGTATAATTATTAATTACTGTAACAATAATTTTATTTATTTTAGCTTTATTCTTTTTTTGTTGTTTAGCTAGTGCGCTATTAATTTGATTTTTAATATTATTAAGAATTACGCTGTAGTATCTATAATAATAAATACCATTATCATGTTTAATTTCATTAGTAATATCACACCATCTTTGTGAAATCTTGACGTTATTTTTACTACAAATGTCCCAAAGATTTTCAACCCAATGAGGGCAAATTGGTTGAATAACTACCAGCGCATATTCAATGAATTTCACAAGTATTTTGCGATTCATATTATCTGGTTTCATAGATCGGTACTGGTCCTTTGCCGCAAGCATAGAATAGAATCCCTCAACCACTGCTTTTCTAAATTTATGTGAAAGAAAATTATTTTTTGCTGCTGATAGGGCTATATCAAGTTCTGTGCTAAACACATTGTCCCAAAAATCATACGGATGTAGGTCTGCATATTCTTTATTTTCGTCAGCAGTTTTTCCGACATATTCTATAGCATCAATAAACCACTCCCTCTCGCTAGCAAGTCTCATGATATTTGCATTTGCTGACAGTTCGCTAAAGTCAGAATCTTCCATGCCTTCTCCCTCTGCAAATGTTAGTCTTGTTGCATCGGCACCATACTTATTAACTGCTTCTTTAAGGGTCATAAAATTACCCTCACTTTTGGCCATTTTCTTTCCATTAAGTAGCATATAACCATTAATAGCATATTCTTCAGGACAATAAATATCCGAATCCCAAATTGCTACGTGATTATAAAGCGCCATAGTAAGATGATTATTAACGAGATCTTTTCCTGAAACTCGCAGATTTACTGGGTACCAATACTTGAACTCCATTATCATTTCCTGAATTGTAGTTTCGAATTCTTTTATGTTTTCTGTTACTGGTCCATCGAGAAAAACACAATTAAACAGATCATCGTTGATTTGTTCACTTGGAATTTGTCTGATCAGATGAGCGATTGTATAATATGACATATATATTGTGGAATCTGACAGTGAATCAATAACATATTCTGTTCCTGGAAGGATAGTTCCAAGACCATAGTGACGAGAACACGGCCATTCGTCAAGCCAATTGGAACATGTGTGTAGTTGTTTAATAATAACTTTATCTTGACATTTAGATTTAGTATTAATGAAATGATTGACTTTTTCTTTAAGAATTTCATTACCGTAATTAATAAACCATTGATTTGTGAGTGACACTACACAAATATCTCCAGATCTAGATACCACATCTGTTTCTGGTTCATAGTATTTAAAATGCGAAGATATTCCCTTTGTTAGATTCTGTTTTAGATTTGCTGGCTTTTCACCAGTATAAATACCAGTAGATCTTATTAGTTTGCAGGACGTTACCTCTGGAATATAAGATTTGACATCGACATTTTCATCAATAACAACTGTATCGTCAAGTTGGTACCTAATGTTTTGATAAGCAGTTGATTGGACAATAAATTTCATATTATTATATTCAAAAAGTACATAAGTAAGTGCAGGATTATAGTAATACTTTACTTGTGCACCATCTTCATATTCCATACGAGTAGAAACAACATATGTCTTATTTTTTTCTACAAACTCAATTTCATAACATACTGGATTTACTCCTTCTCCACTTGAACGATCATGGTCGGCACATGGTTGTCCATCCTTTGCAGAATAAATCACATATCGTTTTCCATAAGTTATAAGATTTTTAGCTTTCAGTTTATTGAATTGCCATGTTACAAATTTATCGAAATGTGGATTCAGCGACGTTGTAACAAAACTTCTTCTGAAATCAACAGATGCTCCTATGGCAGTTACGTCCTCAATTGTTTTTTCTGGAAAATATTTCAGCCAATAATTTGGATCAGTAAATTTTTCAAGATCAGAATCGGGAACTTCCATATCCGTAAGAATTTTTCCTTGCTTGCCTTGTCTGTCACCATTTTTTAGTTCGAGTTCAAGTTTCTTTGCACATGCAACAATTGGCATTCCTGTGCCATGAAATCCGAATGGAAATAGTGTATTAAATCCATGTAGTTTCATTGCACGAGTTGCAAAATCTGCTTTCGTAAGAGTAAGACCATGTCCAAGGTGAGGTCTTCCATTCACATAGGGAAATGGAAAAGTTGCCATATATTTGGGCATATTAGTGTTTACATTCGATTGAAATGCTTTATTATTTTCCCATTTTGTTTGAGCCTCCGATTCGATTCTCTTAAGAAGGTTAAGCTTTGCTTTAGATTCCATTTTTGTATTGGATGGATATATAATATTAACAATAGCTTTAAATGGTTCCATTAGACAAAAGCATTTTCATCTTTTTCAACTAAAATTGAAAACTAATAAACATATATTGGATATATAATATACATATTATCAAAATTATGCAGGCGTCTGATATAACATTTCCCTATTACTTTTACCCATCATGCCCATGTGCTGGATATTTAGATATTAAAACATATAACTTGGAATTAGTTAGATTATTTGAACATATTAAATTAATACAAGAAACTGATTGTAAAATTGCATTACATATTACAATAGGGGCAGCAATGGAAGAATTAATAAATTTAAAAGATTCTAATGACACTAATAAACAATGGCAACAATTATTTCCACAACATTTAAGAAATTTAGTGGAAGAAAATACCGATACAAAAATAATACATTTGATTATATCTCCAAATGAATCATTTTCTGATAGCTGTTACAAAGATCCGAAGTTTATTAGTGAAAGTAAAAATATGAAATGGAAAAAAAATAAAAATAGATGGTATTCAAGCGAAAAATATAATATGGATGTTTATATTTTTCATACAATGATGCCACATGTTGATAATAGAAATAGTATTATAATAGAAAAACTTTCAGCACTAGATTTTGCGTATATGGCAAGATTTAAACAAACAGATAAAGATGTTACATTTACAAATAATTTTTATGATGAATTTGATAAAATGGTTAAAAATATAATTAAAAACAATGGTATTGTGACGTGTTTTTCTTTTGCAGTATTTAATTTTGATACGGTAAACTCAAATATCAATAATTATGAAATGTTTAAGGAAATAACTAAAATTTTTGACAAGAATACAGAAAATACATTATTATGTGAATGGATATATAAAACCAAAAATTATATTATGGTTCAATACAAAAATAAAATATTATTGTCATACGCACATTCATCTTATGATGCTAAAATTAAATTTATAAATATTTGTGATGGGATCATCGAGTTTTCATAAATTAAAATGTGATATTTCTCACAAATGGTAAAAAGAAGTCTCTAAATTCTTCCCATGTTATTGCACTAATTTTTTTCGAATCCATACAATCAAAAACATACGATATATTGCCAGTATATTTGAATCTATTTTGAAATATTTTTATAAAATCAACGCGATTAATACTTTGTTTTCCTTTGGTTATATCATTAAAAGTATATGGAAGTTTTGTTGCTATTACTGAATATATATTACTGAGGTCATAAAATGTATCATCAAAAAGTCGATGTTTTATACAAAATTTTATAAATTCGCTAATATCCTCGTCATCTAATAACTTATCATTTTCTGCTACAACTATTCCTGTTATGGCAGCTGTTCTTTTGCTTTTAAAATCATCAACTGATGATGCAATATTATTTTTTATATTATTTGATTTTGGAATCAGCGGCGTTTTTATTTTAGTTTTTTGTTTGCCGACTTGCTTAATATTATTTTCTATATGTTTATATTCAGTTGAAATACTGATATCTTCAATATCTGATGTGTCAATTAATTCGAGTCTTTTCATTATTATTAACACAGATTTATTTTGTGACTTGTGATATATTCATAAATTTTAAATCCAAATGATGGTCTGAAGTACATACTCGATCTATGGCCTTATAAACAACATCTAACTGATCTATTAAAACGTCATAACTTGGTTTGGACATTAATTTTACAGATTTTAATAATTTGATATTTTCATTATTCCATTTGTATAAATCAATTAGGGCTTTATATTCATAATCGCCATCACCAATTGATATAATATTTATAATGTCAGAGCTTTGTAATTCTTGTGATACTTCGTCCTTGAATGTTCTTTTTTTCCATTCCATCATTTCTGTTGTTTCTGATTGATGTAATTTTCTTGCAGATACTATTTTTGTATTTGTCAATAATCTTTGTGTATTTGGTAAAGTGTGTAATGATGTTTTTACCCAAATAGGAAGTGCATTTGTCACTATTATGACCTTTCCGTGTGCCATCGCTTTTTTTATAAATTTATACAATAATCTGTCAAGTTCTGCAAAAAAAACTATATATTTTTGTCTTGTTTCTTCTTTATTTAAATTTATTTTATTTGTTATTATCCACGAAGAGGGAAATAATGTATCATCCCAATCCAAAATTATTAAAGTATTTTTATTCATTATTTAGTTATATATTCAATGTAATAAAATTAATTTAATAAATTGAATTAATTAGTCAAAATTTAGTATCATATCATTATTACACAAATCATTCGCTATATTATTATCATGTGACCTATTTAGTAATATTAATCTTATAGTATCATCAAGTGATTTATGTGTTATATTATGAATATAATCATATGTATATTTGCATTTTTCATTATAATCAATATCATGTTTATTTAATTCGTTAATTACATCTATTCTTCGATTACTTATTTCGTTTGAAACTTTTAATTCATTTTCTATAACTTTTCCAATCGGAACATTCCCATATGTTATATACATAAAACAATCTCCATGATCCTTAAGATCAAGTTTATTGTCTTTTAATGCACTAATAAGTTCGGTTCGTCGTTCTAAAATTTTTTGCTGGCTTTTTTTATATCTGTATTGTGTCTTTTCTGAGTAAGTTTTATATTTCTTCATAATTAAACTCTGAATATCGTTCGACATATACATATTTTCTGTGTAATTTACATTGTATACCGATTTTAGTTTTTCCAATTCTTGTGGTTTTATTAATAATTCATCAATACAATAAGTTTTTGAATAAATATAACTTTCATCGGTACATTTTTTGCATACAAAAATATGCTTATCCTGACTAAATTCTTCCAATGTGGTTCTTTTTTCGTTAATTTCCTCTTTACAAGAGTAGCATTTCAGTAAATTCATCATTTTTGATGATTATATTGTAAATAAAGATAAAATATAAATAATATATTCCACCCAGTAATCAGCCAATTTAATGTTAAAAATTACTAATTTAATATTATTGAAATACGGGTAAGGGTCATAAAATATTATAAGAGTATTCTACTTGTATTTAATTTTATATGTTTAAATTTATTTTTCTGTCATCAATAATATAAGCCAGAATAATGGTAAAAAAATATAAGCTTATAAATGATGATAACCAAATAGATCTCACCGGGGGATGGTTTCCATTAATGCCATCAGTTTCTCTCGCTGTTCCTGCAACTGTTAGTATGCCAACAACATTTTCAGCTGGAGTTCCTTTAATAGATTCTCCAAGAGGATTCCAAGGCGTTTTATTGGGACCAAAAATAAATTTGGTACCAAAAAATAATAGTAATGCCAATTTAAAAATTCAGGCACCTGGCATGGATATAAATATTAGAGGAAATCAATATCAGTTATTGAAATTAATTGCTGACACAGAAGCAATTATCCATAATAGAAAAAGTAAAGTTGATACAAATTCACAATGGACTGAATTAGACGATGATGCTCTTAATAGTGAAAAATTAATAAGTAATACACAATCGAATTCGACTAATGGTTGGTCAATGATAACATTATCAAATGGAAAACGTGGTTTACAATATCAAAATAATGGTACTAGTACATATTACTCGGGTTCTGGTATTATGCTATTTGAACAATCATATAATAATGGAAGTGGAAAGAATCAACCAGCTGTAATATTATTCAGAAGAGCCATTGGAAATTCCCAAATGTATGAAGAATTAGGTGGCGAAGTTGATAATAGTGACTTTTCTGGTGAAGCTACATTGGAAGTTGCAGCAAAAAGAGAAGCTAAAGAAGAATCTTGTGGTTTATTCAAATTTGATTCAATAACTCTCAAACGTCCTGTTAGTGGAATTAATATGTACACTGATGCATCCTATAATGGAGCAAACTATAGATGCTTTGCAGTTGGTATTGGAAGTATTCCTAGACTTGAAAGTTATTACAGAATGAATAGAAATCAATTAACATCAAATAATGCACCAAGACACTGGACTGAAACTGACGATGTTCAAAGATTTTATTTATCAGATTTGGCAACTTCAATAGCTGCAAATAACGGAGGAGATTTATTATGTTCTGATGCTAATGGTGTAAATAGAACCATTCGGGGAAGAGCAAAGGTCGTATTAAAAGATATGTTAAATGGATACTCAACTGGAAATAATTGTATTGCAAAAATGGCTATTAATTATCCAAACACCACAAATGTAACAATAAATAACAATGTTCCATCAACTCAATTCTTGAATGGAACAAATGTTGTTTTGTTTATGTAAGTGAAAAAATTGAAAATTATGTATAATTATTTAAATACTTATACATAGAATAATTATATATGGGTATTGATAACTTTCATAAATGGTTACGCGCTAGTTATCCCGAATGCTACAGTAAACCATATAATATAGATCATGTTTATGTCGACATAAATTTTGCGCTACATAATGCCATTTATGGGACAACTTGTCAAAAAACTCTACTTATTAGATTGCAACACGGTCTAGATAATTTATTACATAACACACATCCAAACAAATCAATAACATATGCGACAGATGGTCCTGCGCCATTTGCAAAGATTATATTGCAAAGAAAAAGACGTTTGAATACATCGAGAACATCAGATTTGACGGACACAAAAATAAATCCGCTTTATTTTACTCCTGGAACAGTTTTTATGTCTAATCTATCAAAAAATTTGGATAAATATTTAGAAAAGGTAAAGGCATTATATCAAATAAAAATAAATATATTAATGTCGGGACCAGACGAAGCAGAGCTTAAAATTATAAGATCATTAATTAAACAATCAACAAATAAAACAGATACACATGTCATAGTTAGTAATGATGCAGACATTGTAGTTATGGCATGTGCTTTACATAATATTAGAAATGTATATATAATGATAAAAAATCCAACCATCCAATTTATATCAATTGATAAACTAGTTGATGGTATACAATCAAAGAATAATATTAAGGGTATTTCATTGTTTCCTGGTATTGATATATCAATGGTCTCACTATTTATGGGAAATGATTATCTTCCTAAATTAAACTTTATTGATTTTAATAAAATGTATTCATCATATTTCGATACTTGTAAAATTTTTAAACAGGGATTAATAGCAGATAATTATTCATTTAATAAGAAATTTTTATTAGAATTATTTAGAACAATATGCGTGAATTTAGATCAAAAATGGATTAATAGATTTAAATTTACAAATTTTAATAAAGATTTGTATAAAAACTATTTAGAGGGATTACTTTGGTGTATAAAATCGTATGCTACTGGATTATGTGAAAAATATGATTACATGTATAATTATAAAGAATCGCCCCATCCTTTGGGAATATTGTACTATCTTGAATTAGTCAATAATGAAATAACATATCCCGTGCCCGCTTCTATGCCAATACCAGAAAAAGTATATGGCATACTTGTGATACCAAAAAAAGCGAAATATTTAATTGATAGTAAATATTATAATATTATTGATACTAAATTAAATTTCCTATTTGAAGAAGAGGAATGTAAAGATTGTCACGAATATCACAGCGAATCAAGTAAATTACACAAAAAATTAAAATTATTAGACACATTGGAAGAAGATACAGATGAAGTTAAAGGAGAGTTACGTATTATTTCTTCAAAAATGATAAAACATAAGAAAGTTCACAAAAAGTTGACAGCAACTGATATAAATAAAGTATTAAATTATTTTTAATTTATCGTTACATAAATATCTTATTTATATATATTAATACTTATGTTTGGTGTAGATCTTGTTGATATGGTTTCCGATTGTAAACCAGCAATGATATATCTTGTTTTTGCAATCTTAATGGTTTGTCTTAATGTGGCAATACAATTATATAAGAAAAAGGAATTATCACTAATGGAAATTATGTGTCAAGCATCAGCAATTATTATCGTTTTTATATTTACTTCCGGATTATGTGCATATGATTCGTCATATGCGTGGTCACTTATAGCACTTATAATATTTTGCAATTGTTTTTCATTGGCGTTTACTCAAAAATAAATAAAGCAACATAATTAGCTCATAGTTTGCATTTTTATGATTTGTTGTAAAATAGCATTATCAATTTGCGAATCATCCTGCTTGTCAGATGTACTTATTTCTGCCAATATTTCTTGAGGTTTAATCAGATCTTTAGAAAATTTAACACAATGAGACATATCAGTTTTATCTTGCATTGGTATCGCAACAGATATAACTTTGAATAAGTGTCCATATTTTAGGATACATCCATTATATATTGAAATAATATCATCAATTGGTATCTTACTTGTTTTGCATGAAAAATCTGTCAATATTAAGACATCGTGATTATTTGATGCGACTTGAAAAAGTGTATTTATAGTTTCATCAATTTTGCAATAATCATCAAAATTAATAGATTTTCCTAAAATTTCCGGACAGTTATTAACAGATGCGGTGATCATAGCAAATTTAAATATCGTATTTGGGTTGAGGTTTATCATTTCGTCTCTTATTGCGTGAACAATAGGTGAATATACAACTTCACCACTATTTACTGGATATAAATTTAGCGAATTTAATGTTCTATGAAAATTTGTACGTAAATTCATTATATCATCTTTCATCCCTTCTGATGCATCCATGTTACCCCCAGTAAAGTCATGTGAAACTAAATTTATAATTGCAGGTTTCATTCCATTTTGGATATATTCTCTAGCAGCAATTAATGGGTGAACTGCTTTTACTTCTACAGAACAATACGCTACTGGAGGATCTATTCTGAAATTGGAATTATAAAATAATTTTAGTGAGGGAAGAATTGGTAGATTTTTAAATACTCCAAATTTACAATAATATATATTTTGGCCTACTAAAAATTTTTTTGCTCTATTATCCATTGTTACTGTATATATATTTATATTTTAATAACTAATTTTAAACCAACACTCAACAGTCAAATTCAAATTGTGTATCACTTTCACTCAGTTCATGAATTCTATCAAGTTTTTCTGTTTCACTGTTTTCATAATCATTTTCATATAAACTTCCAATTTCCTTACTATAATCTATATTTGTTTCTAACCATTTATAGTTGAATAGATTTTTTAATGATATTCTTTCGCTTTCTTTTCTTTCTAATAATGACTTGAGTAATATTATACATTCTTCGCTTATTGGATTGTCAGACTTATATTTTGGAGGAATATCTATGGTTGTGTTTAATACAAATTCTTTTAATTCATCAATTCCCTTACATTTATAAAATGGATGATAACCAAATAACATTTCATATAAAATCATACCAATTGACCAAATATCTATTGAGTCATTATAATTACTGTTTCCAAACAATTCAGGAGCCATATATAGTGGACTTCCACAAACGGTGAAGCATTTTGTTAATCCATCTTTTGGTTTTGCAAATCCAAAATCACAAATTTTAATAGTTTTTTTATTATTTGTTAATAACAAATTTTTTGGTTTAATGTCTCTATGCATTATTTTATGCTTATCAATATATTGTAATCCTTTAACAATTTGTTTAAAATAATATTTCGCCATATTTTCTTTAATTGGATTTCCAATTAATTTACTTAAATCACCACTATCACAATATTCCATTACTATATACATATTATAAATATCATCAATTACCTCATAACATGTTACTATATTTTCATCGGGATACTGCGAAATTTTTTCCATTATTCTGATTTCATCATTTATCATTTTCATTACTTTATCATTTGCACGAAGCGTATTTATTTCTTTAATAGCAACAAAACCATCTTTAATGTTCATCTCCTTAACATATTTGCTATCTAAACATCTACCCTTATACACAACAGAATAGCTTCCCTGTCCAAGAATAATGTTTTTATACATTTCATATTTCCCAATTCTGATAGTAGTCAATGTTGTTGTCATATTAATCTTATATGACATTCTATTTTGTATAATAATACAAGTCTCTTTATATAAAATTTGAATTTTTTATAGTTTAGTCTTACATTGACTGAATCATTCAATTTTAATTATATATAAATGAACTGTTTATTCTATGGAAATTATTTAGAAACAGAAATTAAACGGTCTCATCATACATCATGTGATTTTTGTAATTACAGATGCAAGTCATTATTTTCATTCAAAAAATTTGAGAAAACCTATGCTGCTTGTAGAATGTGTTTTATATGCACAAATTTTCAATCATTTAACATGAATGAAGTTATTTTATGTTGGTCAAATTTAAGTCAATTAAAAATTAATATTAAAACTACTGAATTCATAATCAAAAATAAACGTGTGCCAGTACCAAACGAAATTGATGAAAGTGTTAGATTAGCAAACATTAGTGCAAAAAGGTTTATAACACTGAAAGAAACATATAATCCGATCGAATTAAGTGAATATAAATTATTTTTTACTAATCTTTTCAATTCAAGATATATTAGAAAAAGGTTTTATGGAGATGGAATATCATTCGATGATAATAATAATACTTTGATAAGTCCAATATTAGATGATAAATTCATCAATATAAAATCAAAGCTATTAACAGGAAAGATCTTACAAGTATTATCACTAGAAACTAATAAAGAAAATATGAATATTACTAATAAATATATGGCCATAAAAAAAGATTTTAACGCGTACAACGATATTTCTATTGAAAATAATAAAGATTATAAAAATATAATAGAAAAATGGAATAAGCTTATTGATTAATACAAAATATCAATATGTCTCTTCCACCATTCGAGCCATTTTGTTTTATCAATTTTCTCATCAACTTCATATATCTTGATATAATCTTGATCATATTGCGTATGATCAAAATTACAATAAGGACACATTAACGAACACGAATGTGAAACATGTTGTTGAATACAGTCTAAACATATCATATTTTTACAACAATTTAAATATACTGGAAGTGAATTTCTGTATACAAATTTATTATAAGCTGATACTAATTCAGGAGAGGTGCTCCAAATTACAGCATTATCTGTAATTTTATTTTTAAATATATCAGTATACATATCATCTTTCACAACTTTCTTATTACCTTTTCTCTTATTTAAAAGATATCTATGAGTACTGTCGTCTGATTCGTAACCATCACGAGTGTAATTTACAAGTTCCATTTTTTTTTCAAGATTTTTATATGGTAATGTACATATACTACATGTTGTGTTTAGTGTCACTATATCATCCATTTTACTACCACTTATTTTGTCAAACATTCCAATATATTCAAGAATATCAAGTCCTGGAAAACTTGTAGAATGTTTTTCATCAAGAACCAATAACTGTTCATAATTACTATGTGCTATACTAAAGTGCTCGCCTAAATGATTTTCTGTAGAATATGTATTTCCACAGCGAGAACATGCATATTTACCGTTCAGCGTTGTTGGAATCGTATCTATAAGCGGATCATTTTGTCCATCACCATTATCATTACTTAGTTCATCATTATCACTTAGTTCATCATTATCACTTAGTGGATTATTTTCGGATGAATTAAATTTATTTTTAACTGGCTCATTATAATGATCGTCAACATGATCATTATAATCGTCCAAGTCATTGTAAACTTCTCCACATTTATTACATGTATATGTTTCGCTAAATGTATTATCATGCATTACCATAAAGTGATCACTAAATGATATGATGTCCTTAAAAACTTCTTTACAAATATCGCACGTCATTTGCTCATTATTTATATTCTCTTTATGTTCTTCATCTTTATGTTCATCGCCTTCATTTACTGTTTCTTCTTGACTTGATTTTGCAGTGACGGATTCTCCGCTGTTTATATCCATGACTAGATTTAGGTTGTAATTATTTGCCTATATTAATAGATAAATAAAGATAATATATGAATTTTTCAAATTTTTATTCGGATAGTAAGGCACCCTGGTTTGCTAATTTATCTGCTTCAGCATTACCTAATGACATAAAATCAGTACCTCCTGTATGAGAAAAAACATGTTTGAAAGTAACTTTATTCCTTATTTTATTTAACATTTCATGAGTTCTTTCTATTATTTTTCTATTTTTAACATCCTGTCCTTTACTAGTTTTCCAATTGTTTTTTTCCCAACCAAACACCCATTCTGTGAAACATTTGATGCTATACTCAGAATCACTGTAGATAGTTATTTTATTGAATTTTAATTTTTTAGTTATCAATTTAAGTGCCTTATAAATTGCATATAATTCTGCCCGTTGATTCGTTAAAGGCTTGTAAACAAATGGTTTTCCTATATTGGGTAATTCTCCGTTAGGAAAGTATACGCCATAACCACATAATTCTTTTTTAACTGTGTACTTGACTGCTTTTTTTTTAATTTTTCTGTGTGAACCGTCTGTGAAAACAACAATATCCATAATATAATTTATTTTGATAATAAATTTTCAATTACTGATTTATGTTTTAACATCTCAATAAGTGTATATATGCTTTTCGTTTTTCCAGGAAATTTATTCAATATTTTTAGTTTTTCCACTTTAGTCTCATTTTTTTCAATATAATTTACTGTTATCATAAATAGTCCGTTTTGAGGAGTTCCTATTAAATCACTGAATTTTTTGCCTTGCTTCTTATGAGCAACTGTAAAAAATTCAAAATTAATAACTCCCAATATTTCCTTGTTTTTTTTTATAACTATACCTAGCATCCGTAATTTACATTTTTCATTCGCCTCTGTTATGTCATCTTCATCTAACATATACGAAACTACTTGACACTCCTTTTTTTTATATTTAAATTTGTTTATTATTACACATGGTCGTTGTTTTGCGACACCAACAAATCTAAGTACTGCATTTCCATCAGATATACCCTGCAATTGATACAATTTAATGACATTTTCTTCAGATGCAAGTAATATGTCATGTGCAAAAAGCATTTCGGCTTCATTATCATCCATTACATCCTTTGGAATATCACCCACCAATTTATCTATATTAATAAATTCATCGTCACACATTAATAATTAATTATGGTTATCTTTTATATCTATTCATATTTCCAAAAGGTATGCTTTATTGTTGAGTAATCAAGAGGTGAATAACCAAAATAATTTCTTGATAAAATAATTTTTTCACCAATACATATCGAATTTTTACACATATAGTGATATACACTATTTCCATATGTGTCAATTTGTAATATATCTGCACCAAAACTATAAAATAATTTATATATTTTTTCATTCCCATACTTGCAAGCTAATAATATTGGAGTTTCACCGTTGTTATTCTTTATATTAATTTGAATATTCGTTTTAATATTGTTTAAAATACATGCTAAATGTTCTGGTTTGTTTAATAAAATTAATTCATGTAATATTGAAGAACCATTTTTATCTTTTATAGACAAATCTATATTTTGATAGTATGATAAGACATTTTTTAATTCCGAAATAGAACAATCATTAATAAAATAAAATAATGGAGTTTTTTCGTTATTATCTTTTTTATTAATCAAAGTTTTGTCCAAATCATAATGATTAATGACCTTGAATATTTCATCAAAATTTTTATTGCACATATGTAGTAATGTTTTATTATTTGTATCATTAAAATTTATGAGGTGTGGATTTAGTTTCAATAAAAGGAATAATGAATTATATTTTCCACTAGTCACTATTCTGGATATATTAATATTATTAGTGTCAATTTCACTATCAAAAAATCGCAACAAATTTAACATCTCACAATATAATATTTTGTCGTGTGAATTTGTTACCTTTTTTTTGTCAATTAAAAGTTTCAAACATTTTTCTGCTTTATAACAATTAATAAGCTCTAAATAATCATCAGTATCTATATTACAATCGTAAAATGAAATATAATCAATAATAGCATCTGCATTATCATTTTTTATAAACCATTTTATTATATCATAATCAACTGATACATTATTATTTATTGAAATATCATATGTATAATTATACTTATTTTTAATTAATTTTATTATATTCATTATTGTATCCGTTGATGATAATCCTATGTATTTTGATGATAATTTAATTGGTTTTCTGTATATATATTTTGACAATAATTTGATTATTTTTATTAATTCATTCAATAATTCACTATTTGTTTGTTTTAAATATAACTGTAATGCTAATTCTATCGGAATTAAACCATTTTTTACTGTTTCGTAATTTTCGTTAGTTATATTTTGTTTCAGATTATCATAATCATATTGTTCAATATATTCATGAATACCATTTATTTTTACAGGTAAACAGCTAACATTAAATACGTCATATGGTGTATTATATATTGGATCTACTATATCTATTCCCATCATTGTTTTCATTGTTTGATATTCAAGTAATAGCATTGAACTCGCATACAAATTATCACCATCAAATCCAACACGATGAAGATAATTTTGTGGGGATAATATTATTTCTGTTGGGCTTAAATAAACTTGTTTATATATCACAATTCTCCCATTTGTATAATATTTTCCCATATCAACATAATTAGCAAAATCTACTAGACAATCCGTATTAAATGAATCGTAAAAAAATAATTCTACTATATTATGGCTCTGCAATATGTTATTTATTGTAGCTTCATTCGGAACAAAAATAGATCGTATCAATGGACCCATTATAATTGTATTTTTTATTTTATCAAAATCTATAAATTTACTCAAATAATCAATTAAGTACGCTTTATCATTTAATCCTACAAATATATCCGCAGATTCATACACATTATGCAATAATAAGTAATTATCATTAAGTAATGATGACTGTCGTTTCAAAGTAAATAATTTATTTATTGAATCCTCGAATTCTTTTATTTTTTTATAAACTTCATCTGTTTTTCCATTTTTAATAAAATCAATTACAGAAATATTTTGAGAAGACATTACTATAAATTATAAACAAAATTTTAGATGGTTTTAATCGAGGTTAATTTATTTTTGATATATTTTTCAATATCATATTGATATGTAAATTCTTGTCTTTGTGAATCTGTTACATTATTCTTAAATTCTATTTTTGTTGGATGATTTGCTAGTGGACATGTTGAATAAGTGACATCAACTTCTCCAAAAATTGTTTGATGAGTTTCTGTATAGGTTTTTGCTTCGAAATCACATAATATATATACAAGTTTATCTGCCACATTGTGTCTAACTGCATCTGCGCCAAATAACCACCAATCATCTCTCACATAATTCTGAAATACATCGAGAGTCAGATTTAATCTAGCAGCTTGATGAACATCAATTTGTTGAGTCATTGATGATATAAAGTTCATATAATTATTAACATTATTAAGCGGTCCTTCTACACCAAGACTGGCTTGATGTTGCATTAGTACGGATGATGGCATAACATATCTATTTTTACAATATTGCATTATTACAAATCCCATTGATAGGCCAACATTTACAAGACATGTAATTTCAGTACCAGATTGTTCAATGGCTTGCAATGCATGCACAATTTCCATACCACTAACTACAGATCCACCATTTGACATTATGTATACGTAAAGATTTTTAGTTTTTTTACCCATCATGTCCACTACAGCTTTGGATGCGCTTCTACCATTAATAGGACCACGGATCGAAATAAAATTGTCCTCAGTTAATTTTACCAAAATTGGTAATGTATTTGACGATGTCACCACAGATGTTTCATTTGAGGTGTTAGTATTTGCGCTTGCTAGGCAAAAAAAGAAAGCGGCTAAAATTAGAAATTTGTATAGAGTATTCATTTGTTGTATTAATTAGTATAAATAAATTATAGTTCTAGTAGTCTCCAATTCAACTTTTTTAATTAAGCTGTTTGATAGTATTTTCCTTCCTTTTTTTGATCTCGATCTTTGGCAGAATTATATTTATTTATTCTTGGACGAGAATGTTTTGCATATTTTGTATCAGTACGAAAAGTTATATCAAGTGATTTCAAGAATGTATTAATACCATCCAATGGGTTCATTGATTTCGTAGCTTGACTTAATCTTGTATCATCAACTTGCGGCAGACTTTCCAGTAATATCACCCTGCTATTTGGTTCCTGCATTAGTGATACAGCCATCATCATATCGTGTTCAACCACGAACGCAATTTTATGGTTATGCATAATGAAGCGCTTGATTATTTTTGTCATGAGAACACGCTGTTCTATATCTAAACAGGCAGATGGTTCATCTATTAAGTATACATCAGCCTTAGTACCTAAACAAAGAACCGTTAAAACCCTATTTAATTCACCTCCCGATAGTTCATCAATTTGCCTATGATTTATTTGAGACATATTCAGCGGCCTTATAATATCTGATCTAAATAATTCTGAAGTGTACGATTCCTTAATTTTATCGAAAAATAATTCTTCAACGGTAGGATAAGTTCCATTTTTATTTTGGAAAACAGATAAGTCACATATTTGGTACTTATAACTTATACTAAAACCTAAATGTTTAGACAAGTAATTTAGTAAAGTTGTTTTACCTGTTCCATTTTTACCCAGAATCAATGTAATACTTGAGGAAGCTGGAAAAGTTCCAGGATCAACAAGCAATTTGAAATTTGGATATTCAATCACAGTTCCGTCATATGTATATTCTCTAGTTTCAATTCCTGTATCGTCATCCGCTTCTCTCAATTGTTTTATTTGAAATTCATCTGATCTAAATTTCATGTTTTCAGCAGGAATATATCCATCAAAATAAATATTTATTGCTTCGGCTGTTGAATATGGTATTGCAACTACCCCATATGCTCCAGGTGTTCCATACATTATACAAATGGAATCAGAAATATAGTCGAGAATTGCCAAATCATGTTCAATTACCATAACATATTTGTCTGGACCTTTTAATTCAGTTATTAGTTTGGCTACATTTAATCGCTGTCTCACATCTAAATAATTAGATGGTTCGTCAAAAATATAAACATCCGATTTTTTTAATATGCAGCAGCTAATAGCAACTAGTTGTAATTGTCCACCACTTAATGCTCTAACCTTTGTTGTCAATATTTTACCAAGATCTAATGTTTCAATCACATTTTTATATTGTTGATTTTCAGAATCATATGCAGAATATCCTGCTATAAATGTTTGTACATCTGGATCTTGTTTTTTTATTCTTAACATACTTGTTATTACATCTATTTGCTGAGGTTTTACAGATATTTGTAGTTTTCCAGAATATAATTTTTCCAAATACTTGTGCATTTCATTTCCTTTGAATCGTTTGATAATTTCATGATCGTCAAGCGCCTTTTCATCTTCAAAGTTTGGTTTTAATTTATTCGACAAAATTTTAATTACAGTACTTTTACCTATACCATTTGATCCTAAAATCCCAGTTATTTGGTTAGGCTTTAATATTGGCATTTTATATAATCTAAAACCATTTGGCACAAATCTATGTGTAATCATTCCAGTAATTTCCTTCGGAATATTTACTATTGTTATTGCATTAAATGGACATGCTCCTTTCGAATTAGAATTAACTTTAGATTTTCCATTAGAATTAGATGTACACATTCCACATCCAATACACGCACTGTCATATATTTTTGCAACAGCTTCAATATCAACGCATTGAATACCTTGTCTTTCTATTGGACATATCCTTTTGCATTCTTGATTGCATTTTTTCGGTTTGCATTTTTCAGGATCAACAATGGCAAGTCTTCCAGTAGACGCCATTTTAGTATAATAATTACTGTATGGTTTTATATTAATCATTATCAAAGTTGTACATTATCATACAATTTCAATTTTATTTAATAAAAAAATTGGTTACTTGTTACTTATTTAAAGCTGCAATAATATTTACAAGTGAATCTTTTCGCAATTTGGCAACTGCATCGAGCTTTTCAAAGATGCCTGAGTACACCATTTGGATTTTATTGTAAGTTTTTTTAATATTACAACCCGATTCTTCTATTGGTCTTAAATATATTGCTTTAAATTGGAATGCATAATTTGTCAGTGAATTGAAATCATATCCGCACAATGTCGTCACGGTTACACTACTTTCAAAAAGATCTTGATAAATATTTGGAACATTATTATATATGAATGTCATTAATTCTGTTGCAAGTCTCCATTCTGATGCAATTAAGTATATAAACGTATTGATTTGTACGTTGTGTTCAATTATAGCATCTCTATTGGCTAATTGCGGAAAATTACTCAATATGTCATTAATATTTTTAATATATTTATCGATATTTGCGCTTTTATTGATAAGAATTTTGTAATGCAAATCAAACACAGATAATACAACATTTCTCGGTATAGGTACGGAATGTATATTATCCATATCCTGCATATTGTCTATATCTAATTGTCTCGAAACTATAGGACATGATGAGCTAGACGGCTTGTCTGCGGCCATTTAAGCACTAATGTGTACACTAAAAGAATTGGTAACATTGAAAAATATAATGGGATTTACATTAGTAATCATTTTCAATTTTTTGCGAAAAACTGAAAATTACTTTATATATATCCTTATCTTATCAATACTAGACTACTAATGTCCAATATATCTAACCAACTTTCACTGTATAAAAGACGACAGCATCTAAAATGTAAATATAGGGATGAATTAGAATTTGATAAAATTAAAAGGTCTAATTCAAGAATTGTGAGATTTTGTAAGAAAAGATATTTACGAAATCCTGTTAATATTACTGATAAAGAAATAAATGATATACCTCCAAAATATCGATACCGTATAAAAATATCAGCAATCAATCAATATACTCCAGATGTAATTAATGAAATTACAAATAATTATAATGATGATGCTATTAAAAATTTGCTCACAAATGATATACAATTTTCGAATGATGATAATCTAAATAAAAGCTTATTAGAATCAATGAATGTATACACTTGCAAAAAATATTTAGACGATTTAGATCCTACTTTTGCTTCGTTTTGTATTTTAATCGACTTGCGAATTTATGCAGAACTTGATGATATTCCTGTATGCCATCTAGATAACTTATATTATTTTACAAAGCAACAACAGAATGAAATAAAGAAAAGATATAATTTAGTGAACGAAACTACTGAAATCGGATTGCGGTTCCAGAAGGTGCTCAACTATGCGAAAGCACTTAGCCAAACCTATATGGCTTAGCTTTAAGAGCTAATCTTCTTAGGCTTCTGAGGACGGCCTAGAGCGATCGGCTTGCCATCAGCATCCTTGCCAAGGGCTCGCTGAATCTTGTTGACCTCATCAGCACGGTAGATAGCCTTGCCATCCTCATACGCCTTGATCGTAGCGGTTGATACTCCAGCGGCCTTCGCAAGCAGCTCCTGAGTACGAAACTTCTTTTCGCCATCCGCAAGCAGGATGGCTTGGCGAATTCGAGCAAGATCCTTGCCAAGCTCACTTCCGTAAAGAAGTGGCTTAGGAACGTCCTCCGAATCAAGTGCACGGGCGTTCGCGGGGACTCCGGCCGACGCCTTATTGGTTCCCGCGCCAATCTTCACTTGGGCAACAGTGTTTCCACGCTTTACATGCTCCTCCTTCGTAAGAGTCTTCTTGAGAACAGTAGGCGTCCAATCTTGTCCAGAAAGCAGGCTCATGATGTTGTTAGTGTTGATGTGCTTGAATCAGTCGTGTGTGATGATTATATCTATGTATATTAAGCGGTTCAAACTGTTGGTTATTCAATTTTTTTATCACAATAAAATTGAATATTATTTATTTAAAATGTCTTAATACTTACAAATATTATAATATTCAATTTAAATACATTTTGCTTTCAAAATGGCACAAAAAACAGTTCTTACCGGAAATCAGAAAATAGATGCTGTAAAGGAAGCCGTCGGACTTCATGAAATATATAATAGAACAGCAAAACACTTTAATAAAACTAGACATTCGATATGGACAAGTACACAATCATTTGTCGAAAGTTTGCCGAGTGGATCATATGTTGGCGATATTGGATGCGGAAATGGTAAAAATATGATGATTCGTGATGATATAAAATCTAAAGGTTGTGATTTTAGTGAAGAATTAGTTAAAATATGTTTAGATAAGGGGCTCGACTGCGTTACTGGAAATGTTATGGATGTTCCATTCAAGGATAATGAATTTGATCATACTATGTGTGTTGCTGTTATTCATCATTTACCAACCGACGAAGAAAGAATTAAAGCTATCAAAGAATTAATCAGAATTACAAAAAACGGTGGCAAAATATTTATTCAAGTTTGGGCTAATATTAATAAAAATAAATCCGACGAACAAGATAGGCTTGTCAGATGGGAACTCGATAAAAGATATAATTTTGGTAATAATACTGAAACATTCATGCGTTATTATCATTTTTTTAACCAAGGAGAACTTGATGATATTTCAATGAAAGCTGGCAACGTAAAAATATGCGAATCATATGATACATGCGATAATTTTGTTGTTATATTAGAAGTTAATAAATAAAAATTTTTTACACATGGCAGATGACATAAGAAAATTTCTTCCTTTATTTTTAGTTAATGTTGTAAATTTTGTTATTTCACAATTTACACATTCGAAGCCTAATTTATTAAACTCTTGTGATACATTTGTATATATCAATTTATTTATATCATTCATGTTATTTATTATGAAATTATATTCATTTGAAGAAAAAATTTCAATAACACTTAGCAAAATTAAATGATCCATTGTAAAATCATTTAATTTATCTACTTTTGATTTGAATACTCCACGATTAGTTACTTTATAATTATATGATACTTCCAGTGATACAGGTGTTTTATCATATGTCATGATACTTTCTGCATTGATACAATTTGTTTCTTTTTTAAATAAAAACTTGATGGGATTTATGTTAGAAGATTTTATTAGTATGTCATTTTTATTCTGGGTTTTAATATTATAATAATTTTTATTTGTTTTAATGAAATATTTTTTAGTAATTTGAATACCCCTTATAGGCATGCGTCTTACTAATTTAATAAAACTTGCCATTATTACATTTAATATCAAATGTAATAATATATTAAGTTAAATTAATAAATAAATCAATTTTTCAGTGCAGTTAAGCATGATAATCCACCAGATGTTAAGCCATATTTTTCAAGATATTCTGCTGGTTCTCCTGGCCATGACAATCCCTCAAACATTTCGCGTCGTATTTTTAGTGGTCCTAAATTAGTATAAGCTACTAACCCTTCAATTGTGGGTATAGCTTCAAATATCTGCTTAAAACCATCATACGCTCTTAGTAATTTTGGTACTGTTATTTTCAATAAACCATGTGGTACAATTAAACAATTTTCATTAATTGGATCAGAATTTTTCCAATTTATTTTTTTTCCCATGTATTCAACAGTTAATAATCCATCAAATTTTTCAATTTGTGGTAAATTATTTGTCGATTCTAGAAACCATTTATACGCTTTTTTATCTTCATCACATGGTCTAAAATGTGGCCAATGAGTTGCCTTTACATCAGTTGGTTTATCTTCACATTGTATCCAGTTACTAGTTTTGAGAGGGCAATCAAATTCGCCTTCTTTGTTGCGCTTGATGTCATATCTTGCATACAAGTTTAATTTTTTAGATATATCATTATAACTAACTGCACCACAGCTACCATCATGTTTAATATCATACCTATCACACGTTAAAATTGCATTTTCAAGTTCACTAGATGCAAATTTATCAACATATACTATTTTTTTTCGTTTTCCTTCTACTAACTCTTTTGTTTCAAATGGATGATGTATTTTTTGGCCAGCAAATGTTTGTTTTGTTCCAACTAAATGTGAAAAAGGATATTTACTAATAGAAATCGCTTCTTCATTTATTTGGAGTGATAATACGGTTGCCATAGCTTTATTGTTAATAATGATTTAATTATTATTAATAAGATAAATGGCTATATCTGGTTATTAGTTTTTCAATTTTTTGTAAGAAATGCTAATCTAACGTTATAAATAAATTTAGTTGTTATTGAGATACAAACTATTGACAGTTACAAAGTCCCTCATAATTAATCCATCAATTTTCTCTAACGCTGGCAAAATATTAACCTTTCCAATCATTTCACACAAACATGCTATGTCATGTACCATGTTATTAAGTTTTATCATATTCTTGATAAACGTTCCTTCGTGCATATTATTTGGCATATATTTGAATACTTCTTGAGTAGGCAGTAATGCTGTCCAACTGTATGCTGCGTCAACAAAATCGTAGCTAATTTCCCAATAATCGCTATCAGATCTTATACTAAGACTTTCTTCCAAAGAAATACTTTCCTTAATAATTTTATTAATTTTCTCAATTCTATCAAAGATCATTGGCGTTCCCATAACATTATTCAAACCTATCCTATCGTCTTGATTTACATCATTAATGAAAATAGCTAGTAGTGAAACAATTTCTTCAGGTTGAAGATCATCAAAATATCCTCTAATTATCATTTCCGTTAGTAATATAGGATTGCATTCATTAATTTGAGCTGCAATAACTCCACGTTGTGTAATATGGTCCAGTTTTGTTTCTTGAATACTTTTAGGATTCCCATCTTCATCCTCGCTAATATATCCACTAATTTTCATAAATTGTATTAGCATGTCACACGTGTCACCAATTTGTGTTTCAGAAATTGCAATGCTTTGTTTTGTGTTGTCATGAAGTTTCAACAAATTATTATATTTTTCATATTTGCCATACTTTACTTTTAAATCTTCCGAACCGTTAATTTCACTTCTCAGTTTTTGTGCTTGCTTTTGAGATTGCTTTGACATAGAAATTTGTATACCAAATGATTGTGAGCTGCTTTGGTCATATTTATCAGTCAATTGATACGCTTCCTTAATTTTTAACATTTCTTCTTCACTAATGTCCGACATATCAATCACATCCATACTTTTTTTAAGTTCGACTAGATCTTGATTTTGCTGCTTAATTTTTTTGTCCTGTTCTTCAGAAAATAATGAATTGCTAGCAAAATCTCCCATAGTAACAGCTTGTGATTGTACAACCTTCAAAAGCAATTGATAGTTGATTTTGAACTTGGACTCAATATGCGGAACTTTTCCGAGTAGTAACATTTTCAACTGAGATTCCTCAATAAAGTTATATAGTGGTAACAATAGAGAATAACCGATGACATCAATTCCTCTTCTTCCAGCTCTACCAGCCATTTGCATGTATTCTCCAGTATTTAGAAATCTTTTACCATCTTCCGTATATTTTTCAGGATCTGTAAAAACAACCGTCCTTATAGAAACATTAATACCTACTGCAAAAGTTTCAGTTGCAAATAGTACCTTGATTAGTCCTTTACTTAATATAATTTCGATAATTTCCTTTAAAATTGGGAGCAAGCCAGAATGATGGTATGCAACACCTCTACTCAACAAAGACTTGACAACAGTATATTGAGTAATTTCTTTGTATTGTGATTCGTATTTGTGCATATAGCTGTTGAAAGTACGCTCAATTTCTGCACGTTCAGCGGGGTTAACAAGAGTCATGGTTACAAGTAACGCATATTCTTCACATTTCCTTTTCGAGAAAGCGAAGAAAATCGCCTGAAGCATGTCTTTCTTTTGCAAAAACTTAATTGTATTGATTATCATATTATAATCTACGGGACTTTTATGTTTCTTTTCACGGGCAGCTTTCATTTTCCTATAAGCTGTTAATGCTTCTTGATATTTTTCAGGATTATATTCATTTCTACCATTCATCACTTCGTACAATTCGTCATCCACATGAAAAAAATGCCGAAGTGGAACAGCTCTTTTAAATGTAGGTATAAGATTCATTCTAACCTTCTTAATATTACCCAACCATCTGGCAAATTGAGCTGCTTTATCGATTGTCGCAGAAAGCAAAACAAGCTGAATCTTCATATCTAAAAGAACTAATATTTCCTCATAAACATGGCCTCGTCCCTTATCATTAATGAAATGAACCTCATCAATAATAACGACACCAATATTTTCCATAATATCTTTATCTATTTCTAAGTGAGTTTTTGATTTACTTTGCGGTCTCTTCAGCTTGAATTGCGCATTTCTCAGAATTTCTGTAGTCATAATCAGACAATTACCTTCTGGATTAATTTTATTATCCCCAGTCAAGATACCAACTGAAATTTCAAGTCCGGTTTGTTGTTTAAATTCTTCACTTTCAAATTTAGCTTTAAAATCTTTATATTTTTCATTGCTCAAACTTTTAATTGGACTAAGAAATACAGCAATTTTTCCTTGCTTAATTGCATGCATTACTGCATATTCTGCTGGTTGTGTTTTACCGCTACCAGTTTTTGCAGTAACTAGTACATTTTCTCCTTGGTAAATACTATTGCATGCGTGCAATTGGAAATCTGATAATTCGTATGGATATTTCATGTACTCATGCAGTAAACCTTCTGGACAGACTCCGTCCAGTAGCCTGTAGTATGAATCGTTTTGTGAAAGAGCTGATGACATTTGTGATACCAGTGTCCTGATCGGTAATGAATTAATGTCTGTTTTAAAATGGGTATATAAGGTGCTTTAATTATCAATTTTTTTAATAAAATTTGATATTAATACATATTACATATAAATTAATATAAACATATTAACTATAAAATGACCACATATCTAGATTATGATTATTTACTAAAACTACTCATTATTGGAGACTCTGGAGTCGGCAAATCAGCTTTAATGGTAAAATTTGTCGATAATTTATTTGTCGATTCACATGTTAGCACCATTGGCGTGGATTTCAATATCAAAACTATTAAAATTAATGGTAAAGAAGCCAAATTACAAATATGGGATACTGCTGGACAGGAACGTTTTAGAACTATAACTAATTCATATTATAAAGGCGCTCATGGTATAGTCATGGTATATGATGTGACAGATAGGACTACATTTAATAATTTGAAAATTTGGATAAATGAATGCAAAAAATATGCTCAAAGTGATGCTAATATCATTTTAATTGGTAATAAAACTGATATAGTGCCGTATAGACAAGTAAGCACAGAAGAAGGTAAAGAATTCGCAGATGTCAATAACATGATATTTATTGAAACATCAGCAAAACAAGGTAATAATGTGGAAAAAGCTTTTGTTGAATTAGCAAAAAATATTATCTTAAATAAACATGAAAATATTACTGCAAAAAATAAAATCAAACCAATAGATATTTCCGGAGTTAGTCAACTACCTAAAAAGAAGTGCTGCTCATAATACATTAAAATTTGATTATTTCTTGTGTTAGTAATACAATATTAATTTATATAACAACAATAAATGAATAGTGACTGCAATTATCTATTGAAATTATTAATTATTGGAGATTCTGGATGCGGTAAGTCTGCACTAATGAATAGATTTTCCGAAAATAGTTTTAAACAAGAATATCATAGCACTATTGGAATAGATTTCAATATTAAGAAAATTAATATTAACAATGAAATAATTAAAGCTCAAATATGGGACACCGCTGGACAAGAAAGATTTAGAAGTATTACAAATGCATATTACAAACATGTTAATGCTGTTATGATTGTTTATAATATTTCTGACACTGAATCATTTAATAATATTGTATATTGGATTAAAGAATACAAAAAAAATGTACCGGAAAATACTCCAGTCATACTAATAGGCAATCAATGTGATTTACAAAATGAAAGACAAATTACATTTAAAAATGCAAAAGATTTGGCAGATTCTTTTAATATTACATATCAAGAATGTTCCGCTAAAACTGGGTGGAATGTTGAAGAATCATTTATGTACCTAATTAATGAATGGTATAGTAAACAAGCGACTACAAAAACACAAAATCAAATTAATCACGTTAACATTACAAATATAAAATCAAAAAATAAATGCTGTAATTAATAAATATTTATCTTTTTTTTATAAGAATATATATATTACAGATGGTAAATGAATCTGCAAATTTATTTCCAAAGATCTGGGGGCCTCATATGTGGGAATCGCTGCATGCTGTTTCCTTTGCATATCCTAATAATCCAACAGACGAAGATAAAATACACTATAAAAATTTTTATAAAAGTTTAGCTTTTGTATTACCTTGTTCACATTGTCAAGAATCATTTAGAGAACATATAATTGATGAAATAACTAAATTAACGGATGAAGTATTTGATAATAGATATAATCTTACAATGTGGGTGTATAAATTGCACAATGCTGTTACTGAAAAACTTGGAATGAAATATGACATATCCTATCAAGACGTCGTCACAAAATATGAAGGAATGCGGGCAACATGTCCCAATAATGAATCAGAATGTGTAATTGATATCAATCAAAAGGCAAAAGCATATAAAATAGCAGACAATGTTGAATGTGCTTATGTTGCAGAGCATTTAGTAGAATGTCTTAAAGATTATGCTACAAAAAGAGGAATTAAAGATTTCGCCACATATAAAAATTTGCATCAAGTTAAAGAAAATAATAGCGAAGAATGGATAAAGCGTAATGATGAATGTAAACAAATGATAAAAAATATGAGATTAAACGCTATATCTCCTGTAGAACACAGTGGTGAATTTGAAGGGTTACCATCTGTCCAAGAACTATATTTACTTCAAAGACTTTGCACAACATTAAAGAAACACGAATTATTTAAAATAATAAAAAAATTGGGATATGAGGTAACACAAGTTTATAAACTAGTTGCAAATTTGAATTAATTTTTATTAACAGAGCGAGATTTTGACTTGTCTACAAAATCATCTTCATCTACATATTTGGATTTACTTGTTGTATTACTATCAAGCTCTTTGCTAAAATTCCATGGAGTCATATCAATTGGACATGAAACCTTGCCCTTTGTACTAATCCACGTGTCAATACATGATTTATGGAATGTGTGTCCACATGTACCTAAACATATCGGGTTTTTCTTTTGAGTAATGTGACCTTGCATCAAATTATTATAAGTTGGAGCCATTATATGACATTTACATAGATTACATTTATGTTTTGTAATTTCAGTTTGTTTATAGTCCCATACTCCTTGAAGATTCAAATTTAGTATTTCAATATTTAGCTTTGTCAAGGTTGATTTACCGCTATCTAATTTTTCATCAGCTTCTAAAGGTGATGAAACTTGTTGATTCGCAATATTTGGCTGAGGTTCACTAGGTGTTGACATTTTGATGTATTATATTCATATGTTATATAATATAATTTAACTATGCTCAATTATATTCAATTTTTAATGCTTGATAAATAAATTATTCTGTATTTTCTCTCCATTTAAAATCAATTACTCGTTTCAATCCAGGAATACTTACCACAATTCTTTCATCGTTGATACTATAATCATTTAATTTAGATAATGATTTAGCTAGTATTTCCTTTTGCGATTGTTCCAAATCTTGACTCATTGAAATAACAAAGTATGTTTTATTACTCTTTCCATCATAATGCCATGTTGCTGCAATATGTGCAGAAAGTGAATATGATTTGTTATCTTCTCTGTTTCTCATTACAGATGTAAATTCTTGAAGTTTCACTGTGTTAACATCACCGGTTTCCTCATTAGGAATTTTCTTTTGAGATCTTGTTTGAAGGAGATATTTTCCAATTGCAGTTTTATGATTTGTACAATTTAAATATACACAGTTTAATGTGGAGCCATAAATAGATAATTCCTCTAGATATACGTCATCAAGTAAATTATACATTTTATAATTATCTAATACGGTACCAACAGGTAATGTATTAGTTAAAACTTTGGAAGTTAATCCAGACGCACATGCATGTCCTCCTCCTCCAAAACTAAAAGCAATTTCCGAAACATCTGTTCTTCCCTCAGTTGATCGTAAACTAAATGTTGTAGTGTTATCATAGTCATCTATAGAATAGATAGCATCAAAGTTTGCATTAACATATTTACTAAATATTTTATTTCCAATTTCAGATTTTAATACTGATGAATTTAAATGGCACACAAAGTAATACTTATTTCCTATTTTCATAAATTTTGGGGCTGCTTGTCTAATAGTTTTATTAATTATAAAGTTGTTTTGTTTAACCATACCAGTTCCTTGTGGGATCATTACATTATTAATATATTCTTCATCTAACATTTTCTCAAATTCATCATATGATAATGGACTAGAGAATTGAAATGCTGTAAATTCCCAAGTGTTTGGCATTTCCTTTTTCCAAATATCATTGTCTTCAATATATAACACAAATTTGGGTACTAAGCTAGTTGGATGAAAATATCTCCATCCTAAATAACCACCACTGTGATCCATTCTAAATAATTTATTACATTCCGGCAAGTCTTTCAAATCGCCTTCGGCACTTTTATGATGATCCAAAACAATTAGCGATTTTGCTTCACTAATCATTTTAAGTAAAACATTCTTTTTGTATGAAAAATCTACAAGGACTACATTTCTTCCCACTACATTTGGTGGTCCCTTTTCAAAGGAGCCAGCTACATAATCTACTTTACGATCAGGAAATGCTTTTCGGAGATAATATTCAGCGCTGAAACAACCACAATAACCATCGCTGCATCCACCATGATATATAACCATATCTACATCTTCTCTTTTCAGACAAAGATGATCAAATGTGAGACCGTCATTAATGACGTGTTCTACTGTTTCATTTGATTCAACAGTATTTTCAAATGATAATTTTGGATATACTTGATTTAATTCGGTTTGTGATGACATTCTTTTATTAATTTACATATTATTAACTAATGTATATATGTTAAATTATTATTATTCAATTTTATTTATAAAAAAATTATTGTTGAGTTTCAGAATCTTCTGGATTGGTTGATTCATTTTCATCGGTGGTATTCAATACTGATGTATAACTGTCAATTATACTTGCATTGTAAAAAGTAATTCCTGTTTGAGATTCTAAATCAGAATCCCAATATGACGCTACTAAAAGCTTATACATAGCATCACTCCATTTCATAGCGAATGCTTTTGCAATTGGTTTACTTCTGGTGGTTTTAACACCATTACAATCAGTTTCAAGTTTACCACGTTTGATATACGTACCATACTTTACATATTCTTCAACCTTATTAAAGTCAAAACCTTTCTCAACTTTCATTCTATTGATACGTTCTTTGGTATCGTTATGTTCCAAATCGTTGTTTGAAAACATAGTATATGCATAGTGAGACACGGCATTTCGGTAGCAATCATAGTTAGATCTCCAAAACATGTGGTTTACAACTTCATATTCTTTTCCTTCTGGAAACACAAGTGATCTCGCATCAAATGAAACTAATGGATTATCTAAATTTTTCATAAATTTTGCATATATGGATTCATAGTTTGGTACACTCCTTACAAGTTGATTCATATGAAAAACAAATCTAACTGCTGCAAAACTAGCAATAACTGTTTCAAGTTTTGATAATCTCCCACCAAAAGGATGGGTAAATTTATTCATTTTTGGATCATTTTCTGTTTCATATTGAAGTTTTGTACATCTTGGAGCAAATACTATCGATACTTCATCACTTTCTACATAAACTGCAGATGGACTAAGATTTGATAGAACTAATATATCAGTAGCCATACGTGCCATTGATTCAGCAAATGGCATATTAAATGGCTTTGGTAATTGTTCACAATACCTACTAAACTTTTTACCATCAATTCTTATTACAAGTGGTAAGTAAGGCATGACTGTTCTTTTTTGCTGAGCTTCATACCACTTCATTCTATCACCTAATGGCATTTTTGTTTCTTGATTGCTATCAGATTCCAATTGTTTATAAAATACAATCCATTGAGGTAGGATCGCAACAAGAATTGTTAATAGTAATGGATCAAAATAATTCATTACTAGTGCGGTTAAAACTGTTAAAAATACTAAACATCTTCGTGTTTCTATACAAAGTAAACACATTGTGTTGGATTTATAATTAAGCTATTATTTTAATATTAATCTATAACTTCTAATATCAATTTTTTCCATTAAAATGATATGTTTTTTCTGTTAGAAATACTACTACTCCAACCATATGAATTGCCACAACTTTTTGTACTGCTTGGAGGTGGTAAAGATTCTGTTCCAGATATGTTACCTTTTGCAATTACATTACGAACTGCATTTCTCCTTCTATGATGGCTATGTCTGTCGGCCTTACGTCGTATTCCGCGAACTAGTTTATCTATTTTTCCGTAATAATGTTTACTACGACCGTCTTTCGATTCAGGACCTCTATGTTCTAAATCTTTTTGGTAATTTTCATATCCACTTTGTTTTGATGTTTCATAAATTGTAATTTCATCCATGTATAATTATATTTTGAAAATAATATATAGCTTATAACTTATTTAAATCAATTTTTCTGACAATAAAAAATTGATTTATTAAATAAATTAGAAAATATGCATTATAATATCAATAACAATAATACAAAAATGACAGACCATACATATAATACGTCTGAGCTACTTGACAGACTTTATAGTAAACTTGAAGAATGTGGTAAATCAAAAATAACTTTAACAAAATTAATCGTTGAATGCAAAAATAGAAAAACATTTATTAGAAATTTTAGTACTGTATGCCAAAAGCTTAATAGATCGCCTGAAGCAGTTAAGGCATTCATGGTATCAGAAGTCCAAAAAGATGCATCAATATCTGCAGATGGGTGTTTAGTTATTAGTGGCGCCATGTTTAGACAACCACAGATAGAAAAAGTATTTATATCATATTTAACAAAATATGTCCAATGCACATCATGTGGTTCTGGAAATACAGAATATATTAAAAAGGACAGACTTGTATATCTAAAATGTAACAGATGCATGTCAGAAAAATCAATTGATCTTAAAAATATATAAACAAATTTAGAGTTTTTCTAAAGCTTCTTTTATTTCCTTAAAGGTATTTTCATAATCATCTTTGGTGAATTTTTGTGTATTATAATCTTCAAACGTTGCCAAAGATATGGACAATGCTTCATTAACCCATTTTTGACAAATTTCAATGATGCGTTCTTTCTTTGTTTTAAAATGATTAATAATTACGTCCTTAAATTGTGGATATGAATCTGGATTTTTAATTAAATCCAACATGGCATGTTTCATAACATAATATCTAATACTATTATTATAATTTTTGCTATTTATTTTACCTTTCTCCGTACCATATTCAGATTCGTAACCAGGCTCATTAAAATATGGCTCGTCAACTAGAATTTGTGATTGAATTGACAAAAATATTTGATATAGTGTCGAAGTATCTGGATTCCATGATTCACTTTTCTCGCCTCGCCATGTTCCAAGAATTGAAAGACATACTTTTCCGTTCGCATATAGATTTGGATTAAATCTTTTATTACCATGATTCCTGAATACAACAGATGGTGGACCACTTGGAAATTGAGGTTGTATATACACATCGAAAATGTAGCACCCTGAATCATATACCGTATCTTTGGGTCCGGTAATCATACATCTCATTACGCACATATGTTGCTCATCGGTTCTTACAAAGACTGAGGCATCCATATCTAAAGGTAGCGATGATTGTAAAACCGAAAATTCTCTAATAAGTCTGTTTTGATATGTAACCTTTATGCCTTTATTTTTGTCTAGTTCTCCCTGATAATAATAATTCAGACCAGCTATTTTTGCTTCATCAAAAACAAAATCTTTCATTAAATTTTTGTATACTGTTTTTTTATCTTCTTGTTTTACTTCAGTAGCTACAGCAATAACAGAAGTGACAGTTTCTTTCTTTTGTTTGCGATATTCCTCAATAATAGGCTTAATCATGGAATAAATATTCATAACAGTTCCGATAAGTTCATCTGCTCCGTTTTTATCATATTTAACTGCAAGTTCACCAAATTTATTAAGTTCTCCAAGATATTCAAACAGAGAATTTTTGTCATCATCAAAGAGAAAAATACCATTCTCATTTGCAAGATTCGCTAGAATATTAAATATTGTCGAATAAATTTGGTGATGTTTTCCCATTTCTAAAAGTGTAACTCCTTGTAACTGTGATTTTATATATGGAATTAAAAAGGAATGTCTCAATGTATTGTAAATTACTCCCTCTTCATTTTGTTTAATATCTTGGATTTCAATTAAGATTTTATTTAAGATTATTTGTAATTGTTTATCCTTTTCTTTTTGTATTTTAACATAATCATCGATATTCCAATTGGTTGCTTGCGAATGACCATATCCAGTACCTGCTTTCAGGTATGTTTTCTTTTTCGGTTGGACAACCGCTTGGGTTTTCTTTTGAGCTGGATTATTATTCTCATATTTTTCAGTATCAATATCTTCAATAGTATTTACATTAACAAAAGATGCTAATTGTAATAAAATCTCTTCAATTTTATGGTATGATCCTGTTGGAAATTTAGTTGGGTCATTCATTTCAGTATCGATAAATATTTCCGCATGTAAATTTAGTAAATTATACACTTTTTTAATTATAAAATTTGCATCACGTAATGTTGGATTCCAAAAATCTAATTGCACCATTTTACAATTAGAAATTTTATGCATCAGTGAATCCTTTAGACGCGGTCTTATAAGTTTTATCATTGGAGGAAAATTTGGATAAAGTACATCATGAAAATGCAAATCCATTTCAATATAATTGTAATTAAACTTGCTATTTAATGTTTCGAGTTGCTTATTTAATGAATTATTACTGAATTTAGAAAATTTAATCTTCCAATGGTAAATATTATTTCCTGTAGTATCTAACTTGATATTTATATTTTTACTGAATTCCCCGTAACTAGAAATAAATTCATCAATAATCATTTGCGCAACAACTGTTTTATTAAATAAACTAGCAACAGTTTTGTCTGTAGTTGTTAGTTGACTCTTAGAGTTTGCAATATAGCTTTCAAGATCCTTCTTTTTCTTGTAAAGTTCAATGTTATAATTTTCTATGTTTTCTTTAGGCGAATCAAATGCCGCAGATGATACCGTGTCTCTATCTTCATTCAACTTACTATCAATATTCTTTTGCAATTTTGTTAATATTTTGCTTATAGTTGGTGATGATTCCAAACAATATAAATTTACATCATCTAGCCATGTATATTGTTTACCCAAAGATTCGACAATATAAAAGGTTTCATTTTGGGATGGACATGTAATTTTAAATTTTATTTTACCAAACGCAATATTTACAATATTATCTTTTATTGCAAATTCAGTGATTGTATTCTTTTTAATGTTCCAAGCTGTAATTTCCTCATTTAAATTATTCATCTTTAATATAGATATAGTTATAATAATGTTATAATATTATGTAATCAGCAATAATGATTATCAATTTTTTTTTCAAAAATTATAGTTTTTTTAATGCGTAAAAAATAAAATTATAGAAAAAATAATTAATTATTTCACCAATACAAAAAATTAAATCTTAAACATATATATAGCTAGATGAGCACAGAAAATATTTTGGCAGGTTTATTGAATACCCCACAAACTTTAAGCAATATGGAAGGCGGAGCTCGCAAGAGAGGCCGCAAAGCAGCAGGCTCTGCAAAGAAAGCTTCCGCTGGCAGAAAGGGAGGAAAGAAATCCTCAAAGAAATCCTCAAAGAAACAATCTGGTGGTGCTAAGAAACGCGGCAGCAGAAAGGCTTCTAAGAAATCCTCTAAGAAAGCTTCTAAGAAATCTTCTAAGAAAGCTTCCCAAAAAGGAGGTTGCGGAAATGATAACAACGTTGGACAATTAGAACAAGCTGGTGGTGCTAAGAAACGTGGCGGCAGAAAGGCTTCTAAGAAATCCTCTAAGAAAGCTTCTAAGAAATCCTCAAAGAAATCTTCTAAGAAACAATCTGGGGGCGCTAAGAAACGCGGCAGCAAAAAGGCTTCTAAGAAATCCTCTAAGAAAGCTTCTAAGAAATCCTCAAAGAAATCTTCTAAGAAACAATCTGGTGGTGCTAAGAAACGCGGCGGCAAAAAGGCTTCTAAGAAATCCTCCAAGAAATCCTCTAAAAAATCCTCTAAGAAAGGATCAAAGAGATCATAAGTTAACTAATAAATAATAAAACAATAAATTTTATCTATTAAATTAGTCACAAAAGATCATATGATTTAATAACTCGACTTAATTAGTTACAATATAAATATTTATATTGTAAAATTTAATTTAATAAATAAATGGTATGTTTAATTGGATCCGGACTGGCCAGTAACGTCTGAATCTAGTAAAGTATCATCAACTTTATCATTAATTGTTTGTGGTTCAGTGTTTACATTTTCAGTTGCTTCACCAACTTGTGGGGTTTGTACAGCTAACTCTACTGCAGATTGAACAGGTGATTGGACTCTATTACTGGTAATGCCAAGAACGCGGGCTTTGGTAGTATTCAAAAAAGCTACAGCATATGATAGTAAGTTTACAAATGTCGTTACGTTTGGCAGACTATAGTTCCCAGCTTGTACATTTGACTGAACATGTAGTACAAATCTATGAAAATCAAAAATACCCTGCATCATTGTTCGCATAGCTATATTTAAGAAAGATAGAGCGTTTTCCAGAACTATTGTGTTAAGTAATTTATTATTGTTAAAATAAAAATTGCCAGCAAAATTAGCAACCTTGTCTAATGTAAAACTAAAATTACCTCTAACCCTTGGAGTTTGTTTATATAAGTCAGGATTAAAATCTGTAGTTACTCTGTCCTGAGTTGAAAGAGTAGTTTGTAAATCACCTAGTAAATTCCAGAAAAAATAAAGCTTTGCACAGTGATATGGAAGAGAAAACAAAACAGTGTCGAAATAACTGGTAAAACTGTCTAATCCATAAGAAACAACTTCAATAGTCCCATATGCTACCCAACATTTGAGTAGTGTATAAAGGGTTGAATTGCTATTTTCGTTTTCGGTATTATGCATCACTAAAACTTTGGTACTTACAAGAAGTAAAAATACAAAACCTAGCGTAGTTAGTAAATCAAAAGATACGTATCCGACCAAATATGCAATAATCATAAACGCTCCAAATAGTGAATTCAAATATTGTGCATTGCTTTTGTAAAAATTAGACAGATCGCTAAATAGCTTTATCACCGAATCTTGATTTAATAGAGTCATTGGTTGAGACATTTGATGATTTACTAATTATATAATCTTTAGTTGTCATAAATTGATAATATCAATTTTTTTATAAATAAATATGGCTTACTTTTTCACCGCTTTTTTCATTACCTTTTTCACCGGTTTTTCTTCAGGCAATTCGTCATCTTCCTCATCATCAGATTCATAAACAAGTTTTTTCGTTGCTTTTTTCACCGATTTTTCTTCAGGTTCATCTTCTGATTCATCCTCTTCTACTTCCTCTTCATCAGATTCATAAATAGGTTTTTTAGTTGCCTTTTTCACCGGTTCTTCTTCCTCAGGTTCTTCTTCCTCAGGTTCAGGTTCTTGTCCGGTTTCTTCGACTTCATAATCAGATTCATTAGCTATCATTTTTTTTTCGGAATAATGCTGGTTGGGTGCGTAATTTACATTTTGAAGTTGAACATTATTACTGTGTTTTTCATCCAATGTAAGTTGTATATTAGAAGCATCAATAGATTTCACGTATTGATTATACAGTGATAACCTATGTAATGGATCCGCAATTCTCATTATTGATAGGATTGTTGGTTTTAATTTATATTCTGTTTCTAGCCAATTTCTTATTGATTGTATTTCTGGTCCAGTCCTAATTGCCAATGCGTTGTTATAACAATATTGGTCTGGAATAACACCGGTTTTGGTCATATATTCCTTAAGCAATGCCACAGTTTGATATTGATTGGAAAACATGGTTCTAAATGTAATAACATCTTTTGGTATTGTTAACGAGCTCAAGTATTGCTGGGGAAAATAGTTATATTTATGACATATTTCATATAATCTATCATCACAGTCAATACCCATAGATTGGAGATCTGTAAAATAGATTGCATTTTGGAAACACATATCAAGGGTATCATAATCTATATATATACCGTTGCTGACCAATAGTTTAATTATTGGTTGATGGTAGTTTCCATTGAGAACTCGTAAACATTCCTTGTCCGGAATCAATTTCATATTTAATAAGGCAGATATAATTGGAATTGATCCACCTTTGCAGGCGTGAACTAATGTGATACTTTCTGGAAGAATATTCCCTTTAATCGCAATATTAAATAATATTTCATCAGCTAACATACATGCACGATTTATGGTTTCTAATGTCGGCTCAATTTTGTAAGTATCCAGCAAAAAATTAATTAATTTCTCATGGGATAAAACATGATGGGATGAATATGTACCTTTATCACATTCTCTAGATAGTTTACTTATTGAATGTAAGTGTTCTAGTTGCGGTATTACTTTGAATTTTTTAGAAATAAATCCCAATGTAGCAGCAACACTATCAAAAAACGCATTGGAACATTTTAGCAGAGCATCTATTAAAATATTTGGATTGTCTAATGTTTGAAGATGTTCCAATACCATATCTAGTGAATTTAGATTTCTACTATATCCCAACGGTAACATATTTTTTAATGTTTGATTAGTAGGGACAAATTTTAGTTTTATAAATGTCTTTAATATATCACTCCAAGTATTTTGAGATCTAGAAAGTACCACTGATAAACATTGGTCGTTTGGAACAATATTGAATTTTTCACAAAATTTTATTACATTTGAAAGATCGGTTACTGTTTTTGGATGTGTGCAAATTGTCAGAAGATCAGTGATTGTTGCTGTAGATTGGCTAATGATTAATTGAGGACCCGCTAGGTAACCATATGAATTTAATGTTTTTTGTTGTTTTGGTGTTAATTTGTATCCACGAGTTACTAAATTATCAATCCAAACAGAATTAGTTGAATTTATCGATTTGAAACAACATAGTATCATATCAACCTGTTTTTGATTGAGCATATGATGTTCTGTTAAAAGATCTAATACGACAAAATTGGATGAATTTCCCAATAGAGATCTTGATTTCCCTTTGGTCGTTTTTGTTACTAGTTCATCCACTTGGTTTTCCGTAAGGGTTTCACCTTTCTTATGTAATGCAGTAAATACTTCACGACATTGCGTTTGAAAAGTACTCGAATAACCATATCTACTAAAATTTCCGTTAAGTAATGTATCGATTGTCGCCATTTTGAATGATTTAATATTTAATAATATAATTTAATAAGTAAATCTATTATAATTCAACTTTTTATAAATAAAATGTTTATTGCATTGAATTGGCAATAAAATTGTCTATGTCCGCATATTTCAGGTATTTGTTTTCGGTATAGCCAAGTGTTTCTGCCAGTAATTTATCAATCAAAATAAGATCTTGATTCACATCATCATATAGTTTATTTTGTTGAAAGTATTCTGTAAATTTGGTACGCAGATCAAAGAAAGATACTTTCACATCATCTTTGTAATTAAATAGTTTCTTAAGTTTGTCATTGGCTGCAACTTTTACACGATGTTGTATTTGCTCCTTTGGCGGATCAACAGTTATGGTTTCATATGTTTTTGGTTTAGCTTCAGTTTCGACTTTTGTAGGTACATCTTCTTTTACATCAACAGCTTTTGATTTTACTGTTTTTGTTGCTTTTACTTTTACAGTTTTCTTAACAGCCTTTTTACCCTTAGTTGGTTTGACTTCTTCTTCTTCTACTGGATCAGCTACTTTTTCATCTGTTGCATCAACCGCTTTAGTTTTTGATGTTTTTGTCGCTTTTGCAGTTTTCTTAACAACTTTTTTCTTACTCTTGGTTCCTTTTACGTCTTCATCAGCTTCCTCATTTTCATCTACTGCTTTATCACCTTCATCATTTTCTTCATCATCAAGTTTCGAAACCTCGTTAATCTCATCTTCATCAAGTTCATCGTCTGATACTACTGGGACATCCTCCTTTTTATAATTGGGATCAAGTGACTTCATATATTCTGCAAAAATATAATCAAGAGTTCTATTTCCTACACTCTTAACTATATTCTTAACACATTCTAAATTTATTGACGCTCCCTGAGATGTTAGATATTTGATAGTTGCAATATTACTTTTAAGACTACATGCCTTTTCAATGCATTCACTTGTTGGAACTAAACCCATTTTTACCATTTGTCTTACTCCTGTTAAATTACCAGCCTTGCTGCACTCCTTTACTAAACATGTAATTGATGGCTTTACATCTAATACGTATGGATAGAAACTTACCTCGGAACATAATTCCATAAATTTTTCATCAAATTTAATATGCGAAATATCACATGTTAGCTTGATTTTATTTCTTGTCGCTAAAGCAACATCATCATATGTAAGATGATATCCATATTTGATTAAACTGTTTATTATTGAAACAATTGTTTTCTCATTTTCAGTACGTCTCGAGGAATAACGACTGTAATAGTAATCATCCTTAATCGATTCAAAACACGCATCAAAACATGTTTTATCTGGGTTAACTTTATTTTCAAGAAACATTGTTACAAGATCAGTGTTATGGGTTTTGCATGCATGCTTCAAACATTCGGGAGTTACTTGTACTCCTGAAGAAATTAGTGTACTAACCAATTTTACTGTATCTTCAATGGCTTTCTTTCGTTCCGGTGTCTTTGTATCATAGTCATAATTATATTTATAAGATGAATCATTTTTATGTTTATATAAAATTGCATTCTGGAGAGCTTGCGGTGTTGGAGATATTTTTCTATCTAGTATGGCATATACTACGTCAAACCAGCCATGAGTACAAGCAACTTCCAAATGTTTTTCAGTTACCACACATTTATTAGAACCCATTAAAAGTTTTACCATTTCTTGCTTTTCAAGATCAAAACATAGTTGCAAAATAGTTTCAGGGATATTAACATTGTATTGTACACACAACTCTAAAACATAACTGGCTCCAGCATTAATAATATTTTTAAACGATGATTCAGATGGAGCAAATTTAGGCAGCAATAGTTTGAATACTGGCTCCGCTATTGGTCTCGAATTAATACACATCGTTGTGTTGTAATATGATGAGTAATATCCATTTCTTTTAGAATACGTGTTTCTACATAAAAATGCAATATACGAATTCAAAAATGTTTCATCCAGTTGACCTATGGTGTCAGGGGTAATCAAATTAACAATTTGATTTTTAATACTTGCACATGCCGCATGTTTGCTATCACAATTGGTGCTTACAATTTTACTCAGCAGATCTCCAATCAAAACATTTTTGATTGCTACCTGGTCTGCTTTGTTTTCGACTTTCTCAATATTCAGAGACATTTTTGTATTTAACTTGATTCATATATGATAAATATACAGTTAGAAATATATAAAATCAATTTTTTGACATACCATATTGCTTTAAAAAATTGATATTGGAATTATCTGATTATGCCCTAAAATTAATATTCTTTATCATATGAACTGATTACCTATTCACAATGGCTACCAATACTTTGAGCGTTTTAAAGAGTACGTCACTACTAACTTACCATCACGATGATGGTAAGTCGGTACCCATCATTTTTTGGCATGAACAATCTGAAACTAAATTAGGAGATATTTGTTGGTCGTTTGACGGATCGCTAATTAAAAATCCAAATAATACAATTTCAGTTAAACATATTTCTGACGTATTCCTTGGTGCAAGAAGCGCTGTTTTAGTAAAATTAAAAACATCTGCAGATCCTAATTTTAGCAAAAGATGCTTTTCACTTAAAACTAAACTAAACACATTTAATTTTTCGACACCTAATGAGGAAATTCGTACAAGTATTATGAATGATATAAAATTACTGTTTGCAAATGGTAAAAAACCTATATGTGAAAATATAAATGAAAAAAATGTTATTGATAATGTATTATCTTTACGTAAAAAAACAAATGAAACAGATGGCAAGGTTGAGAAACTTGAAAAGGAACTCGCGGATACAAAGCAAGAATTAACCAACATTAAACAAGAATTTCTTGATATCAAAAAATTAATATCTAATCAACAAACTAGTGTTATGGCTGTACCGGCATATGCGCAACTGTCGGCGTATTCTCAACCATATCGATCAGATTATTATAACCAAGCATCCGCACCACCTCAGTATAACCAATAATTTATTTATCATCTAATTAAAATTCTGGATTATGTGTTTTGTCAATTAGGACATTCCATATAAAGGAATATTAGATTAATAATATTAATACGATATGGAAATTAACACACAAAATATTGTCGAAAATGAAATTGAACTAAATACCAAAAAATGCAGTAAATGTGATATCATTAAACCAGTGGAAGAATTTTATAAAACTTGCGGTGCTAAATGTAAACTATGTTTCAAAGCATATTATTTATTGCGATATGAACAAAATAAGGGGAAAATACTGACAATAAATAAGAATTGGAGGGATTCCAACAAAGAACACATCAGTCAACACAGTAAAGAATATAGGAACAAACCAGAAATTAAGGAAAAACTAAAAACATATTGGAAAAGTGATGAATATAAAAATAAAAAAAAGGAAAATAATAAGGATAAAACAAAGCCATATAACAAGGAATATCATGCACAACGATATGAAAAAAATAAAGAAAAAAATAAAGAAAAAATTCTAGCAAAAAATAAGGAGTGGCGAGATTCGCATACTGAATATAGAAGTTTAAAAGATAAGGAATATAGAAATAAACCTGAAATTAAAGAAAAAATACAAGCCTATAATGCTTTGAGAAAAAATACAGAAGAATACCAAACCAATTCACAGCTTTACAGAGATATTAATAAAGACAAAAAAAGTGAATATGACAAAGAATACAGAGAAAAAAATAAAACAATATTAAAACAAAAAAGAAATGCTAATATTGTTGTCATAAAAGCAAAAGCTAAGATAAAATATGATGATAATAAATATGATATAAATAAAAAACAATGTGAACGTAGGAAAGACACAAATCCGATATATCTTGCATATAAAAACAAACTGGAAACTTATCTAAAAAGTAAAATTTGTAGTAAAATTCAAGCAAAAAAATATCAGGTAGAAATTGATTCTGATTATTTAAAAGATTTATGGAATAAACAAAATGGGAAATGTTATATATCTGGTATTGATATGACACACATTGCTAATAAAATTAGAACACCAACAAATGTTTCAATAGATCAGGTAACTGCTGGAAATGGATATCTTAAAGATAATGTATCTCTCTGCTGCGAATTTATTAATTTATCTAAAATGCAAATGACTGTTGCCGAGTGTAAAATACAATTATTAGCAGCTGGTAAAAATATCAAAGATAAAATATATGAAAATATTAATAGAAAAGAAGAAATACCAAAAGATTGTGAAGAATATTTATTAACTCTATTTAGGAATAAAAAAATAATAAAAACAATTGGTAAAGATTATATAATTGATTTATGGAAAAATCAAGGTGGAAAATGTGCTATAACTTCAGTGGATATGACATACGTTAAAAATCCTGATATTAAATATAGAAATTCAACTAATATATCAATAGACAAAATTACTCCAGAATTAGGATATACTGTTGGCAATATTCAACTAACTTGTTTATGGTCCAATACTGGTAAGTTAGATAATACTACCGAATCATACCGCAATTTATTATTGCAAACATATAATAATATTAATGGATCATAGGAAATGTTACTACATCACGAATTTTACTTCGATTGGATAATAACATAGCGAGACGGTCAATGCCTGTACCAAATCCTCCAGTAGGGGGAAGGCCATATTCGAGTGCATCAATGAAACCATGATCAATGTCTTGTGCTTCCTCATCACCCATTGCTTTAGATTTCATTTGTTCTTCAAAACGTTCTTTTTGAATAATTGGGTCATTTAGCTCGGTATATGCATTTGCAAATTCGAATCCACAAATGAATAGTTCAAATCGTTCGGTAAGATTTGGGTTATCGCGATGTTGTTTGGAAAGAGGTGACATAATTGCCGGATGATTCATTACAAATGTTGGGTTAATACATTGAGGTTCAATATATTTACCAATTAGTTTATCAAGTAGTCTTGGAGCAGTTCGCGGTGATGAACAATCTACTCCATTATCTACACATAGTTTATCTAATGCTTGACGAAGAGCATCCTGATCTAGTTTGAGCAAATCATTTAGATCCACATTTAAGTGTTTATTTAGTTCTTCAACAATATCGATACGTCTATATGGTGGAGTTAAATCCACGTCATACTCGGTTTCACTCGCTGGTGGAGTATATTTAATTTTATGAGATCCGCAAATATCGACTGCTAATTTGGAGTATAATTCTTCACACATGGTCATTAAATTATTGTAATCAGCATAGGCTACATAGAGCTCTAGCGACGTAAATTCACACTGGTGGCTAGAGTCCAAATTTTCATTTCGGAACTGAGCCCCAAGCTCATAAACCCTGTTCATTCCACCAACAACTAATTTTTTGAGATAAAGTTCAGGAGCAATTCTCATAAACATATTTCTTTTGAGGTCATTATGATAAGTGACGAATGGTTTTGCATTAGCGCCTCCTGCCTCACCAGATAATATTGGAGTTTGGACTTCAAGGAAATCGCGATCGTCAAGATACTTTCTGATGCCACGAATGACTTTATTTCTTACTAAAAATGGATGGATAGATTCTTTATTTATCATTAAATCAAGATATCTCTTTTTAACACGTAATTCCTCATCCTTGACACCGAAAGCCATTTTTGGAAGTTCCTTTAGACATGGTGTTAGAATTTGCATTTCGCGGCCAAATATACTTAGCTCGCCATTCTTTGATTTACCTACAAAACCGCGTACTCCTACAATATCACCGCGTGCAATTTTTGCAACTTCTGCAAAATCTCCTTTATAGAAACCAACGTTGAATATGAATTGAAGATCTTCGAAATTAGATCGGGTTGTGCAGAAAAATAGTTTCTTACCTGCTGATCTTACTTCCATTACTCGGCCAGCAACAGTATGTTCAACTTCTTCCATATGGGCACCAGCTTCAATTGAGTTATATCGCTTAATGTAATCTGCATATGTCATATCAACTTCGAATTTGTGCGGATATGGATTTGTTCCAGCACTTTTCATATCTTCAAGATGCTTGGTTCTCAGTTGGTAATATTCGGTAGACTCCGCTGTCGAATCATTTTGGGTTTGTACTTCTGAACTCATTTTTGAAATGTATAATAGTAATATTAATAAATTAACTAATAATAAATAAATAAATCAACTTTTTAGCTGTCACTATAAACCAGCTTGCCTTCAACTGCTGTTCTGCATTCATGACACTCGTTTATTCTTAAAGCACATGCGTTACATGATTTATGCCCGCATGGATTGTAAACAACATTTTGTTTGTGCATATAACATAGTGTACATAACGCTGGATCATCCTCAGTTGTTGGTGTATTTTTGTATCTCATTACTGGATACTTTTTATAGAAATCAGTTTTTGGATCAACATTGTTGTAATATGAATTAAACACCGCATTCAGTTTATGTTGTATTCCAACTATTGGGAATTTATTTGATTTCAAAAGTATCACAAACGATTTCGGCTGCATTTTTACAGAATCTAACAAACAACCCTCTACCATTAATTCTTCTGTTTGTTCAACTATATTAGTATATTTTGAATTGAGTAGTAATTCTACATTATCAGGCTCATTGAAAATGGCTAATTTTAATGCATTCGTTTTCTCATCTTGATATGTAAGAATTTCTTCAACTAAGTCCTTCAAGTTTAATTTTGAATTTAATAGATGTCTCAAGCTGTCCGGATTGTATTTTGCAGCCATTTGAACACAGTTGTATGTCACATTATATTCACCCAATCTATCAGGATGACGCACCTTTAAAAGGTCATTTGTCAAACCGTCCCAAGATAATAGTGCAACCAGTGCTGTTGGATTATATCTTGCTGAATATGTCAGACATGAGCCACTATTTGCATATGTATATGTATGCTTCTTCTCAAGCAATTTTGATTTAATTAGAAATTTAAGACTATCTGTATTATGTTTAGCTGCTGTCATAGCTATGGTCATTCCATCAAAGTTTCTTGTATTGAATACATCACTGTTTACTTTCTTGCTAATTATCGTAAGTGTTTCTGGCAAATGCATTACTAAATAATTTACAGTTGTATTTCCATTAAAATCAGTTTGACTTAGGAGTGTACTGTTGCAATATTCCATATTGACAATATGATTTGCTAACTCTTTATTACGAGAAGATGCTTTCATCAAACAGTTCATGCCTTTCTTATCTTGATTATGCATCAATTCCTTTGTACATAATTTACTTTCTAATAAAGTCTTGCTTGAAGAATAAAATCCTGATTCAATCAAATGATCCAAACATGTCATTCCAAAGGCATCTCTCGACTTGGCTAATTCAGGTGTAATTAAATCCATGATCTTGTCAAAATTACATGTTCTAGCAATTTGATGTAGAAGTGTTTGTCCACAATTATTTGTATGGTTAAAATGATTATCTTTAATGTACTGTTTTACATTATCAAACGATTTAGTTTCCATAAGATATATTATTCCTAAATCCCCATTCATGTCAACATGATCAATAATTTCCATACCAAGTAAATTTTCGCTAAGCAGTCTTTGTAGCAAGGATTTATTATTCATAATTAAGTCAATTAAAGTTTCTCCACTTTGTAGCTTTTCATTCAGATATTCTTTAGCAAAGTATTTCGAACCAATTAATATATTGAAACTATCTAAGTTATCCGTTATAGACTTACCGAGATATTCAATGAATAGTTCTTTAGTAAAAAGATTATCTTTCACGATTATTTCTTTTAATGTTTTTGGTTCAGTTGATACAATATGATCCATCACACTTTGAGCATCGTTTACACGTTCAGTAATTATCATTGTGTTGAATGCCACATAATCGAAAAAATCATTAAGTAATTCTGGAAATTTTTTCACCATGTACAAAATTAATGTATCATTGCCATTTACTAATTTGAAATTAGATTGGTTAAAATGCTTTGTTTTGCAAAGTGTCCATATATTTTCTTTGGTACCTACATCTACAAGTTTAAAGATCTGTGTAGCACTATTGTACACATATTTCATTACTTTGTCAGTTATGAGGTTATCCTTAATAAGATTTGTAAGTTTTTCTGGATACATTTCCAAAAATAGGTTAATTAGTAACTTGTCTTTGCAAACTTCTTTAATTAAATCCTTGTCACTCATGAAATTTATTAGGAAGTCTGGATTCTTCAAATTCTTGTTTTTAATTAAGAGTGAGAATGGAGTTTCTAACAATGTGTTTTGAATCAGTAACTCCTTTGAGGTTAAACCATAAAGTAGCAGTAACTCTAAATTGTCATAAGTCATTGTATTACAAATAATATGGAGTGGTGTATCTTTATTATCATTGCGTGTTAACAGTATTGAAATTGTCTTGGTACTCTCGATCAAATTCATAACAAGTTGTCCAGCATTTTCAACTAACATTTTATGAATAATCGTATTTCCTCCAGTAAATTGTTGCTTTAGTAAATTTTCATCAGCAAATCCATTGTCAATAATCTTTCTAATAAGATTTTTATCATAGTGCTCGTAAACCAGTGATAGCGCATTGATATCGTCCTTGTTAGCGTTCAGTATTAACGATGAACTGAAATATTTAGAATTAATAATTGGTTTAATTGATTCTCGGTTGTACTTTAATGCGAGTAGTAGAATGTTATCACCAATTTCATTACAATCTTCAAAGTATTCTGGTTTCATATGTGGACTGTCAATGAGTAGTTTTACACAAGTAGAATTGCGACCAATCAGTCGATGTAACATATTATTTCCATTATGTTTCTTGGCAATATATGTTTCATTAAAATATTTATGTCCAATCATAAATTCTGTAAGTTTATCTAAATATGGTAAGTAATCTTCCATTTTATGTCCACTCGGTAACTTTGAAGAAAAAACTTCACTAAAGTCTTCTTCAGTAAATACATCTCCATCTTCTATGTTAATGTACTTTATTGAAGAAATAAACTTTTGTAATTCAATGGCTTTAGTGGACATTGCCATTATGAACGGAGAAATACCATTATTATTTTTTGCAACCATTAATTTCCTATCGAAAAATGGACGATTGTTCAAAATAATGTTTAATTTTTCGACATCATTTCCAATCATATGGACAATATTATTACCGTCTTTATTAATATTATTGATTTGTACATCAGTGATGATCTTGCTTAACAGCAGCAATTTGAAAGTTTCATTATTCATTGATGGCTCTTTAACACAATTTACGACGAAACTATTATTATTTTCATCACAAGTGTTTAATACCTCTTCATCAATAATATCATTTTCTACTAAAAATGGTATAATCTTAGTACTATTCGCATTTAACCAAAGTAAATTTGGATAGTTATCAACTTTGATTTTCAGGTGAGATTTATCCAAAAGCTTAGACTTAAACATATTTTCAATAACATTATATGTTTCAGCTCCCTTTTTAAAGAGATTAATAATAATGTTCGATAATTTATCACCGTCCATCACACTTAATATTTTCTTTGATACAAGTACATCAAATAAGTTTTGATGATTATCGCAAACATATTGTAATAAGTTTGGAGAAATAGTTTGAGATGTTAGTACTTTTGATTCAATTAAGGCATTAATATATGTTTCTTTATCCAGAGATTCAAGTATATAAGTTTGAAGATCAGGTGCTGCTTCAACATCACTTTTAGCCAAAAGAATTGCTTCAGTCATATAATCAGACTTGATGAAAGCAATTGTAAAACTTGCTTTAATCAAAGTAAAATGTTTGACCAAGAAATTTGGATTAGATGCAAATGTTTCGATCAAACATTTTTTAACATTCTCATTTTCCATACCAATAAATTCTAACATAAAATTTTTTAGAAAATAGTACAAGATAGCTGAATTATTAAGTGTCAATAGATCTTTAGTAAAAAATTTGGACTCGTAAAATACCTTTCTCAGTTTTGTGTCTTTGAAATGAACCGATGTAAGTTTTCCACAGTGGGGTTTGATTGCTTCCTCAGTAATATTTTCACAATTCATTAAATCCTTAAAAATTACTTCATTTAATGGATATGAAAGGATGTTATGTCCGGCACCAGTTGCAGCTAAAATCATCTCACTAGTTGCATATTTTGATTTGATAATAACTTGACCCATCGGATAAAATTGATTAATGACTGAAGTTATTAATGAATTACTACCATTACAATCTTTGCCATTGACTAGTGTTGCTGTTTTTTCATTATCTAATAATTTTACTAGAATAGAAGCATGTTGACCAAACATGCATGCAATTTGCATGGCATTAAAACTCCAGCTATCAGTGTATGCAGTTAACATATCCAAGTCAACCGAATTATCAGTCATTAAATGGGTTAAGTTAGAACTATAAATGAGCAGATGCATGGGAGTTATTTTAAATTTATTTTCCTTATATAAATCTTTTTGCTCGATGTATTGGAATAGTACCTTTAAACAATTATTATCAAAACATGCATTAGTTAAACAACTATTTCCATTTTTATCTTCCATTAAAATTAAATCTCGCGGTGCTTCGTGTTTGCTTAAAAAATGCGCAAACATATTGCAATCATTTTGAGATGCCATCATTGTTGCAATCCAAAAGAATTTCTTTTTTGGATCAAATTTTACTACTTTATTTTGTAACGCATTTTGTGCAATCTCGAATAAATTAGATTGCAATTCATTAGCAAAAGATGAATTCATATTCGGATAATCAGTTAATAATTCGGATATTAATTCGAAAAGTACTTCCATTGTGGCACCAGTTGAATCTTCGCCATTATTATTAAATTCTAAATCACCTTCCGAAAACCAGTTGTCATTTGTCGTGTCAAATCTCGAACTAACGAATGCATTAATTGCATCGCTAAAAGCAGAGTAAACGTTGGGGTTCGCCATTCCTAATAAGATGTATTGGATATATTAATATATAATATTGATATACCCCATCATAATAATAAGATTTCAATTATTTCTGCTAAAAATTGAATATACCAGTGTCTGATTTAAACATGTAATATCAATTAAAATATTTAATAAATTAAAATGGAAAGCCTTTTAGATAAATTGTCTGGAAATATTAGTACTGTTTGTACAAGTATCAATCCAAATAACCAATGGAAACCAAAACTTGGAACAACCTCTTTTGGAGATATTGATTATGCTTTGACAAATTGTTCACATTTGGAGAAAATATCTAAAAAAGGCACAAATGAAATATATCAATTAATTGTTGATGGATTAAAAGACGACATATTTGATGTGTCATTGGTCCGAAATTTTATTAATTTTAAAATTAAAAGCGATTGGTCAATTACACAAGTTAATAAATTGGTTACGATTGATGATATTTTAACTCCTTGCAACAATAAAAAGAAAATTGTATTTGACTATTCGTCCCCAAATGTAGCAAAGGATATGCATGTTGGGCATTTACGATCTACAATTATTGGTGATACTCTTGCAAATGCTTATTCTATTATGGGTCACGATGTTCTGAAAATTAACCATTTGGGAGATTTTGGATTGCCTTTCGGTATGATTATACAATACGTTTTAACAAATCCAGATATTGAATTAACGAGTGCCAATTTACAAATGATATACACAAATTCAAAAAAAATGTTTGATTCAGATGAGGAATTTAAGAATCTTGCTTATAAACGAACTGTTGAGTTTCAACAGGGAAGCAACGATTCTGATGTTTATAATTTATGGAAAAAAATATGCGAGTTATCTAGCAGTTCATATAGTGAAATATATCAACGACTCAATATTAATTTAACAGAAATGGGTGAGTCCTTTTATAAAGATATAATCCCATATGTTGTTCAAGAATTACTACAAAAAGGATTAGCCCAGAAATTAGATATCAAGATTGATTTAGATAAAAAAATTACTGAAAATGATTCACGAACTGTTATTTTTACACCAGGTGATAAAACCTTAACATTACTAAAATCTGACGGTTCGTATACATATGATACAACAGATTTGGCTGCTTTATTTTACAGATTGACAGTACAAAAAGCAGATATTGTATATTATGTTGTTGATTCTAGTCAAGCAGAACATTTTAATCAAGTATTTTATGTTGCTAAACAAGCTGGATGGTTAACTAATCAAAAACTCGAACATATTAATTTTGGGATTGTTCTTGGCGAGGATGGTAAACGAATACGATCTCGATCTGGTGATACACCAAAGCTTATTGATTTGCTTAATGATGGATTGGATGAAGCTATTAAAATTTTAACCGAAAAAAATTCACCAGTCTTAGAATCAAAATATGCAATTGAAAGTTTGGCATATGGATCAATAAAATATGCAGATTTGTCAACATGTCGAACAAATAACTATGTATTTTCATATGGTAAAATGCTAAATTTTAAAGGTAATACATTGGCTTACATTATGTATGCATACGTACGAATTTCAGGGATTATCGGCAAAATTAAAAATGCAATGGATAATTTATCTCAAAGCAATGACTTTCAAACAAATCAAAAATATTTAGAAATAACAGATTCTAGCGAAGATGTAATTAATCAAGCTGATAATGATTTAATGTCAAAATTACTCAAGTATGGAGAGACAGTTAGTAAAACTATCAATGATAATTATCCACATATCCTATGTACATATTTGTATGAACTTGTAGAAAAATTTCATTCGTCATACAATTCATCAAAATGCATATTTTTCGATGAACAAAATAATATAATTAGTATTAATAAGACAAAAATTAATATTTATGTTGTCCTTCAAAAAATAATGCATCAATGTTTCCAGATATTGAATGTCAATGAACTACATAAAATGTGATTTAATTTATAAATAAAATAATTTTAATATAGACTAGATATCATCTATATTAAAAGATTTGGTTTTCTTTTCTCTATCCTTATGTAAAACCAAATCTTGTTCCTTTTTTCTTGCTGCATAATTTGGTTTCGCCCCAGTTGCAGTTGATTCTTCTTCATCTTCATCATCTGATATTTCTTCTAATCTCTTGGTTGATTTAAGTGACGCAAATTGTTCGAATTCTTTATCGTCTTCTAGAACTGTATCATCATCATCGTCTTCTCCGAATTTTATTCCTACCATATTATTATTATTACTTTGTCCTTCAAAATTAATTGTTTTATCTGCTCTTAATTTTCTAATTTCAGCTGGATCTAATTTATACATCACTGTTGCTTCTACACCTTTAAAATCCTCTGGACAATCTAAAAGAACTATATCTCCAGCATTTAGCCAAACCTTCTTTCTGAATTTTCCGGGTATACGTGCTCTTAAAGTTTTTCCATCAGAACATTTTACTTCTAAAGCAGGACCCATGTTTTTAACAACTAATGCATACATATTACCATGTCCGCTGTCTATATCTATGACTTGACCTTTAATCTCTTGAGGTTCTGCTGAAGGTTTTTTCTTCCCCTTTTTGTAACCGCTGCCTCCTCTTTCGTTAACCATGTTTACTAAAATATATTTTTATCAAGTATTATAGAGCTATAAATGAAACTATTTCAAATTCAATTTTTTTTGACTGCTACTTTTCGCGTACGCTTGACTTTGACAGGTTTTTCTCCCTCCGCTTGTACAGGATTTTCAGCTACTTCCACGTTTTGTACAGTTGCTTCTTTTTTTGGAGAGCTTGGTTGATTTTCATCTTCTTCAGGTACTTTAACAGCCTCTTTAGGAGGTGGATTGACAACACCTTCTGGGGATGGTTGGACAACACTTTCAGATGAAGCCTTAACTGCACCCTCTGCGGATGGTTGGACAATACTTTCAGATGAAGCCTTAACTGCACCCTCTGCTGATACTTCTGCATCTTGTTTGGCTTGATCACCTTTTACAGTAACTTTCTTGGGTTTTTTAACCTTTGCTGCTTCCTGTTCTTCTGCACTTTTAAGTGTGCCGTCAGTATTAACAAATTTAGTAAATCCAAGCCATATGTCTTTGTGGTGTGTAATATTATAGCTTAATGATTCTTTAGCAAGAATATGTCTTTCAGATGCTGGTCTTTTAATATGTGATAATCCGGTGCTTAAATCATCTTCCATAATCGATGAAAATCCCGATAAAATAGCACGCATATTCCATGCTGCTGTCCATTCATCTGAATGGTATCCAGAATTTGACAAACAGATTTTTTTATTAATTTCAAAACGACCGTTTGGAGTAAGCATCATAAAATCTGGGGGACTTGCAGGGTAATTGGGACTATGTAACACTTTACCGATGTAGTATCCCCCTTCATAATGTCCCTTGTCTAGACCTTTCATTAAGAAATACCAAAGTAATTGATTTTTTTCATCAGGATAAGTATCGATGTTATCGAGGGGCTCTTTCTTGAGCAATTTGAGTTCGCCGATGAGACGTTTCTGTGTAATTCTATCTAATGTAGTCATTTGAATAATACCTTAATTAAAATAACGTTATTAGTTTAAATATAAATAAATCAATTTTTTTAGTGTTTATTTAAGGAAATATATATATGTAATTAAATTATATAGAGATGAAATCAGATTATCAGCATAAAATATTCGTGGGCAATGTACCATTTGATTGTACAAAAAAGGAATTTGAGGAATGTTTTAATAATATGGACGGATTTGAAAATGCCGAAATAATAAACAAATTCAATTCAGACTCCTCACGGGGGTTTGGATTTGTAACATTTAATAATAAAAAAAATGCATTGTCGTTATTAACTAAAAATATAGAATTCAAAGATAGAATATTACGTTTTACAGAGTATTCTTCAAATGATAAAAAAGAGCAACATATTGATATGCTTAAAAAAAATTATATTTTTATTAAGAAAATACCAAGCGAGTTGTCCAGAGATGATATAAAAATATTTTTTGAAAATTACGGTGAAGTTGGCTCTTGTTTTATAAATACCGATACCAGAACAGGTGAATCAAAGGGTAATGCAGTTGTTGAAATAAAAAATAATCAAGTATATGAAAACTTACTTGATATTAAAACTATTGTTTACAATAATGATATAAGTCTCGACCTTAGTAAGTGGTGCCAAAAAATACGTGTTAGAACTAAACCAGTAAAATCAGAAAATAATGAAATGTATAGAAATGCTTTTAATCCAACAAAAACATTTAGTTTTTCAAAATAAAAATTCTAATAGAACGTTATATTAATATTTATGAAACCTGAAATAAATTACAATTATGGAAATATAGATGATATAGTTAATTGTGATCAAGCTTTTATCTCAAATTTTACGGTTATAAAAAAAATATCATCAACTGGAAAAAAAGGCAATTATGTCGTAAAGGATAACAGCGAAAACATATTTTTTATAAAAGCTAAACTTAATGAAACTGTTAGTGAAGATGAAAAACATGTTTACAAATTAATTAAAAATATTGATCATGAAAATATAATGAAAATACATGATATAATTTACACAGAAAAATTATGTTACGTTAAATCTCAATTCTATGAGGGTCAAACTTTAAATACTGACAAACAATTATCTAAAAATATTATTACAAATATATTGTTACAAATAAGTAAGGCACTAAAATTTATGCATAGTTTGGGAATAATACACGGAGATATTAAATTAGAAAATATACTAATAACTAATGACGATGTGGTCAAATTGATAGATTTTGACCTGTCTCATGTATTAAATTCACAATATTATTTGTCAACACACACTTTTGGTACTGACGATTATATAGCACCAGAAAGTTTCGATATGATGATATATTCAACAAAATCAGATATATGGTCTCTCGGTATTACTATGTATAAATTAATACTCAAAAAAACACCATTTATTTTTGCCCCAAACAAAATTTGCAATTATTACATTAAAAATAACTTTAAATATATTGACATAAAATCATTAATAAATGTAAAAAATTTGTATGGAACCGATATCATTGATTTAATTAAACAAATGTTACAATTTAAGGAAAGTTTAAGACCATCCGCAGTTTCAATATGCAATACTATATCACAAAATTTTGAAAAACAAAGTTCCACGGGGGTGGATTGTGAATTGATGACTAATACAATACAATTCAACAGCAAATATGGCTCAAGTTCAAATGAATCGAGGTATCTATCAAAATGATAAAATTAAGACACCGGATGCAGAGGTGGTTATTGACTTTAGAATTAATGCACTTTTTGGTGATGAAGTAGAATTTGATCTGGAAACAAAAACTGGAAATCTTGTTAAGTCAAATACTGGATTAATCACAGGAATTTTACATTTGAGTTCAAAAGTGTCTTATGGTGTTACAAAAAAAGGTATTGCTAAAAAACTGTTCACTCCTTTTGATAAAAAATTTCCTAAATTTCATGTAAAAACTAAGAAGGGGCAACAGGCATATGATGTATATGCCGTAATTAGATTTGAAAAATGGGAAAATAACTGTCCGATTGCCACTATTGAAAGATATGTGGGAGATATTGGAATATATGAATCAGAAAATGATTATTTGCGAGAAACTTGCATTAAGGATTGGAAGAATCTTAAAACGGTAAATATTGCAGATTATCTTGATGATTGTACGCCAGACAGATTCGATTGTACAAATAGAAATATTTATACGATTGATCCACAAGGTTGTGTCGATGTGGATGATGCAATTCATGTGGTAAAAAAAAGTGATGACCTTATAGAGATCGGAATACATATCGCCGATGTTACATCTTATATTAAGGAAAATTCTCAGTTAGATCTTGAGTTTCAAAAAAGAACTGAGTCGGTTTATTTGAATACTCAGCAAATTAATATGATGCCTGACGTTTTGGCAACCAATGAATGTTCTTTAATTAGTGGATCTAGTAAACGTGCATTCAGTATAATCATTATTGTTGATAAAAAAGGAAATATTATAGAGAAAAAAGTAACTAAAAGCAAAATTACTGTCAAACGAAACTTCACGTATGAACAAGTAGACAGTATCATCAAGAAAAATGAACCATGCGATATTGTAGAAATGCATAATATGGCAAAATTACTTGGCAAAGATGAGACAATCGATTCACATAAAATGGTCGAAATTTATATGATTCTTGCAAATACTATTGTCGCAGAAATACTTGGGGAAAAATATCCAAATCTTGTTTTGCTTAGAAAACACACAGGCCTCGTTGACAGTAAACATTATGAAAACGTCCCGATTGCCTTAGTTAATAAACATAATATACATAAAATGCAAAGAGCTGCTTATTGTATTGGACTTACTGAAGATGCGGCACATATCGGGTTGAATAGAAAAGCTTATACGCATTTCACTTCCCCGATCAGAAGATATGCAGATCAAATCGTACATCGTTTGCTATTCAAATGTATTACAGGAGTTTCTGAAAGTGATATAGTTCATACATTCAATGTAGATCATATGAATGATATGCATAAGATATATCAAGATTGTGAACGAGAAAGTACTATGATACATACAGTTTTTAGTTTTGTTAAAGCAGGAAAAGAAACTATCGAAACAGATGCCCATATTATTGGTTTAGATGCAAATTATATTTTGGTTAGTATTCCTGAATTGGATCTTGACTATCCAATTAGGTTGTTTTCTGATAGGGTTAGTCATTTAATTAAAGTAACGCCTACAGATAATGATGTTACTATTGAATCAGTATCTGATCCAGAATTGAAAGTAAATTTTAAGTTATTTTCAAAATTACGTATTATGGTTGCTTTTACACTTAGAGATAAAAAAAAGCTTAAATTACAAATACTTGAACCAAATATTCAGGAATTATTCGGAATGCAGTATGATAGTGAATGAAATATTTTTATTTATTTATTGAATTTTCATGTTTGTATATTAAAAATACACATTCCGTTTTTATCGTTTCTATTAATTGGTCATCATCCAGTTTTACTTCATGTAATGAGGGTACTGATTTGTCATCAAACAAATACCATTTATTATTTGAATGATGTAATAGTGCATAATAATGCCCAGAGGTTGCACTATCTCCACGATGACATACTATTGAATGAATCTGCCACTTTATGTCATTCAATGCTCCTTCACCATGTGATAATTTTATTTTCTTTTGTATATCAACCTTTCTACAAACTCGACCATTTTCTGAATTCGAAAATCTATTTATCGAAAACGCTAAAAAATTCGGAATATTTAATATATGGTTACTAGTTGCACATAATCCATTGGTTTTATTTAACTTTATATTTGACCAACTATTTACCAATGATTTTATTGAGATTTCATCCGGTTCATCTAACAAATCTAAATTTATAAATGGATATTGACTTGTTTCGCTTTTATATATTTTATCCCCAATAGTTTCTTTTTTAATATTTATTAATGAGCAGTTAAATTTTGTCAGCAAAAAATCATAAAAAACAGAAACATCCTGTTGCTCGAGCAAAGACATTATCATTTCATCATCTTTATTTGTATTTAACCAACCGCAATTATATGCAGATAGCCTTATTTCATTAATTATATCAGAGCTTATTGATATATTTTTTCTTACATTATCAACAAATTTAGTTTTTATTATTTCTTGCAAATATAAATACGTTATTGATGATGGATTATTTTCTAACATATATAATTCGATACACGATGGGGTATAATATAAAGACATCAGTAATGAATCCATATAACAGGTATTGAATCCGTTATCAACCACTAAAGGCGAACTATCGTCACTTGGCATACTAGTAATTATATAAATTTAATTGTTTATATATTGTTAATAAATTAAAATTTTTACTTTACTCCATCTTTCCACTAACAAGATATTCATTTACTAATTTTGGATCTGGCATTCCTTCAATTCTTATTCTGTAATAATCTTCAAGTGCTCTAATATTGTAGTTATCACGACGAGTTACAAAGTTGACGGCAATACCTCTTTTGCCATATCTTCCACTTCTACCAATTCTGTGTAGGTATGAAGCGACATTTTCTGGAACATCGTAGTTTATAACATAGCCCACTTGCTGAACATCAATACCTCTTGCTAAAAGGTCTGTGCAAACTAATACACGACATGTTCCTGATCGGAATACTTTCATGACTTCTGTACGTTCATGTGGTTTCATACCACCATGAATTGCTTCAACTGAATGATTTTCTTTTGATAATTTATCTTTTAGCCACTCGGCTTTCTTTTGACCGTTGACATAGATTATACATTGGCCTATCGAAAATTGACCATATAAATCATATAGTGTGTCTAGTTTATTTGTTTCAACATCAACATAAATGTTAAATTGCGCGATTAAATCTAATGTTAGTTTTTCTTCCTCAACAAGCAAATAATCTGGGTTAGACATAAATTTTTCAGTCAATTCAAGTGCTGGTTTTGCTAGAGTGGCAGAATAAATACATATTTGCGCACTATTTGGCAGTGCTGTAATGACTGATTGCGTTTGTTTCAAAAAATCGCGATTTAAAAGTTCATCCGCTTCGTCCATTACCAAAATAGAAATTTCAGAAGTTTTGAATGCCTTTCTATCCATTAAATCAAGTATTCTTCCAGGTGTTCCGATAATTATATGAGAACGTGCACAGTCTGAAACGTTTTTGTTTACTGAAATACCACCAACTGCCAAAACTGTTTTTATTCCTTGGAATTTACCAATGTCTGTAATGACAGATTGAATTTGCATTGATAATTCTCTAGTTGGTGCCATTATGATAGCTTGGGGGTAATCTTTTGTTTCATCAATCACTTGTAATGTACCAATACCAAATGATGCAGTTTTTCCTGTACCTGATTGTGATTGGGCTACTAAATCCTTACGCGCTATTATGTAGGGAGTCGCTTTAGATTGAATATTTGATGGAGATTCATAGCCATAGCCATATATACCTCTTAATAGGTTTACTTTAAGACCCATGTCCTCAAATTTACTTTTTGATGGGACGTCGTCCTTATTATTTACTTCATTCGAATTTTTGTTATTTGACATATATAATTATATATTAGTACACTTTTATATGGGTTTAAGTGTTTTACTTATTTTTTCAACTTTTTTATAATGACTCAAAAACACATTTATATTCTGACCCCTTTACTGTTTCATCTTTAAAAAGGGCAATGTTGTCATGAGTAGTTTTTAAATCAAAATAAATATCTAATTTTGCTAATAGTTTTTTAGTAAAAACTTTTAATTTGTCAATTACAGTAATATAATATATAGCCAATCGGGTGTAGTCATAAAATTCAATATCTTCGCCACTTATTATTTCTATATCAACATTTGACATAAATAGAATACCATATGTTTTAACCAAACATTCCAATCTACTTATCAATTCAGATTTATTATGATAATCCCAATTCAATTTAATTTCATTTATATCGCTATTTAACACTTTTCCTATTGTATCGGTTTTACTTAATTTTACCTTTTCTGGAAAATATATTTGAAATTGTTTTAGATACGGCTTTAATGATTCAATTATGCATATCAATGATGGTTTTAGTACTTCAAAATCATTCGATAACTCGATATCTAGATTGGATAATGATAAAATTTTCAAATCATTCATAATATCGCAAAATACTTGATCATACGCTATTTTATATAACAAAATCTTATATGCAACTTTATATTTTTCCTTTTTTAATAAAATAATTATTAGTTTCAATTGATCACATACATTTAATATTAATCCGCGATCTATCAGTAATAAATAATGTTTTATATAATTACTTTCTGATAACTTTTTCTTAAACAGAAAATACGATAATAAATAAAATATATTATTCAACATTATATTATTAACATAAATTTATTTATCTATTCCGAATCCTTTTGTTATACATTCAATTGCATCCGATAAATTGCATTTTATAATAGTCGATACATTATTTGTAGAAACTATTTCCCATTTTTTATTTTCCTTTAAAAATTTATCCCAGTCATCTGTTGAAACTGTTTGTACAGCAAATTTATAATTTTTTGATATTAAATCATTAACAGTATTTTTTAACAGTAAAAAGAAAAGCGGAATATTGGACTCATCTATATTCATGTATTCAAACCATGCTTCAGATTTTTCCGGATGGAGTGAGACTTCGAATTTATTGTCACTCCTTTTCAACGAATACGTTACAGCTGACATTTTAAATATGATAATTTATATGATATTTATTATAAACAAATAATCCGATTATCAATTTTTATATACCATTTTAAGTATATGAGATACCTGATATACCTCGTACATTAAATTTTGTTCTTAAGTATTCGTTAATTTCATGGTCATTCAAATTTAATGTTTCCGGAAATACTACTCTCGATATTTTTCTTTGTCTAGTGTTGTCTGCTGCATTTATTTGCTTCATATGTTCAAAATCTATATCATACACATTACCAGCAACAGTTATTGTATAATCTTTTATTTCATCCACTGGATCGTTTGTTGCTTGTTCGTCTGTACCAAATTCTACTAACTCAAATACATGATCTTGGGTATCACATATCTTTTCGCTCGCAACGTCTTCTGTGATTGGGATATGGCCAAAAATATCAGGATCTTGTGTTAGTTTTTTTCGCTTCATAAAATCTTGATGTATAATTTCTAACTGCTTAGAAGATGTGTCATCATAACGCCACCACGAATTGTGGTAATTTCCAGAGTATAACCATACAACAATTTCATTTTGAACAGGGTTCATTACATGAATTTTATGTACAAAGTTAACTTTAAGTATATCATTTTTAGCCTTCATTGTAAAAAACTATATTTAATTACTTCTGTATTATAATCTATAAAAATCAATTTTTATAAGCATTATACTTTATTAATAATTAGTAAATTTCATATAGTAAACTGCTGCTTTGTTTAAAATAATTTAAATTTATATCTATATAAAGTAACAAATCGATTTTATATATAATGGCCAGTAATACAGAAGAATCCAAATTTATTTGGAAATACCTTTGTCAATCAGATACAGTAATATATGAAACAAATTTATTAATTAAAAAATCTAGATCTATACGGTCTAAAATAATAAAATTAAATCCAAAAACTAATAGTTCTCTTATAATATCATTACTTGCTGACGATAATTATGAATTTAATAATTTCCACTCAATAAGTGCTTTATTTCAAGTTACTGCCCCAAATAAACAATTGGTTGATGTTTGGACTAGTGCTGGACAGATAATGGATACCTATGTAGAGGAATTTAATACAGACGCATCTGTTTATAAAAAAATTATTGAAGTCCTACAAGAAAATAAGCTAGATAATGAAGAAAAATTATTCCTTAATAAATTAGTTTCAAGCTTTAAAAAATATGGAACACATCTTAATAATGACTCGACTGCTGATATATATAATAAAATAAATCAGTTAAGAGATAAAATTAAAGTCATTGAGAGTAAAATTACAAATCAAATTCTCAGTGAAAAAAATATTAGCACTAAAGATATTGGAACAATTACTGATCCAGCACTTACTCAAATGATTAAGACGAATGCTTCAATAAATTTAACCAGAAATGTGTACTATACTTTAGTTAGCCAAATTCAAAATAATATTAAGAGAAGAGATATCGAAAACAAATATTATTCTAAATCAGATGATACATTGCCAGATCTCGTCAAACTAATTTTATTGAGAAATGAATATGCAAATTTACTTAATAATGATACATATATGAAATACAGAAATCCTGATCATAATAGTACTAATGTTCGTGAATTTATGAGAGATCTTGTAGTTAAATTAAACCCAAAATGCATTAATGAAGTAAATAATATACAAAAAATAATTAATGTTTCCAATGATACAAAAATAGGTAATTGCGATATATTGTATTGTATTAATAAATTTAGAAATCAATCTAACTTTAATTTGACATCTTCGGCACAAACTATATTACTCCTCATTAAACAATTATTTGGAATCGAGTTTCAAAAATTAAATATCAAGGCATGGGGGGATAATGTTACTACTTATCTTTTAAGCGATGAGGCTGGACCACTCGGTTATTTATATTTAGATTTAAAAGAACATAATAACAGACAAAGAGATGCAATCTGTATCAATTTAGCTCACTCGTCTTGTTACCCGTATAACAAAAATATTTTCAAGATTGGCAGTGTTGCACTTATTGGGGGATATCCTGATGTAATAGCATATTCGGATATAGCATTGATATTGAGAGAGTTCGGTAACGTTATCAGATATATTTGCCATAAAGCTAAACTTGGATTCCTTAATAATGATGACGAATTTAATGATTTAATTCCACAAATAATGGAATTTTTTGCATGGGATGTTAATACGGTTAAACAATTCTGCGGAAATAATCAACAGTTACTTAACAGATTAATACAATCATATGAATTGGATATTGGTATAAGAATTAAAGCAAAAATTATTAACGCACTATTTGATGATCTAATACATTCATCTCACACTTTCATCAATTATTGCAAAGAAGCAATTTCACTTGATAAACCAACAATTATTAATACTATGTTGAAAGTTTATAGAGAAATTTATTCACAAATTATGTCAGGAACTGATAAAATATCTTGTGATAACATTTCTATAAATCCAAACTTGATTATGCAAATAGTAAACGGATCTGAAACATATATTGCCGATAATATTATGGCCGAAATATGTTCATTCAAAATATTTAATATTATCAAAAATAATAATTTGGGTAAAGTATTTAAGACTGAAATACTTTATGAATCAGTCATTCAGTTTAAACAAAACTTAAAAAAGTTTATTGTCGCTAATAAAAATAAAAAGGATACTACATATGATCAATTATTGAAAGACTTGATTGGGTTTGATGCAGATACTAATTGCATATCCAACGACGAAGATTCTGAACCAGACGATATTGAATCAGATGATGAAGTTGTTAATACGTTAACTGAAAATACCAATTATTTTAAAGAAGAAAGCGATGACCATAGTATTAAAATTATTAAAAAATTTAAAAAAGATCAAATAAATAATAAACAAAAAAGTTTTCTCTAAAAATTAATCACAAAGCTCATCTAAAAATTAATCACAAAGCTCATCTAAAAATTAATCACAGAGCTCATCTAAAAATTAATCGCAATATTCATCCATTAATGTTGATGCAGTTGCTTCTTCATCTTTGCCGCACGCAATATATGTTTGCACAACATCACTTAACGGAACATTATATGCTGATAAACATGCATGTATTTGTCTAATTTTTGTATTGTCTTCTTCAGTTAGATCTGAAATATCTACCTGAACTATTCCCGGAATACTACCAGAATTATCATTTTCTTCATCATCATCTGTATTACCATCCACATTCTCAGCACCAAATTGTGATAAGTTTGGAATACCAAATAAATTACCTAAATTGCCTTGTGCCATATTTCCTTGTTGCGCCATACCAAATTGCATAACTTGTTGTATAAACGATGGACTGTTTACTAATGCATCAAACCCTGCAGGGTCTTGTTGTCTTATTTGTTGCATTTGTGGATGACTTGATAAAATTTGTAACAATGATTGATGCATAACATTTTGCATTATTTGAGGATTGTTTGATAAACCTGCAATAACATTTTGTTGGGCACCTGCATTTTGCACAGGAGCAGGAGTTGGGTCTGCTTGATTTACTGGTGTAGGTGGGCTAGGTGCAACAGGTGTTGGCTCCGGTTGAGGTACATCAACTTTCTTTTTATTAACAACAAAAACAAGCTGAGCTCCTTCTTTGATGTTATAGCTAGCAATAGTGTTTTTATCTTGAAGAACTTTTCCAATATATATAATTTTGATATCACCATCTAAATTATGGTCTTGTGACATTTGATCCTTGAGATCTTTGACCGTTTTATTAAAGTCATATTCTTCATAAGTAATCACTTTCTTGTCTAAATTTTTTAGAACTAGTTTAGGCATCTTTGTAGATTGTTTTACTAATAAATAAATAATTATTGGCCTTACATTTGATATATCAATTTTTTTCATTACGAGATTATTGTTTGGCAGCAACTTTAACCTTTTGTTTGATAGATACTTTGGAACTCGCTGATGAAGCCTTTTCTTGTATTTTTTTAACCTTTTTAGCCATATCTTCAGGTTTTGGCATTCGACTAGTATTCCAAACTACCATATTGGGCAACATTTTATCTGCATAAAATGCATCAATTTCTGGAGCAGTATATCGAGCACTAGGATGAATAATAATAATTTGCTGATCTGGATGATCCTCAATATATTTTTTAAGCTTTGACCAATGCATATGACGGTCCAATATAGCATGTTCCAGGTGCTCCGGATACAGAAAGGTACATTCAATAATTAGGCATTTATACTTTTCAAGAATCTTGGAATTCTTTTGATCCAAGATATACCAAGTGGTATCACCAAGGTAACAAAAATGCGGATATGCAACTAGTTCATTCACATCATATTTTGCTAATTCAATATCATATCCAGGCTTGAATGTACTAAGTTCTGCTTCAATATTATCTTTCGCAATTTGTACAACCGTTCCAATACGATCATTTTTCATTTTGTCATAATGAATCTTCAGTTCTGCTTCAAGTGTACCATACTCAAAAGTGCTTAGCTGTATGTTGTGTTCATCTGGGGGAAATGCTGAAAGAAATTCTGCAGTTTTTTGTATATGTGCCGCTTTATGTTCCGCTTTCACTTCACCAATAATTGCCCTAATCTTTCCATCACGATCAAGCTCATGGCGTGTGACAACATCTTTGAATTTCGCGTCATATTCATCTTTAATCGCATTATAGCGAGCCGAAATATCGCCAATATAACTTTGAGTTTTCTTGGCGAACTCTTTTTCATGCATCTTTTTCTCATCCTCATTCTTGCCTTCCATTGATTTGTTAAATTCTACCTTCATTTCCTCAATTTTGAGACGAATTTCAGTTTTGAGCTTCTTTCGCATCTCATTAAATCCAAAACCAATTGTCGGAACTGTATGGAAACACTTGATAATCTCAAGCTTCCACGGAGAATTATTAAGTTCCACATCAATTAACATTCCAGGAGACGCACGCACTAATTTGTAACGAAATTCCACCTTTGTGTTCGGATTATTTTTCGACATTACAAATGCTGTTTTAATATGGTTAGCCACATAATCGCCAATTTCTTCCGGGACAACAATCGTCGGTACAACATCAGTGTCTATCAAATTCTGAGGAAGATGAAAACTATGATCTCCGTGACCATGAGTAACAGTAATCAGTTTCACCTTCTTATCAGTAGTTATACCGCTATCCAACATTGTTTCCAAACCATGGACATAAAATCCAGTGTTCCTTGCGGCAACGGAATAACCGCTAATGGAAAATGGCGAGCCTTTAATGGCAACAGGGTCTTTCTTCCAAAAAGCTTCCATCTTTGGTAAAAAGTTTGAAATAAGTATTACATGCCTTATATAAATAGATATTACAATATAATATTACTTTCAACTTTTAGATATAATATGTCAAACGCTCAAGAACCTCATTATATTTGTGTTAATACTCCATTCGCTGGTGGACACTCGCCTAAACAAATCAAGGAAGCTTATGACAGAGTATTTAAAAGCGATGAATATGGACTACCTGATGAACGCGAATATCCTCGAGTTTACTCACAACTTTACGAACATGTAAGATCTTTACCAAAAAACACAAAAGTTATAACAGTGTCTCAAGATCAGGCAGTTTCTGCAGCAACTATACCAGCACTTAATGAAAAATATATTATCCAAGAAGGTGAGGAATTTACCTCTAATCTACGAATTATATATATCGATAGTAAATTCGATTTCAATAATAGCAACGTATTTTCTAGTTATGATGAAAAAGTATGCTCGTCAATTACTGGAATAAAAACCGACCAAATCATTAACAGCAAACTACTCGTTAAACCAGATCAAATATTTTATATCGGTATCAATGAAGATCTTATTGACGATGAGCAACTTGAAATTGTCGATCAACTGCAAATAGAATACTACAGCTTACAAAAAATTAAAAAACTTGGGGTGGAAAAGGTACTAAAATCTATCCTCTCCAGAATTGAAGACCATCCTGTTCACGTCGTCTTTGATATGCAGGCATTAGATAAATCATTGGCTCCAGCTGTTGTTAGAGAATCAAATGTTAAAGAAGGTATGTCGTTTGAAGATTTTGATGTTATCCTTGATAAACTTAAAAGTAATGTCCTATCATTGGACGTATGTGGGTTTAATGACAGCGTTGATAATGAAGAAAAAACTGCTTCCCGTTATACTGCAGAAATTGGAAGATATATTATTAGACAAATCTTTAATATCAAAGAAAAAAGTATTAACATATTCACTGAAGAAAGTAAATTCCTGATTTACAGACCACTCCAACAAAATGCACCCGAAGATTTAGGATGGTATATTGCAAGATTTATGAGTTTGCAAGAACGTGAACAAATTATTGCTGTAATGGATCCTGATTCCGTTCGTACTATTTCTATCGAAGATGATGATGGCGATGAAATAGATTATTTAATTACTGTAACTTCGGTTGGCGAACAACAAATCAAATCATATTACACTGCACAAGCAATTACTGATTGCTGTTTGTTTCCACAAGAAAAAATGCAAATGGTATTCGAATTAGTTAATACTAAAACTGATGAAAGCACTGTGGTGAATGCAGATAAATAAAAAATTTGTTTATATAACCTAATATATATGATTTTGGATCACTCATTACTCCCCTGCTGCCTAAAGCGAGCATTAGCAAAACTCTTGCCTGGATATGCATGTGCCGTCTTTCGCTTCTTTACTGCACTCGAACGACCTGTAAATTTAAAATTATTAGCCGATTTTGAACTATTTGAAGGCGACGAACTTGGAGACCTTTCAGAGCTAGATGAGTCGCTGCCAGATGAAGCCTTTCCCAAACGACGTCTGAATGCTGTAGAAATATAACTTGTTTGTATGTTTTTCATTTCATGGAATTTTTCACGAGCAATTTCTCCAGCTTCTGTCGAATAGTAAATGGTTACAATTTGGACATCTGAACTGCACATGCTTTTGATACAATTAGTGCATGGACGCGACATACCAAGTTTTCCAGTTTTGCTCACACGTACAACCATCAAATCCATTTTCTTACTCTTTAAATTTCGCGCTTCATGCTTCTTCAATGCAGCAACCTCAGCATGAGTAGAAATTGGACGCCAATCAGTTTCTTTGTAATCAGAATTTTCAGCAATCACACAGTTTTCAGCAATGGGCGTATTATGTGGAAACAGAATTGCATAATGTTGGGTCGTCACACGGGCCGGACTCTTCTCCAGATACTCCTGCAAAATTCCAAGCAGACTTTCAACGATTGAATTCATCTTGGTGATATTTGATGATTTAGTAGAGATGATATATATTATATTAATACATATTATCAAATAGTCATTTGTTTCAACTTTTTTTATAAATTAAAAGGATACTAGGTTTGTTTGCTGTTCTTGTTGTACATTAACTTCCGTGAATTGACTAACATTCGATTGTTCCTGTTTTTGATCTGCTTCCTTTGCTTTAGATTCAGCAGATACTCCTAATACCACTTCTTGCATGAAAAATGCCCATTTGTAAAATCTGACTTTACTATTGTTATATTTCAGACATTTTTCCTCATCAGGATGGCCACGTTTCTTATCAAGTGGCACGTAATGCGACTCTCCAATATGACCTAGATAAATTTGTGTAGGATTTGGCTTTGTCGATTGGTTTATTCTATGAATGTATGTTGATGAATTACTTAGAATTACGAGTTCAACATCAAAAACATAAGATATAACCATCATAATGAGCTGAGTAGGTAAACGTGTCCAGCTAAATTCACTCGAAAAATCTTGACACATAACATCATATGTGTATTTGTAGACATGTTCGTCATTTCTGCAAAATACCATCTCAATTTCATTAGTGTCACTAAACATATCCTTTAATGATCTGTCTTGATTTGGCATAAAAGATTTGCAATCCTTGACCATGTACATCAAATTAGCTAGAGACTTGCGGAACTCATCATGATCATCACATAGTTTGTAGTATTCCAGAGATTCAAATAAACAGTTTCCATGCAGGTTTGTCAAAACTGGAATATATAAGTCCAGTGGTTTGGCGTTCTCGTATAGTTTTTCCATCTTGTCATTAAACATCTTCTCCATTTTGACGTCATTGATTATGAAAATTTCTTCCGTCGTCAATTGACGGTCTAGATAACTCTCCCACAAGTCCCTATTAAGGGTTTTTGGAAATAACGCGACTGATTTCTCATCACCCATTTTTTGATATATTAAATATAACCATTTTACTCTAAGTAAGATTATGTATATAAAATTCAAATTTTTTAAGAGTTGATATCTGAAGTCATAAAGACCTACCTAATGAACTCTAAATGGCTATTGATAGGTAAAACTTTTTAACAATAATTCATGACATTGCGTCTAAAATTACCAAATCCACTTGGTTTCCACTTAGCGTACTGTTATAAATAAAAATATTTGGTAAAAATTAATAAATGATGAGTTTGATACGTCTCAATAGTAAAATTATTTAACGGTTATTTTATGACCTCACAAAAAATATTCAAAAAAGATGAGCAAAATTTTACTCGCAAGACCTAAATGCGTATGGTTATATTTGTAAGATTTACTGTTAGTGGTCTCGGTTTAGAAAATATTTTAGGGCTGAGTTATGGGAACAATTTTATATGTTTTTACAAAAGTATTTTACTTTTTGGAACTCTTATGGGTTTATAAATTTTTTATATACTCGCTCCCCCCTCATTGAAAAAACATTCCGCGTAAATTATAAGTAATGAAAAAGTATATATGCTAAATGATTAACATATTTTGATTACCACCAGATTACGCGCAAAAACGGAAAAAATATTATATATAGTAATTATAATATTATAGGCATGCCTGAGTATAAATGTAATAGATGTACTAAATTATATTCAAATAAGTGTGATTACAGCAGACATATCAATCGAAAAAATCCATGTGATCTGGCCTTATCAGAGGGTATAAATTCAATTAATCCTCCACCAGTAGGTTCCACCAAAACCACCAATTTACCACCAATGAGTGCAGACAGATCTACCTCGAATAATCATAATAAATTAAATGAAGAGGAATCTGGACATAAATGTAACTATTGTAATTCAATATTTACAAGAAAAGATGCACTGACGCGTCATATTAATGAAAGATGTAAGATCAAGAAAGAAAATGATTCTAGAAATACGCGTGAACTTGATGAAAAGGAGGCAATTTTTATGAAATTATTTAAGATGGAACAAGAAATGCAAATGTTACGAGAAAAAAATCAAAATTTAGAAAATCGGTTAATAAACTCAACTAATGAAAAATCTCAAGCCACAATAACAAATAATAATATAGAAAAGCAACAAAATATTGAGAAACAGCAAATCATAAACAATAATAATGTTAAATTAATTGCATTTGGCCAAGAGGATATGAGCTCCATAGCAGATAATATATGCAAACAAATTTTATCTAAGGGATTTAATAGTGTTCCAAAACTTATTGAGCATGTACATTTTAATAAAGAAAAGCCTGAGTATAACAATGTTTATATTCCCAATTTAAGAAATAATTTTGCAATGGTTTTTGATGGAGATGATTGGGTTTTAAAAGACCGAGATGGGATTATTGAGCAATTGACAGGTGACAAAACAGATTTCATTAGCGGAAAATTTGCAGAATTACTGGAAGCTGGAGAATTAAACGAAGCGACTATTAAAAAAATAAAGAGATTCCTTAAAGAAAAGGACGAGGACCCTGCTGAAACTAATTTGAAAAATGATATCAAAATGCTTCTTTACAATAAACGAAACATACCATTGAATACTAAAAAGAGAGTAGTTAACGGACTTATTAAACACGATGAACCAATAAAACAAATTGAGACGTAATCCGTTTAAATTTATAGATATTTTCACTAATCATAGTTATTTGCAAATAACTATGATTACGGAAATTTACGGAAAATTGCCTTAAAGACATATAACTTTTATATTTTTATATGGAGGGTGTTTACCTTGTCCAAGTTGAAAACACACAACATTTTAAGATAGGAAAAACATCAGATATTAATGGCAGACTTAAGGGACTTCAAACTTCAAATGCAGGCAAAGTATTTCTCATAAAATTATTCGAATGTAGGGACTGCAGTGTTCTAGAAAAAAGATTACATAATATATTTAAAAAAAATAAAATGGAAGGTGAATGGTTTAATTTTACTGACGATGATCTCAATAATTGTATAACTGAAGCGCATCATTTAGTTAAAGACATCCACACAAAATTAGATAAAAATACATGTCATATATGTAAATATTCTGCATATAGAAATGAAACATTTAAGGATCACACAGAGTCACTAGCCCATAAAAAAGCATATGGAATTAAATTTCCAACTATTGAAAATGAATACATTGCTAATATATTGTGTGTTGAAAAGCCAATACCAACTAATAAAAAAAATATACGTATTATTAAAAATAAAAAATCATATACTTGTAAAAGATGCAAAAAAATATATGTTAATAAATATGATTATAATCGACATATTAACCGTAAAATTCCATGTGAACTTCTTATCAGTGACGAAAATGAAAAAAATAATTTAGTTAAATTAAAACCAATACAAATTCCAACAGAAAATATAGTAGCTTTAATACAGAAAGGTCCCGAAAATGTACAACAGATTAAGAAAACAGGTTTTGATTGTGAATATTGTTTTACTGCTTTTACTAGAAAAGATTCATTAGATAGACATTTAGATAGCAGATGTAAGGAAAGACAAGCACATGATACAACAATTAAAAAGAAAAATGATATTAATCAATTTTTTGAAAAATTTGATGATTTGACTGGAAAATTCATGATCTTGCAAAATCGGTTTAATAAAATAGAAAATGAAAATAAAGAGCTAAAAGAAATTATGTTAAATTTTATAAAAAGTAATGATAAACAAATTACTCCTCATCAGACTGAGCCTTAGTGCGTAAAAACCTGACAATTTCCCACACTACCTTACAATCTATTTCATTATAATCGATAATAAGTTTAAACTTCTTTTCGAGTTCATATGTAACTTCTTTTTTCTCTACAGCGGTATAATATGCGATAGCATCGATCATAGCGCCGAGACCTTCAGATGGACCTTCTTTGTTCCAAGTTGTTTTAATCATACCATGTTTAAACATAGCATTAGCGACTTCTTTAAGTTTAAATTTGAGAGCACCTCTAATGACGATAGGTTCATCTTGGAATACGCGATACATATCAACGAATGATACATTATTAAACCAATGATCCCATTTGTAATTGTTTCTTTTATTGGCGATATTCAGACATGTTACCTCGGCACTACTCCAGTGGAAAAAGTTTGGTGAAACACTAGATCTATCCTTGATACCGTTTTCCATCATATAATCATTGACACGTTGCTCAACAAAGTCTTTAAATTCATCAATAACTTTAGCTTCCTCATCAACAGATAGTTCATTCATATAAAATTTCTTGAATTTCCAAGCTCCATTGTCTTCATAACCTACCCCGATCATGAAAATAAGGTTATTATCTGTTTTTGAATAATTTATATCCATAACACTTTCTTTGAAACAATTATTAATGGTTTCAAAATCTATGTAAAAATCGAGTGGCTTTTTAGTTTGCCAGTCATTCAGGTTATTTGTGACAATATCTGGTTCCATTGTTTTTTTACAATCTGGATGATTAATTTTAATAATTCTATCAAGGATGGGTCCAATTTTTTTACCTTTAATACCTAATGATTCGGCGGTACATTCACTATCAGTCCATTTACGAATACCATTTTCATGACCAATTGTTCTATTCTTAACACCTACCATCCAAAGCATAGTTAACTCATCTATTTTCTTGGAGATATTTGATTTAACTTTATTCCATGGTGCATCATTGGAGTTAGCCATATTTGGATATAGTTCAGGTACACTTGGTGGTACACAAACCCAATCATGACCTTCTGATCGTAATTTTCTGACCCAATTAATAGCATCACTAGTTTTTTTAATATATTTGGAATCGAATGTGAGATAATTGACACTTCCTAATGTATCGAAACATGAGTAACCAGATACTTTTTGACCTTTAGCTTCATACTTCCATGCTTTAGACATGATATATGTTTCTGGTGGAGTGTAACCTTGAAGTTCACCCAATGCACAATTATAGATTGCCAACTGACCTTTGTAAGCTGGAATTCTTTCCGAATTTCTAATATGAACGCCATCAGCGCAAAGATTCAAAGTAGTCCACTTGATATCGATAACTAGATAATGGTAATTGCCTTTTAACTTTGGCGCCTTAAGTTTTGACTGAATTACTAATGGTACATCAAAGAAGTCATTAATGTAGTCACTTCTAACCAAAAGATCTGCTACACCAAAAGTTTTATTTTTATCGTTGTAAAGCAGAGCTTGTTGAATAATTGGTACACCTTCTTGCATATATTTGAATGTTAAATGTCGGTTGTCGATATTTATTTCAGATCTATGTTTGACGACTTTGACAGTTTTACCTGGAAACTTTTGATCAAGTTCTTGGAAAATGAGATCTTCAAAATTATTACCTTTTTCGAACAGGACTGTTAATTTATTTTTTTCTTCATCTAGTTGTTTGAGTAATCTATTAACGGCAAATTTATCTGGATTTTTTTTAACAGCATCTTCATAGTAAAGGTCTAGCCAATCAAGAATTGGATCATTAAGTAAATAATTTTTGATAGCTGTTGCGGATATCCAACTATCGGAATCTTTAGCGATATTATTTGCTAATTCATCCCAGATATTTTTGAGTTGTTTCTTTGTCATATTTTTCTTATCTAATTTTTCTACTTTAGCCTTACCTCCATCAGTACCGGAATTATTAGATGTTTTTTGTTTCTTAACAACAGGTACATTATCAAGATCCTCCTCTAAATTATCAACATAGCTTACATTTTTGCGTTTACGTAGATTATAACGGTTATTATCTGTCATATGCTTGTGTAAGGGCTATAAAAGCATAGTATTTATGTATTCAATAAAAAAAACAATTTTTTTTAGACATTGACAACTTCGAGCTTTTGTTGTTCCAAATATCTTTTACATCCATTTATTTTCTTGATAGCGATAGACATTGCTTCAAGTAATTGTTGTAAATCTTGGTCATTAGTTTGTGTACTAGTAATTGCTTTCAAAGTGTCTAATTCCTCAAGTGTTGCATTAAATTCAGCGTCAGATAATATAGCACTTTCGGTTTCATCATGTTGCAAATTATTGCATTTATCTTCAAGGTCATTAAGTAATTTCAAATTACTGTCAATATCATTTTTAATTTTACTATGTGCAGCCAACTTCTTTTTAAGATTGGTGACTGATTCGAGCAATTTTATTTCATTGGAAATAGAATCGGTATTAACGAAGTTTTGCATTTGTTATTCATATATTAGATTGGTAATTAATACTGTGAATAGAATATTCAATTTTATTTAATTTTTATGAATAGCATATTTAATTTTTATGAATAGCATATTTAATTTTTACAGGCTAAACAATAAAATATCATAAGAAGGACAATTAGTATTAAGATATAAATTGGTAAAGAAGGATTCGAGATGAATTTTGATAAATATGATTGATTTTTATTTCCGAATCCTTCTATTAAATCATACTGGCCACACTTTTCTAGATTCTGGCTATTACACTGATTTGTTTTCAGGTCAGAACATTGATTTGTTTTCATATCGGTACATTGTTGATTGAATTGAGGAAAGTTATTAGCTGTATTTGGAACATATTGTCTTCCATCTGCCTCACAAAAAGGTTTAAAATTTAATTCAGGTTGTGGTGGTTGAGGTAAAATACTATTATGTTTAATAAATGGTTTTTCATTGTTTATAACATGTCCATTAATTTGACCGTTAACTATTTCTACCTCTCCAGTAATTTGCTGATCACCAATCATACATTTAATAGTTTGTTTAGCTTGATCATCTTTCTGAATTTGTATTTGAGGTAACTGTTTAGTTTCTTGTGGGATTGGTTGTTGCTGATTATCGATATTATTTTGAATTACTAACGAGCTAATATTTTTAAACATATTTTGTTGGACAAGTTCCTCATAACCTAATATTTTAATATTTGAACTTGAATTATTATCTACAACAATACCGTTTCCGCTAAAATTATCCTCATCAAAGTATTGTATACTGGTATTAGGTCCAATTATTATTGCCATGATAGCATTATCGTAAATTTTCTTTAGTCCTAAATGTGATGCCAAATAGTTACCTTCTTCAAGTACTCTCATATCGATAGAATCCCTGGAAACTGGCGAATGGGTTAAAAAAGCCACTTGATTATTTTTGATATGTTGTTCAAAATTTCTTGTTTGTAAATGTTTAGAAGAAGTTGCAGAAATAATAGCATCAGAAACTAAACCATTTGTTGATTTAGTGTTTGGATTATTATCAGTCATTAATGGATTAACAATAACTGAAGCTATTTTGGAGTTTTGTTCCTCACATCCGATAACCTTTGTAGTGAGATCACTATTATCGAATTGTGTTGGATTACCTTGATGTCCATCAGCAGTGAAATACTGTAAGGATGTTTTAGGTCCCAAAACTATATTTTGTATATTACGTATACCTCTATTTTCGAGATCTTGTTTATTATATTTTCCATCAAGTAAAGCATTAACATCATCAGATGAATCCGGCATACATTTTTCAGTAGTGAAACCAACTTGACCTTGTCTTAAATTATCAAATGGGCTTGCCATATTTATGTGATTATAATAAAAGATGCGATATTATTTGTTAAAACTTGAAATTATATCTTTTCATGAGCAATACAGCAATTACAATAATGACAAAAAGTACAAATATTATCCAATGAAAATTGATTGTTTCTCTTATAAATTTTTTAATTGGTGAAATAAAGTCGTTTGAATTGCATTCGAAGTGTTCTATACTTTCGAATGTTTCAATACGAGGATTATGTCTATTTAATTGCCATGCACTTATATTTTGACATAATCCAAATTCTGCACAAGATGCATACTTGACGGCATCTCCTTTATTTTCAACACTTGCTGGTACAAACCCCCAATCATGCATTGTTGCGGTGACTGTTGTATGTGGTCCAATATAAACACCTGTAATTGCATCATTTGGCATCTCAAGTCCTTTAGTAAAAACACTAACTAATTTCTCATTATATATTTTGCTAACAGGATCATATAATTGTCCAGCTAACCAAAATTTACCTTCAGCGACGAAAACAGCTTCCCCTTCCCTTACTTGTTTAAGAACTTCACCCAGTGACATAGTTAGTATAGCTCCGCGTCTTTTAGAAAATTCATCATTATAAGCTAACCCTCTAGCATGTTTAGCTTCAGCGTCTGCTTTTTCTTTAGCCAATTTAGCTTGTTCATCGGCGACTTTTTTAGCTTCAGCTTCTAACGCTTTTTGTTTTTGAAGTTCCGCTTCTTTTTGTGCTGCCAATAGCTCTGCTTGTTTTCTGGCTTCCTCTTGTCTTTGTTTTTCCTCGGTTTCCCTTCTGGCATTTTCTTCAACAAGTTGTTGTTGTCTGATAGCTTCAGCTTCTTCCTGTTGTCTTTTTGCTGCAGCTAATTGTTCCATGGCCTTCTTATGTTCCTCAAGTCTTTGTTGTTCTTGTATAAGTTGCTGTTGTCTAAGCTCTTCAGCTTTCTGTTGTTCCTGTCTCAAGAGTTCAGCCTTTTGTTGCTCGATGAGTTGCATTTGTTTAATTTGTTCTAATTTAGCTTGATCGGCATTTTGCATAGCAATTGCTTGTTGTTTAGCCAACTCTTCCTGTTTAATGACAAGTGCTTTAGCTTCTTCCTGTCTTAATTGTTCTTGTTTTTGCAATTCAGCTTTAGCTTGGTCCAATTTTGCTTTTTCTTGAGCATTTTTGAGTTCTGCTTCCTTTTGTTGTTGTAACAAAAGTTCCTTTTCCTTGTTAATTCTTAACTGATCTTGCATAATTTGTTCCTGACGTACCTTTTCTTTTTGATCTTCTTGTTCCTTTAATAATTTTTGTTTTTCAGTTTCCTTTTTTTGCTGTTCGGCTAACAATATTAAAGCTTGTTGTTGTTCCTGTTTATCTTTATTAAGGTTTTCCAATTTTTGTTGGTTTTTAAGTTCTTGTTCCTTTAATAATCTAGATGCTTCTTCCTGTTCCTGTTTAATATTTTGTATGCGAACGAGTTCATTTTTGATTTCTTTATCTCTAGCCTTATCCTTTTCAGCTTGCTCATTTCTATATTTATTTTGATTTAATTGATCTTCAAATTGTGCCAAACGGTCTTTTTCTACTCGATCTGCATCTGCTTGTAACTTTCTTAATTTTTCATTATATCTATCATCATGTTCAGTTGCTAATCTTTTGATCATATTTTGTTCTTCTCTAATCTTTTCCAAACGAGTGGTTTCTTCAATTTGTTTTTTATATTGATCATCGCTTAATTTTGCTAAAATTTGTTTTTGTTTTTCGATTTCTTGTTCCTGTTCATTTCTTAATTTTTGATATTTAGCCATATCATTTTCATAATCCTTTTTCATAACTCCAAATTTAGCCATATCGGCTTGTTGCTCCTGGGTGACTGAGTAAATTTTAGCTAACTCAGCTTCCTTTTCTTGTCTAACTCGATTACATTTAATTAAATCATCTTCTTGGCTAACAACGAATTGTTTTTGATCATTAGTGAAATATTTTCCAGACGCTTGATTATTCAATTCATTTTCCTTTTTCAAAAGTGCTTGTTCTTGATTTTCTAATTTTCTTTTTAAATTTTGAATTTGTGCATATGCTTCGGATGACATTGTATCTATTTGCAAAGAAACAAACTTGACACGTTTGAATTTTGAGCAATCAATAAATTTTACATAGTCTGTATCATTAAAAATATTTTCTAAACTGCCTTGAAAATTATCATCAGAAAATAAAGCAACATGTGTTTCTGGTCCGATAATAATAGCACTAACCGTTGTCGATGTGATACCATGTTTGTCTAATTTTTTAACTGTGTAATTACCTACCAGTAATATTTTTATATCTAATTCTGAAGCTGGATTACATATATTTGACAATATACCAACTTGACCTTTTCTAACTTTATTTATAAGTTTACTCATATCAATATAATATTAATATTGATAATTTGTTATGATAAAAAAAATAATGCAACTTATACTTTTAAACTACAGTAACCTCAACATCACCGTCGTGCATTTTAATTTTTAGTTTTTGTCCAGACTTTAATTTTTGTGCAGAATTTACAGGAATATTATTTTTGAGTACAATTGAATAACCTTGCTCCATTATTTTACTGACATCAAATTTAGATAATTCTGTATTTAATGATGACAATTGTAATTTATATAATGATATATATTTTGTCATTGCATTACAAATGGCTTTTTTAGTAGAGTCCAAATTATTAATAGCTTCGTCAATAGTTTTGTTTGGATCGGTTAGTTTAGACAACAGTATTTCATTTTTGTGTTTTAAATTTTGTATAGAATTAATTAAATAATGTGATGTCATTGATTTGAAATGTAAATCATACTTCTCTAAAATATCTAATTGTGTTTTTTGATGTCCAGAAATATGTTCGGCTGCTATACTTGGAGTTGGACATCTCATATCTGCTGCGAAGTCGGACAACATAAAATCAATTTCATGTCCAATAGCAGAAATAGTAAATATATCACAATCGATGATGCAATTTAATACCTTTCTATGTGAAAATCCCATTAAATCCTCGAAAGATCCTCCCCCTCTTGTTATTAAAATTAAATCAAGTCGCGAACCATCTTCATCTTTCCAATTTTGTAATATTTTAACGCCAGCGACAACTGAATCTGGACAAGTTGTGCCTTGTACCGTGCAGCTTTTAAATATAATTTTTCCTTTGAAATTATTTTTCTTTAAAACATACATAACGTCTTCAATAGCTGCCCCATTAGAACTTACAATACCTAATTTATTAATTGAAGAGGGAAATTTCATTTTCATAGTATCATCAAAGTATCCTTTTTCCTCATATTCCTTTCTAATTTTTTCATATTGTAAATGTAATTCACCCTTTTGTTCACCCTCCGCCAATTCTATTTTTGATGCAATTAATGAATAATTACTGTTTTTAATGTATGTGGTTATTTTTCCAGTAACAACAAGTTTATCGCCATCCTTTATTTCGACAGGTTTTTCTTTATATTTTAATTTAGTATAACTCCATGAAATGACGCTTATACATGAATTTGCATCTTTGAGTGTTAAGAATAGGTTACCATTTGATATTTTAACATTTGAGGCTTCACCGATGACAGTAATTGAATCTTCAAATAAACTTCCAAGTGCTTCCTTGACTAACGTATTTACTTCAGTTACTGTATAATCTTGAGATTCACTCATATAATTTTTTAGTAGTAATATTTGTTTATAAGCAATAAACAAATAATTCAATTATTTATTAATTATTAGTCAAAGTGTTAATAATATCATAAACTTGATCATTATAAATTGGTTTTAAATGTGTTCCGGATATTTCACAGAATTTGACATAACCAGTATTAACAAAATCTTCAGCATGTGAAATATTTATTAATTTGTCATCTGGGCTATGTAATAAATATATTGGTATTGTATCCTTGATGGTTTTAACATAATTTAAGTTATTGAATTTATCGCATACCAAATGTCTAGACATTGGTACAAATGAGTCGAATAGTTTTCTTAAATCAGAAAATCCTGATTCCACAATTATTCCTTTTGGTAGTTCTAATTTTTCTTTAACTAAATATTGCGCCAACCAAAGTGTGACAGTGACACCAATAGATCTTCCATACAAAATTATATTATTTGGCTGATACATACGTGAAAGAGAATTCCAGACAGCCTTAATATCTAAATTAGTTCCATTCTCAGATGTTGACCCAGAACTTCTTCCATATCCTCTATAATCATATATGAGAACTGATGAATTTTTTAATAGTGTCAAAATTTTGTCAGAATATAACTTTTTATCTATATTTGCCATGCTTCCATGAGAATAAAGAAAAATTGTATTTTTGGTGTTATTTTTTAATAGTAAGCAATGTATTTTTTCCCCGTCTTCCGTATCTAAGAAATAATCAGTGGAAATGATATCCAAATCATGTTTATTATAATAATTTTTAATTTTTTGATGATTAATGTTTTTAGTTGATTTTACTCCATGGTAAATTATTTTATTATTAATATACCAGAGTGGTGACTTTGTATACGAGAGTGATTTATAAAAGGCGGCAGATATAACTAAAACAAGCAATAATATTTTTAATTTTGCAATCATTTATTTATATAATTTAAACATTATTATTTTTAATGTTTTATACATTTTGGTTCAGCTAAATGACGTATTATATTATAATAATTTTCATTATAAATTGGCTTTGAGTGTGTACCTGTAATTTCATAAAATGCGCAATATTTTGTATTTTCAAGATCATATGCATGTGAAATATCAATTACTTCATCGTTTTTGCTATGGAAAACATATATTGGTACAAATACATTGATATTTTTAACATAATTTAAATTATTAAAGTTGTCCAACATTAAATATCTTAATCCTCGAAAATATGTGTCTGCAATCTTTCCTGCATCTGAAAATCCGGATTCAGCAATGATTGCTCTGGGTAAATCCATACGCAATTTCACTAATACACTTCCTAGTGACAAAACATTTGTGCATCCCAAAGATTTTCCATATAAAATTATATCACTTGCTAAATATTCTTTTAACAATGATAGCCAAACGGTTTCGATATCAGCATGCATTCCCGTTTCAAATGGTGATCCACTACTTCTTCCATAACCCCGATAATCATATAGTAAAACTGATGAATGTTGCAAGAGTGAAAAAGTTTTAGATGAATAAATTTTGTTATCTATATTTCCCGAATTTCCATGAGAATACAAAAATATTGTTTTCTCGTTATTATTTTTTAGTAACACGCAATGTATTTTTTCATTATCTGGTGTTGTCAAAAAATAGTCCCTGCTAGTTATATTCAAAGCCTTGGTTGCATAATATTTTTCAATAGAAATATTATCTATTCTGTCAGTTGCTTTCACTGGACGATAAATTAGCATATCATTAATATATCTAATTATTTTATATGATATCAAAACGATACATGTTATCCCAATTATTCCAAATACGTAAGTATTCATTTTATGATCCATATGAAATAAATAAAGCGATAATAAAATAAAATTCAATTTTATGAGGTTAATGTTTTGAAAATTCCATAAACTTCTTTATTAAATTGTGGCGATGAATGTCTTCCAGTGATTTCACAAAAAGTGCAATTCATTGTATTTGCCAAATCATAAGCATGGTCGATATCAATAACCTCATCATCTTTGCTATGTAGGACATACATGGGAATGCTTTGTGCAATTGTATTAACATATTGTACATTATTAAAGTTACCAAGTATTAAATAGCGCGAATATGGTATAATTTTATCTGCTATTTTACGTATATCTGAAAATCCTGATTGCGCGATAATACCCTTTGGTAATCCGCGACCACTTTGAACTAAATGACTTCCCAACCAAAAGCTTGCAGTACATCCCATTGACTCTCCGTAAAGGATAATATTTTCTGGATTATATTTTTCTAGTAAGAAATTCCACATAGTTTCGATATCATAATGTAATCCTTTTTCAGTTACTGTGCCTGAACTTCTACCAAATCCTCTGTAATCGTATAATAGGACAGAACCATAGTTTAGCATTGTAAGTACTAAATTGCATATTAATCTACCGTCAATGTTTCCAGCATTTCCATGCGAGTAAAGAAAAACATGATTATTTTTTAAATTATTTGTTAATAGTACACAATGTATTTTATGACCATCAGCTGTTTTAAGATAATAATCCTTACTAGTGACATTAACACCAGATTGTTCAAAATGTTCAGCTAATACTTTATGATTTACCTTTCTATCTGTTTTGATTGGTTGGTACAGTAGTTTACTATTTAACCATTTTAGTATTTGGTAAACAACCATTAATATTATGACTATATATATTAAGGTATTCATTATTTATATTAGTATCCATAAATAATTTGTAAATATTAACTCATAAATTCAGTTTTTTTGATAAATTAAAAAGTTTTTGGGAATGCTACTAGTTGAGTGAAATTTGCAAGATGTTCTAAAAGGTTAGGACGACATGTTACAAATATTAAATTAAACTTTGCATTTGCCTGTTTAGCTTCTTTATATAATTGTCTATATTGTACATGTCCATGAATAAGAATATTTTGAAGTGTATTAAGCTCATATGCAGTCAAATTTCTTTGTACATCATCGCTGTCTTCAATAACTACTAAATTACTTTCATTTTGAATATGATAACTTAATCCACGTGTTGTAAGTAAATGATGAATATTTGTATCATACGAAATTTTAAGACCTGGACACTTTTCTAGTTTGTTTATAAAAGTGGATTTTCCGTTGTTACCTGTTCCATGAATTACAAGAATTTTCCCATATGGCAAATTATTTGTGCAGTGATCGATAAACGATGTAATAGTATTAACATCAGTTGCGTCGTCTACATATTGTTTAATAGTGTTATCTAAATTAAATGCCATTTGATAGTTTTTAAATATATTTAGCATTTGATTTAAGTTGATAAAAATTCAAACTTTTTTAATAAAATCTTGGTGGTTCAGGGTTTGAAAGTGATGCCGATTTTAGTGGTACATATGCACTTTCCCAGGAATCATCAACAACAAGTCTCAAATTGAGTGTTGTGATATTTGCAGTATCGATAGAAGTTAAAGCGCCAACTGTAGTAAATGTTTGTCCACTGTGAGCACCTAATGAAGTTGCGCCGGCAGACATTGATTGTGGTTTAACAGAACCAGATCTGTAAAGTTGCCTTTCACTTACGCTATTGGTGCTACTATAAGAATCAAGACTGGGTGCTTTTTCCAAGCCATTTCTGTATAACATATCTGTATTGCAAAAATTGGATTGTAACATTGATTTTTTCTTTGGTAAAGATTCGAAAGAACTATTACAAGAATCCATCATACATTCGTTATATAATGTATAATCATAAGCTTTTTCTGGGGTAAAAATGGCTTTGACCAAGCCATTGTTATTAGATCCTGCAACAATACCTGTGCTTGATGCTTCAGAACTTGTTTCCTTAAGGAAAGTAAATTTTCTGCTAACATTAGCTGGGCGTTCGATAGTTGCAGTTTGGTATGGTTTCAATCTCCATGTTCCAATATGATCATTATCAATGTATAATTGAACATCACAGTTGGTGCTTTTAGTATTGACTAATTTAACTTTGTATTCTGCTTTATGTTGAAGTGAAACATAATCAAAGGAATTTTTATTGAAGTTATTTGCTGATGTTGCAATGATGTCTAATTCGTATCCGTTAATTTTAACCATTATTAATATTAATTTATATTAATTTTGCACGCTTTAAACGCGTGAATAAAAATTTTAAATTAGTATTTTACGTCAAGTATTATCTTTTTGTAATAATTTGAATCTATTTTTAAATTTTGGATTACTTGTCCGAGTTCGTATGAATACTCAACTGACGAACTTGTATTAAGTGAAAGCACATTAATATGTAAGTGCAAATGCCATGTGGAAGGATGATAATGAAAGTACATACGCAGATTTTCTTTTTTGACATTAAATTGTTTTTCAATAATATCAAGTGATGTATTTTTCATATGTTCTAACAGTGGTACATGATCCGCAGATAATTCCCTAATACTAAATATATCACGCTGTCTAACAATAGCTAAACAATATAATTTAGATACATCTCCATTCCAGCGCAAATCTGGTAGTAACATAAACTTATCATCAGTATGTAATACTTTATCTGTTTCCGTAATACCATCAAGAATATTATAAACCCATTCTGCTCCTGTTGAAATACTTATTTTTGGAAAAGTATCTTTAAGATAATCATCATATGATTCAGGTTTAATTTTATCTGTGCGATTATTAACAATATCTCGATCTGTTGCTTGAGAAATAGTATATTCTATTAATTTGGTGTCACATGTAACTAAGTTTTTTCCGAATCTATCATTATTTTGAATTACTTCTGTATTTGTTATTACTGGAAATTCGTTAATATCAAGTTCGAATTTATGTATTGATGACATGTTTTGTTCAACTTTGATAAACGTATTTTTATCTATTTTACTAATTGTTGTCATTATTATATAATTAATTTAACTTTTTATATGAGTTATGTTAATCATCTATAACATCTTTGTTTGAAACACGCGACTTATGTAAGTTACCAACCCGTGACATTTTTGTTCTTACTTCTTCGATACGTTTTTCATCAAATGGTCCTACTTCTTTGTTCATTATAGTGACGGTAATATTTAATTTTTTAGAGGATTGTAATTTAAATATAAAATCTAATTTTCCGTCAGCATGTGTTGGTGGATCATAATTTATTACTATTGGATATATTGGGACTCCAACATTAAATGCTCCTGATCTAAATTTGGCAATTGTAAGTGGATTTGTTTGCATTCCTTCAGGAAACATGCAAATTGGGCCATTTTTTGATACATATTTTGCGATTTTATTTACAGTGTTTCCATTCTTACCTCTTTTTGTAAGAACAAATGGAATATGTTTAATAAAAGTTCTACCGAAAAATGATTCTTTAATTTTTGTAGATGCTAAAAACCCGCATTGTAAGACGTAATATAATACAAAATAATCAAAATATGTTGTGTAATTTGATATAAAAATACATTTTTTATCGACATCGTTAATTGGTGTACCTTTTATTGTTAATTCTGTATTGGCCAATGAAAACACTTTTTTACAAATATTTAATGTATGTTCCTTTCCATCTCCAACAAAAAGTCCATATAATACAGATGCGAGCATTGGCATTGTTAAGATTATATTTGTTATATCATATGAAGACATATCATCAAAATTTTTAACGCAACTAATATCGACATATCTTTGGTATGCAGCCATATTTGTTTTATCCTTTTTATATTGCTTCCTTAATGATTTTACAGTATTAATTTTAGTAATGTTGTTTTTACATATTGGACAACTATTTTGATTTTCTTCTAAACAATCTATATGTAAAATATGTTCACATGGATCAAGCATAACAATTGGTTTATTTAGCCATATTAATCCTATTTTGCATATACATTTAGAATTAATATCTTTATTGAGGTCAATGTGTGTTAACATCGTTATTATAATATAAAAATATTATAATATGATGGCAGAATACACGCTAATTATAATATGTATTATTTTTGTAAGTTTATGTTTGTTATATAAACATCAAAAAATACCATATAATGACAATAAAATTGTTGAATTGCTTGAAAAACATAAAAAAGCAAATAGCAAAACAATAATAGATTTACTTGAATTTAACAGGAAAAAATATCCAAATAATACTGCATTAAAATATTGTCGTAACAATGAATGGGTTAGTGTATCCTATAAGGAATATTACAATAATGTGAAAAAAATAGCGCATAATTTAAATCATTGGATTGGTCAAGGAAGTAAAGTTGCAATAATAGGTACAAATAGTGTTGGGTGGGTATATGCTTATCTCGGGTCAATTATGAATAATGGAATTTCCATAGGATTATATCCGAGTGCAAGTAGTAAAATGTGTCAAGATATTTTAAATGATTGTTCTCCAGATGTTTTAATAGTAGAAAGCGATGAACAACTAAGTAAGTTTACAAATTTAAATATGTCATCAATCAAATTTATATTATATTATAGCACTGTTAGTGAGAATTTGATTTCTAACTTTAAAATTCCGGTAATAAACATGTCAGTATTTATGGATGATAAAAACAATGTTAAATTAAAAAAACCGGAACCATCAAATATTGCGAGTATAATATATACTTCAGGCACAACTGGAGAATCGAAAGGTGTTGTCATTACCCACGAAAATATCATGGCAAGTTTAACATCATTATCACAAGAACTAATTTCGTCAGAAAACGTAAATATAACGATTGAAGAAAGAATAGTGAGTTATCTTCCTCTCAATCATATAGCTGGTCAATTATTTGATATATACATGCCAATATACATACTTGGTACTGTATATTTTGCGGATAAGGATGCATTAAAATCATCACTAGTTAATACGATGATTTATGTGAAGCCGACAATATTTTTAGGAGTACCACGAGTTTGGGAAAAAATAATGGAAAACATAGAATTAAAATTAGAGAAAATAGGATTAAAAGGCAAAATTGCAAAAATCTTTGGAAAATCTAAAATAGTATCACAAATTGGCTTAAATGAAGTAAAATTGTGTTTTACAGGTGCTGCTCCGATATCTAATGGGGTCAAAAATTATTTTGGAAATTTAGGGTTGCCATTATATGACATATATGGTTTAAGCGAAACATCTGGCCCTATAACTATATCATTGCCGAATAAAACAAAAATTGGCAGTGTTGGAAAATTAGTTGATGGCATAAAATTAAAAATATTAAAAAATGGTGAAATTTTGTTGAAAGGCAAACAAGTCTCAAATGGGTACTATAATAAAATAATAACTACGTATAATAAATCTTCTAACAATTGGTTTAGAACGGGGGATTTGGGTTATATAGATGATGATGGTTATTTATTTATAACAGGAAGGAAAAAGGAAATTATAATTACAGCTGGTGGAGAGAATATATCTCCATGCCCGATAGAAGAATCTGTAAAAAGTAATATATCATATATTGATCATGCAGTAGTTATAGGTGATAAAAGAAAGTTTTTATCAATGTTGTTAGTATTGAAAACTGAAGAAGATGGAGCTATTTGTAAAAAAGCAAAAAAAATAGATAATAGTATAATTTCGTTTATTGATGCAATTAAAAGTAAACCACTAAAAGACGACATAAATAAGAAAATGGAAATGATCAATAATAATTCTGTATCTAATGCCTCAAAAATACAAAAATGGACCATTGTACCAAACCAATTTATAGTAGGCGACGAACTTACGGCAACAATGAAATTGCGTAGAAATTATATTTCCGACAAATATTACGATTTAATTAATGAAATTTATATGTAATATAAATAATATGCCAGAAGTTGTTGAGATTACATTGACATCACAATACTTGTCATCTATTTTGATAGGAAAATCAATAACTGGAATGAAAGTAAACAGTGGAAGATACACACACCAAAAAATGAAAGGTTCAGCATTAATTAATAAAAACATTCCATTAAAAATTTTATCTATAGACTCGAAAGGAAAATTTATGTGGTTTGAATTGCAATCAGTGAATGATCCATCAAAACGAATATATATAATGAATACATTTGGTTTAACAGGAATGTGGTCTTTGAAAATGAATACACCTAGAATAACATTTAACATTGCTGATGGTAATAAATCATTTGATTTATATTTTACCGATCATAGAAATTTTGGTACTATTGCGATAACCTCAAAATACAGTGATGTAAAATCAAAACTAGATAAACTTGCTCCAGATTTACTGAAAACTATTTTTAATGAAAAGACATTTCAATTATGGGTTGATAGATTTATTGAAAAATCAGAACTGAGAAGTAATCTGCCAATAATTAAGATATTGATGGAGCAGGAAAATAACAAAGGTATTGGTAGTGGTTTAGGAAATTATTTGTCTGTTGAGATTTTGTATAGAGCAAAAATTTCGCCTCATAGAACTTTAATAAGTTTAAGTAATCAAGAAATTAAAAAATTAGCAAATACAATGAGATATGTGTTAAAATTATGTTATATGTCAAATAAAACAGGCTACATGGAAACATTTATAGATTACATTGATGAACACAAGAAAAATGTTTTAAAGAAAATGTTACCAGATTATCATTCTGATATTAAAATAAAAGAAAATGAAACTTTCGAATTTTTAGTTTATAAAAAGAAGAAGGACAAAAATAACAATGAAGTTAAGGCTGATAAAATAATAAAAGGGCGTACTACATATTGGGTGCCAAATGTGCAAAAATAACCTATTTATATAGTATATAAAAACTAAAATAATGAGTCCATTTATGATTCAAATACTGATGTATTTAATATGTATTTGTTGTGTATGTTCATGCTGCTATTATGCGAAAGAAAAATTTGGTCACTACTTAGAGCCACTTAAACCAATTTTTGATGTTGTTGCTGCACCATTCAAAGCAATATTTTAAATTTTATAATTAATATGATATTTGAGAATTATATTTTCAAATATAGTTATTACAATTAAATATACTTACTGTTTGCTTTCATAAACAGGTATATCAGATTCTGATTGTTCTGATTTGGGTTTATATGTTGGTATAGTTCCCTTACTTCCGGCATCATTGTCAACAACGGGGTCATTATCATGATTTTCGTTATCTTCAACAAATTCGTTTTCGCTATCTGGTTCCTTAGATATTTCTTTAATAGATGATAATGTTCTGGCAGTATCAGCTGCTTTTACGGTTTCATTTTTCTTCATAAAAGGTGATTCTTTAGTGGCTACACCCTCTACTGATTTATCATCCTTTTTTGCTGCTAGCGCCATCATACGCGCTTCCTCCATTTTAATTTGTTGCTGCTTAAGTTTCATTTGATATAATTTATTCATAATATCAGTTTTGTTATCAATGGATTGATTACTTGATTGATTACTGGCATGGCTTGCTAATTTCTTGCTAACATTTTCATTTTCTGATTCATTATCGGAATCATCACTTGCATCTTCATCATCATTTTCTGATTGATTATCTTTATTCATAAATTTGTCCATTATTCCAGTTAACAAACAATCTGCTGCAAACAAATAATATATATACTGTCTATACTTAACTATTAATTCATTTGAATCTCCCAAACTTGAGAATAGATATGTATGTAAAATTATGTAGCAGATTGATCCAATAAGGAATGTTTTAAAGATCTTATTTTCTGCTTTTGCTATAAATGGAAGTTTGCTTACAATATAATAAAACATTATGTTCTTATACTTATATCATATTTTTTATAGATATATTGAACTCAGTTATAAATTGCATTTAAGTCTGCCGATATATCTTGGCCGAGTGCGCGTTTTTCTGCGAGTTTTGATATATTGATTCTAGCTACAGGTGGTGCATAATCCTCCTCAATAGCACCCATTTCTTTAGACCTTTCCTTATCTCTAATTTCTAATAATGTTCCAATAATTTCAATCATACTTTCTGTAGTTGTGAATGCTTTTAATTTTTCTATTGTTTCCTCCACAGATGTGAAATTTTCCATTTCAATAGATTTTTCACCACTATCTGTTTTAATTTCCATAACATATTTACCGGTTAATTCGGTTCCAATTAATTGTTTTTCAGAGGTTATATTTTCTTCAATAACGAAGTAAACAAAAATACTACATAAGAATCCAGTCAATATATTCTTTTTATTATACATTATTGATGCATACATGACGGGTAATTTTTTGGTAGACATTAAAAATGCCCCCAAAATATTACATTGAAATATTTTACCAAATACATCATTTGTAATTTTATACGTATTAACATCTATAAAATCATCAGCGTCTTTTTTTGCACACTCGAGCGAATTATCACCAAGTTTTTCATTTGGTGATATGTTTCCGGCATATATGATTTTCACTTTATTAGAATTTTTAAGTGGTTTCAATTGAAATACAGGTATTACAGCTTGCTTAGTTTTTTTTCCCATTATAATAATATTAATTGCCAGGTTCTTATATCACTTTACAAGAGTGTAATATTCTCTATTTTTTGTACAATGTCAACGGGTATTCTTGATATTATATTCAATTCATTTGATCCATTAAAACTAAATAATTCATTGTATACAACTTGACCTGGAATGTTATCTTTAACCAAAATAAAAGATTCTCTTTTTGGTTTTACATTTTGTACATAGTTTGTGCTGTACAACAATTTATCCTTATCCTTTAAGAATGCCATATTTAATCTGAATCCATATGCGATTGACAAAAGTACTTTATCATCAGTTTCCATTTTATCATATTCTGGAATGTTGGATAATTTACGTTCATGTAGTAAATGCATTGTATTTTGTTTCATTTTTCTATAGGTTTTGTGAGCTTTCTCTAATGCACTTAATTTAAGGAAATATTTGTACGTCCATGCCTCTAATTTATCTCCATCTGCTTCTTTATGTTTTCTAAATTTGTTAAATATTGTTAATAATGTAAGATGGTCACCATATTTATGTCTTAATTTTAATTTAGCTTTTGTAAATTTGTCATTTAAACTAAATAATTGTTTTTTATTATCTTCGGTTGGCTTGATTATATCTGATGGGATTACGAATAACTCGCTCAAATTACCCTTTGTTGCTTCAACAAGTGAAATGATTGACAATACTTCATTAACACATCCGAGTTTATATGCAAGTATACATGATATTGCTTCCATTGGTTCAAGCTGAAATTGAGAAATAAATTTGCCCAATATTGATAAAGCGTCATTTTCAATGATACCAAGTTGTGTTAATTGTTTTAATGCATCTTTTACATACTTTTCTTTAGGTGGTTCAATAAAATTATTTAATATATTAAGTAAATTTGGTACAGTGTGTATATTTTCGATAGCCAATAATTTTAAACATTCAGTATAAACATTGCTGACTCTTATTGAGGGTTCTGGATATTTTTCCATTTTATCAAAATCATGTTGGGTATATAAATGATAACAAATACCTGATTCTGTTCTACCAGATCTACCCATTCTTTGTTTGGCTTGTGCTTGTGTAATTAATTTTTTATCTAAAGCCCTTGCATGAGTTTCTGGATTGTAATATCCAAATAATTCGTTACCAGAATCAATTACATATTTAATACCATCAATAGTCAAAGATGATTCTGCGACATTTGTTGCAATAATGATTTTTCTACTTTTTTTACTAATTGATTTGTATTTTGTTTTATCTTGTGCAAATTCCTGCTTATCTTTAGGCATATTAGAAAATACTTCTATACAATATCCGTCAAGTTTGTCATTGTTAACACGCATACATATGTCCTTTGCTTCGGTTGAGCTTACAACAAAAAACAATATATCGTGTGCATCATTTTTATTTTGATCTGTTATTTTATCTTCATTCATAATTTTTTTAATTATTTCATAACCTTTATTTAAATAATTTTCATTAAGTGGTTTATCCAGAAAAATAGATTCAATTGGATAGTTAGGTTTTGTGCCGATACTAAATTTAATAAATTTAAAAGTGTTAAAATAATTTTCGAATACTTCTTCGTTTACGGTGGCGCTCATAATTATTAATTTAAATTCTGGTCTCACAATGAGTGTTTCCTTTAATAAATACAACAAGAAATCAATTTGTACTTTTCTTTCATGTGCTTCATCAATTATTACAGCGTCAAATTCTGATAATTTTTGATCCTTTAATAACTTTGCAACAATTGTTCCATCTGTTGCATATAATAACTTATTGTCCTTGCTGTAAGCAGATTTGTCAGAACCTTTATATTTATAACCTACCTCCTCTCCAAGTTTTACATCAAGAGTTAAAGCTGCATATTCTGCGGCGGATTGGGCTACTATTTGCTTTGGTAATGTTATTGCTATTTTGGCTTGATAATTTAATGCATGAAGTGCAAATTTAGGTAATAATACAGTTTTGCCACTACCAGTTCCAGAATTAAGTAAAACTACCTGATTTTCTTTTATTCCATTAATTATCTCTTTTGCACTAGAATAAGCTGGTAATTTGCTCCAAGATTTTGCAAATGTCTTATATTCTTCAGAATATGGTTTATTATTGAGAGGATTAATATTTATCCCAGTTGGATCCAAAATTCCAATATTTTCCATTGTTATTATAAAACAATATTAAAAAAAAGTTAATATTATAAATAACAATTTATATTTTATATTTTATTGGCGTCTTAGATTATTGACTTTTTCTCTAAGTTTTGCACAAGTTTCATCTCCTTCCTCATCTGAATCATAGTTTCCATTATACAATGGTCTAGGTTGAGTGCCAGTTGATTCATTATCCCAATCATAATAATTAAAAGTTTCTCCACGATCTGAATCATAAAATAATATTGGTTTTCTAGAAACATAATCTTCAAGTTGAATATTCATTATATCGTCATGCTCACTTTCTGAGTTCATTATAATTAATAGACGTAATGTCTTTTTATATCAGTTTGTAGAAATAAAATAAAGTAACAGTTGAGTAAGTGCTAAAGAGTAACATTCAATTTCTTCATCACATAATTCTTCGTTTTTTGTCCTAAGTTTTTTTGACATATTATTTGTTTCTGGACTAAAAAAATCCATTATATTCGAGTCTTTGGTTATATCCTCATAATTGTCAAAATTATATGCCGCAAAAAAGGCAAATATCTCTAATGATATGTCATCGTCGTTATCGTTCATTAATAATAATTAATGTAATGAATATTCTTTAACTATTTGTTCTATGTTTTCATCAAAGTCATAACAATAACTCAATGGTGGTAATATAATTGTTGTTTTTAATAAATAAATATCATATGATGGCTGATATAGTTTTGGATTAATGTCAAATATTAATAACTGTTTTGGTTCAGACGCATTATAAGTTTCTACTATATGTGAATAATCTACCAAATCAAAGCAATATGTTTGATTGGTGACGTCGTGTATTTGGTCCATTTAAGTTTGTTTAGAAATTATTTTAGCTTTACAAGAACTAAGTGGGATTTAAAAAGAGATTAACTAGCATGTATAGTACCTTATTATAATCTAATAAATAACACAAAATATTGAAACTTAAAGGCCAATATATAAAGGTCGTATTTAGATATAGTAAATTATAACAAATGGCTACCCTTAAAAAGGATAATAAAATTATTGTATATCCGGTAGATTCTAATAGTAGAGTACAAGGATCTATTTTTATAGAAAATGACGTAGCGTATACATGCACACTAAATCAAACCGATCTCGAAACAAATAAGAACAAATTCTATATCATGCAGCTGATTCAAAATAGTGGTAAGTATACTCATTTTATTAGGTATGGTCGTACTGGAGAAGTCGGAAAAATATCTTATAATGACTATACAACTAAAGAGTCTGCTATTGCGGCATTCACCAAACAGTTTAAATCAAAAACGGGCAATACGTGGAATACAGAATTCAAATACAAGGAAGGGAAATATTTTATGGCAAAAGTAGAATATGAGGCTAAAGAAGAAATTAAAAAACCTAAAACAGATGTTAAATCTAAATTGGATGATCGTGTTCAAACACTAATTAAACTAATCAGTGATGTTGAAACTATGAATAAATCATTAGTTGAATTAAATGTCGATCCTAAGAAAATGCCTTTAGGTAAGATTGGCGATGATCAAATTGCACAAGCCAATACATTACTTACGGAAATTAATGGAATTGTTAAAAATGAAGATGTCACTACTGATGATGTCGAGAGTAAATTAACTAAATTATGTTCAAAATTCTACACATTAATACCATATGCGACTGCTGGGAGAAGTAAACCGCCATTAATTAATGATAAAGATTTGGTATCAAAATTTACAGAGTTATTAGAGGAACTTAAAAATCTTGTTGTTGCAGTCAAAATTATAAATGGTGGTAATAATGATGGTACCAAACATGCATGTGATGCAATTTATGACCAGCTTAACACAGAAATAAAACCATTGGACAAAAATTCAAAAGAATGGCAATACATCATTGATTATATTAATAACACCCAAGGACCAACCCATAAATTTAAAATAGATGTAATGGATATTTATGATATTGAGCGTAAAGGCGAAAAAGAACAATTTGATAAAGTTCGAAAAGAAGTTGGAAATGTGCAATTGCTCTGGCATGGATCAAGAATTGTTAACTTTGCGAGTATTATGCAAAAGGGTTTATTATTAAATCCTGAGAGCCTTGGCGTCTATGTTTCGGGCAAAATGTTCGGACAATCTATTTACCTGGCCTCATGTCATACTAAAAGTGTTGGTTACTGTGCCACAGAAGTATCAAATGGTATTGGTGCTATGCTTTTATGCGAAGCAGCTTTGGGAAAACCTTTAATGAAAATTAATGCGGATTATTATATTAGTGATAAAACAATGAAAAAGGAGGGTACCAATTCAACATGGGGACAAGGAAAGTGGACACAAAGTGGTGGTGTTAAAATTGGTGACACACTAATTCCTAACGGCAAATTAACAAAGGCCAATGTTAACGCTACATTACTCTATGACGAACACATGATTTATTCACAGACCCAGGTGCATCAGAAATATTTGGTATTATTTAAAAAACATGCACTATAATTAATTTATCCCCGCACAAACATTTTACCAATAATACTTAAAATATTATGGATTATATTAAGTATCATGAATATATATTTACGAAAAGCACAAGAAACGGCAGAATCAAAAGGGGGTAAATTATTGTCATTAGACTATGTCAATAATAGAACAAAATATGATTTCGAATGTAAGACTGGACATAAATTTTCATTAAGATTAAGTGATATAAAAGATACAAGAATTAAAAAAGGAACATGGTGTAAAGTTTGTTTTTATGATGAACGTCGATTTAGATTAGATGACATTGTGAAAATAGCTGAGGCAAAAGGTGGAAAATGCTTGACAGAAGAAATAGAAGAAATAAATAATTCGAATAAAATTGTTGTGACACTCGAATGCGATAAAGGACATCAATGGTCTGTAAGAGCATCAAATATTTTGAGAGGTTCGTGGTGTAGAATGTGTGCTAGGCGACTCGATCGTTTGGATATCGATGTAGATATTAAAGAATTATTAAAGGAAGAATCAGATGAATTAGAAATTGTAAAACCAGTTGGACAAAATTTAATAGAAAAACCAATTATATTAAGGAAAAATAAAATAGAATCTAACCAAAAGCTTGAAAAAGTTAAAAATATAATGGACAAATTAAAATATGAGTTATATACAAAAGATGTTAATGAAAATAGATTGATTTATTTCAAATGTTTTAATGGACATTTTACAGGCGCAAAATATGAAGATATTATTAATTGTCAGAAAAATTTTTGTAAAGAATGTAATAATAAAATTGTTTATAAAAGTGTTAATAAAGATGACGATTATAATAAATTGCTAAAATTGTTTGACGGTATAGGTACTAAAATTTTAACAGATAAATATTATGGACCAAATATTAATTTACCATATGAGTGTAATAATAATCATATTTGGGTGGATACTCCAAATAATATTTTAAATAAAAATAAATCATGTCAATTATGTAAAGGATTCCTTAGTGAGCGCATTTGCACCTCTTTATTAGAATATATTTTTGATAAGCCATTTAAAAAAGGCAGGTATGATTGGTTAACTAATACTGACGGTAATAAAATGGAATTAGATATGTATAATGAGGAATTAAAATTAGCATGTGAATTTAATGGTATTCAACATTATCGTTTCGTAAAATATTATCACAAAACTGAAGAAATTTTTAAAAAACGTGTAGAAGCAGACAAATTAAAAGCTAAATTATGTGAAGAAAAAGGGATTAAATTATTAGTTGTTCCCTATAAAATACGTTCTAATAGAATGCATAAATTTATAATTGATGAATTAGTAAAATTGGGATACGATATTCCAAAAAATAAAAAAATAGTGGATATTACATCATTGCCTAATATTGACACACATCATACATTTAAATTGCAAAAAATAAAAGAATTGGCAATTGAAAAAGGTGGTGTATGTTTATCTGAAAAATATATTGATAGTTCAACATATTTAGAATTTAAGTGCAAACGTAATCATGAATTTAAATTGACTAAACGTTCATTAACAGAAAATAGTTGGTGTAAAGTATGTAATTTAATTGAACCAAGATTAGAAGCTATTAAAAATAAAGCGATTGAGAAAGACGGAAAATGTTTAACAGATAATTATAATCATTGTAGAGATGTGATGCAATTCGAATGCAAAAATAACCACATATTTGAGTTAGTTGCTGAAAAATTTATGGTAAAAAATCAATGGTGTAAAGTATGTGCTAAAATAGAACAAAATTAATTTATCCAATAATAATTTGATTGTTAATAATTAAATTATCGAAAAGTATTTAAATTTTAATATATTTTTGTCTTGCTGAATAATTTTACAGGGATATTATTTATTAAACATAATTCATACACACTCTTTATCTTTTTTTCAAAATCTTCATCATGTAGTGATTTAGAACTGTAAATATGTATGGGTACATTAGGTTTTGCATTTATAATTTTATTAATTTTTTCAAGCTCATTGTCCAATAAAATAATCGAAAGAATTTCTGGTGTACAATTTATTCTTGACAGCGGTACAGATCTTATTTTAGTATATTTAAAATAAGGGTGAGGGCTCGTCCACGACATTGAAACACGTACCATATTGATATTATAAATAACTTACAAATTAATTTTAATAAAAAAAAGTATTATAACTCATAAATAAATTATGAGTCTTGATTTCTAACTACATAGATGGTTGATGGAACCCCAACTCCCTTAAATTCTGGCCATTCGAATTCATTCTTGCCCTTCAGATTAAGTTCTTCCGAAGGTACTCCGTAAACAATCGTATTCTTAATCTTTGCTAGAATTTTATCCTTATATTGTTCAACTTTCGAAGCAACATGGTTATTTCCATCAACATAAATTGTGATTGGGTTCCATGGTCTGAGATCCGATGACTTACGAATATCCTGAACAGTTTTCACGAATAATCTTGCCATATAAAGATCGTGAACCTCTTCATCGTATGCTTGATCAATAGAAACCATAAGTTCCTCTTCGATGATGCAAAGCATATCTGGATTATCACTAGCAATAGGTTCAATTTGCAGTGTGAAATCTTCAGACGTAAGCTGATATGCAACACCCTTTGCCGTAACATCAATGTTATCGATTTCTTTATTATTAAACTTTCTGAGCATATCTTTAGAACCATCAGTCAAATGAATAACCTCTAGTTCCTTTTTGATATCAATTGCTGCCTTCTTGTATTTTGTTCCAAGTGATTTGTTATTTGGCATTACCTTGAATTTAACAGCATCATCCAATTTGTTATATTCAAAGTTGATACAATTTAGCTCATCCTGTACGAAGCTTTCAAAGCTTTGAATGTCTTCGAGGTATTTACCATCGTTATGAGAAATGATTACTTTTTTGAGAGGAACACGAATAGACGTCGAGTCTTTAGTTTTCATTCTCAAGCTTCGAATAAGTTTAGAAACTACTTGAAGTCTTTTCATTTTCCTTTCCATATCTTCATTATTCAGGAATTCCTCACACTTTGGATAATCAGTCAGATAAATCCATTGACTGGACTGAGGAGATAGTACCCTCAAGTGATTGTACAAGTGCTGTGAGAGGAATGGAGTAGCAGAAGCCAACATTTTAGTGTATGCAACAAGCACCTTGTATAGTGTTGCTAGTGAAACCTTCCAGTCATCAATACCTGCGTCTCCCTTTAGTCTGTCTCGATTAAACTTGACATACCAATTGGTAAGGTCATCAATAAATTCCAGCAGCAAGTTAATAGATGTGTCAATCGAATACTTTTCCAACTGAGTGTTGACATCCTTGATAAGAGTTCCTAGTCTAGAAATAATCCATTGATCAGTGACGTTTTCTGATCCTTGATAAGCGAGTTCATCAAACTTGTGTCCCTTTTTAGTAAAGTTAATACAGTGTTCGAAGAAGAACTTGGTTGCATTCACCCATGGAATTACTTTTTGCTTGAGTTTGTCAATATTATTCTCATCAAACCAAAGTGGTTCAGCGCGAGTGGCTGGACTGCTCAGTAGGTACAATCTCAAGTAATCAGAACCATGTTTATTAAGGACTTCCATTGGATTTTTGAAATTGCCATGCTTTTTTGAAAACTTAACACCATTTTCATCAAGAATCATTCCTCCGCAAACTACATTTTTATATGCTGGTTTGTTGAGGACAAAGGGGATAAGTACATGAAGTGTATAAAACCATCCTCTTGTTTGATCAACACCTTCAATAATGTAATCAGATGCGTAATCAGTACTTTCAACCTCTTCTTTATTTTCGAAAGGGTAATGCTTTTCAGCGAGGGGTGCGGCTCCACTTTCGAACCAGCAATCGAAGACATCAGGTACGCGTGTAAGCATTCCCTTGCCTTGCTTTGATGGAATTTGAATATGATCAATAGAATCCATATGCAAATCAGTCGGGCGTGCACTTTGATCTAGTCCGGCAAGTTCACAAAGGTTATCGATGCTTGAAATAACAACAATCTCTTCGAAATCACTTGAAGCCCAAATTGGGAGAGGAGTACCGAAATATCTATTTCTAGAGAAGGCCCAATCGTGAGCACTTTCGAGCCATTTTCTAAATCTGTTTTCTCCAACAGCAGAGGGGAACCATGATGTTTTTTCGAAGTTTTCCATAAGTTGTTCGCGCAATTTCTCGACTTGAATAAACCATGATGGCATCACCTTATAAATTAGTGGCAATTCTGATCTCCAGCATGTGGGTACACTATGCTCAAATGTTTGAGTTTTAATGACAACCTTTTTAGTTTTGAGAAAGTTGATTACATCTGTGTCTACCTCATGAATATTCTTTCCGGCGAAATCTGTTACAGAATCCACATAATTTCCAGAGCTATTGATCAAACAGAATTGGCCAATAGTTTGCGTATTAACAATATCATTTACTGAACATACTCGATAATCATCATCACCGTGTGCCGGCGCAATATGAACAATTCCAGTATCAATACCAGTTGGTGTGATCTTAACATATGTATCAGCCAATACCGTGTACTTATCCCTCTTAAAATAGTTAAACGGAGGAATGTATTCAAGTCCCACTAGTTCAGAGCCCTTTCCAAAAGCTTCCTGCTTAACGAATGGAATTTTTGTTTTCTCGACACATTCACGTGCAATGATAAATTCTCTACCATCCTTGTCGGTGATTTTGTCATAATCAGCGTCGGGGTTCACACATAGTGCCAAATTAGATGGAAGTGTCCATGGAGTGGTAGTCCATGCAACAAATCCAATATTAGCATTATCCTTTAGAGGAAAAAATACATATGCAGTTTTGGTTTTGACATCCTTATAAGTTTGAGATGCTTCGAAATTAGATAATTCGGTTTCGCATGCAGTAGAATACGGCATTACCTTGAATCCTCTGTAAACAAGTTTTCTTTTGTGAAGTTCGCTGAGGATCCACCATGTAGTTTCCATATAGTTGGTATCCATAGTTTTGTAAACATTTTGGTAATTTGCAATACGACCAATTCTCTTATAAATTGGCGTCCATGCATTGGAATATTTCGAAATCATTTCCTTGCATACCTTGACATAATTACCAATTCCGTAAGCAACAGTTTGTTCTCGTGTAGAAATACCTAGAATCTTGTTAGCGGCTTGTTCACTCGGTAATCCATGACAGTCATAACCGAGTTTATTTTTGATAAGACGTCCATTCATTCCATTATACCAAAACAGGAAGCTTTTCATTGAAGCAATGAGCAAGTGTCCGAAATGGAGACTGTCAGAGCTTACAAACGGTGGACCATCGCAGTTATTAACTGGGCGACCATCTTTGTTTTTTAAATTTAACTCGTCGATGAGATCAATAGAATCGAATGATTCCATAATTTTAATTTCATGTCCATGATAGGATGGATCACACGGGAGTTGAGTTACTTGAGCTTCAGACGACATTTTGAATTGTTAGCCTGAGTTATCTACAATAGATGTATAATTTATTGTAAATTATATGAATAAGTCAATGTATTATTACTTTCAATTTTTTAGTTTAACTTTAATATATGATTTTTAATGTAAAAGTTGTTTTGATGTGATGCTAGTAAAAAGGTTTCATTAAATCGTATCCATTTTGATTGAGTGTTCCAAAATGTATTACTGCAACAATGTCCGCTAACATTTATTAATATGTTAGATTCGGATGTATGAAATGTTACGCTTACTTTGTGGTATCCAAAATTACGTATACCATCTTGGCCAAATTTTATTAGTGTATTATACGCGCCAGTATATGAATCATTATTTAATGTACATGTTGATGTTGGTGAAAATAAATATAATACGGAATTAAATCCACCGGTGGTCATATGTCCGTAATATAATTTGCAAAAATCGATAGCTACTTTTTCCTGAAGATCATTATTTTGAATAAAAAAATTCATATCTATACTATACCAATATTTAAACTATATTAATGGGACGCATTACTTAATTCGTTATAATTATTTTTTCTCTTTTGATAAAATTATTTTGGCATTGACAATAGTCTTCCGGGTATTTCTTTCCATTTATACCGGAATGTTTTTTACAGCATTTATTATCATGTGATCTATTCATCTGTAAATATAATTGATCTGCTTCCCATGATTTGCAAAGTATTTTTGCACATCTAAAACACCAATCTTTTCCACATCCATCCCAATCATATCCACTATCACTATAACCACATACAATATATTCTGTTTCTTTAGATGCAATGCATTTATGTGAACAATGTGGACATTTTTTGTAAACCATATGCAATAATGGTTTATTTTTTATATCTTTTAATGAAATATACATTGGCTTCAGTGGTTTAGAATTTGCGATTCGTGCAAATGTTCTTATTTGTGCAATATCTTCAGTTCTTTTCATTAATTGACTTATATTATCATATACGTCTTCTCTATATTTACATCCATTAAGGTCCGTTATTATTTTATTTAAAGTATTATTGTCCAAAATTAAATTATATGTTTTAGAATGGGCTAAACTAAACAACATATCTCTTTCATATTTTGTAACCTTCAATTTATTAATGAAATTATAAGCATCTTCAAGTGTTTTTATTCCCTGAAGTATAATTTTTGCCTTATTATATAAATTATGTAGGTCGCTATTATCAATTAACGATGATTTCCTAAATGGCATTTTACTAATATATTATGAGTTAATTTTTAAGTGTCAGAATACGCATCAAATCGTTTTTTGTAATAAAATAAAATTATGAAAATTTGTAAATTTACTAAATGTTTCGTTTATATTAATATCTGGTACTAAACTTTCAGACTGAAGCTCCCATCCAGTATTTTTGAAATTATCAATCATATCAGCTTTTGTGTATAAATGTTCAGTAAATTCTTTATTAAGCCATGGATATTTAAATTTATATATATTATTTTCTTGTTTTGTTATTGAAAATTTATCACTAAACATTAAATCTTCAGTAATATTATCTGAAGGTAATGTTAGTATTAGTAAATAAGCACCTTTGACTGAATATTTTGATAAATTTTTTGAGAAATTTTCGAAATTATCCATAAAGTAGTGAATTGTATTAATCATTAATATTAGGTTATTATTAAGATTTGTAATATTTTCAAAGTATCCCCAATTTGGTTCATTAAGATTGCCCCAGATAGCTTTATAATTTGAATTTTTATTATAATATTGAAGTTTTGTTATACACAAAGGATCAATATCAATACCCGTGTAAACGAAATCATTTTTGATACAATTCTTCAAATTCTTTAATTGAGCCCCAGAACCACAACCCAGCTCGAGTATTTGTATATTTGTAAACTGATCGCTTATCATTTGTGATAACTTAAACATGGTATTTGTGATAGCGTCATTCATTCCAGAAAGAAATGTTACAACGCTAATATCTAAATTAGTATTTTTGCAATGTGTATAATATATATTATCTACCACGAATTTTTTAACATCTTTGTTTGTCCAATAATTTAGATGAGTATTAGTAAGATTACTAACGATAAAGTTTGGATTGGGACTTTTTTTATCATCTCTATATTCCTTTGGATACCATGTATTTATTTTATCATCCCAATAACATCTCCAAATTCCCTGTTTCATATTAGAAACCCCATTATATGTTATTTCAGTTTGTTCCAAAGTGTATAATTTTTTATTTGAATATAAAAGATCTACAGATAAGTGGCATTTTGGTTTGAATTTTATTATTGGATATTTTGAATTATTTATGATAACAATCCATCCGTCGTTGGGATATATAGTATTTGGGGTTTCATCGAGTATTGCTATTAATTCATCAATAGTAACTTTTAATTCAAAATGAGATTTTGGGAATATTTTTATTGGATTTTTGTTTTCAGAAATATATTTCATGATATCGTTATTTTCATCATCTATAAATTTTTTAAGATCACTCAATGAACTTATTTTAGAATTCTTTGTACCAATTTTCAATAGTGATCTTATCCATTTATTCCTATTAACAATATTATCATTATGTGCTATTGGGTACGATGATGTATCTAAAATTAAATATAAGTCTAGTTCTTTAATGTATTCTGCATCCAATTTTATATTATTATGTATAAGCTGCTTAAAAATACCATCAGCTTTTGGAGATATTGTTATTAACTCGTCCTTGTTTAATAAATTACAAATTGAAGCAAAATGATATGGTTGTGCATGTATTGGATTTGGAAGTGCCTTTTTAGTATAATATTGTTTTGATTCAACGATTGAATTCATTTTGTATATTGAATGCTATATAACTTGTAGTCAGACTTGTGAAATATAATATCAATTTTATTTATTTAAGGTGGAAATAAAATATAATATAAAAATTCTAATTATATTATATTAATATGACAGATACTGATAACTTTTCAACTGTAAATGATTCAATGACGCCTGTTGGAGATTCAACAAATTTGACAGAAAAATTATCGAAAATGATTCATAATAGCAATACCAATAATAAAAGTGCCAAAAAAAGGCATCAACAAAGAAATGATGATGCATCTACTATTCCAGATGGCTCTCCGGTGCATGTAAGCAGACAAAATGATGTATCTGCATCTAAAACCGAAGTCCAATGTAGTCCTCATAAAATGGCATCAGTTATTTCGGAAATGAGAGTAGATATTTTGAAAATATTAGAATTATTAAATTCACTTAATTTAGAAGTTGAAACATTAAAATCACAAACTGCTTCTGATATTAAAGCCCTACAAGCAATTGTAAAAACTCCTGTTGCAGTGAAGAGGGAAGAAAATACAGATAGTGATACTGACAAACTAGTGCAATTATTTGGACCAAAGATTGATCAACTCATTGAAAAGTTCGAAATAAAAATTCGAAGTATCGAAAAAAATATTGCATCAACAAGAAGACTTGCAACTGGCGGTACTCAATAATTTTATATACAATTTAATATAATTAATATATCAAAGTTAATTGATATGTTAAATAAATAAATTACGCAACTGTATTTGGTTCAGTTGTAGAAGTTTGTTCTTCTGGCTCAGTTGAATCTTGCTCTTGATCATTTTGCTTTGTTTTGCGATTAAGAGACTTCATTTTTGCTCTTCGTTGCATTTGAGTGAGAGGTCCAGTTTGCGTGACTTGTTTTGTTTGTTTTTGAACGGTTTCTGCAGCTGGCGGTTGTTCAGTTTGTTCGGTTTTTGATTCTGCTTCTTGTGCGGCATTTTTGTTAATTTTTTCTCGAAGAACTGCCTTAGTTTGTTTAGTTGTTCTTTCAAGCTTGAGTCCAGCGCGTCTTTGTCTAAGTTTCTCAAGAGCTGTCATTTGTTGATTTTGATTAACCGATGAAAACTTTTTTCCATTAGGATTGACGGATTGCATTTTCATTAAGTTTGCGAGAAATTTTGCACGCTCATTTTCTGGAAGTTGTTTGAGTTGTTCAAGTAACTTTTCAATTGCTTCTTTTGGTATTTGAGGTGTTTGTACATCAGTTGTTTCCTTTACATTTTCAAGGTTATTAATTTTTTGATCAATCGAGTCAATTTCTTGATCAAGAGCGAGAGATTCAGTATTAGACGACATTTGAGATTCGGTAGACATTGTTACGAGGTTGTTGTTGTTATATAATAAATAAATAATAGTAACAAATAATTATAATATCAATTTTTTATACAGTTGCATTCTTATTCCCTTTTATTTCAACGATCCAAGAAGCTGATGTATTTTTATTCGTTATGTATTTTGTTATAAAATTGACAACATCGGCTTTGGTTACTTTTTTCATTGCATCAATTAATAATTGTTTTTTATTGAAAAGATATGTAGTAGACATTATAACATTAAAATTAAAATTGCAATTTTCAAGCATATTTTGATCTGGTTGACTTAATGAATCAATCTGTGAATTTACATATTCATTGAATTCGTCATCAGATATATTATCGAACAATGTTTCCATTGAGTTAATAAATTTTTCTGTTTCATGTGTTAACTCATCACTTGCTGTATGATGAGATTGTACTAAGAAAGAGTATGTGTAAACTGGATATTCGGCAAGTCCAAATTTTCTTATTGTTGATTGTACAATATATCCTAATTGTTTAATTGTTCTTAATTGGTTAAAATATTCTTTGCTTATTACTGCATCAGCAATACTTAAACATGATATTAAATTTTCCCAATTATTTGTTTGACCCAGTTTTATGTAGTCAATAATAAATACCATTTGTGATACAGAATTTGTTTCTTTAGCGTTTTCAACATCTTTCAAAAGAGAAGTTGTTTTACCTTGTTCAAGGATCTGTACGATTTTTGGATATTCTGTAACATAGTTTATTTTATCTTTGTAAATAGTTTCAAGAATATTTAATATATTTAGACTATTTTTTTTATTAATATTTCCTTGAATTAAACACCTAATATTTACTTTATCCCGTAAAACATTCATAATATTTTTAGTATTTTCATATGTTATATCATTAAATTTGAGTAATATATCATGGTGATCGAAATAATTATTTATAATATGTTTATTTAGCACTGATGTTGTTTTTTGATATGGTGCCAAATACATATAATTGACATATGTTGTTCTTAGCATATTTTTTACAAGTTCAAAAACTTTATTATCAAAGTTGACATTTATTAAATTATTAACAATTAAACTTAAAATATTGTTTATATTTTCGGGTTGTCCAAAAATACTTATTAATAATGTATCTCTTTCATAATGTGAAATACTTACGTCGTAATTTGCCATGTTGCAGTCATATAATTCTGGATTAAGCATATGTAACAAACATTTTATGTATATTTCTGATGATATATACGTTTCTATGTTTTGTTGCATGTTAGGCAGCTTTATTGCTGCGAATACCTGTACATTTCCTGAACCATCACTTACATCATACTTCCACCATGCGTCTATTACTGAATCAAGCTTAGTTGGTACTTTATGGGATTCTGTAACACCTGCGCCATCTTGGCACTTTGCTGTAGCTAAATTATATGATATGTATTTGTTTGAATTTGGCAAATATAATTGAGTGTAATCAATTGTTAAATTACTATCAGATTTTTCCTTTAATATATTAGATATATTTGATTCTGAATAATTTACCCCGTACCATTTTTCGGTATGAGTTGTACATCCATCGTAATTTTTTGAACCGACAATAATAGTAGAATTATCTTGAGTTAGATATGTCAGGATATCTTTTGTTAATTCACTTACTACATCTGTATATGTTTCTATTAATTCACTAGCAGCAATTATTTCTTGTGGAGAAATGTTAGACGTACACCATTTTGACGATAAATATTGTGTATATTCGCTGGGGTCTTCCATTGTCATATTAATATATTTTTGATATATGAGATATTTTTGTTCATTGAATAATACTTTGAATTGATTGGTAAATAGTCCAATTTTTATTTTATTAATAAATTCATAGATTATATCCACAATTTTATCTTTTGCCCGAAATCCGTCTGTTGTTAATTCAATAACAACATTAAATAATACTGTTTCCCCGATAACAGTATCAGACCCTGCATATAATGCCTTGATTAGTCCTAAATGTTTCAAATAGTTACATATGCTACCATTCCCCTCATATCCTAATAGATGTGACATAAATGTGAGAGGCATATATCTTCTATATTTGTCATATGTTGGCAACTGCCATGTTATTCTCAATTGGTCTTCTGACTTAATTGGAACTACTTTTAGTGCACTTTTGACAATTAATGGTGTTTCATATTTGCGGACTACTTCTTTTATGTTATTTCTATTTGGAACATGTGAAAATATATTTGCCACATATGGTTCAAGACTTTCGATAGTTTCATTACTGATGACAACTAATCTCATTTTATCCGGAGAGTAGTATTTATAATAGAATTTTGTAACAATATCACGTATTTCAGGAATATCAAGCGTATCTAAACTTCCCGTACTGAATCCTGAATATGGGTGTGTATGTTTGACTTGTTTCTTTTGCATTTGATGATATCTCCATGAATCAGATGTTAAATTTTTTTTATGTTCTGAATCAACTGCTTTCATTTCTCTAGACAACGAGTCTTGTTTCAATAATGGTTCTACAAAAAACTGTGCGAATATATCAAGAGCTTCTCTAAATGATGATGGAGGAATTTCAAAATAATAACATGTATGATCATGTGCAGTATACGCATTGCTAGATCCGTTATGCTTAGATATATATGTATGATAATGTTTTTCATCTGGATATTTTTCACTTCCCATAAATAACATATGTTCTAAAAAGTGAGCGAGTCCTGGAACTTCGTCATCTATTGATCCGACAGAGACGGACATAGCGGCTGATGTCGTTGATGTTTCTTTATCACTTATTAATAAAACCTGCAATCCATTCGACAATTTAACTTCTTTGTAGCGGCGTCTATCATTTGGGGATTTTAGGAAAGGCATTTGTATATATTCGTATGTATTAGTGTTTATGTATATATTCATTTAAATTATCAAAATTTTGAAGTTAATAGTATATAAAACTGTAGTATTACATACATATATATATAACAAATGACCCAAGTTAACGTTCCTATTTATGATGGCAAAGAATCACTCACAAAATTCCTAAGAAAAGTCGAAGCTTATAACATTTATATGAAACAAGAAAAATATCAAAAAATATTAAATTTTTTAAACGAATGGATGAAGCCTTACAACTTAAATATGTCATCACTAACTGAATTTAAAAATATTTCTGCAGAGAGAATTCTTTCAGATAATAAACATAATAAAAGAATTTTAAAAAAATATAGCAAAAAACTTATTGATGAATTAAATTTAGTAATAGACTGTCCAAATGATGAAACTGATACAGATGAAATAGGTGAAAATGAAATAATAGTTTTTGTTAGATGTATCTTAAAATCAATTGACTATTCAATTAATTCTAAATTAAATGGTAATGAATTATTTTATACCATTAGAAATTAAAGAGTTACTTTACTTATTTGAGGTCCTAACATTTCTGGACAAGACCAATTGTAAAAATTATAATATAGTTGGCCACTTCCTTGTAAAAATTTACTTGTTCCTGAAGTAAATACATCATCGTTTTCCATAATATTTGATGCCGTGAAAACATCCATTTTCTCTGCATTAGCCAATGCAAATGCATTTCTAAATAAAGAAAGTGGTGTGGTTGTAGTGCTGGTATACATTAACATATATGCATTATTTACAAATTGAGGAATTTTTTTATTTTTTACACTATCCAATACATATGATGGTAATTTGTAATAGCTTAAAAAATCAACTGGAATATTGTTTTCATCATTGATGATATAACTTGAGACTATCGATGAGTTTGCAAATCTATGTTTGAATCCATCAAAAGTAAATACTTGATAGAAATTATATTTTTGGATATATTCATTGTATAACTCGAATGCCTTTTGATAATGTTCGTCTGTTTCCATTTTAACATATGATTCATCAACTGGGTAACCAATTGCATTTATAGAAACTGCAGTTTCTCTATTTGCTGATCCCTCAATAGCTATGTATTTGGTATCTAACAAATTACCGAGATTGAGAGCTCTGTGGTAATATTGGACCTGAGCTACTGGAGTTGGGATAAATCTATCAGTTGTGAAAAATCCGCTATGAATTCCATTAAGCGTATGTCTTCTAGTAACTTCTTGAATCATTAATTCTGCGATTCCTTTATTTCTTAGTGATGGATGGCAACACAAAAAATTAACTTCACCAACTCTTGCTACTTTATCAAAAATTTGGTATGTTCCAGGTACTCCGGCAACAATACCTCCTAGAATTCCTGTATTTTTTGATTTAATGCCAAATATAAATCCTGTATCTCCAACAGCCCATTTCAAAAATTCCTTTGAATAATGCAATCTAAACATTGACTTACTATCTTCGACATAATACTTTTGTAAAAAAGTAGCTACACTTGTCATATGCTCTTCATTATTAATGTCAAAATCAACCCATTCATATGGATTTTTCATTCTATATGGTTCAGTTGGTTCATTTAAATTATCAACAAATGGTTTTGAAGACGAAGCATTTGTATCGAGCATTTGGACTGGTTTATCTGTCCAAAAATCATATTTCCATTGCTTTGCTTCGTCGAGTGTTTTTGGTGGTGTAATTTTAAAATTTTCTACGTTTTCATTAGACTTTGTTTTTTCCATGTAAGTTACAAGTCTCTCAATTTGTTTTTTTGATAGGTTCTTAAGATCCATTATATTTATATTATAATGTATTGTATTTAAGATCTTTTTAAGTAATAATACATATAAACACATATACAAAAATATATATATAGTAATATGTCTATATCAGAATTAATAACGAATATAGAAAATGATAAGAAAAATATAATAATTGACACAAGCGACAAAGACGACTCAATATTCAATCGACTGAACATATACAATGCGGACATCAACCAACCATTACATAAGTTTTGGTTTTATATTGACAATGTTAAGATAATGTCAAAAAGTAAATCACAATTTAAAATAATTTTTAGTAGTTCAGAATTACATAAAAAATTAGTTAATTATATAACTGATTTGGACAATAAAATATTGGAAATAATAAAAAAAAGACACAATGTTAAAACTATAAAACCAAGTATCGAAACTACTGAGCATTTGCCGTCGCAAATAAATTTACGTTTTGATAGCGTAGCTATATTTGATGAAGATGAAAATAATATATTGCCAGATAATTTAAAACTAGGATCAAGTATTTCTATGTATTTCGAGCTAAATGAATGTGTTTTAAATAATAAATCTGCATGGTTAAATTGGTCAGCATTACAAGTAAAGGTAAATAAAAAAATAGATTTTAGTAAATCATTTTTCAATTTCACACAAATGGTTGAACCAAAGATAGTTAAACCAACAATAATCTTACCTCCTCCAGCACCAATAATGCAAGTTAATACACAACCGATGGTGATTTGTCAACCGATTCAAAATAATAGTCAAAATTCATCTAAAAATACAGGATCGTATATACCTACAGCAAATGATTTATTATCGCAACTCAAGAAATTAAAAAAAGTAAAAGACGTTCAAGAAGAAACACCTAAAGAGCCTTCTTCCCCAAATCCACTTACTGCTCTTAAAAAAGTAATTACTAAAGAGCCGCTCAGTGTTCATGATATTTATAAATTAGAAATGGATGAACAACATAAAATAAATCAGTCGAAAGAACAAGATTCTGAGTCTGAAAAATCTGTTCCAAATAAGAATAATGAAAAGGCTACCTTGAGTAAAAATAATAAATTTGGGAAATCTCTTGAAACGCAAATGAAAAACATAGTTAGTGAATTAGCTGTGTTTAAAAAAAATAAAATAGAAACTGATTCGAAATATAAAAAATTAAAAGACATGATAAAATAATTATACTTTAATTAATTTTATCATATCTGTCAGTTCATTATCTGAATCAAATTTATATGTTGTTTGAATACCTCCAATAACTTTGAGGCAAATATATCCTGATGAATAAACTATAATCCGATATATAATTGGTTCATTCATTATTTTTGTTTTAAAGCATATGAATGCCGACTCTAAATCTCCGGAATATACGAGTGTTTCATATAATGATAATATTCCTGTGATTTTTTTTATTGGTACGTCTGTGCCATTTGAGCTAAAAACAAAGTATCCGTTATCTGTATCATTATTCAATTTTGATTCATCCAAATCTTCATAATATGCATGATCTTCATTAAAATATTTATCAATAACTGTTTCATCCTCATTCTCATCATAATCGCTGTCATTTTCTATTAATTCTTTATCCTCAAGTTTTTTCTGGACTGCTTTACCTTTTAGTGATTTAGGATCAGATGAATATTTTATTTTTCCATGTACAATAGATTCTTGATTGACTTCATTTAATGAATCTTTATCAATGGTATCCAATTCGAGAGTGTTAGACCCTGTGATTGTTACCTCATAACAATATTTTCCACAATTGAGATATAAATTACCACTCAGATCAAAAAATATGTCGAGTGTACGTTTGATTCCAGTAGAATCAGTGAATGTAATTATATTTGACGACATAGCGACTATATTATAAGTAATATAGTCATTATACATTATTATACAAATAAATCAATTTTTTTAGCATATACAATTTAGCATATACAATTTAGCATATACAAGATGGAATAAAACTAATTTGATCTCTCTTGATTCCCATTATATATGTAAATACATTTAATAGTTGTATGTATTCATTAGCACCATCTGTTAATCTTTTTTCTGTTATAGCGAGTTGCATACAAATTAATGATTTTTTATTGTCATCAAGTGCATCGCTAGTAATAACCAGTTGTTTTATTTGCTCCAAAATAGCATGTAACGGGTATCCTTCCGCTTTTAATTTATTTGTTTCATTAACAATATCTTTAATTGTAGATGATGTTGTATCCATACATATTTTCCACATTGGTTCAATATATTCTAATGGTAAATAATTTGTAATTTCATAAACATCTTGCAATGTTATTGATTTTTTATAATTATATTTATATTTTAAGTTTTGTAAAGTCATAATACCCTTTCGCGCATCACCTTTTACTATTTCTGAAATTTTATTTGTAATTTCTTCGGTTACTGGTATATTTTCTGATTTTGCAATTGCTTCAAGTTTATTCCCCATAGATTCGATGTTAATCGGTTTAAATCTAAATTTCATGCATCTTGACGCAATTGGGTCTATAATTCTACCAATAAAATTACAAATGAAGAAAAATCTAGTTATATTAGATAGTTGTTCCATAACTTTTCTTAATGCGGATTGTGCTTCATTTGTCATAGCATCTGCTTCATCTAATATGATAATTTTATATGGAGGAGATGGATAATTTGGATCAGAATTACCAATTGCAGTTTTTGCAAAATTGGTAATTTTATTTCTTACAATTCCAATACCTCTTTCATCTGATGCATTTAATTCAATGACTCTTTCATGAAAAATTTTTGGTCCAAATAATTCATATGCCATTGCTAGACCAGTTGATGTTTTACCAGATCCAGGAGGTCCATATAGTAACAGATGTGGCAAATTACCAGTTTTTGTTGTTTCTTTCAAAACATTAACAACTTCATCTTGATTTATAACTTCCGATAGTTTTTTAGGTCTGTACTTGTCTACCCAAGGTAACTTATTTTTAATATTACTTCTATAAGCGGAATAATTTTTTTTATTATTTTTATTTTCTAAAAATTCGTTCATAAGGTATTAATAACTAAATAATTGTACATCTTTAGGTAATTATATATATACTATTATTTTCAATAATTTTTTCAATTATTTTGTTATCTGAAATTATATAATGCAAGGTTTTTTTGATTATCAATTTGCAACTATTGACACAGATTTAGATAAAGAAGTACCAATTCTGGGTAATACTAATTCCACACAAGAAATTCCATTAGGAAATATTCCAGTTGCCCCTCAAAATATTCCATCTTCTGTTGTTAATGGAAATATGTGTAATGCTGAAACCGAAATGATAAAAGAACAAAGTGGTCAAATGTTAGCACTTGTTGATATAATTGATGCCTATACGAACGAAAATAATCAATTAAAGGAAGAGAAAAAATCTTTAGATAATAAGCATACAACTAATTTAAATAAAATACAATATGAAATGAAAGTGCAAATATTACTAATAATTGCTTTATTCTGTTTAGCTGGACTTTTTTATTATTTAAAAAAAAATTGAATTTAAATAAATAGTATTTAAATACTAATAGTTATTGTTAGTATTATGACTTGTCCTCAGATTATTGGAGTAACTGGAAGAAAATTTAATGGAAAAGATACCATAGCAGAATTACTTTGTAAAAAATATGATTATATCCAAGTTACATTTGCTGGATTACTAAAGGATATATGTAAGCACTTATTCAAATTCACGGATGAGCAATTATATGGTTCATTAAAAGAAGTCGAAGATCCATTTTGGAAGGTTACTCCACGCGATGTATTCCAATATATTGGGACTGATTTGTTCAGAAAGCAAATGGGTAAATTAATACCTGGATTGGGAGAAAATTTTTGGGTTATGTGTTTGAAAAGAGAAATTTACGATATCATAAATAAAAATCCAAATTCAAAAATAGTAATCTCAGATGTAAGATTTCCAAATGAAGTTGATTTAGTGAAAGAATTAGGAGGAGATGTAATTAGAGTAACAAGAGAATCAGTAAATAACGTAGATAATCATGAATCAGAAAAACTTATTGAAACATTAGTTGTTGATAAGGATTTTACTAATAACACAACTGTTGAAGATTTGCATAATGCTGTACATCATTGGCTTAAATCATTGGCTTAAATTTGCAATGTTTTAATATTTGATGTATAAACAGATCCTACTTTATCTGCTTTCTTAACGTTTTTTATTTCGGTGTATATAACATTAACTTTTCTGACATTATACATTTTACTATTTTGTTTGCAAAGTAGAGCGCAATGTTTAATTAATGTTTTTGATACTTTTTCTGGCGTATCTAATTTTAATATTACATGTGGAGATGGAAGCCCTCCTCCTAAATGAAACCATATATCACGCTGATTTGCTTTATCAATAATATCCCAATTTTCTTGACTATTTTTTCCTATAAAAATGGTATATTCAACTTCTGTATTTTGATCCGTATAAGTTTGTGTTATCATGTGATATATTATATATTATTTACTATAAGATAAAATAGAAAATAATATCAATTTTTGTGTGTGTGTAAGTTTCAGTATAAAAATATCTTTTTATTGTATATAGATATGAGTTCCGCAAATGTACCAAATCAACAAACTTATGGATCTGATCCACAATTAGATAAATTATTTGAAAGCAAACTTGGTAGAAATGATGTTGTCCGTGTAGATAATAATGGTTTAGCAACTATTCACGAAAATGCTCCTACAAAAACTAATGCTGTTAGTCAGCCATCTTCGGGTAACTTGGCTCAAACATATCGTAATAAAGTCGCTCAGCGTTCTGCAGTCGCACCATCTGCTACAGCAGCAGTAGTAGCAGTAGCGGCACCTGTAGCAGTTCAAGTAGCATCTGCTACTGAAACTGCTGTAGCAAGCGCATCAACACATATTGCCTTATTTGGTCACAGCATATCAAAAACAACATTATGGATAGCTGCAATATTTTTAGTATTAATTGTAGCATATTATGCTTATAATAAATGGTACTTACAAAAGGATAAATCAAATTCTAAGAAAAAGAAAAAACAACAAGGGTCTGGTTCATCTCAACAAAAAATAAATAAAAAAGAAGAAAAAGAGGAGGATGACGAAGAAGATGAAGGTGATGATTAATTTATTGAACTTTACATTCTTGACCCCCCTCCATATTAGGCATTCCACCCATACCACTCATTTTTGAAAAAAATGGATGATCATTCATGTTTCCATGTCCTTTGTTATGTTTCTTTTTATTTGAGTTATTATCTTTATTAAATTCGTCAATTGTAAGTACTTTTGGTGTTTTTGTATCACTTGTTTCCTTTATTTGATACGATGATTTTGTTAGTAACTGCCATATTCTATTTCTTGTATTTTGATCTAATTTTTGGTCAATTTTAATATTTTTAATATGTACATATAAATTTCCTCTTTCATTATTATTTTCGAGTCTTTTCATTCCTGCATTTTTGACAACAAGTAAATCTCCTTCTTTTACGATATCTTTGTGTTCAATCAATACATCATGGCCGTTTACATTCTTGACTTTCTTTTGGAAACCACATAATGATTCTGGTAATGTAAGTTCAAGATCAATAAGAAGATCAGCTGGGTCTAACTCATCTTTTTTACCTCTAATCACAAACATTCTTTTGAAAGTTTCATGTGGTTTTTCTCTGATGATTATTGAAATATTAGACCGTGTTATTCCATTTTTCCTTTCATTTAATGGAATTTCATTACCTTGATTTTCAATAGTAATTACATGTTTATTATATGATCCTGATGGAATTTTTTCATCAATTGTATATGATTCCTTTACAGCTCTTTTTCCATCACATTTTGTACACAGTTTAACTTTACCATCAACACCAGTACCTTTACATTTAGCACATTGTTCTTGTGATAATTCCATCATACCGTTACGAGGGCGTGCTTTCATAACAACACCATTTCCCTTACAATCGCCACATTTATGTTCTACACCATCTTCTGAGGCTGTTCCATTACAGTGTGCACAAAGTGAATATCGTGAAATTTGTTTTTTTAACGTTTTTCCACTATACAATTCCTCTAATGTGCATTCTTCTGAAATTTGGACATCTGGTACATTATCATCTTCGTCTTCCTCGCCTCCAAAACCGAACATAGATTTGAACATGTCGTGCATATGGCTTTGATCAAATCCATGTCCTCCCCCTGCTTTTAATCCTTCTTTACCATGTTCGTCGTAAATGGCGCGCTTTTCGCTATCACTCAATATTTGATATGCCTCAGATATATCTTTAAACTTTTGTTCGGCTTCTTCCTTATTATTAAGATTTTTATCAGGGTGCCATTTAATAGCTAATTTTTTGTAAGCCTTCTTAATCTCATCCTGATTTGCAGTTTTTGCAATATTAAGGATCGTGTAATAGTCACTGCTATCTCCTGACATTTTGTATTATAATATAACTAATTACATATCTTTATAGTATTTCTGACATTATTTTTCAATTTTTTTAATTAAAATTGAAAAACTTAAATTATAGTATGGAATTGCTAATACACTTAACGAGACAAATATACAAATATACAAATGACTAGTACCAAAACACCAACTGGTATGCAGGATAATGATCAATTCGAAGTTGCAATAGTTGACAAAGTAACTTCAATTATTAAAAGATGTTATGAATTAAGATGTGGTAATTCCATTGATACGCCTGAATTAGAACTACAATCAACAATTCATGATCTATATGGCGAAGAATTTAACAAACTTGTATATAATATTGAGGATTTTGGCGGCGAAAAACTCATGTTACGGTATGATCTTACTGTTCCATTTATTAGATATGCTGCAGATAACTCAATCAATGCATTTAGAAGAATGCAATTAGGGACAGTATATAGGCGAGATAATCCTCAATTAAAAGGTGGACGCTATAGAAGATTCAGACAATATGATTTTGATATACTTGGTGATGATCAAGATACATGTATATATGATATTGAAGTTTTAGATCTCTTAAATGATGTAATGACACAATTATTGGGAGACAAATTTATTGTAAGATTAAATCATCGTAAAATTATATATAATTTATTAAAATTAAGTAATATTCCACTAGAAAAATATGAAACTGTTGCATCTTCGCTTGATAAACTTGACAAATGTACATGGGATGAAATTAAAAACGAATTACTAACTAAAAAAGCTATCTCGCAAGAATCAGTTGATATTTTAGTTAAATATATTGAAATGATAAACACAATAGATTATAAAAAAGCAAGTATGGAAACGACAATTAAAAAATTACATGAAATGAAAATATGTGATGATGAAACATATACAGAACTCACAAAATCATCTCAATTTTTTAATACATCAAAAAATTATATTTTTGATCCATTTGTTGTACGGGGTATGAATTATTATACTGGAATAATATTTGAAGTTTCATATACTGATTCAAACATAATTTCTTCTACAATTGCTGCTGGAGGAAGATATGATGATACTATTGAAAAACTTGGAAACCACAATAAGGTAAGGGCAATAGGTATGTCAATAGGTATTGAAAGAATCTGTACAATTTATAAAGAAACGATTTACAAAAATGAGAAACCAATTGTCAATAATATAGAATATTATGTTGCATCAATTGGCAAATCAGAAGCTGTATTAAAAGAGAGAATTAATACATGTTTGCAATTAAGAAAATTAAATAAAGTATGTATGATGTCTAATCACAGAGCACCCAAAATGGCTCATCAATTTGAATATGTATTTAAAAATAAAGTTAAATATATGATTATTATTGGTGACTGTGAAATTGCGGCAAATCAAATAAGACTAAAAATAATCGATAAAAATAAAGAAGTAGTTTTTGATAAAGATAAATTTTATGATATGGTTAAGGATCATGTAGATTTTTTTCAAGGCAATCCTAATGCGTAATAAAAAGAAAGGATTGTAATTTTTTTATTCTCTCTCCACAAGAACATCCCACATATTAGTCATTCTTGTGGGGGAACTACCCATTGTGACTGTATGGCTAATGGGTAGCTTTTGACGTGGTTGTTGGTCTTTTTCTTTTGGCAATCTCCAATGTTTTTCTGATCGATTATTGAAATGTTCCCTCGTATCCTTACATTGAGGGCGTGAATTATTATGCATTTCAGCGTTAAAAGCATCAATCAGTTCTTTGGCAAAATTAATAACATTTTTTTCAGCAATTTCAAGAGATCTTGCAGCAGTCATACTCATTTTACCTGACTTGATTGCCAAAAGGTTTTCCGTGTGTATTTCCCATTGGTTCCTAGCATATTTGCAAATTTGAGATCTCTGTGAAGAGTATTTTGCATCGTTATGCTTGAGCTGATAGCTAACAAAACTTGAAAAGTCTGAATTACTTTTCATTGAATTGACCTTTGACATTGTTGAGTGAATCTTATCAAGATCGCGAATAATGACATCAATCTCATCAATAGTATAGTTGTATACATCAGACAAAACACTATACAATTGAATATATTGAATAGGTTTGAGTTGCATAAGCTGTTGGATTTCCTCACTCTTCGGATGCTTGATAGTGACATTAAGATAATAATCATGACTGACTTTCCATTTCTGAACATACGCCTCAGGCACTTGATATTCATATGTAGTCATGTCTGACATAGTTGAATAGTCAGATGAAAAAACATGCTCAATTTCCTCTTGTGGAATTTCTGGATTTTCGCGAGTGTATCCCATCTTGAATTGGCAATATTCAATCATCTTCTCTACATTGCAATCATTAATGACAAAGATGGTGAAGTACTCGGAAAGTGACAGCCTAGTTCCATCGTTGTGTAGAATCGGAGATACCAGCTTGGGTGCAGCGATGATCGAGAAATCAACAAAGTTTTCATACGTGAAAGTTATATGACTCATATTGTGATCATTTCGGATATGATTAGCCCTTAGTTGCAAATTGTAGATCGAATCTTTCAATGAAATTTGGATTAGTGTATGACTATCATTGGGATTCTTCTTGAAAACATATGGAGATCCAAAGCGTAGTGCATCATAATCTTCTGTAAGTACACCGGCACACGTTTTAGGATATGCTTTTGCAATTGCAGCGCACTGTGCTTCAGCATCACCAAGTGAATTATTATATGGCATACCCATCTTATCAAGAAGGTTTTTACCTTCGTTGAGTTCACTAGGATGAAGTTTAAATGATTTTCTGTAATTTTTATGCCATTCATCGCTTGTTTCATCGCCAATCTGGTCACACTTATCAGCAGCCTTCTGTCTTATGTTTCTTCTTTCTTCGATAGTATCATCCTTGGTTTTGTCAGCAGAGCCGTCAAATACGCAAATAGGGACAATATGAGAATTAACTGCTGCTGTCACAGCTTGTGTCAAGATTTTACCTACACTAATTCTCTTTCCACTAGTAGTAGTAAAATCGGTACCTGTTGTTTTTCTTACTCCAATACATCCGGCATATAGCAAGTTATTCATATCAATAAGGATAGATTTTCCCTTAAATTCACTTTTTTGGACAATTCGGCAGGCACCGATAAAGTCGGCAATTGTTTCTCGTTTTTCAGTGGGCATTGTGGTAGTCATTGTGATAAAGTTTCGCATAAATCCTTATCTGTTGAATGTTCAGTGATACTATTGTCGATATGCTAAAGGATAGACTATAAACATATAATTTCAACTTTTTTATTCCTTGACCTTCAATATATAGTATTTGAAGGCATACTTGTCATCTGTATTTATGTTTGTACATATGATAATAAGGGTATTGGCGTCAATAAATGATATAGATACTGGTTTATTAGTTAAATAATTTGAATCAGTATTATTAATTTTTACGAATTGTATTGTTGTTGATAACATTTTCATTATTGGATAATATTTTAATGATAATATATACCCAATGTCATTATATGTTGCAAGAATATAACCATCATTTTTAAATATTGTACATCCCACAACTACTAAATTTGATGATGTAGTTCTATCCAAACCATTTAATCGAAATGTATGATATAAATCATATTCCGATAATAATTCAATTATTGGTTCAAGTGTCATATTTGCGTAATCAATATTATGCGATATAACAAATAATTTCCTGTTTCTTTTATTATGTGAGCAAATAGATTGCACAAACATCGTCATTTTATCACCTGTTTTGTCAACATTAATATTCAATAAATTATGAAAACATCCACCAACCAAATTGTAACATTCAGGAGCTTTGCATAAGTTAAGAGACAACGAACTTGATAAAATTGCATTAATTACGAGATATTTCAGGGTATCTTTAGTTTTTATAAGGTCATATATATTTGAATTTGGTATTTCAGGATCTGTTATATAGATAAATTTAAAATTATTTCTGGGTATTAATATCACACTATTAATAAATTTAGATACATATTTAATGTCGACATTTGATAAATTGTTTACGGTCTTTGTATCATTTCCTAATTCATACTTATCATTTATTGTTTTTATAACGAGTGGCAACCTCGTACCCTTTAGGGATAATAGAATTTTTGATGTATTCAATAAAGTTGCAGATGTTATAGTTGTTCTTTTATAAGTATCAATTGGACCTATATCACTATCTCCCACTTTTACTAAATCTAATTCAACCATACCTATAATATTATCCACTAAAAATAAAATATTGAAAGTACAATAAGCTATGTCATAGTACATATAAACTTGTATGTGTATTATAATCATCATGCTTACTAAATTAGCATTTAATAGTGAAACAAAATCTTTTCCAAAAGAAATTGAAGAGGGCAATATTGAATATAAATTAAGATTGGATGAAAAAGATTCAACGAAACAACGGAAAATGGGTTCTCAAATGAGATGGAGGGTCGAAGAGGGAAAAGAAATGTATGGAAAAAATGAGGCATTTTACCTAATTGGAATTAATGACGATGGTACTTTAGGAAATATAAGTTGTGATATTATAGAATCATCTCTCGAAATATTAAAAAATATTGTTATTAAATGCCATTTAAAAATCGCATATATTTCCCGACATGAAATAGACGAATCTCATTTTGCTATTGTCACTATTACAAAAATTCCATATGACGTATTCATTAAAGAAAACAGAATTGCATTTCTTGGAGCAAGTAAACATGGTAAAAGCACATGTATGAGCTATCTGGCATATCAGCAAAAAGATAATGGAAATGGAATAGGAAGATCTTTAATATTTAGGCACGTACACGAACAAACATCTGGAATTACATCATGTATTAAACATGAAATAATAGGATCAAAATCTGGGACCATTATAAATTATAAATCAGGTAATTTTATGACTTGGGAAAAAATAGTAAAAAATTCTGATAAAATTATAAGTATGTACGATATGCCTGGGTCTGAAAAATATGTCAAAACACTTTTGTATGGTCTTATGTCATACAAACCAAATTATAACCTGATATTTATTAGTCCAACCGATTGTATAACTGAAGAAAATAAACTAGTAATTCCAGATGAAACATTAACTGCTATAGAATTATCAATAAATTTGAATATTCCGTTTGCAGTACTTTTATCAAAATCAGATATTTACACAGATGAAACTTTGGCACTTGATACACTGAAATCAATATATCTTGATTCACTTTCATTTGAAATATATAATAAAGGAAAAAAATACACAACCCTAACGAATATTCCAGTTATATCTATATCAAGTGTGTATGGACAAGGTTATGACTCATTGTATTCACTATTAAATGAGTTAACAGTACCAGAAAATATAGTAAAAAAAAATAGTAATATAACTGAATTTATAATAAATGATGTTTATAGAATTCCAGAAGCTGGGTGTGTGGTCTCAGGTATTATGACTAGTGGAGAAATACTTGTTGACGGATTATATTATGTTATGCTCGACAACAGATTTTATCCGACAAAAATAAGAATGATTCATAAAAAACAAACAGAAAGCAGTTCAATAGTATGTCCTGAAACAGGATCATTGGAACTTGTGTTTTCAGCCTCAGAATGTGATATAACTAAACATGCACTTATAATAAATGAAACATATATGAAATTATTATCAGACAGCAATGACATATCTAATAATATATCAATTGTATTAAGTAACCCTAATAAAATACCGACTGTTGGACATCAATATATATTATTTGTTGATAATATAATTGAACCAATACTTGTGACTGGAACAAATGAATCAATAATAGAAGCAAAATTTATTAAGAATAATAAATTTCATATTAAAAATAAAAGTTATTGTATAATTAAAGGAGATTTTAAAGGGGAATTTGTTGCTGTTGGAAAAATACTTTTGGATAATGTTACAACATTATCAGCATAATTTATGATCCTAATATCATGAGAAATTATTATTATTAATTTATTCGATTCTTTTAGATAATCAATTACTTTTTTGAACCAATCTACTGCTAGTTCATCTAAATTATTCGTTGGTTCATCAAAAATATATACATCTCTATTTTGTGCTAAAACTTGCAATATTTGAATTTTCTTTTTTTCACCTCCAGAAAGATTTGCACCATTACTTTTAATTAATTTATTCTCATTACTTTTTAACCACTTACTTATATTTATTTTTTTAGCGAGCTTATGTATTGATTTATTTGATTGTGTATTTATTCCATATAATATATTATTCATTACAGTCCCCTCAAAAATTTCTGCATCCTGTAACGCAAATGAAATTTTAGTCCAAATTTTATTAGTAATATCTATTTTTTTATTATTAATACTAAATTCATATACGTCGGTTTTAAAAAATCCAAGAAGTGTATTGATCATTGTGGTTTTCCCACAACCATTTGGTCCGGTGATAACATTGATTGATTTATTTTCTAAAAGATAAGAGTTATTATTTTGTGTTATTTTTATATTTTTAATATTACTCAAATTATCATATTTAGAATGTTCACTCACTTGTAAATTATATAACATTTTCATTTTATCTATATGCTTAGAGTACTTTTTGAATTCATCGTAATACAAATATCTTATTTCATTACAATAATGAATAAAATTGCTGCTATGAAGACCAATAAAAAGTAATTGCATTGGTTTTAATTCTCCCGCCATTACATAAGTTATACCATACAGATATATAACAGTTGATATAAGGTCAGATGTAACGTCAGTGAGCAAAACACATAGATACGAATATAAAGTATCTTTATTTTTTAAAAATGTTCTAGCACTATAAAATTGATCTATTTTATTAACTTCATCATTTGTCATTAAACATAATTTTAAATTTTTAATATTAGTTATTCGTTCAATTTGACTATTTTTAAATTTCAAATCAAGTTCTGCAAACTTATTAAAGTAGTGATGTTTGAAATTTGTTAACTTATCTGACAGTAGTATTGTTATTACATTTATTATTATTAGAAAATATACAACATGTAATGAAAAGCTATATATTGTATATAAATAGTAAAACAAATATACAATTGTTTTTGGAAGAGTTACAATTAATTTTTCCATTAATGATTCAAAACTTGTGGTATTTTCCATATATGTCAATAGTGTATCTTTTGAAACATTGTCTAACATAGGAATGTCACAATTAATTATATTTTTTGATATTGTTCCAAATATATTCGATATTGCTAAATGTATATTCCGTTTAATACAAATATGTGATATTCTGTTTATTATGTTAACAATAGTTACTGAAACAAAAAAATAAATTATGTTTTTTACAAATTCATCCTTATTTATTAATTCAACAGATTGCGGTAATAATGATACAATGTCAACAACCCATCTATATAATTTTAAACTTATAAAAAATGTCAATATATGGACAAATGAATAAATATAAACTCGATAGTTTAACATCTTCAGCATTATATTTTTTAATATGTCATTAGGTAGACTATATAACATAAAAATTTAAATATCAATTTTTCGAGGTGATAAATTAAGGTGTTATGCGATTTGGATCACGAGGATACATAGAGGTACGTCTGACATTTCCGAGAGATAGGAATAACATTATAATTCTAGCCAATCCCATACCGAATCCAGCATGCGGCCGAGATCCTGCTGCAAAAGATTCAAGATAATCAGATAAAAGTTCTGTACTAAGATTATTGTTTTTAATATTTTCCGTTAACATATCGTAATCATGAATTCTTTGTGATCCAGATATAATTTCTTCTCCCCTCATAATCACATCAAATGAATTACTAAAGAGTTTGTCATCTTCGCATGGCATTGTATAGAATGGTCGCACTGATGTTGGATACTTGTCTAATACGAATATATCATAGCCATATTTTTGTTTAATTATTCTACCCAATTGTTTTTCATTTTCTGTAGATAAGTCACTGTGTAAATCTTGCTTAAACCCGGCATCTTGTAAATATTTTACACCATCCTTAAAGTTTACTATTAGTGGCTCCTTACTATAAATAAGATCATCATATTTATGTACTGTTTTAACATAATTTAATTGTTCTGCATATTTTGTTTTAAGGTTGTCGAAAATATAGCTGAGTATGTTCCATAACATATTAATGAGTTCATAATAATCCTTTCCAGTGGTTAATGCCATTTCAACATCTAATCCTATAAATTCGCATAAATGTCTATGTGAAATACAGTTTTCTGCCCTAAAAACTGGACCAATTTCGAATACCCGTTTAAAATCTGAATTAATGCACATTTGTTTATAAAGCTGTGGCGACTGTGCTAAGAATGCTTTTTTATCAAAATAGTTTACTGGAAAAACGGAAGATCCACTTTCAGATGAAGTACCAATTAATTTTGGTGTAAAAATTTCCATAAAATCTTGGCTTCTCAAATATTCCCTAAATAATTCGGTAACACCAGATTGCAATTTGAATATACAATTATTTACAGGAGTTCTGAGCTCATATGATCTGTTGTTTAATCGAGTATTGAGAAGAACCTTATTTCTGTCACTTAAATCTTCATCAAGTTGATTTGCATCATCAAGTGGGAATGGAATTTTATGCGAGTTTGATATTACTTTAAAATCTGAAATCTTAAACTCAAAATTCTTGTAATATGTTGACTCAACTCTTGCAATAGTATCAGGCAGTTGTGTCAATTGTCCATATAATTCAACGAAAGATTCATTTTGAATACTGTAAAGATCCTTAAATCTTTCAGGACCAATATTTTTTTTTGTAGTTACGGCTTGTAAAGATCTTAATTGATCTCTTAAAATAATAAAACATATTGCTCCTGTTTTTCTAACGTTATGTACTCTTCCTGATATCCGAATGTTTGTATTTAGGATAGATTCATTAAGGTTATGTAAATCTATACAATTATATTCACTCATAGTAAAATTAATAATTTTAATATGATACTAATATGTCTTAATATATATACTTATATTTTCAATATTTTATTATAAATTAACCTATTTTTTTGAGTTCATCCATTACGTCCATAATTAATATTTTTTCGCGAATGCCAAGTGCTTTGTTACTTTCTAAAGCCAACAATTTTATTTTTATAATCGCATATAATGATTTATCTTTTTTATTGATTGTAGATAACGTTTCTAACAACAATGATTGTATTCCGTCGATTGCATACGTTATAGGATTTTCATTATTATATGAATTTGTTAAAACTTCAGTGCATTCGTAAACAATGCTACCAGTTAATAAACCATTCTTATAAAGATCTGACAGAAATTTCATCATTCCGACAACATTATTTTTAACTGCAGATTGATGATTTGCAATATATTTATTAAAAAATTCTTGACATTTTGCAACAAGTACATTTCTATAATAGATTTTTTTTGAATCTATTTCAATGAAATAAGGTGCCATATCAAAACATAATTTCGAATACAATCCAGAAAACTGCGGTTCATCTGCTGCTTTTTTAATTATATGTTCGCTTAATCTATGAAAATGGTCCATTTTATTGTAAGGTAAATTAATTAAACATAATTTTATGTCGTCATAATTCCTTTCAGAAATAATATTAAGTTGTCTGCGCATTTGATCATAAAGTTTTTCATCAACTGGGTCTTCTTTTACTTGAGTTAGTATAAAATTTAATTTCATTTTAACATCACCCTTTTTAATCATAACCGGTTCAATGAGTTTCTTATTAGTCTTTTTATCATCCAAATTTGCCTGGATGCTATATACCTCAAGTTCTGATGGTACTTGACGATTTACCTCCTTGTATTTTAAAAATACATCAAGTAAATATTTATTTGGTTTATTACCTTCCAAGGACATAGATAATAGTTATTTACTGTTCTATTTTTAAGTAACTTTATGTCTAATTGTACAATATTCAATATTTTCTAATATAAATAAATTAAGCGACCATTTCTGCCTTTAGCGCTGGATGCGATTGTTTGTCCTTATAAACAATGTCTTTAAAATCAATATTATTAATCTCGTCCAAACTTGTAATATTCTTCATTATTTTGATTTTTGGAAAAGGAAATGGTTTTCTAGTTAATTGTTCCTTTACGACATCATAATGCTGCTCATAAATATGCGCATCTCCACCAGAAAATAAGGCATCCCCTGGTCTAAACTTTGGTCCAGTATAATCAGAAGAATTATTTATTATATTAATTATGGTAAGAAGTAATAATGTTGTTGTTTGGAAATTCGTTGGTTTTCCAACAACCAAGTCTGCGGATCGTTGATACATATGTATTGACAAAGTTTGATCATTATCAAGATAAAATTGTATCACAATAGAATGACATGGGAATATTGGACACTCTTTCATTTGAGCAGGATTATATGATATCATTATGATTCTTCTTGAATATGGATCTTTTTTAAGTGTATCAATAACATATTGTAGTTGATCGAAACCTTTGCCAACATGGTTTACTGCTTTTCCTTCATATTTTTGTACCCCAAATGCCCGCCACTGTATCGGATAAAGCATTCCGAGATCTCCTTCTTCCAAATGCTCTAGTCCAACAGAATCTAAAAATTCTCTAGTTGTATTACCTTTCCAAAAGTTAATATTTTTTTTTTCTAAGATTTTCGAATCAGAACTTCCAGACATGAATAATTTAAGCTCTTCAATTGCACCCTTAATGCCCATGCTTCTAGTTGTAATTTGTGGAAAAACACACCAGCCATCATCTGATAGTGATTTATCAATTGGTCGTAAATCAAATACTATATGGTAACCGAAGAGTGATTTTGTTATAGCGTTTCTTGTTGGTCGTTCATTGCCTTTATACATAATCTTTCTTAGCAAATCAAGATATTGATATTCTGGATGCCTTGTTGACGTATGTAAATTATTAACATGTTGATATTTGTAAAATGTTGTGCTTACCAAATTTCCAGTTGATTCATTTAAAAGGTTTGAAGATATAGAATCTAATTCGATTAAATGCATAGGATTCATGTTTAAATTAATATTACATTTAAAATCGTCATCTATTTTTGTCACAAATACAAATCGTAACATCTTATGAGTTAATGATTCTTCATATAGTTTTTTACCACCTATAACAAATACATTTTCTACTTCCTGTAAATTATTTGCTATATTTAGAGCTTCATCTAAACTTGTTGCTCGATAGTATTCATCAGTTTGAGTAGTATCGCTTGTTAAAACTATATTCACCCTATTTGGTAAAGGTCTATATTTTTTTGGTATTGAGTTCCAAGTATTTCTTCCCATAATAACAGCGTTTTTTCTTCCAGGAAGTTCGGTCAATGTTGTTTTGGTCCTAAAATATTCAAGCTCACCCTTAATTTTCCAAGGAATATTGAAGGAATTTGTTTCAACGTCATGTGATCCAATTCCATTAGTTTTATCAACTGCAACTATTATGTCGAATGTTTTCATTGTTATATTTGTCATAATAATTAAGTATTTATGTAGGTATTTTTAAAATCAAATTTTTTATAAATAAACGGTCATTAAAGTAACTTTAATGAGCTTTTAACTTGCCCTAGTATTTTTTGATCTTCTGCTTTATCCAATAATTCTGCCATTGCTTCTTTACACATTTTTTCTTTTGTTTTCATATAACTATTGTCTATATTTGTTTTATCAATAACGGGCATACGAGATTGCCAAAAGGTGTAATTTTTTACCAACCTTTCTATTTGTTCATTACGAGTGAATTCTTTTTTTTCGGAAGAATTTGCAGCAACCTTAAATTCCTTTTCATATTCCTTCATGAACTCGCTATTTAAAGCGGATTCAATCATTTTTTCATTATTAGAATTTTTTGCCTTATCTGCAAGCTTGCTTAATAGTCGTTCTTTAGTTGATTGCTTATACGACATCGTGAATAGTTAGTAATATTATGTTTAATTACTGATATATGTCGATTTTATATCAATTTTTTAACATATTATTTGATACGTCATTTACAGTTTTCTTTTCAGTACCATCTGCAAGTTTTTCAATTGTAGTAAGTTTATTACCATCTTGAATTTTTGTGACCTCTGTTGTGGTTTTTTTACCATTTTTAACTTTATCAGTTCTACTTTTGGTTTCATATTTTCGATTACCATTCTCGTCAATATAACTAATGCCACTAAATGTTTTAGAATATGACGTTGTAATGTTAGTTTCTAGAAATTCATTAAACGTATTGAATAACCTATTTGCCATATCATGCGATTTTTTAAAACTTCCAAAAGGGTCATAATTTAAAAAAGTGTTAAATGAATGTAAATTATTACTAAATGAATCTAAATTAAAGTCATTGTGAAATGATTGAGGGTATTGTAATTTAATGTTATTTGATACATTTGTCAAATTATTAAATGCATCATGATATGACATAAATTTTTCTTTAAAATTTGGATCATTTGTATCATCTAACGATTTAATGTTTCTATAAAAAGAACGAGTAATTTCATCTTGAGTAGCGTTTTCACCGACACCTAATAATTCTCTGTAATTTTGCATATTATGAGTAACATAAATTTACAAATCTTTAAATATTTTTTTGATTGCTTTAACTTGGACTAAATTAATCATCGGATTCGTCAACCAATGTTTTAATAAGTGGATCAGATAAGCTGAATAATCCTGTTTTCTTTTCATTTTCCAATCTGTAAACAGGTCTATACATATTGTTTTCTTTGTATAATATTACGGCCTGTTCGTTGGATGAAAATTTACCAACCCTACTAATATCATAAAATCCATTACAATCTTTCTCAACAATAATGCTACTTAATCCATCAACAACCAGTTTACTTTTATTATCTGACTGATGTTCTATTTGTATCGTTTTATTAAGTGATGATATTTTTTTGTCACTTAATTTATCATCGGATAATACTTTTATACCCAGATCTTTATAGAAGGTTTTACTATCTAACGTATTTGGAATTATATTTTGGTTTGAAAGTATATTATGTATAGAATTGTAATATGAAGCTTTAGCATCTTCAATTGTTCCAACTGAAAAATGATCTTTATCGTCCAAGTCAAGTCTGTGTTCATTTTTAGAGCCTCCACTTATTGCTGCCAATTTTTTTACGACTCTGCTTTGTTTTCCTTTTGCCTTAACTGTAACCGTTTTTGTAGGAGCATTAGTTGATTTGTCTTTCTTTCTAAATACATAGTATCTAATTAAATTAGTATTTTCATAACATCCAGAATTTACGTCATCGTTCTTATTATAATAACTTGCAACATTACCCAAGAATTTATTAGTTTCTGGATTTTCCTCATATTTTGCATATTCTGAAAAATATTCTCTGTGAATTTCAAACTGATTTCCAAAAAGATCAGTATCTACCAATTCTAAATCACAATCATCAAGTAATTGTTGAGTTATAAATCTTTTGTCAACCAAGTATTCTTCCATATAATTTCCTTCTTTGAAAATCCATGCATTGTGGACATCAATTGGTATACCAACTCCAAATGGCTTTGATATGTCCAATACACCATATTTCTTAATAAGTTCAAATAGTGTTTTTTTATTACCCTTAGCATCTGTATAGTAAACAATATGACGATCTTTATCCGCCAATAATTTTGCGACGCTTTCACCATCAAATAATGTAGTCATAAAATATCCCCCTGGTTTTAAAACGGTATTTAAGTTTGATTTGAAATTGCTCCACGATTCTGTATTTCTGAGGAAATAATGAAGAGCAAATTGACAATTTACTCTATCAAAGGTTGTCTCACTTCCTTTTGGGAAAAATTTATTGAGTAAATTTCGGTTGTCATTAGTCATACCATTCAATGCTCGCTCTTGATCATCATAATTTAATAATGCGCCACAATCTGCTTGAATAAAGAATGATTTTGGGAAATTAGGGTGTGTTTTTCTCATTTGATTATATCTACTTACTGCACCATTGACCATTGAAACAAGACCTTCATTATCAATATCAATACCCACATAAAGTGCTGCTTTTGCATAGTAAAATTTCATAATATCTGCGCCTCTACCACATGCAATATCAAGAATAGATAATTGCTTATCATGTTGATACATTTGATGGCAGTGTGTATAGATGATAATAGATTTTATCCAGTTATGGAATTGTCTCATTGGTTTAGCCAAATTTGTTACAAGTTGGAAATATACGTTTTCTTTCGTACTTGAAACAATAAGTTCGTGTCCAATCTTTGATCTTAATGATTCCATTTTTTTATCGTACAAAAATGTTCTTGACTTTTCATCGTTACCTTTTGCAAGATCTTGTATATCTGATATTAAAATTGGATTAATAATACTTCTCCATACTTTATCAGCTACGTCAATGTAATTACCATATTTTTTACCATGGCGCAATACTGATTCAGTTTTATCATATCTTGTTCTTATTGGCACCCATCTAAAGCGTTCGTCAAGTTCTGGATCATTTTTATAGTAAAATTCAACAACACTTTTATCAAGTAATATGTTACCATCAATATCTCTTGCTTCTCCTTTATCTAAAAATAGATATGCCTTGTATTTATCTTCTTGTTCTTTGAATAATACTGGTTGTTCTCCAAATTTACCTCGTTTACCCACATACAAATTACAAATTTTATATGACTTATTTTTAACATGATCATCACCAATAGTTTCAAATGTGTCTGCTTTTCCTGTATTCGCTCTTGAATTGTCATATACTGTTAATGTTTTATTTGTAACCCTATCTCTTTCAAATTCAATGAAAAAATCAACTGAATTTTTATTAGGTGGTTTCCATTTATATTCTGCATATTTGCTTTCTTTTGCATTGGTTGTATAAATTTGACTCAGTGGATGGTACATTAAACCATCCAAATGGTATGGACATTGGACATTTTTATCCTCCGTATATTTTATCCACATTAATACGGAATATGCGAAGATTTCCCATGGCTTTGCACCAGTTGCAGGAATGAAAAACTTTCTGCGAATTAATGGAAATTTCTTTGCAATGGCAATATCGTTATTAACATTTTTCATATAAGTATCAATCATTTCACCATATTTTTGTAATTTTAATTTCAAATTAAATTCTGTAACATTTTTATTTCTATCATCAATTGCCTTTTCTTCTTTAGAAAAATTATATCCAACTTGATTTTCTAATACAAAACAATGTTCAATTATATCATCTGCTTGAGCCAATCTTTGCATGATTTCCGGATTTTTTCTTACGTCTTCCTTACCATTAAATAAACAATCGAATGCCATGAATAAATGTCTATTTTCTTTAGGCAAAAAGATATATTCTCCGTCAATAATACTATCGTTATATTTTGATAATTTATCACTTAATTGTATGCCAGTATCTCTAACCGCCAAATTCGTGGAAATTAAATATACATGTCCTTCAACAATAATTAAAACATGTCTGTCACCATCTGCTTTATCTGTAACGGCATATCTATTTGGCAAAATTTCTGTAACATGTTGAATTTCTAATGACTGAGGTTGTCTACCTTCAAGATTTGTCAATTTAGTAATATCTAATGATAATATTCTTGCATATGCAGTAAGTGCCTTTTCTCTAGTAGATTCTGGTGTAATAAAATTACTTTGTTGAATAATTTTCAATAGTAGTTCAATTTCTTTAAACATTAATCCCAACTTTTCCTTATCTGCTGATTTTCTAGATCCCTGGCCATACTCAATTTCTAACTCATATCTCGGTACCATTCTATCCATTCTATTAATTGTTTTTGTAGTTTTTGTCAATGTCAAATCAACCCTTACGAATTCATTTGTTTTTACATCTTCATAGATATATAATGAAACACGTTGTTTAAATCGGAATGATATTTTCTCCGTATCATTGAATGTTAATTGTGACAAACTTTTTAACTCGTCTTTAGTGAGTGATTGTTCTTTTGCCAAACGTGTACGAATATTTAAATTAAGAAGATCTTCTACGTTGTCAGAATCTTTAATTTTTTTAATTACCGTTATATTACCACGTCGATCTTTATCCTGATATATTTCTATTAATTTATTATAGATAACGTGATTTTTTCTACTATGCAACATTTTCATGTATTTATTTATTTCATCGATTCCGTTAATAGTAACACGATATGATGTTTGTTTCTCAATATTAGTAAATGAAACATCAATAGTGTCCTCGGTTATTATTTTTAATTTTTGAGCTTTTGCACGCTTATTAAGGAAATTCATGACTGATATATATTTTTCATAACTCATCAATGTATTGTTGAAATTGAAAAACATAAATTCAAATTCATGTTCTGGTGTCATTTTGTCAAACAGAGCTTCAACTCCTGACATTTTGTCACTTCCTATCATCGAGCCGATAATACCATCGGAATATTTTTTGGACATTTATAATAATAATACGTATAAAATTCTTAAGTATCTTGTTTATTTTTTAATATTTTATTTTAATTTTCAACATTTTATTGGTAGAAAATGGTATATAAATATTTTATTCTATATACCAATAAACTAATATAGCTAAAAAAAATGAAAATCTATTTAAAACAATATAAATAGTCTAATATATTACTATAGTATCTAATATGGCAACTAAACCAAAAACAAAGGTAGAACTACCTTCTAATAATCAAAATAATGTAAGTGAAACTACAAATCCATCAAATCAAATAGATATAAATGGTGATTATGCGCCACTTGTTCTTAAATTGCCACAAAATAAGCATAATCTTTTTAGTGTTGATGCAGCACCTAAATTCTCAACAAATATTGATTACCCGATGTTTGCATTAGGATTCCAACATTTTATACATGCGAATAAAGATAAAATGTCAATAGTTAAAGATTTTGAAGGAAAGAAAAAAGTTTATCTTGTTATGAATAAGTTCGAAAGATATGTTGACAATTATGATAGCAATATTGGTAATAAAACAAAGGAATTTTTTGGTACTGGAGATAAAGGAAAACCAGATATATTAAGCAGAGGATTTTATAAATTATGGGAATTATTATTGATGTATGATTTGATTGATAATTCAAAGCCAAATTTTGTTTCCGCACATTTAGCTGAAGGACCTGGATCATTTATTCAAGCAACTATGTTTTATCGAGATATTTATACAAAAAAAGGTCTTTCGAAAAATGATAAATTTTATGCCATAACTCTCCATTCAGAAGAGGGAAATACACATGTTCCAGAATTGGAAAAAACATTCGTAAATTTTTATCAAAAGGAATCTCCTCAAAGATTTGTTCAACATAAAACATACTCTAAACAAGTTGCTGGTAGTTATGACGATAAAACTAATGGCGATTTGACAGATCCAAAAACAATAAGATTATTTGGAGGCGCAATGAATGAAAAAGCAGATTTAGTAACTGCAGATGGTGGTTTTGATTGGAAAAATGAAAATATTCAAGAACAAGAAGCATTTAGATTAATTTACGCCCAAATGTTAGGTGCTATAAAAGTACAAAAGAAAGGAGGAAATTTTGTATGTAAATTTTTTGAAACATTCACAATGATTTCCTGCAAATTTATTTACATATTAAATGCCCTATATGACCAAGTACATATTACTAAGCCGTTAATGAGCAGACCATCTAATTCCGAAAAATATATTGTATGTATGGGATTTAAATATGATGAAAAAGATAAAGAATACAAAAACATCATATCGAAACTTGACCAAATTTTGGAAGAATGTCATAAAAATAAAAAATTAGAATTAATAGACATATTCCCAGAAATATTAATTGAAAATGAATTTAAAACTGCACTTACAGTTGCAAATACATATGTTGCAAATAGACAACTTAAAAGTATTAATGATATCGTAAGATTCATTAATGCACAAAACTACCATGGTGATACATATCAATTACATAGACAAATGCAAATAGATGCAAGTGTTTATTGGAACGAAACATATTTACCAGATCCTGAAAAGCTTGATAAAGCAAAGAAAAATATTAGCACTTTGTCAAAATTAAAAATCGACAGAATGAATGTAGTAATAAAAGAACTACAAGAAAAATTATCTTATGACTAATTAGCTCTTCTTTGTCTTAATACCGTGTTTTGTAACTGCTTTTTCAAAGCCTTTTTTACCTCCAAATGTTGGATATAGATATTTTTCTGATCTATCTTCTCGAAAGCTTTCGAATTCCTTATAAATATCTGCTTCTCCGTGTTTAATTTTATTTAATGTAGAAAATACATTTAATAATTTTTCAATATTCTCCTCTCTATTTCTAGTTTCTAACAAAAGTCTAAAAACATTAAAGTTTTTGAGTGAGAAATCTTCATATTTTTGTTCCATATGTTTATCAAACGCTTCTTTATTTTCTTTTTCTTGTTTAATCATTTCAGGAGTGTCAAGATATTCAAGGATTTCAATAACTGTCCCAGTAAGAGATTCCAAATCAGGTATGTTTTCTGGTTTCATTTCCTCATTTTCTATTGGCGGAGGATTAAAAATACTATTGTCCATTATAATATAATATAACTACTATTCTTTATGCACTTTGAATAGAATGTCAATATGTTTTTCTTTATGAATTCTTGTTGATTCAATTTGATACTTATTTGAACACTTTAAATTTTTATATTGTTCAATATCACACATTATTTCCTTTAATTTACTCATAAAGTGTAACTTTTCTAATTTTGTATTAAAAAATTCAAGAAAAATTAACTCTGGATATATTCCAATTTCCCTAATGGTATTATTACTACATATAAGTTCGCGCAATAATGGATATGTTTTAACTTGTTGTACTTTATTTTCTCGACAATCTAAATATTTTAAGTTAGGAAAACTATTTATTTTAGTTAATTCATTAGTACTGCACTTTAATACCTCTAATTGTTGCATTCCGGTAATTTTATTTAATTTATTATTATTACAATTTAAAACTTTTAATTTTGTAAATTCATTTATTTCAATAATATTATTACCAGAACAATCAATTCTTTCCAAATTTTTAAGGTATGTCATATCAAGTTCAGTAATAAGATTACTTGCACAATTTAGTTCAATTAAAGCACTTGGTAGTTTATTTATTTTGGTTAATTTATTATGGCTCACATCAATAACTTCCAAATTAACAAATTTATCAAGATCTGGAATTTCTGTCAAATCATTGTCTCCAATAAATAAATGTTTTAGGGATTTAAATAATACATCCGGAATGACTGGTAATACTGCTAAATCAAGATTTTTAAAATCTAATGATATGCCTTTTTCTTTTATACATTCGGCAAGTCTATAATCGGCAGTATCTAAATCTTCATTATGAAATAATGCCTCAACATCCTTATTTGCAAATTCGATATCTTTAACATTTAAATCTCTATATTTTTTATATTTAAGATCATTTTTATAAACAATATATTTCCTTTTAACTTCGCTGTCTGTTGGAATACTCATATTAATATATTAATATATCATTTTTCTATATGTCAAACTTATTCTTACCTTTTTATTCGCCCTTTTTGGAATTGAATGTTCCCAATATGAATTCGTTGGATACCGTATTTTAAATAAACTTCCATGCGCAAGAGGCAAAGTTATTGTTTTTGGTATATGATTATTATGCTTATTTTTTGTAGGTCTAAAAAGTATATCTCTAACTGCACCGAAACTTATACCATATATATTGGGATTTTCGCCTAATTCTTTTTCATCATCACTGTGATAGTGGATTTGATCATTTCCGTCCTTATATCTATTTATCAAAACAAAATTTACTTCTTCTCCCAAGCACAATTTTATACTATCCCTGATCTTTCTTAATTCGTTACAAATCGGATCATCCTGATTCCAGTCTATTGCATATATTGTTTGTCCAGAAAAAGTATAATATGTTCCTTTTTCGCCATATGCAACTTGTTTTCGTGGTATTTTATGGTATTTTCCATAAATGAAAATTTGCGATTCATCGTCGGTATTATATGTTATTTTTTCTTCAAATAATTTGAATAGTCTATCAGCTTCTCTTTTTTTAAAATAATCATCATGATAATGAATATTTATATTATCTTTTAGGGAACATATTACTTTTGACATTGCATAATAATTATTAATTAGGCAATTTGTAATTTATATAAATTAATCAATTTTTTATTTTTGTGAATTTTTGTATTCAGTAACAGCATTATTTATTGCTGTTAATAATTGTTCTTTATTTAGTTTTTTATTTGATTCGTTTGAAATACTTAATCCAACAGAAGTTGCAAATTCTTGAAGTTCAGTTAGTTTCATTTTGTTTGTAATTTTTTCTTTCATCAACTTCTCCATTGCTTGATTTACATTGCTTTTAGGCGATTCTTGAGTTTTTTTGCAAAATACATTTACACTATCAGTAGCCTGCATCTTTTCCTCAACTTCATTTTCTTCAAAATCTGAAACTTCTGAGTCGCAACATTCATCTTCTTCGACTTGATTTTCTACCACATTTTTATTTGTTTCTAACGGTTGTGGAACGATATTTTCTTCATTCGGTTTGTCGTCATCGTCGTCATTCTTAAATACGCGCACTGCCTTGAACGGCAAAGGTAATCTTTCAACAATACGATCCAATTTATTTTTGCATTTGTCGATTAAATATTTATCTAGTAGCTCTACACTTTCGACAAATGGTATGCTTAAATCACTAGATTTCATATTAACATCCAAAACCTCAACATATTCATTATTTTTTAATAAGTGTTTAATGATTGGAGAATCATAATCAATATATTTCGCATTATCATAAAATAGCGGTTCATATGAATTTTCACTAGTACGTAAAAGTAAAATATTCTTTTTAAATGATACATATCCATTTCCGCCAGTCACATATAGACTATCATTTTCAACATCCAGTAAGAATATATTAACATGGAAATAATCTGCCAAAAATCTTAATAATGTTTTTGATGACGAACATTTCTGAATATCTTCATATAATGAATTTTTATCCCATCCCATTGCTTTGTAGCCCATATCTGTAAAATGTTCACCTTTTAATGAAACTGTCATTTTATCCATCAAACTTTTCACGTATGCTTCTTGATTTTTTTGAGGCATAACAACAAAATCATCTTTACAACATACTAAAACGCTGACATAAAGTGATACATTATCTTGTGACTTTTGATTTAATTTTTTTAATACACCTATTCTATTAATATCAGAATAAAAATCAGAAAATAGTGTGTGCAAATTTGCAGGTAATTTTTTCATACTTGACATATTACCATTCTCTTGTGGACTGAAATTTGTTTCATCATACTCTTTATCATTTTTTTCGTCTGCATCATTATTGTCATATGTAGCTTCAACAGTCGGAGGATTTTGAATAATCTGTATATTTTTTTTAATATAAGTTAACAATGATTCAGTTGTTAGCCTAATTTGATTTCTATCATTATCTGTATGATTGTTATGATTGTTATGACTATTGTGGTTGTTATTGGTATTATAATTAGTTCTAACTAATTTGATAGATGCCATATATAAATAATAAATAGTACTAGTGAATCTTTAACTATTATATTAATTTTCAAATTTTTATTGCTTTAAAGCTTTTTGTTTTTTTACAAAAATCGCTTCATTTTTAATAATAGTTGCTTCTATTTTTTGGTCGTTTGTTTCTAATTCGCTTATTTCGTTTAATTTATTATCAATAAGTTTTCTTTTTATTATATTTCTTTCTCTGTTGTTATATCTCAATTTTGCATTGTTTTCAAAGGGATAGTCATCTTGAGAATACGGTTGATAATCAGAAGAGTATGTACTTTGATCTGCCTCAGAAATAGATTTTCCTTTTACAATGCTCAATATAAATTTTTCTATCTTGATATATGTTTCATTAGTCAAATTATGAAAACAAACAAATGATCCATTTGAATTTTGTGTAACTGATATGCCTTCGTTACAATCAGTTATAATATCGCCAATAGTTTCAAAATGCTCTTTGGTTTTTAGCTTACCAATTCGTCTTGCTAACTTTTCTTTTTGTTCAAATGTATAAATTTGTTCACTACTCATTGTGTATCTTATATATTATTATAATATAATAGAGCAATGAATTGAACACAATCAAAATAAAATTGAAATCATTATATTAATTAAAGATTTGAATATAATGTACGTTATAATCAAATAAAGGATGACAGACACTACATCAAAAGATTTAATAACTGCTAGCAAAACTGATGAGTTTTCTGAATGGTACAGACAAGTTGTTTTTAAAACAGGATTACTTGAATATTATGATATTTCTGGTTGTTATGTTATTTTACCAGAAGCATATGCAATATGGGAATTTTTACAAAAATATTTAGACGAAAATTTTAAAAGACATGGTGTTAAAAACGTTTATTTTCCAATGCTTATTAGTCAGTCAAATCTTACTAAAGAAACAAGTCATATTGAGGGATTTCAACCAGAAGTGGCTTGGGTAACAAAAGCAGGAAATTCTCAACTTAATAGCCAATTGGCAATAAGACCAACAAGCGAGTGTGCGTTTTATCCAACTATGGCAAAAATAATTAAGAGCCATAGTGATTTACCATTGAAATGGAATCAATGGTGTAGCGTTTTAAGATGGGAATTTTCAGATCCTACCCCATTTATAAGATCCAGAGAATTTCTATGGAATGAAGGTCATTGTGCTTTTTCTACTAATGAAGAAGCAAATGAAAACGTATTGAATATGATCAATCTATACAAAAGAACATATTCGGATGTGTTAGCAGTTCCTGTTATAAGAGGCAAGAAAACTGAACTAGAAAAATTTGCCGGCGCATCAAGCACCTTGACAGTTGAAAGCTTTATTAAAGAAGCAGGTAAAGCTATACAATGTGCAACAGCTCACAATCTCGGTCAAAATTTTTCTAAGATATTCGAAGTAAATTTTCAAAATACAGAAGGTAATATTGATAAAGTTTGGCAAACATCCTGGGGATTTACAACAAGATCAATTGGCGTTGCAATTATGACCCATAGTGATAATAAAGGACTAATCTTGCCTCCAAGAGTAGCTGATATTCAAGTTGTAATCGTTCCAATTATTTTTAAGAAAATGACAGATGATACCCAACAGTATATTAATAGCATTTTAGAAAATCTGCAATCAAATAATGTACGTGCTCATTTTGATGACACTAATCATAGACCTGGTTGGAAATATAATTACTGGGAAACACGCGGAATACCAATTAGACTGGAAATAGGTCCATCTGAAGTTACTAATAAAACTATTGTAATGTATAAAAGAATTACTGGCACAAAAACTAAAATAAATTCGAATAATATTGGCGCCAATATATCAAATGAATTATCAATTATCCATGAAGAAATGTACAATGCTGCAAAAAATAGACTTGTATCTTCAATTAAGTCAGTTAGTAATATAAGTGACTTTGCTGATGCAATATCTAATAAATTTGTATGCTGTATACCTTATTGTCAAAATACTAAATGTGAGGAAACTCTCAAAAAGGACCATTCAGTAAAATCATTATGTGTACCAAATGATGGAGAATATGATGGACAATTTATAAATGAAACAAATCTATGTTTAGTTTGTAAAGAAGAATGTAAAGGTACATATTTATTAGGCAAAGGATTTTAACAAATAATTGAAAAAATATTATGTTAAAATTATGAATACCAATGGTTTATTTATTATACTAAATTACAATGGATAATATTATCAAGTTAATACAAAATGACAAGGATAAGATTGAAGAAATTATAATCAAAATCAATAATAATCTTGATTCTGATGAAAACACAAATAAATTAAAAGACATACTCTCGACACATCAAGATTTATTAAAAACGAAGATAGATTTTGATAATGATGTTGATATTAAAAAAATAAAATATATCGGAGGTGTTGATATAAGTTTTGACAAAAAAGATAGTAATAATGCATGCGCCTATCTTACAATAGTCGATTTTGAAACTTTAAATATTGTTTACGAATGTCATGTGAACGTTAAGCTGGATGTTCCATATTTGTCTGGATTTTTGGGTTTCAGAGAAGTTAAATATTATTTGACATTAGTAGATAAATTACGTAAAGAACATCCAGAATTTTTGCCAGATGTCATAATGGTCGATGGATTTGGAATTTTGCATCATCGTGGTTTCGGCAGTGCTTCTCATTTGGGAGTTTTGTCTGATATACCAACTATTGGTATAGGTAAAACTATTTTACATATAGATGGTTTAAATGAAAAAGATATAAAATGTCAATCCAGAAAATTAGCGGCGGAAGGTATTTATACTTACGAATTAAAAGGAACGAGTGGAAAAATATATGGTATGGCATATATGAGTACAACTGAAAACTCAAATCCAATTTATGTTTCTATCGGACACAAATTACAATTAAATACTGCTTTACATATTGTTAAAAAAATGTGCAAATACCGTATACCTGAACCAATTAGAAACTCTGATATTAAATCAAAATTATTTTTCTAAATTAAATTCTCGTAACAATTATATCTACTTAGATATATAGCATCAATAATGTCTACAATAGATTCTGATATAATTATGTCAAATACGAGTGATAATAATATAGATACATCAATTTCTTTATCCGAAACATCAATCGATGAGAATCTGAATGATTTAATGAAACAGGATTATACTTATCCAGACCCATCTGATCCTGAATTACAAAAAAAATTATATGCAAAACGTGAATTTTACTATCATAAAATACCCCCTCGTCCAGACGTAAATGACTATAACGATATTAAAGAATACAGAGATAATATTTGTGCAAGATCATTTACATTGCATGAACATCAAGCATTATTAGGAAACTTTATTAATCCAGATACTCCATACAAAGGTGTTCTTATATATCACGGGCTTGGTACTGGAAAGTGCATTTCTAAAGAATCATTAGTTGACGTAAATGGTTTTAAAATGAAAATTAAAGAAATTTGGAATAGATTTAAAACTTTAATTATTGCCGATCCAGAATCTGGAGAATGGTCTATACCATCTGAAAGCTTAACGGTTAAATCAATAAATGAACAAGGAGTTATCATATCCAAAAATGTAGCTAGATTATTTAGAGAAAAAATTAATGCAAAAGTAAAAAGAATTACACTAGTTGATGGAAAAAGAATAAATGTTACTCAAATACACAAATTATTGTTGGAAAGAGGTTGGGCAAATGATTTTGTTGTTGGCGATTCTGTAGCAACATATCAAAATAACAATGTGATTTATACAATGATTGAAAGTATCGAATATGTCAACTGTGATGATTTTGTTTATGATTTGGAAATTGAGGAAACACATAACTACGTTGCTGAAGGTATCTTATGTCATAATACATGTGCAGCTATTGCTATTGGTGAAAAATTCAAATCACTTGTACAAAAATATAACACAAAAATTTATGTATTAGTATCTGGTCCTCTTATTAAGGAAAACTGGAAAAATCACTTATTGATATGTACTGGAGAAACTTATTTAAAATACCAAGATAAAAGTGTTTATATTGATGAAGTCGAAAAAGCAAAACAGCATAAGAATGCATTAAACCAAGCATTGCAATACTACAGATTTATGAGTTACAGAAGTTTTTATAAAAGAGTATTGGGAGAAAAGATTGTAGAAAAGAAAGTGACCAAGGGAGAAAAGGTGCGTGTATCATACAGGAAAACAGAAGAAGGTGAATTTGAAAGAGATATTGCAGTAGATAGACTTTATAATTTGAATAATTCTATCATTATCATCGATGAAGCACACAACTTGACAGGTAATGCATATGGTGATGCTTTATTACATATTATTAAAAATTCCACAAATTTGAAAGTTGTATTATTATCAGCTACACCAATGAAAAACTTGGCTGATGATATTGTAGAGCTTTTAAACTTTTTAAGACCAGAATCAAGCCCAATGGAAAGAGATAAAATTTTCAATAGCAATAAAAATCACTTAATGGATATCAAACCAGGGGGATTAGATTATTTCAGAAAAATGGCTTCCGGCTATGTATCACATGTGAGAGGTGCAGATCCATTAACTTTCGCCAGACGTGTTGACAAGGGTATTAAACCAAAAGGTCTTATATTTACAAAAGTTATTCAATGTAAAATGTTGCCTTTCCAAAGAGAAATTTATGAGAAAGCTGTGCGTGACAAGGATGATACTTTGGATAGACGTTCTGAAGCAGTTGCAAACTTTGTTTTTCCAGGTTTATCACAAGATAGAAAACAAATAGAGGGTTATTATGGTCGTGAAGGTATTGTATTGGTAAAAAATCAACTTAAATCAAATTTCGATTTAATTAACAAAAAAATTGGAACAGATATATTGAAAGCACAAGGCGATCAAGATTTCATTTATGGTACAGAAGATGGAAAAACTATTTCAGGAAAAATTCTTAAGCTCGAAAATTTAGAGTATTTTTCAACTAAATTCTGCAAGGCGCTCACAAAGCTTAATAGATTAGTTTGGGGACAAAAAGGAGCAAAAACTGCATTTATATATTCTAACTTGGTAAAAGTAGGTATCGAATTATTTGAACAAGTTCTTATTCAAAATGGATATTTAGAGTTTCAAGAAAATCAAAGTAATTATCAAATATTACCAAACACTGTATGTTATTATTGCGGAAAGGCGCATAAGGATCATGAAAAACATGTCGAATCAGCTCAATTAGGTGGATTTATTGAGTCGGAAATTGCGGAATCTTTAGATGCTGATAATAATGAAGAGGATGATGATGCTTTATCTGATCCTGTATTAGAAAGTGAAGAAGGTAACGATAGTAATATTGTATTGAGCACGACATCAAAATCACCTATTGTTAACGACAAACATAATACAGCTCCACTCATAGTTATTGGAAATATACCACCACATAAATTCTATCCAGCTACATTCGTATCTGTTACTGGTAAAACTAGTGAAGAAACTGCAGAATTTATCCCCGAAGACAAACAAAGAATATTAAATACAGTATTTAATACCATTGAAAATAAAGAAGGAAAATATATTAAATTTGTTTTGGGATCTAAAGTTATGAACGAAGGTATTAGTTTAAGACATGTAAGCGAAGTACATGTATTAGACGTATATTTCAATTTAGGCAAAGTAGATCAAGTTGTTGGAAGAGCAATTAGACATTGTTCGCACTATAAACTAATGAACGAACAAAATAAATTTCCACTTGTAAATGTCTACAAATATGTAGTTACTCTTGACAATGAATTATCAACAGAAGAAGAATTATACAAAAAAGCAGAATTGAAATATTTACTAATTAAAAAGGTAGAAAGAGCTATGAAAGAAATTGCCATTGATTGTCCATTAAACGTACATGGTAATATTTTCCCAGAGGAAGTAGAAAAATTCAAAGACTGTGGAAAACCTGGTAAGGAACCTTGTCCCGCAATTTGTGATTATTCGTCATGTGAATATAAATGTAATGATATAAAACTCAATGCAGAATATTATGATCCACAAAGAAAAATATACAAAAGAATACCAAAAGATAAATTGGACTATTCTACATTTACACATGCATTAGCAAGAAATGAAATTGAGTATGCAAAGAAACGTATAAAAGAAATGTTTATGAAAAAATATGAATTTACTATTAATGAAATTATTAAATATGTTCAAAATACATACGACGATGAAAAACGAGAACTCTTTGATGAATTTTTCATTTTTAAAGCATTAGATGAATTAATTCCAGTGACTGAAAATGACTTTAATAATTTCAAAGATACAATTCTCGATAAATTTAATCGAGCTGGATATTTGATTTTCAGAAATAAATATTACATTTTCCAACCATTTGATCAAAATGAAGATGTTCCAATGTACTACAGAACAACATTTGATAAACCTATCGTACAAAAATTAAGTTTGTATAATTATCTCAAAAATACCACACAATATCAAGCATATAAAGGCTCAAAGAAAAAGAAGAGCGACGAAGCAAAGGAAGAACAAAAAGAAGTCGCGGTTTACAACTTTGACGAGGTTATGGATTATTATGATAATAGAGATGAATTCAAATATGTTGGTATTATTGATAAAGAAGTTAGCCGACGCAAAAACAAACAGATGGAAGAAGTCAAAGATGTATTTAAGATTAGAGAAAAGAGAGCAAAAATCTTGGAAAAGAAAAGAGGTACTGGTATTCCATCTATCAAAGGTGCTGTTTGCGCAACTTCAAAGAATAAAGAATATCTTGAGAATATTGCAAAAGAGCTTGGTGTTGAAGTTGTCGGTAATGAAACAAGAGATGACATTTGTGGAAAGATTAAAGATAAAATGTTGTTACTAGAAAAATACTCAAGAAAGAAAGAAGGAAATAAATTAACATACATAATGGTCCCATCAAATCACCCTGAATATAGATTCCCATTGAATATAGAAGATAACTTAACATTTACAATCAGTAAATTAAAACAAGACATCAATATAAAACTAAACATTGAAGTCAAAACAGATAAGGTCAAAACAGGTCCACAAAAGGGTATGTCGATATATAAGATCGTTATTAAAGATGATAAAAAATTATCCGAATATGAATCTATCTTGAAAAAGCACAATGCAGTCAAAGAAAAGAATGAATGGATTATTACACTTGAATAAAATTAAAAATTGAATATAAGAGATATAAACTTAAAAACATATATTATTATACTATAGAATAAGTATGTCAAGTCCATATATCACAACGGTTCTATATGCATCGGTAACTCTATTGCCAAGTCAAATGGATAATAATATTTACAATCATTTAAAGAAAAATTTGGTGAATCGATTAAGTAACAAATGCTATAGAAATTACGGATATATCTCTAAAATATATCAAATATTGGATAGAAGCAATGGAAATATTATAGCAGAAAATCCAATGGCAGCTGCCACATATAAGGTTAAATTTTCTTGTAGATTATGCAACCCGTTACGTAAAAAGCAAATAATCTGCAAGGTAGATAAAATAAATAAAATCTTAATTATCGCAAGCAATGGCCCCATTAAAATTGTCATAACAATGGATAGAATAAATAACAATAATTTCTTCCAAGATAAAAAAACAGGTGTACTGTTGTCTAAGACTGACAACAAATCCGTACCCATCACATTAGGAACATATGTTAAAATAACAGTACATTCCAAAATATTTAACGATATGGATAATGTAATTATGGCTCTTGGATATTTAGAAGGCGTTGCAAATGAAACAGAAGTTAAACAATTTTATAGCGACGAATATGATACAGAACAGGGTAAAATAATTGACTATGAAGAATATAGTAAACAGGAAAGGGATTTGGATCAAGTTGGAGAAAACAAGGGAGACAATGAAGAAGATAATGAACAAAAAATGGAAAGCTAAATTTATTTATATATATATAAAAGCATGTCTATTTAATTATATTAAATATACATAATGGCTACTGTAGAGTATGCATTCGATAAAAGAAAATATTTTAGTACGACACACAAGGATAACAAAATTTGTACAAATTGCGGAAAAAAAGGACATGAATATAAGGAATGTAGGGAAGCAATTACAAGTATTGGTGTAATATTAATTAATTTGAATGTAGATATAGATCATAAACTCAAATTTATTAAAAATATAAATAATAAACCTTCTGCAATAGAAATTAATAATAAAGGAATTAAGATAAAAAATAAAAAAGATATTAAATATTTCTCATTTATCAGCAGCTCCATAAAATTTTTAATGATTAAAAGAAAACATAGTTTGGGATATATTGAATTTATTCGTGGAAGATATAAACCCGATAATATTGACGGCATAGTATTTTTATTTCAGCAAATGACCCAAGAAGAAATTAATAAAATTAATTTTATGACATTTGACCAGTTATGGGATGATTTTTGGGTAGACGAAAATAAAAAAAAATTATACGAAAAAGAATATAATAGATCAAAACAAAAATTCACAAAATTGGCAACATCCGATGAATTTAACATAAAATTCTACGCAGAACATGTAAAACCAAAATGGAATCAAGGAGAATGGGGCTTCCCTAAGGGAAGACGAAACAAAATGGAATCCAATATTGAATGTTCAAAAAGAGAATTTGAAGAAGAATCAGGTTTTGGAGAAAATGATTATATTATTTTAGAAAATATAAAACCATTACAAGAAGAATTTTTTGGAACTGATGGCGTTAAATATAAACATATTTATTATATCGGTTTATCAGTTTCAGATAAGATGCCAGCAATTAATACAAATAACTTAAACCAATCCGGAGAAATAGGAGATATAGGATATTTTGCGCACTACGAGGCTATAAAAATTATCAGATCATATCATACCAGCAGAATACAATTATTAACGAATTTATATATGTTTATTGCAGAACAACTTATTGAAAATATGGATGATAAAGAACAAGAAACAGTGGAAAACAACAATTAAATTTATTTATAAAAATCACATATATAGTTATAATAATGGATAAAAATAATTATAACTTATTTGAATTGGCCAAGGCCCATAAATGGACAGAATTTTACAACTATCTCAATAAAGATGAATCTAATATTGATGTAAATATTAGAGATGAACAAAATAACTACTTAATAACATATGCAATAATTTTTAATAAGCCAGATGTTGTAAAATTACTTATTGAAAAGGGTGCAAGAATAGATATTGTTGATAGTGAAGAAAGATCAGTTTTATTTATGGCAATCAAGTTTAATTTTATTGATATAATCAAATTATTTTTACTTTATAATAAATCTTTAATAGGTATATCAATTTTAGATATACGTGACAGAAACCAAAATATATTATTACATTACGCAATAATCTTAAAAAATTTAGAAATCGTAAAATTACTACTTGAAAATGGATCAAATCCAAATTTAACAGAAAAAAATGGATATAATAGTTTGCATCTCGCAATTTATAGTAGAAATTTTGATATTTGTGAACTAATATTTAAACATAATATTGACGTAAATGCAAAATGTAATACAGGAGAATCGGCATTGCATCTTGCATGTAATTTGCAATTAACTAAAATAAGCGCATTATTAGTTGCTAATGGAATTGATGTAAATTTACAAGATTATAACCATGACTTTACTGCTTTACATTATGCAGTTAATTTAAATAATAAAGAACTCATCCAACTACTTTTACAAAATAATTCCGACCCAAATATACAGGATATGTTCGGTAATACACCATTGCACTACTGTTTACTTGAAAATAATTACGAGGTTCTTGTTATGATTAACACGCTATCTGTAAAAAAGTATGAGGTAAATTACAGTTTATGGAATATAGATGGAAAAATACCACTGCATATTATTTTAGAACAAAATCCACATGATATTTTTAATTATCTTAATATTGTCCTATCAAAAAGTAACCTCAATGTTCAAGATAATACAGGAACAACATGTCTTCACTTAATTTGTTTGCATGGATATTGGAAAGACGTTGTACAAATAATTTCTAAAAAAAAATTAGATATTTTTATACCAAATACTTACAAAAAACGACCAATTGATTTTATACTTGATAAAGATTTAACCGAATTTATAAAAATTGTAACTGATAGTTATATTTATAGATTAAAAAATGCTCGCGGGGAATGGGAAAATGAATGGGAAAACATGTGTAAAACTCAATTAATGTATGAATCATTGACACCTGAACAAAATAATGTTATTGAAAAATCAAATATTAAAATAACTGCAAAAACAACTGATGTGTGCAGAGATTTGGTTTATAATAAACTTATGGAAATGACAAAATCCAGTGGAATGGTGACTTCTAAATCATTCCCAAATAAAGCAGGTAGTATTTGTTTGAAGGTATCAGAAGGAACTAATATAGGAGTTTGTACATTTACTGGAACGACCCTCGATATCATATTAGGATTAATTTATATTCTAAAAAAACATCCAAATACATGCAGCACATTATCAAAAAACTTTAATGAAAATAAGGAACTATGTAAGTTTTATAAATCAATGGGTATTATTATGAATACAAAATGCGAATTTCTAAATTTTGAAATAGTTTGGGTACATCAAAAATTACATTTAATCGAAAACTTTTACGAAAACTTTAGAAAATGTAACAATAAAAAAGAAGTAAGATTTGTTATAGTACCAATAGGTATCGAATTACGTGAAGGTAGTCACGCAAATTACTTAATTTATGATAAAGAAAATAATGAAATAGAAAGATTCGAACCACATGGAGCTAATGCACCACTTGGACTCAATTATAATCCTAATCTGCTTGATGATATTCTGGAAAAAAGATTCCAAGAAATTAATGAAAATATAAAATATGTTAGACCGAAAGATTATTTGCCAAAAGTTGGATTTCAACTATTGGATATTTATGAAAATAAAAAAAAGAAAATTGGTGATCCAGGAGGATTTTGTGCATTATGGGTAATATGGTATGTAGATATGAGACTAACTTATAGTAATCTTTCAAGAGATTATTTGGTTCACAAAATGATTAAGATTATACGATCACAAAACATATCTTTTAAAAATATGATTAGAAATTATGCTAAAGGTATTATAACAATAAGAGATAAAATTTTAACTAAAGCCAACATGGATATTAATGATTGGTTAAATGATGAACATACAGATAAACAAATAAATATCGTTGTAGCAGAAATTCGAAATGAAATTAGTAAACTCCATTACTGATGCTTTAATTTCATATATATGATTAAAATTATTATGGCTACAATTATTAATAATACAGTTAAGTGACTTTGTTTTATGATAAAAGAAACTTCTTTTTCACTAAAATATTTTGTTACAATATCATCGTATGTTAATTTAGGTTTGCCTTGAGAATAATTAACTTCATTGTTTATTGACAAAAGCCAATTTACTAAATTATATCGACTTGCTAATTGCAAATCTGTTAGTGGATGCATCTGAATATGGTTTGTATAATTAAATCTACATTTTTCACATGGTAATACTTTGCCAACCAAATTCATAAAAGAATGCATTGAGGTCTTTTCAATTTGTGATGGATTATCAGAGTATGCAAATGCTATATAATATAGAGCATCCCACGTAGGGCGACCCCATATTTTTGGATCAATATTGTTTACCATTTTATAATACATTTAGACAAAATTTAGAGGATAAATGCATTATTTGTAGCATCGAAATTTATTTTATATTTTCTCTTATCACTCATAGTAAGATGTATATTTGATTCATTTTTTGTAGTCCTTGGAGATTCTTTTATCATTTCTTCTAATGCTAAAATATTTTTTATTTTTTTATTATTATACTTACTTAAAATTGGTAAGTAATATTTACTACCTTCGCAATTAACTAATGGAAGACCCAACTGTTTGTATACTTCACTTGTTTGTTTACTAACAATGCCATATTCAACATCAACAAGTACAATAATTTTTTCTGTCAATCCTGTATAACATTTGTCATATTTTTCCTGACATGTACCAACAAAATCTATACCAGTATTATTGTAATACTTCAAAAGCTCTTCACTTAACTCAACAAAAATTAAACCATTATAAATAATATGATTTTTACTTTGGGTCATGTCTATCGAAAGTATTTTATCTATTTTATTTGGTACTATTTCAGTAATTTTTTTTTGGTAACCAGAACCAGAGTCTCTGTAATATTTTATCTCAATATTATCTTTTGTTTGAAGAAAGATATATGTATCATACGGAATATTCATATTTAAATCCTTACATTTAATATTTCCATCAGGAGTAAATTCATTACCATCAATTTCATATATCATATCTCCAGATTTAAACTTGTGTTCTTTTTTTCTTTTTGTTAACTTATAAAGGTCATAATTTATGTTATTATCATTTGTTATAATATGACCAGTTTTAGAAATATCATCATCTGAAAATTCGCATATGTTTGTATCGATAAAGATGTTTCTGAATGGCTTGTGGGATTGTGACATTTCCAATGCTTGCAATATGCAATAAGTTGGAATAATTTTAATGTACTTGTCATTAATATCATAAAGAGATACTATTCCAAAAATTTCGTTATTACTATATAGAGGACTACCGCTCAAACCAGAATAATCATAATCATCAGCATTTTCCAATATTAAATTTACATTTAATATTGGAATTTTTGGTAACATCAAGCTTGTTAATTTTATTAAGCTTGGACCATTGTATATACACTCTACTATTCCTCTAATAAGTTCACTTTTGAATTCATAATACGATATAGATAATTTTTGATTCAAACGTGAAGGCACCTCTTTAGACAACTCAATTTCATCATCATATGGGATATCTTCAGACGATTCCAATATTGAAATATCAAATTCATCAAAATCCATCACTCGAGTTAATTCCATTTTTTTAACATCGCCTTCTAATTTTATATACATAGTAGAAGATATTGCATCTTTTACTACATGTGCACATGTTACAATATATTTTTTACTATTAAATTTAATTATTATACATGATCCACTTTTATATTTTATAACAGGGCTACACGATCTCCAAAATTTAAATGGAGATATATTACATTTACTAACTATATATGCCAAAGCCTTCATAGCAATATGTTGAATATGTATATATAACTCAACTTAATATTAATCATTAATATCTTTGCTTATCAATTTTTTTAAATAATAAATAATGCAAAAGACTTGTACTTGGAGATGAATAAGTTGCTGAGCCTCCTCCACTTTGTGAATTATAATTTACATCATTTTGTTCACGATAACGAATATATTTAATTGCATTCTCATCATAATTACTCGAATTTAAATCAATAACGGTTTTAGTTTCTAAACTATTTTTTATCCTTATTTTGTTATAAATAATCGCAATATTTTTTAATTTATCCCATATATTAATATTATGGGAATTAATCAAATCATAATGCAATTCACGAAGAGTTCTATCTATTGTGGATCTTAATTTTAATAGTTCTGTTTTTATTTCAGAGGTTTCTGGTACGAAAATAGAATACGTCATTAAATTGGATTGTATCCTGTCTCTCGAATATACATTTCCAATGACTGATATCATTTTAGGAGTTATATAATGCAAACATGACATTATATTCTTTTCAGGATTCATACTTAAAAATAATAAATAATTAAACAAGTATTTGGTATCCATCAAGGTATTATACTTACCACTAAATTGTTGTACCGTTAGTGTAGTATCAATTGCTGGATCTAATGCGGATAGATAAAACGGGGTATCATTTATTTTTTTAACAACATTAAATGAATATCCATGCATGAAAGATAATGTTATTTTTTCATATTCGGTAAAACTTGTTGTGTCAATTGATTTTGAAAGTATTATCTTCATATCATTGAGTGTCAATGTATTATTCTTTACAAGCTGATTATTTATTCCATATACTTTTGTTTTAAATGAAACATAATTTGATATATATGACATTATGGTTTTGATATTTAGTTTTCTTTTGTTACACCATTCTGAAATTAAGTCATAGTTTTTTCCAGAAGAAAGTGAATCAATAATAAAGTTAGAAATAATATTGGATGCACGCAATATATTATAATCTTCATTTGTTAATTCCTGAGAATTTGTCAAATCTCCTTTTTCAATAAGTTCTATGAGATTTTGATCACCTTTTATTAAATTTTTTGTATCTACTTCCTTTTTTTTAATTCTTGTTATGACACTGTAATCGAAATTCTTTTTTATTTCTCTCAGTATGGTTGTAAATGATGGATCATCCGGATTTACAATTACGTTGTTCGATAATAACATCAAATCTAAATCTTCAATAATTTTTAATAAAGCTTCGCTATCTGATTTTGTATTACCATATGTATCAGTTACAAGATCAGTGTATTTCATATATTTTCCATTTGGTAATTCTATACCTGATACTAAATTCATTCTAATATCATAATTAGCTGCTGTATATATTGATAATAGTTTCATAATTTTTTCATCACAACCATAACATAAACTGTATAAATATGTTTTAACATTGTTTGTATTATCAAATATAGTTTCCACTTGTAATAATTCTTTCATTTCAAATAATTTTGACCCAATATTTGTTTTACCGACAACTAAATTTCCGCCTTCTTTATGAATCGTTATATACAATTGATCCTCCATTATTTTCCAAAATGAATTTATCTTATCAGATACAAGCTTACCATTATCCAAATGTAAGCCATTATAATCTTTTTTAATTTCCGTTATATTTCCAAGAATATTTCTAACAAACCCCAATTCATCTGGATGAATAATATAAAAATTTCCATCATTATCACTTAATGATTCTAGAGAATAACCTGTTTCATATACAAGATGGTTTAGTTTATTGTTGCCATAGTCATAATGTGAATTGTTGCCATAATAACTTATGTAGTTTCCATTATTAAAATATTGTTTTGATATGATTAGATTCAAATTATACTTGTATTTGTCACTAACGATCGGTAATATAGCAGTTCCACTCAATTTGTGGTCCGAACGTAATTTATTAGGGTCCGTATTTGAATCAAATAACGGAGATTCATTTGACCTGTCATATAACATAGCATATAGATTCTCATCTATATTGTCTATTGAAATTTTAAATTGCGTTTTTTGATTTTCAACGGCACCCTGCTCATATAAATAGTAAACAGTACCTGGCCCTACACGACCAACACGACCGCGGCGCTGTAATCTACTTGATTCTGAAATAGGTGTTAGCTTTAGTGATTTAAATTTTTTCTTAAAATCATAGATAGCTGTTTTTTGATTACCTGTTTCTACAACATATTTAAGACTATCAATAGTAATTGACGCTTCAGCTATATTTGTTGCAACAATAACTACACGATTATATGATGAATCGCCTCGTGTAGGATCATCAATTTCTGTAAATGGTATATTTCTATCCATTTTTATTGAATATTTTGTTGATGCAATATTCTCTATTAATGTACGCTGGTTTTCATTAAGGCCAGCATGATATGGAACAGCAATCATATTTGGTGGTAAAACTTTATTTAGTTCTTCCATACTTTTAGTAATTTCCATTACACCTGGCTGGAACAATAATATATCTCCAGTAGTATCATTGGATATTATGGATTGTATTATGTCAATTGGTTGATCTGTTTTATTGTAAATATCTGTAATTTTCCATTTAGTTGTTTTTCCAGGAGGTGAAATATGTAAACGACGTTCCACATTTATTCTATCAAGTTTATTTTCTTCAAGTGTTGTTGAAAATGGAAACATTTTATTGTCATTAATATCACGGTAATATCTTCTGTAATTTGGTTCGTCATCTGCCATTGTAGCACTAATTATAACTAATTTTATTGAATTATTATAATATGCGCCATATTTTACCAACGTCAAAATAATATCCATATTGGTATTATGTTCATGCGCTTCATCAACAGCAACAATATCATATAAATTACTAATGTCATACATTGTACCTCCAGAATCATTATCCTGATAAGTTTTCTTTAATAATGGTGTAGATTTGAGCTTTTGGACTAATGAACCGTCTGTAGTAAATTCTAATGATAAATGATCAACACGTTTTACTTTGGAGTCTTTCTTATGTTTATACTGAATATAATAATTCCCTTCCGTTACGGGCAATCCTAACTCTTCTGAAACACGTTTGGCATTACTTTCTGTTGGAGTTATACGAGGCTGAGTACATGCTATAGAACCAGCAGATTTATAATCAACAGCTTTCAATGCGTACAATAATAATTTGGGAATCTGTGTAGATTTACCAACACCGGTTGAACCAGTTACATATATCACACGGTTGTTATAATATTTATGGAAAAAACATATTTGTGTTACCCAATTTACACCATATGCATTATACCATACACCTGAATCATCAGCAAGAAATGAAAAAAAATGTCCTTTGACTATTTCCTTTTCTTCACCTTTTTTGATTTTATAACTATAATCTGCCATTTTTCCATATGGTTTGCTTGTTAAATAATAATAAGATTCGGTACTATATTTACTATTAATTGTGTACTTTTGTCTGGTGTTATTTCTTATTTTTTCGCGCAAATCTCCTCCAAATGATTCATCTGTTAAATTTTTATTTGGTTGAAACATAGATAATATTCCTCTTCTCTGTAAACTGTCAAATATATGATCAATTAATTTACCATGAATATTAGTAAAAATAATTTTACGTTTTGCATTTATATCAGCTTTATTTGATATACCATATGTTTTGCTAATATATCTATTTATATTAAACCAATTCATATAGTTATTTTTTTCATTTAATCTACTTAATATTTCACGCTTTTGTACCGATGTTAACGATACCCAATATCTTGGGTATTCTGTAAAAACTCCATCTTTATCGTAATGACACATAGATTTTGCAAAATTATAATATGCTTTTATAGGTGCATTATCTACAATATTAAGATCAATACCCTCACTATTTGGATCGTCACTATTTGCATATCTTAATTCGAATTCTTTATGAAACCAAGTTTGTTGTAATTTAGACTCACAGTTTTTTAAATATGTATATATATGTTCTCCACTAATTGACTTAAAACTGTATCGAACCGTATTATAAGTTATGTCTTTTAATTTATCATCTTCATATTCTTCAATATCAAATTCACCCTGCATTCCGTCTCTTTTAAAATTTATTTTTTTATAACCTTTATTTTCGGCGATTAATATATTTTCATAAAAATTATTAAAAAAAATGGTAATACTTTTCGTAATTTCTTTTAATTGACTATTGGTTATTGATAAATTCCCATGTATTGTTAAATCAGATCCACTATCAACAATTTCTATAAATTTATTCCATCTATTAGTAAATTCATTTCTTGCTTCATCTGATTGTTCCTTCCATTCCATATTTTTATTTATTCCATCCACTGGAATAAAATATGGCAAAAGTGTATAATAAGGCATTGCTTTGTTTATTAATTTAATGCTATATAACATCCATTTTACCTGTTTAATATTATAGTAAAATTCATTCGATAATGTATCATAAATATCACCAACATATAATCCATCTAATTTAGCTAAACTACTATCATCCAAATTATTTGTATCGTTAATAATGTCGAAATCAACATGGGTACCATTTTCGTGACGTTTTGAACTTATTTTATAAACGGATGAATTTTTAATATCATCGTTTGTATATGGTATTACATCTATCCAATTTACATAAAGCTTGTTACTACAGCGTCTAACTGTTTCAACTAGTAAATAAAAATTATTTTCAAGGTGTTCTTTATTAAAATTTATTTCACTTGCCCTTCCATTATCTCTATTACATCTTCCATATTGTAAATTTGAATAAACATACTTTGGCTCATTTTTATTTATATCTACATTTTTCATTTTGGCAGTGTATAATTCGTCTAATGACCTCAGTTCTCGTTTATCTACACTTTCATCGTCATTAATAAATGGTAAAAGTTGTAACATCAATGTGGTTGCATCTAAATAATTATTTTGCCTAATTTGATGTTCAAAATTATCATGTTTTTGATTAAATGAAACAGATATTATATTTAATAATTTTACTAAATAGTTTAATAATAATTTACCATGAGTAGAATTCAAGTTTGGAAAAACTCTCCCAATTACATTTTTATAAATCTCATTTTCGAAAGATTCTGTCACAAATTTATATGACATTTATAAATAGTACCAAGAAAAATATATTGGTAAAATAATCACTAAAAATGTTGATTTTTTATTAACATACTTTAAAACATCTTTATTACTATTATATTAATATATGTTTAAAAAATTAAATGACCGGATCAATGATATGTTCGAGAAAAGGTCTTTTGACAATGATTTTATTGATATACAATTAAGTGAAAAAACCACAAAAAAATTACTCGATTATCAGTTGTTACATGTTTATAATTTAATGAGCGCCCTAAAGAAAAATAAAGCAGTTATAGATGGATCCAATACCGGTACAGGAAAAACATACACATCATTAGCTGTAGCTAATGAGTTAGGATTGCAGCCTTTAATCATTTGTCCAAAAAATATAATGACTGCTTGGAAAAATGTTTGTGAACATTTTGGTATTACACCATTGGCAGTTATTAACTATGAAACAGCAAGAAATGGTTGCTATTATGATGATAACGGAAAAAGAAATAAGTTTAAATATCTTACTAAAACAGAAGATGGATATAAATGGAATTTCGCAAATAGTGACAAAGTACTTATTATATTTGATGAAGTACATAAATGTAAAAATAAATCATCACTCAATGGCAAATTAATGTTATCTACTAAAGGTGTTTGTAATACTATGTTATTAAGTGCTACCATTTCAGATACCCCTGAAAATTTCCATGTATTTGGATATATGGTGGATTTATATAATAATCTAAAACAAGGAAAAAATTGGATTCAGGGAATTTTAAGAGAAGATAAAAATAAATTAGGAAAAAAGAGTGCAAGTAGTTTAAATAAACATATATTTCCAGCAAAGGGATCAAGAATGAATATAGCAGATATTGGCGATAAGTTTCCAAAGAATCAAATTTCCGCAGAATGTTATAATTCAGAGAAAAGTGCAGAAAAGGAAATCGATAAGGCTTATAATACTATAAAATTAGCGAAAAGTGATACAAAGGACGAAAACACATTGACGAAAATTTTACATGCCAGACAATTAATTGAAAAAACTAAAGTTCCGATAATATTCGAATTATTGGAAAAATATTTAGAATCTGGAAAATCAATAGCGGTATTTGTAAATTTTACAGATACATTAAATGAAATTAAATTACAACTTTCATCAAAGGATATAAAATATGCAGAAATACAAGGAGGACAGTCAGAAGAGGATAGAGAATCTAATATTAAGTTATTTCAATTAAACCAAGTAAAAGTTATCGTTTGTATGATGCAAGCTGGTGGTCAATCGATTAGTTTACATGACGTTACGGGAAAGTATCCCCGTGTATCTTTAATATCACCAAGTTGGAGTGCTGTTGAAATTGTTCAAGCGCTAGGAAGATGCCATAGACAAGGTACTAAATCTCCAGTACTGCAAAGAGTAGTATTTTGTGCAAACACATGTGAGGAAAGTGTTTGCAAAACTATTAAAGAAAAATTAAAATTTATATCAAAATTAACTGATGACGATTTAATTAAGTTCTAATATACCATTAACAAATTTATTTATATTATCCGTTGTTCTTGCATCATTAAATTCATAAATTTTGCCATTATAGAAAAATTTAAGTGTAGGATATTCATATACATTAAATGTACTGCATACACTTGAATAGTTCTCACAGTTTATATCTGCCAAGGTTACCCTATTATTTATAGAATTTCTAAGTTGTCTCCAAATTGGTTCAAATGCTAAATAATATTCACATTTTGGCTTATAAAATAAAACCAATAATGGATTTTTAACATTAATTTCTTTCTCAGATTTACTTTTATTTTCAAACGAACTATTACTTTGATAACGTTGATTGATAATTTTTTCACATTGCGATATTAAATTAGAAATTTTACCCAAATAATTTGCGTCATTAACAGATTTTTTCACACTTATTTCCAAATTTTTAAGTTTAGTTAAAATATGCATTAAACCATACTCTGTTTGAGGATTTGATAACAATTCTTTATCAAATTCAACAGATAAATTTAATATATCGGTTATATTTTGTACTTGATTATTATTCATTATAAATAATCATGATATTATTATTTTTTTTTGTATAATTTATATTTATACTATAATGAACAATAATAGTGAGAATAAATATCCTAAAAGCAAGAATAAATTTCAGTGTTTGGGACCATGCTATCAGCCAGGAACAACCATTATTCACCCTATAACATTAGAATATATTACAGATTTAGAAAAACCATTTTGTCCTGTCAAAGAATGGACATATGAGGATCCTGCTACTGGAAAAAAAACAGATAGATATTTAGACACTTGCTATGGACCTGTAGAAAATAAAGATCTGTCAGGTAAAGAATTAGAATTAAACATATTGACTCCATATATAGATTTCAATTCCGAACAGTTTTTAAAAATATATTATAATATTTATTCATTTGAAGATGCGATTGAATGGCTTAATAAAAAAAAATATGTAACACTCACAACCAAATTAAGAATAGTAGATTGTGCGTGGAATGCATATGGAAAAGATATGACATTGATTGATGATAGAATTGTTGATTTTTATGTTGATGTTATCAAAAGAAAATGGATCAAGGAATATTATAAAAAATTTAATACATATATTTACTCTGATGAAACAACAATTAAATTTATCGATCCAGAAAAAAACACACTAAATATCAATGACTATATAGTAAATAGAACTAACTTTCTAATAGAAAAATTTATTAATTATGAAGAAGTATACAAATTCATAAATAAATATATAAAACATAGAAAATCAGAGTGGGGATCGATTAGAAATCATTCGAATAATATTCAAAATGATTTATCCGATTATATATACAATAAAATAAAATTAACAATTGATGCAAATTAATTTTTCTGAACTAAAGATATAGATTAATAATGACATTTACTTTGACATCTGCTTTGTCCCCAAATATATTAATAACAAGTGATTCGCCATTTCCACTCGTACCCTCAGTTAGCCTTAATCCTATAATTAGTATTAAAGTACCATCAAATACTATAATGCCATTACATCCATCGCTTGATTTAAATAATAATCCAGATGTTCATAAAATAGTTAGTGAACACTTTTTATACAAAACCCTTGACGTTTGGTTATATGATGAATTAAGTGATTTACTTAATTATTTAGTTGTTGAAGGAACAAAGGTAAGATTAATTAAAAATCTTGACGAATACAAGTCTGATAGAGTAGATTCTGATACCTTAAAAAATATCGAACTTAAAACAGACTGGATCAATAGATATATCTTAACCATTGATAAAGTCAGACATGTACTTAAAAAATACGTTCAAGAAACCAATACTAACTGGAGTGAATTGCACAAAAACTCTTATTTTGTTAGAGATGCTATCAAACACTATCTTAAAAGAAAATTAAAAAATGCTGTTAAAGAACAAGGATCTAAATAAATTAATCAAATATTGAATTTATTTCCTCATCTACACGTTTATTATCTTCATTTAAATTTCCAACTAACTGATCTACATCTTCATCAAGATCTAAATCTTCATTAGTTGTTCTACTAACTTCGGATTTTTCACTATCATCATGTTTAATTGTATTAACATTAGATAAATTTCGATTATTGTGTTCGATAGCTATATTTACATTATGTTTATTCTCAAAAATTTGTTCCGATGATTTTTTTATTTTTAACTCTCTCAATTCTTTTAACTCCATTAGTTGCTTTTGTTCTTGTTCAAATTTAAACTTTCTCAAATCATCTAATTCATTAGCTATTGACTGTACTTTTTGCTTATCAGATTCTGATACTTGTGCAGGTATTAATCTTGATACTTCATTTATGCTTTGTTTTATACTTAAATTAATTGTATCTACAGTTGAAGCACTTTTACTTTGATTAAAGTATATATCCTCAGCATGTTGCATAACATCTAAAAAATTTAGTGAACTCATACCATATCTTGAACCGAAAAAATATATGCAAAATAGTCTAATTAATGTTACTGGAAGAAAAACAGTAAAATCTAGTAAAAATAACAATATGTTTTTGTTACTCTGTGACATAGTTATTGATTATTACTATAATCTATCAAAAATTTATTTCATTTCTGCCTCACTGTTATAAAATATATATTTTATATTTTATATTTTAATAGGTTTAAAGACCTGTGTCGTCTTATTAATAAATTAAAATGAGCGAAAATAGCATCGTAATAGAATATTTTGATTATCATGAGAAATTCGAAAAGAAATACGGAAAAGATAAATCAATCGTTTTAATGCAAGTTGGTATGTTTTACGAAACATATTCAACTAATGAAAGAGGTCCAAGTTTAACTAACTTATCCGAAATACTTAATATTGTTTATACACGAAAAAACACAAATATAGATAAAGTGGATATTAAAAATCCACTGCTTCTTGGATTTCCAGTAGCATCAGCAACAAAATACACCAATATGTTAATTGAAGCTGGATTAACAGTCATTGTAATAGATCAAGTTAGCCCTCCTCCAATGGTTACTCGAGAAATAACAAATATATACTCTCCAGGAACATATATTGAAGGTGCTAAAACAGCTGATACTAATTATATTGTTTCAATTTATATCGAAGAAGAAGTACAAAAAAACGGTTCTTCTCTAATATGTGCTGGATTAGCGGCTGCAGATCTTACAACAGGAAAATGCTATGTTCATGAGGCATATTCAAATCAATTTGATACTAAGCTTGCATTAGATGAAGTTGTTAGATTCGTTAATGGTCTTTCACCAAAAGAAATTATTTTATATAATATCAAAAAACAAAAAGGAATGGATAAGGATCAACTAATAAGCTATTTAGAATTAGACAATAAAATGTATCACTACAAAGAAATTATTGATAAAAAATATTCAAAGCTTTCATATCAAAATGAATTCCTTAAAAATGTTTATAAAGAATCAGGAATGGTATCCCCTATAGAATATTTGGATCTTAATAGATATATTTATGCAGTAATATCATTTGTTACATTACTTGATTTTGCATATGAACATAATCAAAAAATAATTAATAATATCAATAAACCATCTATGTATATGGATTCATCCCATTTAATTTTGGGTAATAATGCAATTTATCAACTAAATATTGTTGAATCAGATGTTTATCAATATATGCAAGGATCTAAAATAAAAAGTTTACTAAGTGTTGTTGATAATACTTCTACATCACTCGGAAAAAGATTATTGAAAGATAAATTAATGTCACCAATTGTATCCCATGATGAATTAAATAAACTTTATAACTACACAGATGAATTAATTAAAAAGAAAAATTATATAATGCTTGAATCAATTCTTTCCGGTATTGCTGATATTGAAAGATTAGAAAGAAAATTATCACTTTGCATGTTACATCCTTACGAATTATTCACTTTAGTACAAAGTTACATGAATGTAGAAAAAGTAATCAAATACTTAAATAAAGCTAATATTTTAAAGTCAACGATACCATCCAAACAATTCTCTGATCAAATTTCAGCATTTATCAAAAAATGTAATAAAACATTTAAAGTTGATGAACTTAAAAAATATAATCTTAATGATTTGTCAGAATCATTTTACCAACAAAACGTTTATCCAGAAATAGATAAATTACAAGAAAGTATCGAAACGGGTATGAACTTTATGACTGAGCTTTGTAGAGAATTATCCAAACTAATTCCTGACAGCAAAGTTAAAAAAGTTACTACCACTGAAAAAATTACAGTTAAACAAAATGATAGAGATGGACATTATTTATCTTTAACAAAAATAAGAACAACTGCACTGATTAAAAAATTAGACAAATTAGAATCAGTTAAAGTAAATAATTATGAACTCGATCCTAAAAAACTAGTCTTTAAGGAACAAGCTAAAGGCCCTACAAAAATATTTTTTCCAGATCTTCAACAAAAATCAGAAGAAATGGGTGATATCAAAGAAAAATTATGTAAATTAATGAAGACTTCATATATCAAAGAATTAAATGATATTTATACTGATTACAAACAAATGTTCAAAAATTGCAATAATTTCATATCTATCATTGATTTAGTTAAATCAAATGCGAAAACAGCATGCATTAATAATTATGTGAGACCAGTAATAGAGTATGATGAAAACAAAAGTTTTTTCGATGCTGTTAATCTTAGACATCCAATTATAGAAAAACTTATTGAACATGAATATGTACCTCATAGTACAGGTATTGGAAACGAGTTAAAAGGAATGCTTGTTTTTGGTTTAAATAGCGCCGGCAAAAGCAGCTTTATGAAAGCAGTCGGATTAAGTATAGTCATGGCTCAAGCTGGATTATTTGTTCCCGCAGAAAAGTTTACATTTTCACCATATAAATCATTATTTACCAGAATCACTAGTAACGATAATATGTTTAAAGGATTATCTTCGTTCGCTTTAGAAATGGTTGAATTAAAAGCAATATTGAAAAGAGCGTCACCATATTCTCTTATTATTGGAGATGAAGTTTGTAGAGGTACTGAACATATTTCTGGTAATGCTATTGTTGCAACAACTATTATTAATTTAGCTAAATCATTGTCAAGTTTTATATTTGCAACACATTTACATGAAATTCCTAATTTGCAAAGAATAAAAGATCTCAAAAATGTAAAGTCATTCCATTTATCTGTAGATTATGATGCCGAGGCTGATACTTTAATTTATGACAGAAAACTAAAAGAAGGATCAGGGGAATCTGTTTATGGTATAACTGTTGCTAAACACCTCATACATGATAAAGATTTTATTGATATGGCTATTGATATTAAGAATGAACTTACTAAATCATATGATTCAATGATTTCGGGTAAAAAATCACGATATAATCCAGAAGTTTATGTTTATCAATGCCAAATTTGTGGATGTAAGGACGCAAAAGAACATGTCAGTCCTTTGGAAACACATCACATCAATTTTCAGAAGGATTGCAAAAATGGATTTGTTAAAAATAAAAGTCATATAGCTCAACATTCGAAACAAAACTTAGCAGTATTGTGTCAGAAATGCCACGATAAACTACATAATAACGAAATTTCACTAGATGGATATGTTCAAACTACAAAAGGCAAAAAATTAATTGTTCGTGGAAAACAAACTAATGCTGATAAATAAATTGATTATTATTTGGTATAAGTATAAGTTTTTTTACTTAATTCATTAACGGTACTACTTACCGTTAATATACCACCATACTTTTCAGTATTTAGTCTAATTGTTTTAATACTAGAATCTAATAATTCCTTTGCGTCGTTTTCTAAAAAGGAAGTGGACACTACTTTATATCTTGGTGCTGCTATATATTCTATATTGATTCCTTCTTGGATCCCTTCTGTTAGTATATTTTTTAATATATTAATTGCTTGCTCTTTAATTACTTTTAAAGAAATTTCTTGCACAATAACAACATTAGATGACTTTATTTTTGATGCCATTTCATTGGTATACATATCGATAAATTCATTTGGTACAGTTTTATTATGTTTAAATAGTACAATAGGATTTTCAAGTATACGTAAGTAAATTCCATCATGTGTATCTATACTGCAATTTGTTTCAATATTTTCATCTTCCGAGTCTTCAGATTCTGATTCAGATTCTGATTCAGATTCTGATTCATTATTTTCCACATTTGAGAGATCATTAAAGGAAAATAATTGTCTAACAGTATTGTCATACAATTCTTCCATTACCTCATCTTTTGAAACATTTTTATATGTCGCATATAATGAACCGACATCCTCAACAAAATGCAATACTTTCTGAATATTTGAATTACGTTTTTCATATAATTCTCGATCCGAAGGTGTAACTTTTTTGTATGACAAATCAATATGATTCTTTTTTGAATCAATATTAACAACGACACACGGATAAATTTTTTGTTTTTGGAAAATTTTATGCATATTATGTTTTTTTTTTGATATTTCAGTTGGCAAAATTAAACCACCCATATTATTATATTCAATTAATTTAACAACCACACCGTCATTTTCTATATTGTTTGAAAAATCTTCAACAGATACCATAACCACATCGTTTTCCGATGGAAATTTTTTATTAAAATACCTCATGTTAAATAGTTATATTATTTAATATAATTTGGTATACTAATTAGCTAATAATTTTTTATTTCAATTATTTTTACTCGCTAAAGTTATTTTTTATTTTTATTATAACCCAACATATCTTATTATCTTTGTCATTTGCCAATTTATATTTGACAATAACTTTATTAGATAAACATTTTAGTCTGTTAACTAACATTTTTAAATAAAATAAAGTTTCGTAATCATTCATATTTAATTGCTTAATAGAATTATCAAATACTACTTCATCACGCAATAATGCGTATTTTTCTGATTTAGATGTATGCATTCCCCAGTCATTATCTTCCATTACTAAACCACCTGCTTTTCCTTGATATCTATCTAAAATTGACTTTGTTGCGATGAGAAATTCATCAAATGTATTTATTACAATTTCATCTTTATAATATTTCAATTCATACCTCAATAGTTCATAACGTATCCTTTCTGGAGAAAAAAGTTTTCCTAACATAAGTTTTTGTTCCTCTGTATTCATTTTATGTACATTTGCATTAATTAATTTTGCGTATAATTCATGATTTACCTCTCCAGAATAGTCCTTTTCATAATAATAAGCCGGTTGGTCAATTATATGCATTCCATTATATTCTGCCATCATCTTATCAATGTCATCACTATTCATTCCTTAATTAAATAAATTAACTTTTCTTTATATTAGGTTTTACTGTAACTTTCTTCTTTGGATTTTTTAATATAACATCTCCTGCTTCGTTTTTTTCAAGAAGTGATATATCGTCAATTTTAGAATTTTTTTGATTATAATTTACAACTTTTATTGTTAATTGCTTATCATTCAATGCTTTAATTAACACCTCTTCTAATTCTTTAATTTTCGGATAATCTGAATATTTTTCTTTAACAAACTCCTCGATTTTTAGTTTCTTATGAAAATCTTGCAGTTTGTTCCACGGTTGCATAAAAACTAATCTGTTTAATTCATCAAACATCTTTGCGTGTGCATTTTCAACCTTCTGTACAGGTTTCTTCACTCCATTGTGATGATCCAATATTTTTTTAATTTGGTCTACTCTTTGCTCATCTTTTGTGTTTGCATATTCATTATTAAATCTATGTAAAATACAATTAGTACGTATAGATTCTAAATCATTATCGATTGTTGACATTATATATTTATATATATGTCATTATTTATATCATATATACACTATGTCTTAATAAATCAATTTTTGTTACATTATTATATTAATTTAAATTAATGGAAACAATTATAAAAGACTTCAGAAATACCGATGCAAAAACAACATTCGTGTACTTTTGTATCATAATAATATTCATTGGCGTGTTTTCAAGACTAAAAATTGGCCTTAATATAATATTCGCTATTGTAATGGCAGTAATTATAATATTATATTTCAATTCCGTAAAAAATATAGATTCAGAACAAACTGATAAACAATATGAAGAAAAATATAAAATTATTAAACCAGTACCACAAAAAATTAAATCGTATTCTGATATTATTGATTTTTTATTTAGCATTCAAGACTTTTATGTTTATAATCCTCCAGTTTACGAAAATTTAATTGATACTATTGATGATTTTTTTACTTTATACGAAGAAGCTAATAATGATAATGCATTGTATGGAACGAATTTTTTATTGGCTGAAGAAAAAAAACTTAATGCAGTTAATATTTTACATTCAATGATATTTTCACTACCATGTTCTGTAAATAATGTTTATACGTCAAAACTCAATAAGGCAACAGAAAAATTAAATAATATATTAGACAAATATCTTGATGAAATGTTTGATAAAAATAAAAAATACATATACGATAATGGAGTAAATATTGATACTATATTTCTTACAAGTGGACCCAAAGAAAGGAATTTTTATAGCGATGATAAGTACACACACGATTTTTATTAATTTAACATATAAATAATTATATATACACTTAACATATATCACAAATGAGCAGAAAGTTTAATTTTAAAACAGTTCAGGAAAATCAGTTGACATTTAATCCAGAGCCACAGATTTACAAATTTTACCAAATTTGCGGATTCAAAAATCCATGGACAAATAAATACAGTGTGCGTAAATGTTTGATTAATGAAAATGGAGTAATTCTAGAATCAAGTGTCAAAAAATATAGTACTGATAAATATAATGCGTTAATTAAAAATTGCAAACAAAACGAACATAAAGTTTACAATACATTTGACATTGAACTTATTGATTTACCAAATGGTGAAGATATTTCTGGTACAAGATCTGAATTACTTAATAATACACAAAGTTATACCGGATTTGCTCCATTCTAAATTATTCACTCGATTCTGTTTCAATAGATGTTATTGTATCGGCTGTTGATAATGCATTTGTTGGTTCACTAGAACTTGTACTGTTACGTTTATGATAATAATGATGGATTTCTTTTATATTTGAATTATTTTTTTTAATATCATTGGTTCTTGTTAAAACATCATATATGTATAATATTATAACTATCACAATTATGGTCAGACCAATAAAAAATAACCTATTTTTCTTGATAAAAATATTTGATGATATATTTCCTATTAATATATCGTCTAGGATTTCAAACCATGTATCTTTTACTCCAATTAACATTTCATTAAATTTTAAATCCCAAATTGTTCTTGTATCTACTTCTTGATTTAAACTATTTAAACGTTTTAATTCATTATCTTTGTTTTTTTTATTATTATCCGCCTTTTGTTTCTCAAATTCGGCATTAAATTTAGCATTAAATTCAGCATCATCCTCTTTCGATTTATTTTTATCGGGTGATTTACTATTACTCATGTGGCTAATATATCCATTATATATGAAAAAATTTGAAATTATTTTATCATATTTAAAAGCAGATTAATAGTATATATATATTATTATTATGCTATATATAGTTTGTCCAACATGCCGCAGATTACTTGGTAACAGACAACTCATCTATGAAGCTAAATTAGATGAAATATGCAAAAAGGTAGAAATGAATAAGATTACTACAGATGAGGCTGATAAACAAAAGAAAGAATTGGTTAATAGTCTCGGCTTGAGCAGATATTGCTGCAAAATGAGACTTATGTCTTATAGAAAACTAATTAGCTTTGTAAAGTAATTATGCTGTTATCTTTACTGATTTAGCAGCATTTTGTTTATTTCTATTTCTTCGATTACGGAAATAACGTGTTTTGATTGGATCCGGATTCGGATCAGTATCCTCTTGGATTGAAACAACACTTGTTACTTTTCCGACACCACGGGTTGTACCTTCTCTGAAAAAGAATGTAGAACCAATTTCCATAAATTCAGGTTTATATTTGAATTTGAATGTTACGACCGCTATATCTTTAGCAGCAAAAGAATCCTTCCCTTCATTATCCTCTTTATTTATTACCATTCTAGCAGTTTGTCGAATTGGACCAATATGTAACATTGGAGAATAATTATTTGTAATAGTAGCAGGATGATGTAAAACTTCAATTCTTGCTTTAAATCTGTAGCATATATTTTTAACATTTTTCTCGTTGCTTACAACAATCATACCCTTTTGTATGCTTTCACGTGTAAGATCAGCTTTCTTGTCAAGTGTTGCAATTGCAATACATCCTCTTTGATGATCTGAAAGACTATTTACTTGTTCTCTGACATTGTTATGTAAAGATTTTACTCTTACTTGGACGAAATCTTTACCCTTGGGTCCCAAATATAATGTATCGCCTACTTTTATAGTTTTTCCTTTCACAATACCAGATAACACTAAACCAATACCAGGGGGATTAAATACTGAATCAATATAAAATACTGATCCGTCTAATTCCGATGCATCCCACAATTTTCTTGGCTGGGCATGCTTAATAAATTCCCTTACTGGTTCAATGAAATAACCTGTTTTGTTGGAAATAGTAATTACAGGAATTAATGCAGTAGGTTGAGTCGATTCTGAACCAGATAGTTCATCCGATTCTAGACCACTTGGAGACGTTCTTAATTGATTGGCTAATTCTGCCATTTGCACTTTTGCAGCATCCTCCTTCAATTTCAGATCTTCTTCACTTAATGAACTCTCTGTCTTACCATTTACAAATATTGGTTTTTTATTATATAGTTTGCAAATACCTTTGATTTTCGTTATAGTTTGTTCATAAATGTCGTCAGGTGCGATATCAATACGGGTAATTAGTATCACCACTGGCACTTGCATATGGAATAAAATACCAAGATGCTCCTTTGTCATTTGTAATATACCTCTATTTGCAGCTACTATTACAAAGGCATAATCTGGAAAATGACCAGTTATACCAAATGTTGTAGTTTTTAAATATTGCTGATGTCCACACAAATCAATAAGAGTAACTGCTTTGTCATCAAAACGTATCGTACGTGTTGATACATCAGAAGTTTTTCCCGATTTTATTTCATGCGGATGTTTTGCAACGCATGCACGAGTTAAACCATTACCATTATCTAGCTTGTTAGATAGTAAAACACCAACAAAGGTACTTTTGCCAGAATCTACCGAGCCCGCGACCGCAAAGGCTACGTCGGTGGTTGCTGCTTTATCACTTTGTTGATCCATTATGTTAATATATAAATATTAGTTTAAATATTGTAATCTTTCACTATTGTTTTATTAATCAATTTTTTTTAACTATAAAAATTGATATTTCGTTCTTTTACATATAAACATAAGGCTATATAAATATAAACATATGCAAAGTGGTGATAATAGTAATAATTCTATAAGTAATAACAAAAACAATCCAGATACACCACAAATTTCGATTGGCTTAGCCAAGCCAAAAGTAACTATCAAAGTTAAAAAAAAGGTAAAAGCAACCGAAGATAAACTAACTGAACCAAAGCCTGTTGAAGGATCTAAATCGGTCGAATCTAAATCTACTGAATCTAAGCCTACTGAACCTAAATCGGTTGAAATCAAAAAGAAACCAAGTAAAGTAACATACGCTTCTACATTTGATGTGGAAGAAGACGAGCCTTCTAATAAAGCTGTAACGAAACCAGAAGCAAAACAATTGGAACAAAAAAAACCAAGTAAAACATTATATGCTTCCAATTTTAATGTCGAAGAAAATAACGAATTACCTAAAACTTTGCCTAAAAAAGTAAATGTATTTGAAAAGAAAGTAGTGGTCGAAACTAAAAAAGAACAACCACTTGATAATAAAAAAGTTTACGCAAGTGCATTTAACGTTGAAAGTGCTGACAGTGATGACATGGATGATTATCCAATGTATATATATACGGCTGAAAAGCCATTCACCCCTATCAAAATGACACAACCAGAGTATGGACCATATGGTACGCAATGGATACATGACAAACAAACCAACGATGTTTTGTCAGACAAAGAAAAAAGACTATCTGACGTTCTTGATGGACTACTTGATATAGAATATCCAGAGCAACGATCTAAAGGATGGTTTAGAATGAGAGATGGTAAAATTACCGCAAGTGATGGTGGTTGCGTCTTGGGTGATAATAGTTATGAGGCAGAATATAAATTTCTTTTGAAAAAAGTTAATAAACCACCTTTTAATGGAGGAGAAGCATGTTACAATGGAAAAAAATTCGAAAGAATTGCAACAATGATTTACGAATATAGAATGAATGTTTATGTTGAAGAATTCGGATTAGTAGGACATCCAACATATGACTTTTTAGGTGCAAGTCCTGATGGTATTGTTGGAAAATATAAATTAGATAAAAAATCTTTAACAAAATATGTCGGTAGAATGATAGAAATTAAATGTCCACTATCCAGAAAAATTAAAACAAGTGGTCCAATTAAAGATCACATTTGTCCAATATATTATTGGGATCAAGTACAATTACAATTAGAATGTTGCGATCTTGACGAATGCGACTTTTGGCAATGTGAATTAGAGCATTATAAAAACAGAAAAGAATTTATCGATGATACAGATGCATCTGAACCATTTAGAACTAGACCTAAAAATGGAATTAAAGGACAAGAAAAAGGTTGTTTAATACAATTATTACCAATGAAATATTTATCTCAATTAGTAAAAACAAAAACAATAATTAAAAATAACGAAGAATTTGATGTTGATGAGATTGATGAGGAAAAATATAAGGAAACTATTTATGAATATGCATCTTTCATTTACCCGCCCAAAATAGAAATGTCTCCACAAGAATGCGATTTATGGATTAATGAAACATTAGCTAATTTGCCATATGATAAAAAATATGCAGGACTAGTTTTTGACAAGGTAATTTACTGGAAACTACGCAAAGCACATAATGTGGTTATTGAACGTGAAAAAGAATGGTTCGCAGAAAAATTACCAATTCTCAAGAAAATGTGGGACTACGTTCTATTCTTTAGAAGTAATCCAAATAAAATGAAGTTGCTGACTGATTATCTCGACAGTATGATAATGAAAACTAATACAAAAGTTATGAAAATGATTGCAGATATTTATAATTGCAAAACTAATGAGGAATTTAAATTATTAGAAGGAAAGATTAATGAGGATATGGCCAAAAATACTATATCAAAGGAACAACATATACAAAGGAAAATAAATCAAAAAAATGAAAGTAGTTCATTCAAAACATATATGTTTGACTAAAAAAATTGAATCATTATTTACTAACATATAAACACTTATTAATAAATTATTTTATTCAACATGAGTATCAATGAAACCGAACAATTTGTTAATAACATATGTAAACTTTATCCAGAATTAGCTAAAGATAAAAATTATATTCTTGATCAAATGATTAAGAATAAAACTAAAAAACCACAAAATGAAACTGTTTTGACAAAAATAGAATATAATGGAAAAAGTTATTACAGAGACGATAATATTGACTGTCTTTGGGATAAAAATTTAAAGTGGGCTGGAGCTTTTGAAGTTATAGGGGGAAATTACATCTATTACATCAACGATGGCAACAAGTGTGAAATTAAACACCTCACATTACGCTCATAAATAAAAACATTTTCTATCTTTTCTTTATAACTATAGATTATATATGATCGATCAAATTGATAGTGTTCGTTCAACTGAAATTTGCCCAGAAAATCCCGAAGATAAAAAATGTGCACCAGGAATTGATTTCAAAGATGGATCTTGCATGTCATTACGTATTTTAATCGAAATGGCTGAAGCATATAATATGGAAAATAATAGTAAAATTAAATTACATCCACACTTTGAAACCCTAAATCCTAGCAAATATAAAAGATATATTGTAAGGGAATTTAAAAATAGATTGAAACCAGTATGTGATAATCAAAAATGCTGGACCAAACAAAAATGGACAAAAAATATGGAAAAGAAAATTAAAGAAGAAATGAGTACCACTATTATTAGACCTTCCGGACCACAGGGAAAATTCGAATGGCTAAATACCATAAACATTAATGACGTTATGGCACAATACCAAAATAAATACAAAGATTTTAAATTTTTAGGTGCAGTTCCAGTAGATTTCGACGATTTACCATCTCTCGGTATTGCAAATCTAAATTTTGCCGATTTACAAAAAAATGGAATTAATAGAATTGGTATCATTTTTAATCTCGATGAACATTATAAATCTGGATCACATTGGGTAGCTTCTTTTGCTAACCTTCAGGAAGGACATGTTTATTTTTTCGATTCATACGGAACAGCACCAGAACCACGTATCCGTAAATTTATGAGACGTGTTGTTAAATTCGCAGATGATTATAAAAAGAAAAATATTATTGCAGACCATAATAAAACCAGACATCAGTACCAGAATAGCGAATGCGGAGTTTATTCAATTAATTTTATAGTTAGGATGTTAAGAGGAGATACCTTTAAAGAAATATGTGATAGCAAGGTACCTGATAATGTAATTAACAAATGCAGACGTGTTTATTTTAGTAACGTTAATAAAAAATAAACATTAATTTTTCTCATTAATAATGTATATATAAATATAATGTCTAAGAAAGATTTACTTGACGAATACCATAGTATAAAATCTGAACTTGATAAACTTAATACAACAGTAGAACTTATCAGACAAGATACAAAAACTAAACTCGAGAACGCCAAATATGATCATGAAAAAGATAAAATATTCACAGAATTTAGAAATAATATCGATAATATTAAAAATGATAAAGAACTTAAAAAAAAATATAAGCAACTTAAAATAAGACAAAATGAAATTTTAATACTTTTAGATAGTAGCGACAAACCCGTTAATATATCATCAAGTATTGAAAGTAATAAGTCAAATCCTAAATTACTTGAAAGTAACTCTAAAGACAATCGCGCAATTGATGTTAATAATTCGCAATTGTCTAATAATATTAAAAAATTAATATCTAAATATAAAAGGGCAACAAATGAACAATTAATTGTTCACACACCACCAACTAATAATAACATACAAAAACATGTTAGCATTATGCCTAAAAAATATGATGATAAAATGGATAAACTTTTCAAATACCTCAAACTTTAATGAGACAAATCACATCTATCTGCTAGTTCATTCCATGAACATTTATACGCAGAATCAAAATAACATTTACGCGGATCATTCAAGTCAGGTATTGGACAGTCTTGCGTACGAGCTCTTATTAGTTCTAAATCTCTTTGTTTTTGAACTAATTTTCTTTCAATAGTTTCTATTCTTTCAAGTTCCCTTTTATGGCTTCTCTCATTTGTCAAATATAAATATAAAACAACAAGTGTAACTATTATAATAGTTGCAAAATATATCTTCTCAATCATTATGATTCTATATTTATATTGAGATATAATTATTTCAATGCTTTAATAATCAAATTTGAATACTAACTCATGAGGTTGGCATTTGAAATCAAATAGGTCTTTCGGATTACTTTCCGCAGTTGCATGAGTTTTAAACTTGATAATCATATCATTTAGTTTTTTTATTGGAGTTGCAAATTCTTTCTTTATCGATGTTTCACCAGAATCAGCCATATTTAATATTCCAAATGGTTCCTTTGTTGAAATATTATCCAAATACATATAAATTTTTGACCCAAACACATGTGAACGTTCTGATGTATATTTTGTCTTATTTTTGTATAACTCCTTGTCAAAACCGAGTAAACTTAATATCGTTGTTTCAGAATTTTCTAACTCAAAATTATCATTGTCTTTGTTCTCTACTACTGTACAATTATTTTTGTTTAAATAAATATGGAGATTTAATTCCTCTTGATCAAAACCATCTTGAACTGATTCAATAATTTCATCAATTGTATATTCACCTGCTTCTATTTCAATGCATTTTTCTTCATTTCCTATACTAAATACAAATTCATTCTTACCATCATCTATTTTATAAATAAATTTGTGACCAATAAGCTCAATTGCCTTTATGTTTTCTATTTTCTTTGGTAATTCTATTAAATAATCATTATAATATTCTGGCTCTGTCGTTTCAATGGGTTTGATATTTACAATTTCGGACTTACTTTTTAATGATGACTTTTTTGTTTGTTTTAATTTCGATTTTTTAGGTTCCGAATCACTATCACTTTCTGATAAATTTAATTTTGAATCATCACTTAATTCATTGTCAAATTCGTCCTTTATACGAACAACTTTTTTATACGGTTTCTTCTTAATAGAAGCCTTAATGTCCTTTGCTATGTTACTATGTAAAGATTTTTCCTTTTCTTGTTGGTCTTTTTTTAATTGTTTTATTATCTCGACCAACTTGCGTTTGTCGTCTGGCTCAACTTGCTCTTGCTTTTGATCAGACGTTGAATCATTCGTTATACTTTTTTTCATTTGGTCTACAAGCTCTCCTATTTGCTTCGAATTCATTTGCTGGAGCTTCATTAGATCTAAACCCATCATACCACCTTTTTTTAAACCATCCGCTTGGTTTTGTAAAGGTAAACTATCGTATGACCCTAACTTTCCTGTCGTATTTAAATTAGGATTATGCCCGCCAGATAACATTTGCTGATATTGTAAAATTTGCTGTATTGTTGGCATTGTTGGCATATTTGGGGTATTTTGGGTATTTGGCACGTTAAACATGTTAGGTATGTTTGGCATATTTTGCATATTTTGCATATTCTGCATATTAGGAATGTTCTGCATATTTGGCATATTCTGCATATTAGGCATATTCTGCATATTTGGCATATTCTGCATATTAGGCATATTTTGCATATTAGGAATGTTCTGCATATTTGGCATATTTGGCATATTAAACATATTTTGCATATTAGCTAAATTAGGCATATTACCAAAATTTGGAATATTTTTATTTTGTATGTTTGCCATTTTATTTTGAGCTACTGGAGATACTTTTGGATTGAAATCCCCGCGTGGCTTATTTCCAAATGTCGAGTCTATGGAGTCTCTGTCGTTCATCAATTGGTTCATTTTTGCAGCAAAATCAACTGTGTCAGAACCAGATTTATTGTTAGAATGGTTATTCGAGGTATTCATGTCACCCATTCCACCCATTCCACCCATATCTAAACCAGCCATGCCTTCCATTCCTCCAAAACCAGCCATGCCTCCCATGCCGCCCATTCCTGACAAATCCATATTTCCCATATTTCCCATATTTCCCATTCCTCCCATGTTGCCCATGTTGCCCATTCCTGCAAAATCACCTAACCCCATTGCAGCCAACATACTTGGATCAACATCCCCAAATTCACTTAATTGGTTCATGGCATCTTGTTTTTGTCGGGTTTTTCTAGTATCAGTTCCATCCAATGCAAAATTAATTTCTGGGGGTTTTTGTCTACCTCTTGTTTCCAAACCAAGTCCTGGCATGCTCATTCCACCCATTCCTTGCATGCCGCCCATTCCTTGCATACCACTCATTCCTCCCATGCCTTGCATGCCTCCCATTCCTCCCATGCCTTGCATACCACCCATTCCTTGCATTCCCATTCCCCCTTTCATTGCGGGGTTATCATATTCTGACGCTCTTTCTAACATCCTACGCTCAAGTTCTTCACCTGATCCTTTTTTATCAGAATATTTCTCTTCACCGCCACCAAAAAACATATTATTTCCGGCTTCCCCAGTAGCTGTAACATAACCACCATTAATAGATGAAACGGGCGCAAAGCCACCCATGCCGGCACCATCTAACATACCAGGAAGACCACTATTACGAGTTGGTTGTTGTGTTTGCTGAGGTCTTCGCATCATTCCAACTTTCCTGTCTCCATATGTTTCCTCATCACGAGATCTACGCGCATTCGAAACATTGTCACCCTTTTGGGGTTGTGAATTATTTCTACCCGCCATTCTTTGTTCACATGCTTTTACACATTCATCTAAACTTTTTTGGTTTAATTTATCTATAAAAACAGGAATTGGAACCTTTTTCGGTCTTCTATCACCATATTTATTATATACTGTTTTCATTTGTGATTCTAATAATTTTTTAAATGCCCTTTTTGAGTCAGGGGTGTCTTTTATTCTAAGATTTCTCTCTAATTGATGATATAATTTATCAATATTTTTCTCTGAAAAGAAATAATTATCCATGCTTATATTATTTGCATTTATAATTTAATAAATAACATAAACACAATACCCATCATATAAGAAAAATAAACATAATAGGAAATCATTTTCTTATAAATACAAAAATTATAGTATCGTATATTTCCATTTTTTCTTTATGTATCATAATATATATAATGGATCAATTTAATAGATTTCCTTCAAATGGAAACCCCTTTGGTAATTTTAATGCACCATCACAACAATTTTTAAACCAAATGAAGATGAATTCATATAATTTTAATCAATCATTTCAACAAAATACACCTATTATTGATAAATTTGACTTTAAAAATACAAAGAAAACTTTACATAATAATATTGACGAAAGTGTTTTTGCTGAAGCAATTACAGAATATCAATTATTCATGGACAGTAATGATAGATCTTTAACAGCATATCAAAATCCCTTCAAATTTAGCGTCATATTCGCACCATCATCTAGACAAACAATTAATGGAATTACATATGATAGCACTCCTAATCCAGTAATATCTAGAAAATTTAAAAATATAAAATACATAAAACTCGACTTTATCATATTACCAAAAACATTCAAAGTTGTTAAAGAAGGAAATATATTTGATACCGCAACAACAACCGATATAACAAATCTAAGATATGTTGTTTTGAAAGTTAAAGAGATTACTAATAATCACGTATTTTCTACAAACAATTTAAGCGATTGCTCCTTCATATTATATCCAGATAGAGATATGGGGGACAATGCAAAAATGTGGTTGTCGACTTGTGCATCAAGAGTATTTCCAAATTCACTTCTTGGAAATTTAGATAGAATGACACTGGAAATATATGATGACTCAAATAATTTACTTGAACCTATTGATCAAGATAATAATAAAATTTTATTTTCACAATTAGAAAATAACACTGCTAACCTACCTACAGAAGCATTAGATTCATTAAGAATATTAAATAAAAAAATGGGAATAAATGTTTCGTTTGTACTTGGTGTATTAGAAAGTGAAATAAATACTATGACAAAATACGAATAAATTAATGGGAATTTACATAGTCCAATATCTCCTGATGCAATGGCTTGGCCAATTCTTTGCCATATTCTGTTTTTATAAAACCATCTGGCAATAATCTTAGTAATTTATCATGACAATGCTGTATAACATCTTCAGGGATTCTACCATTGTATGTTTTTGTAAATTCAATGCATCTTTCAATCCCAATTTTACCAAGTGCTTCAAGTCTATCAGCATCCGATATAATATCCAAATATATATTGTAGGGATGATCGAATTGTTCACGTAAACCTTTCGCCTCTTTTGAGTACGAAATATTATTTATTATTTTAATAGTTTGCTCAGATTTTGTTTTACATGTCATATTATCAAATATAAAACTATACAGCGCATCTTTAGAAATCGATTGTGGATATTTATGGTCACAAACATCATGTAACATTGATGCAAAATTTAATAACTCATCTTCTGAATCAATATCAAATGTTACTGCTATTTTCTTTGCATTATTTGTTACAGCTAATGCATGCGAATAGTTGTGCGAGTCATCAAAATGTTTTGTACTTTCCTTCACAAAATCATGTAGTTTAGTATAATCAATAGACATTTATAAATAAACCAACATTATAATAAGATATTCGAGTATTTATTATTATTTTCAACATTTCATATTTCGTTTAAGTTACAAATGTGTTTACCATTTAATATACGAGCAGCACCATCACCATAGTGGTCACGTGTAAATATGTATTTTTCTTTATCAATCATATTTTCGTACAATATACCACTCAAACAAATCAGCATTGTATCCGCAACATCACGGCCTATAAAATTACAAACAATATTTAATGTATTCGAATTTGAAAATAATGGTTTGTTACAATTCTTTGCTGATATCAGTATGAACAAATAATTAGAATATTTAGCAACATCACTATCACTTAAATTAACATTTTCATAATCAACAAAAACTATTCCTTTTGATGGTTTGATAAATGTAGTATTGATTTTTTCAATAGACACAAGTATTTCATCAAGAGTGTTATATACAATTGGATTTGTATTTGATTTGACAGAGTCAGTGTTACAAACCTCAACTATTTTTTCCTCGAATTGTTCACAAATATTTTTAGCTAAACTTTGCTCACCGTTAGGAATCGAATCACAAGTAACATACCACGTATCATTATTTAAATTTAATGATACTCTCCATAATGGCTTATGATCTGGACCACCTATTCGTTCTCTTGAATATTTAGGCTGATTAATTTTCCTTTTGTGACATAACTCCTGTAATAAATTTTTATAAGATACTATTGACATTTTATGATTAATTATTCATATGATAGTTAAGTTATATATAAAAAGAAATTTCAATTTTTAAGCTTTCGTAAACATATTATATTTTATAATATTAGATGTTAACACAATTATACGATATATTAGTAATTATACTCGTTATATATGCCGCCGTTATTAGCGTTTTATATTGGAAAGAGAAACAAGATAAAGATAATTTTATGAAGGAAAAAGAAGTAAAACTAAATAAAAAAGAAACAGAGTTGCAAGAAAAAGAACTTGTTGTGATAGATAAAGAAACTTGCACAAAAGAATTAAGTAGAGTTAAAAGTTTGCAAGAATCAGCTGTTGACATTTTAAAAACCGCATACCAGAATATTAAATAAATCAATAATAAGTTATACCAACTATTCCACCAAAATCATTTTGTAGTCGACTTGCAGAATCTCCTCTTTCATATTCTTTTAGAACACAAATATCAAAGTTTTGTAATTCAATTGGAAGTTTACTTTTGATCTTTTTCTTCATATCATCAGTACAGTAAACTTTCTTAATTTCACGTGTTGACATTTTCTTTTGAATATCCTTCCCAAAAACTAGTCTATGTGTTAGCTTTGGATTTTGCATATTATTTAACCATTCTTCAAATTCCTTGTTGTTTTCCAATGATGTTGCTTTCTCAAATATTTCCATAATTTCATCGTCTTTCAATACACGCGTATAAACCATGTGCTTATCCGACTTGAAATTCTTTATAACGGATGAAACACCATGAATAACACATTTGGTTTTTACATTTTCCTGTAAATATTGCGTAAGGTCAACATTCTTGGTGTCTGCTGAATATATCACCTTACGTTTAGTGGAATTTACTTGACAGTGTTGCAATTTAGTATTGTTAACAGATATCACATCAGCAAATATGTGATCCGTTAGTAAACTTCTTAAATAATCAATATGAAAATATTCTCCATATTTAAACATCCAATTGTCTACTGAAAATTCCTTCAAAATAGCCAACCATTCAATAATTAAAGCTATTTGTACCGTTTCTTCTCCAATTAGAAAAATACAATTTATCTTTCCTTCAATGGGCTGTTTTTCTAAATTAGTTTTGAAATTATTCAACCTATCGTACAAAAAGTTCCGCTTGACTCGATCTGATAGTTTGTCTATTATATTAAGATGATGTTTAAGATTCTCTAGTGTTTTATCTAATGTCAAATCATGTGCGATTATTGTGAAGTGAGATTCAAACCTATCTCGTTTTGTAACATGCGCACCAAAGACTACATCAAACGCAGAAGTCATTTTAAGATTATAATAGCTTGTATGCTCTACTCGTTATATATTGTATAGCATATCGCATAATAAACAAATTTCATCTTTTTTATTTTTTAATATATTTAACAATATTAAAAATACCAAGAGTATAGGCATTAATCAAATATAATAGCTCGGTTTGATTCAAATTTCCAAATTTACTAAACACATCTGTTATATCCATATTCGTTACATGCAGATAATGCAAAATCAAAATAGTTGTTATTACACAATGTCCACTACCAATTAAAGAGTTTGCAAAATGAGGATTAATCGCAAATTTCTTCGGATTCCAAACGTATGACGACTCAAAAATATATTTTGTATCAAACATATCATTTAGTAATTTAACATAACCGCTTAACATGTCATCTATCAATTTATCACCTTCAATATACAATTCATTTATCAAATCCTTATCTATCTTTGACAAATCTAATGGCTCTTCTGGTGTTTTATTTTTTTGATCACCTAGCACCTGGTGAACAAACATGTAATTAAAATAAGTTGATCTACCGTTAGGATCAAATAAGAATACCTTATACTGGATACTGTCAAAAATTAGTGCAGTTTGGTGGCCAAAATTAGTACCATTCATTGTGAAAACAACCGGAATAAACACATAACGCTTGTTATTTTTACAATTCTCTGAAATATATAACATCATACTATCAATAGAAAGTGTATGTAGTAAAATAAAGTCACTGTCCGCCTGAATTGTAGTATGATACATTCCGTGCAAATCACCACCGATATCAAGATGATGCGAAAATTTACTTTCACGAATATCAATCTTGTATAATGAATAACTTGGTGATATTGAATTAACAGAAGTTTGATTTGAAAGTATATTAATTATACCTTCAAATTGCTTGTATTCTAAACTTTTCATTTGTTTGATCGCAGTTTGGTCACATATTCCTTCTTCCAAAAACTCCTTCAGTGGATCGATCAACGAAATTGCATAATCTGTACATGCCATCTTCGCTTAGTTATAATATTATACATTATATTGTAAATACAATCCGACATTTAGTAATTCAACTTTATTTGCTTTCACCAAACTTTTCATTTATCAATGGAATTGGAATCAATCTATCTATTATATAAACATCTTTATTGATTTTCTTTGCCAAATTATCATCATCGGTGGCAACTTTACCAATCGCAAAGTGTAGTTCAAAATCATATACTGTGTGGTTTTCAGGATTGTACCAGTAAAATTCTTCTCTCGAATATTTTGCTATCCCTTTATCATCTTCTGGGGATAATTGTTTTACTGCTTTTATTTTCATTACCTTTACTTTTACAGTTATTGATTTTGTACTGTTGCTACCATTATCGACCTTCATATCATCGTATATATCATCTTTATATGCTGGACCAATTTGCTCTTCGAATAATGCAGGTTCTTCAAATTTGAAACATTTGTACTCTTGTGCCATCATATTGTGGTTCTTGTTTAATTCACAATCAATTGCAACTTCCTTTACTGTATCTGTAAATGATTGAATTAAACCATCCTTACTTCTCGCAATGTTTTCAATAAATTGATCTGTTGTCCATTTATTTCCTTTCTTACCTTCTGGATTTCTTACTGATTTATATCTGAAAACATCTACATGACGCTCTTCCATTGGCAAATCTCTATGAGAACATTGACGAACTGCACGACCAATCATTTGTACCATACGGACTTCATTCCAATATGGTTCCAACAAGTGGACTTGTCTGACATTTCTTAAACTGAGACCTTCGGCACCTGCTGGGGAAATCATAATAATTTTACATACTGCACCATGCATGTTCTCCTTTTTGTTATATGATACAAGTTTTCTCGAACGCTCTTCACGATCAATACCACCATGATATTCCATGTATCTAAATCCATCTTTTCCTTCTAATTTGTCGCTGAATGCACTAAATCCAAAATATTTCAAATAGATTTTAAAAATTTCAATACCTTCCATCAATACATAGTTAGAATATACAAGAACTGGACCAGCAGACTTTAATATGTTAAATATTACATTTATCATTTTTGCTGAACATTGGTGTAATGCTAAAAATAATGTAGACTTTTTGGCTTCATTCTTGAAAAAATCCTCATAATTACTTTTATATGTTGTACGATATTTTTTGATATCATCGTCAATAGTGTAGTTTGAACCTTTGTCTTGGTCTGACTTTTCACGTAAGAAATCATCAAAGCTTGTTACATATTGCTGTAATGTTTTTACATATTTATCAACGTTCATAATTGTGTCTGAGCCTTTGGTTTGTTTTAATTTATCCTTACCTTCTACCAATAATTGCGCTTCTCTTTCTGATACTTTGAATTTGTTTGGACGAGGTCTTGCTTCACCTGTTACCCATTGGTTAATTGCTGGGAAAACAAAGTTGCATGATTGTCTGGTGTATGATAAATAAGTTTCTGAACCGCCAGATGTTCCTTGACGTTTCTTCTTTGCCATTGTTTCTTCCAATTCTTCAAAATATGTGTAAATATCATTTTGGTATTGAGACATTTCACAGTCAATATATTCGGTTTTCTTGGAGGCATAATAATCTGGTGTTGCACCAATATAGTAGGAAACTAAACCCATTATACGACGTTGGAACATATTTTTTGTTGCTTCATTAATTGTTGAATAGACTGATGATGAAACATATAATTGGTTGAATTGTGCTTCACTTTTTGGGAATGAACCTGGCCTCAATAAATTAAACATAAGTGCTAACTCGTATGGTTTGTTGATTGCTGGAGTACCTGATAATAATACAATTCTTACACCTTCGTTTTCCTTCTTGTCTTGGATCATGTAATCATAGATTGTTTGGGCTCTCTTACCTTGACCACTGCTGATGTTCGAATATACGTTTCTGATAAAGTTGTGCGCTTCATCAATAATATACATCGAACGCTTTGAGGTATCAGAGTTCTTAACTGCATCCATAAAGGCTTTGTCTGCTATCGGAGAATCATAACTTACAAAAATAATGTTCTTCATTTTGTACTCCTTTTCATCTCCTCTTAACCATTCCTCTAAATCTGACATCCATGGATGATCTTTGAGGGTGGCTTTGATGAGCACAAACACGTTCCAGCCAGGGGTGTATGAGTACAACATGTTGTAAATGTTAATAGCGCTCGATGTTTTCCCTGCACCCAATCCGTGATAAATGAGTATATCGCGATGAGGAGACTTGTAATCCATGTACCTCGCCAAAAATTCTTGATATTTTCTCAATTCAAGTTTATGAGATCCTTTTGGTGCGCAAGGATCTTCATCATCTTGTCTAATAATTTCTGGCAACTTATATGATTTAAAATTAGCAAGAACCCATGATGGAAATAGACGACCATTTATTTTAGGATCTATATATCTATTTTGAATTTGTCTGTCATTTCGATCGGACATTATATATTATATTATAGTAAAAGAAAATTCAATCAAATAACCCCATTTTACTAAATAATTGAATAATTTAAAGATTCACCTATAAGGAGTTATAACATTGACTATATAATGCAAACAAAAATAGAAACGGAAATATGGAAAGATGTGAAAGGATTTGAAGCACGATATGCTGTGTCAAATTTTGGCAATATAAAATCAAAGGCACATGACAGATTATTTAAAAATGGTACAACTGGAGGATATAATCGAGTAAAATTCAGTGATGGTGTAAAGGCACATTTTAGGTATACCCATATATTAGTAGCGGAGCATTTTGTTGATAATAACGATTTAGTAAATAAGAAAATCGTAGACCACATTGATGGTAATAAAACAAATAGTCACTATAAAAATTTAAGATGGGTAACAGCATCACAAAATAGTCAAAATTACCATGATAATCATAAAGCTGAAGTTATAGATCCAGTTTTACAATATGACAAAGATGGAAAGCTAATAAAAGAATGGAAAAATTTTGATGAAATTAGGAAAGAAAATTCAACATACAAACGAGTGAATATTATGGATTGTATTAATGGGAAACATGCGCTATCATATGGATTTTCGTGGAAATTTAAAAATGAAAGAGTTAAAGAAGAAATTAAGATAGAAGAAGGAGAAATATTCAAAAATGTAGGAACAATTAACGACCGTGATTATTCAACATATGAAGTTTCAACTCATGGCAAAATAAGAAATAGAAAAACAGGCCTATATTTAAAACCATCTGTTGACAATAAAGGATATTATGTTTTAGTTTTTGTCGATAATACAACTAAAGAAAAATGGCCAGTTAAAGTCCATATAATTGTTGCAAGAACATTTATAGAAAATAATGATAACAAAACACATGTCAACCATCTTGATGAAAATAAACTTAACAATCATTACAAAAATTTACAATGGACAACAAATAAAGAAAATATAACCCATTCTAGAGGAAAACCTATTAATCAATGCGATATGAAAACTGGAGAAGTTATTAAAACATTTCCGTCCGCGCAAATGGCAGCCGATTCATTCAACGTTAAATCATCAATGCATATCATTAAATGCTGCCAAGGTAAAAAGAAATCAGGTTATGGATTTACGTGGAAGTATGCTGATCAAATGAACAATGATAAACCCAAAGAAATTACAGAAAAAGTAGCTGAAAAACCGGTTGAAGTTAAACAAGCTGAACCAGTTGCTCTTACAAAGCCTGAACCAACAAAAACAGTTAAGGTCAAAGGTAAGAAACCAGTCAAACCCAAACAAACAAAATCAGTTGAAGAATCAATTGAAGCATAATTTATTTATAAAGCAAAATATATGGACATAACAGATAGTCAAGATGGTGGAGCTACTTATATAAGCACTTCTGGAGAGGTGTATAATGGTGCCGGATTAGTTGTTGTAGAAAATTATAACAACCATAAAGGTAGACAAGAACCAGCAGTTATTTTATTCCAATCACATAGAGGACTTTACCAAGATTTAGGTGGTACTATTGATAAAAGCGATATGAAACATAAATCACCAACAGCATTTACCGCATGTAGAGAAGCTAAAGAAGAAAGTAGAAATACTATCAGTATAACTAATGCTAAACATCTTGGCAGAACATTTGTAACAATATATAAGTATCGCGCTTACTTTGTTGGAATCAAATCAGGATTGTTTTTTAGCAAAAAATACGATTACAATAAAAAAATATTAGATAATTCAAAAATATCACGTGTTTGGAAAGAAACAGTTGATGTACAACGGTTTTACTTATCAGATTTGATCGCTGCTGGGATCAATATAAATAAAGGAAATCTTAATGTAACTAGTGCACAGGGAAAAATGTGTATTATTGGTGGTCGAGCCAAAGCTATTCTTAGAGAAGGTTTAGCGAAGAAATATATATTTCAGGTCTTAAAAACACCTATAAAATTAAAATTAATAACAGACAATAAGATATTAAACACTAAAAGTTTGGTATCTTACTAATAGCAAATTAGCATTGGCGGGTTTGACAGAATGGGAATTTCGTCAGTATGAAGAGCATCGTTATGTTTGTCAATCCAGATAAACGTGTTATACAAATCAATGAACGATTGAATTGATGGTTTGATCTTTGGATATTGACCGGTGAAACACCATTTCACGAGTTTCCCGAATGTAAGCTTATAAGGGTTCTGAATATGTTGCGGCATATTCATCATCTTTGAAGCTTTGATTAAGACTAAATCAACATTCTTGATCTTGTTAACAAGATTTGCAGTCGAACACACGACTTGATGAACTTAGTGATCATCCTTGTTGTGGAATTTTAAAGCGTGAATCAGAGAGTCTGTTATAGATTATAACGCAAAAATAAATGGGGCACTTAGTTATTTAGTAATTCATTTTTTTTAAATAAACAAATTAGTCACTATCTTCATCAATAATTTCAATTTCACTATCTGATCCACTCATATTTGGACTAGACGAGGGTGGTTCATTTTCATAAACTTCATATACATCTTCGTCTTCATCATCTGAATCTAATTGTATGACGCCGAATTTTAATAATGCGGATGATGCAGCTTCTTGTTCACCTTTCTTTTTAGAATTACCTGTACCTATCCCAGCGATGTCGCCATTAGCATCCTTAACACACATTTTAAAAATTTTATTATCTGGTCCGACCTTTTCAATAAGTTCATATTGTGGATCTGGCCATTTCATTCTGTGGTAGTATTGAAGTAGTGTATCCTTGTAGTTGGTTTCTTTGTGAAGCAAAGTAGGAATATCGACCTCATCTTCAATAAGATTAGTAACAAATGATCTGAGTAAGCTAAAATCAGAATTACTATCTAACCATAAAGCGCCAACGAATGCTTCAAGCGAATCTTCAAAAATATGTTGATTCTTATCTCTGCCTCCAATCGCCTCAACATTCCTTGCAATTAAAACATATTCATGTAGTCTCATTTTTTTAGCTAATTCAGCTAAAGTTTGACCGTTTTCGATCTTAGTTCTTAGACGTGTCATGAAACCTTCATCTTCATCTAAATATCTTTTAAACAGATAATCTGCTAAAACGAGGTGAATAACCGAGTCACCTAAAAATTCAAGTCTTTCATATGATACAGTTTGCAAAGGAATTGCATCATTTGGGTTGGAAATAGGTTCTATATTTTTTTCTTTAAGATTCTTAAGTGTTTTGTCATTTTCATAGTCTCGTTTGAGATATGAAATGTGTGTCATAGCATGTTGAAATGTTTGCAAATTTTTAATCTTATAGTTAACACGATAGGTTTTGAGTAGACCTTCAATAAACTTTTTTGTGATATATTTATTATTTTCATTTAATAAATATAAAACGTAATCGATTCTTTCAGTATTAGCTGGAGAGAGTTCAATGGGGGAATTTTCTCTAGAAAGGTATCTGGACATATATTAATATTATTATATATATGTAATAATTCTATATATAATATTCAAATCAATTTTTTTATCATTTCATGAACATCAGGTCTTTTGCTCCATTCACTTTACTATAATTAGTATCAAATGTTTTATTGGCAATTATATTAGGGTCTGTTTTGTGTTTTTCTTGAGTTTTTAATACTTCTCTAAAATATAGTTTGAGATCAGTTGACCCATTTGTGTACCAAATTAAATTATTCATTTTGACAAAGTAACTTGGTGTGCTACAAGACCATCCAATATTTTGGTATAAAGCAAAGTATTTTACGAGGGATGACATAACAATTTTTGCGCTTTTCTTACCATATCTTGGATATACAACAATTGATGGTAATATGCTATTTTTTTTATTAAAATCTTGGTCGGCTCGTGCTCTCCATTGGTTTATTAAAACCTTGATTTTGCGTATATTATTTTGTAAATCAACATCAGCGTACCATGCCATAATTAATCTTTTAAGGGTCCAAATTTGGAATCTTGGTTCTGGTTGTAAAGCAATAAGATATTCTAGTGATAATATTTGATCAGCTTCCTTTTGTTCACTTGAGCTTCTTTTCATTTCTCTTTGTAGTTTATTCTGGAACAAAGTAAATTTCAAAGTATCATAGTTTATTGGTATTCCATATTGCCATGTGAAATGTTGCAAATCATGTATTAAATCCTTAGTAACTGTATCTTCAACCGCAATACCTTTTCTGGCAATATGAACGTAACCATTAAATATGCTCATTTTCATATCTCCGAAAACTTTATTACCATCTGTTTCTTTATCAACAATATTTTCCATTAGCCATGCAATAATTTTTTTGCCTTCATTAATTTCATCTTCTTTAGAAGAAATCATATTACGAACAGCAACTGTTTTATTAACTATTATTTTTTGTTCTTCTTCAGTAATTACTGTTGAGTTTTTTGGATCTAATTTCTCAAGTAATATTTTTCTAACAAAATCTTCAGGAGGAGTAAAAGGATTTGCTACATCTTGCAACACTGTATTCACTTCCTTTTCTCTCATCAAATCATTTAAATCTAGATCGCCTTTATCATCTAATAAACTATGTTCCTTAAAGCTATCATCTGTTTTACATGATGTTCCTTTATCTTTTGTTGGGTCTGTATAGATAGCTTCATTAGCCAAATCATTTTGGCTGATAGGTGGATTGACAGATAAACGCTCACCATTATCACCAGTTGATACTATTGCTGGCTTGTCACCATGAACGAGTTTATCATTTGGATTTATGGTCTTAACATAAGTGTCATATTTTGTCTGGACACTATTGTTAACATCAACAGTGACATTAGGTGATTTGGCATTAATTAATAAACTCATCATATTATCGTCAACATATTTCCATGCGTAAGTTGGCATTACCAAAAACAATCCTTTCGATGATGTTAGTGAAGGTGAAATTATATGAAGTTCTTTTTCTGATATTGCTGATTCTATGTATTCTTTATTATTGAGTAAAAGTATTGCAGAAGCGCTATTATTCCACACAGTATTTAATACTTTACCGACGAATAAATTTTGGTAATGAGGACTTTTAACAACGATTATATCTCCATTGCGTGGAGGCCATGTAGGATTTTCAATCATGTGCATTAATCCAAAAATATTAAGATTCTCCATTATAATATCATCATTTAAAAAATAAATTTGTAAAAATCTATTTTTTTATACATTACAATTAAAATAAATTATATTAGTGTTATTTATTTCTTTCTATTTTTATTATTTGCTTTTCTATTAGTATCTTGATTTTTTTCATCTTGATTTTTTTCAGGTTGTCTGGATTCATCTGGTTTTACTGCCCCTTTTAGGTTAGTTCTTGGTATTACAGGTTTTATTTCTACGGATGGTTGTTCATTCTCATCATCATCTCCAATATCTCCTTCTATATCATCTTCAGGTTCTTCAACAGTTAATTTAAGATTTCTAGTATTTTGTACAGGTCCGCCGGAAGAGTTTGCAAACATGTAATTTGGTATTTCTGTCATTATTTTGTCAGCTGGTCTATATGCAAAGTTATATTTCTTCATTTTTTTCTTTCTACTTGCAATAAGTAAACTTTTTTCGCGATCAGCAGTTATTGTTTCTCCAACGCACTCGACAATGAAATCTTGGAATAATGTTTTGTCGAGGAAATGTTTCTTTGTTCTTTCAAAAAAATAGTTTCTAAATTCCAATAAATGTGTAGCAACTACATGGTATAATTCTTTAGTTCCGTCATCTGGAAGTGTGCGTGTTTGCATAATAACCATAAGTATAAACATGAGGGTAACAGAGAATGAACCTATTTGTACTTTTTCATTTGATTTAATAAGTTGTTTATTACGGAATTGATGAGCTGGTACACTTTGAAATGGTAAGCATTTTTTATTGTGATGGTAAATTTTAGCAATCAATTTGTCTTCAAAATAAATATATGCTGAATGACCGATAAATTGGAAGAAAGGATAGTGTTCAACTACATGAATTTTATCTGTTAATTCGAGGTGATTAGTTTTCAATTCATTAACAAGTTCAAGTGCATCTTCACGAAATCTGGTTGATATAATTTCATAACATGGTACTTCTAATAGGGAGTATTTTTCATGAGATTTTACTTTACTATCAAGTATACCACTTTCGTTTAAAAAATGGTTATAAGCGTAAAATCCTACAGTGATTAAAGTACTTTTTCCAACAATAAATTTTTGAATATCGTCCATTAATTTTTTCAAAGAACCCTCATGTGGATTAAATTTAATAGGAGAATCTGTTTTAGGTATTGGATAGTACTTTTGTAATAAATTAAATCTCTTAAATGCTTTTTCTATACGTTGTTGCCAGCTAATTAATGGATCTGTAAACATACGTAAATAATCGATAGTCATAAAATTTGGATGGATTATATGTAAACCATTAAGTTCTCTAAAGGGCATTCTATTGTAGATGTTTCTAGGTACATATGAAATATCACAATAAAGCTGATTATTAACAAAAATTGTGTATGTTTCCTTATGCATAGCTTCTTTTCCCTGTACGTCTTTGAATTTTTTAGCATGTAGTAAATTACATAATGAGATGAGATCTTTCATTGGTTCAGGAGAATAAAAATCTATATCTGGTATGTCTAAATCGCTATAAATAGCATCGTTAATGTTACGATCCTTAACAAGTATATTCAATGCAAAGCCACCATAAGCTTTACGTTTATTTTGTCTTATATATGAAAGTATAACATTAGTAACTTGTTCGACTTCATCGCGTCTTGGTTCTAATTGGATAAGTTTTTTTCTTTTAACTTCATCAAGTAGTTTACTAACATTTTCATCCATTAGTAATTTATCAGAATCTTTATAGAGTGCCATAAATCGTTATATTATATAATGCGAAAAAATTGATAATTTAACATTCACCATAATATTTATTTGTTTTATAGTAATAAATATTTATTAATGGAATCGGTAGCTACTAAAAATGTAAATGACTATAAAGAGATAACGAGTAAGTATAATACATTAAATATGGAATCTCTAAATGCCTTTGATATTAAAACATTCGATTATAATAAAACTATAGCTAATCTATTGGCAAACAGATATGATTTCATGACTGGCAACAGTAAAGATGTCAGCTTGAGACTTATAAATATGGCTGAAGGATTGATAGATAGAGCCGAACACGTAGTAAAACTAAGTAATCTATTTAATAATATTCACAAAGCTTTAAAATTAGAGTTAGGTATATTTGAGTATTCCCTGACACATGTCACAATAAATAGTTTAGCAGATCATTTTGTTGAAAACACGTATACAGACAAGTTTAATGATATACTTGGTAATTTGGATACTGAAAATAAATTCATTCAAAATAAAACGCTATTTCCATCATTGCAAAAAAATCAGATTGATCCACAAATTGTAGCATTCCTTTCACCATCTCAATTGCATCCAGAAAGATGGTTATCATGCTTGAATAAAAAGAGAAAATGTGAGGAAATGGCTAACAATATGGCTACAACTGATATTGAACAATGTGGAAACTGTGGTGACAGAAAAGCCAAGATTACACAATTACAAATCAGGGGTGCAGATGAGCCAATGACTACATTCATCACATGTTTGACATGCTACAGTACTGTAACCAGAAATTAATTAACAAACATTTATTTATTATTACTAATTTCCTTTATTTAATAAAAGAAATTATATTTAACTTATGCTTCCAACCTTTGGATTTGTTTAGTTTTCTTGATACTGTTCAAGACGATATTACGTTTGTTATAAAGCATTAATTTAATATCATTTTTGATGTTAGTATCAGCTGGATCTTCGTCTTTTTCACTTAAAAATCTCTTAATTTTTTTGATAGTTGACTCACTAAGCTCTCCACTTTTAATTAATTCATTAAATTTGGCATTAATAAATTCTGTTTTTTCTTCCTTTAGTTGTGCTACTACCTCATCTCTATCGCTTAAACCCCACTCATCACCATTGAAAATCATTGCAAAATTGTTTCTATAATTCGGTATATAAACGTTATGGTATTCTGGTTTATCCTTATTAAAATGCACATGTTCAATAAGTTTTGGCACACTTTGAAAACCTTTAGACAGAATTTGTTTGCAAATATTATCTGCTATACAATTCATATCTTCCTTTCCAAAAGCAATTAATTTTACATTATTATTTACTATTTGTTTATCTATATTTTGTTGCTTATCAATATTTGTGGTGTTAATTTGTTGCCTATCAATATTGTTAATAGTTTTATCAGGATTCGTATTCATTTTAAAAAACATTTCTTTAAAGTTATCTAATTCCTTACATTTTTCTTCAAATTTCATAAGTAATGTATTAAAAATAGCTTCTTTATTGATATCTGGTTTATTTTTTTCGGGACATTTTTTCATATGTTTATTCATGTTACTATTTGTTGAAAATTGTTTAGAGCAATAAGTGCAATTATTTTTATTTGAAACCTGAATAAGCTGTGCATTTACGTCTGAATCTGTTACTATTGGATTCTTTGAGGATTCTTCACTGGATTCTATAAGATTGCGTAAATCAGAATTTAACTCATCCGATAACTTGATTCCACATTGATTTTTACGATTGACATGTCTGTTATAATCAAACTTATTGCTGTATATTTTGGCGCATCTGATACATTTATATTCAACCATGTATATTTATATTATATACTATATATATTCTTTTAGATAGCTTAAACGGGATTCTAAATACGCGTAATTTATTTGCTAATTAGTCTGCTGTATACCATTCCAATTTTACGCTTTACGCATTTTAATGAGGGGGGGGAGCGTATATAAAAATTTTAAACTTTTTAGAAAACCAAAATAGTAAAATACTTTATAAAAAATTAGTAAAATTTTAACATGATTTTTTTACTTTATTTGTATAGCCAAAAAGTTAAAGTGTAAATTACTGTTATTATCTATTTAGGTCTCAATAGTAAAATCTTTTGAGTAAAATTTATATATTATGGTCAGCGTCTTATAAATTTGACAAATAAAATTTATAAATCAAGACCATATACGGTTGAAATTAATATATTTACTAAAAAATATATAAAAATATAAGATGTTCCACCTCTTACGGCTTATCGCAAATATATGAATATTATCAAGTATATATTAAAGCTTATAGCTCATAAATAAATTAATTTGTTGATGTGTAAAAAGCATCGATAACCCATTTTTTAAGTGGAGTGATATTACCATTTTCATCAATGGATTTAAATCTGAACATATTAATTTCAGAAGCATTATGGTCATAATTGTGATAAGTTTTGTAGTATTCTTTAAGGTTGTCCGAGGTTACTAAATATTGTTTAGAAAGTTCTCTGTAAATATTTTTTGGCATACCTTTATCAAACACCAATGGTTTAAACATATCATCGTTAATGTTTCTGGCTCCGAATAGCTTAATAACATTTTCTTTATTTTTAATATCCGCATAGAATGGATTTCCAGGCTTTTGGATATCATGATTGTAAACAGCATAGTGCTGCTTTTCGTTTTCATTTAATAATGTACCAAACCCACGGCGTCTATATTTATTAAGTATATCGATTGGATCTCTAACTCCAGCGAAATATTTATAGTCCATATTAATACCTGTTTTAAGTGCAGTGATGCATGATGGTAGAAGATAGACATTGTTTCCATTATAATAACCTCGTACGCAAGACAGATGGAATCTTGCAACTACTGAGAAGAAATCGTCAGCCTTAACTCTGAACACCTCAATAGGATGTGCAATAAGTGCTGATTTGAGCTTGAACTTAATATTTTCTGATATTTTAAGCATTAGGAAATTTCTTCCTACAGCCACCTCTTGTTTAAAATCGCTTGCATAGTAACATACGTCGCTATCTTGTGTAACAACTTGTTCTTTATCAAGTTCATATGTCACGAGTTTTATATTCATTTCATCAATTGAAATTACTTTAAAGAAGTCTTCATATAGTGGATTCAATTTGCATTTTTCACCATAAGTTTTTCTATGTGTTCGATTAGTTTTAAATTTAGCGTTTGTATATAATTCATAAAAATATTCCTTAACCTCATTCGATGAGATATTTTTAATAATATCATCCACCTTCCATTCAGGTTTATTAATATAATCTTTAATTTCTTCTAATTTATCTGCGAGATATGAACCATTAACAATTATAGACAATGTTTTGATTGGCTCAACCGTTAATGCATTATTTGAAGAATTTTCTGTGCCTAACTGTTTGTTAATAGTTGTACGTGTATTTTGAACTTCATCCATAAATTCGAAAACAGATGATTTATTGCACATGAGATCAATATCTGAATCGGCATAATAATGGTTAAAGTAAGTTGACCATTTTTCTGCTTCGGAAAGTGTATTGTTTTGTGGAACAACCAATTCTAAAAGTGGTGGATTTCTTTGTGAGCATGCCGGAATAATACTTCCAGAAATTGCAAAACAGTCCCAATTAATCCCATCGAGTATATTTTTATTTGGGTTATTAGTCGTAAACACATTAAATCTCCATCTAAATTCATCGAGTGTGCATATTTCAAAACCGCTATTTGCATTTCCCATGTAAAGTGAAAGCAAATTGTTCTTTCCGTTTAGTGATTTCTCAGCTACAGGTAAAGATAAGTAAGGATTTTGAAACAAGTCATCAGGTGAAAAAGGGAAAGAAGGTAATTTACTTGCTGTGTCAATATCGAATACGAATCTGCTTGTTTTTGTGGCCTTAGTTTTGAACAAATCTGCTTCAATACAGAAGGATAGCCATGGGTATCCAAAAAGATATTTGTAAAGCGGTTTATATTTTGCAATCATTGGTGACATTTTAGTAAGTACTCGATTGTTATTGAGTACCATATGACAATAATCTTTAGAAACAAGTAAAGTATTAAACATATCGTATAATAATTTATCGTCGGTTGTGTTTAACATTAATTCTGTTACTTGTTCTTTTGTTATGTTTAATTTATCACTGTCTGTAATAGCATAGTACGTTCTATTTTTTGAATTTTGTAGTAAGCTAGCTAGGTCAGTATATGAGTCTGGCTTGTAGATATGATCTAAATAGTCTGACTTTCTTGGACTAAGTTTGCTGAGTTTATTAATGACGTTGAGTACGTCTTGATCTTTAGACAAATTACCTTTAGCCACCGTTGATGCTTTAACACCTGCATCATTTGCTTCTTTATATTGAAAACTTCTTTTATTGAAAATATCGGTCATATTAATTGAGCAATTGTACTTATTAGTCCAAAAATCAGCTTCCTTAATATTAAGAATCATTTGACTTAGTTGTTTAATAACTGGAGTTTTATAGTTTGTGTTATAAAAGTTTGTCAATGATATAGCATCCCCCAATTTATTTAAACTGTATTGTGACTCATATAAGGCTGAATAAAGTTTTGCATATTTTTCCCTAAGTTCATATAGTGGTATAACTATTTCGTCTTGTTCAAGATCAATACCACTGTGATTAAACGGTTCAAGATAATTTTTTTTAACAATTACAGCTTGATTATAATGCATATTATTTTTAAGTAAATTTTTTGATACATGAACCAAAGTGAAAAAATTACCAAGATTTTTAAGTTCATCGTTAGTAGTAATGAATTTAAAAATATTTCTGGCATCTTCTTCATTGTTAAAAGAGTCACGCATACAAAGTACAAATGCTCGTTTATAAGTCGAATATAGTGTTTTTTCGTTTAATTTATTGAGCGGTATTTCATGAAGGCCAACAAAAAATGGATTTTCGCATTCGCCCTCTTTCATAATTACATGATTTTCACCATCAGTAGCTATTTTAACGGAAAGATCGTCATCGATGATACCAAAGTCAAGGTCGTTATTATCGTTAAGAAGTAAAGACATTTTACTATAAAATATACTATAATATCTTATCTATTGTGGATTATATAAATAAAAAATCAACTTTTTTAGTCGTCAGAATCTGAGTCGCTATCGGTTGTTTTTGTTTGAACGAATGAATATGTATCATTATTTTGTGTGATTCTATTTGCTTTAATAAAGTGGTCAAGTAAATAGGTAATAAACCCATCTGGCAATGTGGTATTGAGCTTACTGTCAAGTTCTTTCTTTATTTCAATTAAACTAGCTTCCTTCTTGCTATGCATAATTGCGAGTAATTTAGCTTTTGCAACTGTTTCGTTAACTCCTGCGGGAACTTTTGAAGTTGGCATTGAAAGCAATTTATTGTATATTCCGATTAAAGATAGTTTATTATCTGGGTGTGTAAATTGTCTATTAATAACTAGTGAAACATTTGGATCATTAGCTGGTCCATTATTACGATGTACTAATTTAATAATAATAAGACTATTAAGAATTGGTCCTAATTTAGGTAATGGAATATTTAATTTATTTTGCAATTCCATAGCACTAATAGAAATGTTTGTGTTGATTGCGGAGAAAACTGCCAATTGTGATAATGTCATTAGTAGCTCATATGTTTTTCCATTTATTTCTACTTTAATAATTCCGCTACTGGTATCATGGTTATACGCAAGTTTTCTATCGTCAAATCGTTGTGAATAATATCCCAAGAAAATATCAATATATATGCGAAGTTCAGTCGGTAGTTGCATAGATGCTTGTGCTGTTTTTGTAATTACATCATCCCATGCATATGATCGAAGAGTTGTAAATTTGCATACATCGCGTTTAAGTGTGGTAAAATCTATTTTTGAGTATTCTGAATTTGGTTTTGGTCGTACATCAAGAGTTTTGTAATATTCATAATGTTGTTTTCCAATACTAATATCCGAAATTTGGTATTTCATTTTTGTATAAATTTCTGGATCATCTTTGTAATTGATAGAAGTTTTTAGAAGTTCGAGTTCAATATCGGCATCTGATTGTTGTGTAAGCAATCGTTGAGTTAGATGCTTTCTATATGTAACCAAAAAAGTAACCTTATCAGTGAGTGCAAGACCCATTGTTATAGCATCTCTAATACTTGCCAGCATTGTTGCTGCTTTGTTAGTATCTGTAGTTTTGGAAACTTCAATTATAAGCGAATCTATTTGTGTCATAATTGTTGTGATAAATTTCTGTCCAATACCTGTTGATGAGATGCTGAATTTTTCAGCTAAAGCCATATTAAAGTACTTTTCACGATTTTGTTTAACTGTAAAGCTCAACTTGTTATAAAATTGGAATATTTTAAATAGTGCAATAATATGTGTAAAATCAGTTGTGTCATTAACAAACGAAGATAAAACTTCATACAAATAAAGGCTTTTACCATTAAATGCGTATTTTCTATTAATTATAGTGTCATATAATACATAATTTTTGATCAAT